GTATTTTACCGTAGTTGTTGAGCGTGGCAACGCCATTTGGAACATTTTTTTCTGCTTGCGTAATGGCATCGAGCGCAGTCAGAAACGACGCCACCGTAGCCCGTTTTGTCTCAAACTTGTTCGGGTTGGCTGTGTCGACAATCGGGACAATGTCGGTACTGCCGGGAACGGGTTTGAGCGGCAGCGCAGAAATTTTTTTGTTAGCCATGTGAAAACCCCGCGAGTATGTAGGCGTACTTATTTTAATGTACGCAACGGGCCGGGCAAAAACCCATTAATACCGAGACAAAAAATTGTTGCTGTCGTCTTCGTCGAGGTTCTTGCCGCGTTTATTGTTACGGTGTTTGACGCCGTCCAAGTTGTCGGCGGCTTTTTCCAGCCAGCGGGCTAGTTTACGGGCATTTGTTGTCGTTAAAAGCGGCATCTGATCGCCAAAAACGTCGACTATAATTCCCGTTTCGGTTTTACCGTCGATCCCCCATTCGCCGGCCTGAAACAATACTGTAGGATCGGTTTCTGTTTTTTTTCCGTTGTTCCCAATGTTTACAAATTGCAAAGTATCGTGTGAATTGATTGCCACGTTAGCCACAGAAACTTACTCCTCCGTGAAATCACAGATAATAACTGGCGTATTAGTTCCAGATGCTACACTGATCAGTTTGCCGGCAAAATACTCTTTGGCGTCTTCTCGGGAAAACCCGTCGAGCAGCAATTTGCGAAAAATGAGTTGCTGACTGTATACAGCCACTGGGTCTGCCGTGCCGATTCGGCCGATGCCGACCAGAGCCGTGTGCATATTATCAAATAAAACAGCCTCGGGATTCAAATCATTTAACTCGGCGAGTATTGTTTCAGAGGTCATTTTCATCTCCCGCATTGAAATCGATTAAAAAGTTGGCGGCGATATTGCTGGCCCGGCGATACCCTTCTCGCATACCGGCTTGATAGTCGGCGGAGCCGGTTGCTGTGGGTTTCTCTGTTAGATCAGCCACGGTGGCTAAACAAGCAATTACTTGATTGCGCAGAGCACGATACTCAAACGAGTTAAACACAAGTTTAGCGTCTACGGCGGTAACATGGGCTGTAGTCGCGCCGTCGAGGGGTGGGCGTAGCCCTATCTCCTGCAGCATCTTGGCGCACTGCAATAATTCTGAGTAATCGGTGAACGTCTTGGGGGAGTTAGGCACGTATTTTTGAGCGAGGCTGTAAAGCGCGTAACAAATGTTGCGAAGAGCGGCGACGACGGTTTTGTTTTTAGGGTCGATCAGCAGTTGCTTTTCGCGTCGACGGGCTTCTTGTTTGGCTGTCAAAAGTGCTTGTTCGCGTTCTTTCTTTTTCATCATTATTTCGGGCGTGGCCGGCATCTTTAGACTCCGTGCTATGTGAGATAACCTTGTACACTAAATTACAAATCCGCTCATGCGTGGCTAACGGGTCGAGCGCCGCTGACACAACATGAACGGTTTTAGCGTACGGCCGCTCTTGAGCATGCCGTAAATAGGCTGCCCGCATACGCTGCCGGTCTTCGATGCAGCGGCGTTCATACCTATCACTCGGTTTCTCGGAGCGGCGCTCCATGCGCACCACCGCTTCTTCGGGATCGAGGTCGAGTAAAAAACAAATGTCGGGTTGGACAGCCGATGTTGCCTCAAAAATCTTGAGAATCAAATCGGTGTTGACGTTGTTAATTTCGCCTTGGTACACCAACGTCGAGAGCAGCCAACGGTCGCAGATGACTATGTTATCAGCGGCGAGAAGCGCCGCTACGTGGGCCGCGAGTTCCGCGCGGGCAGCGGAGAACAACAGCATCTGGGCCGCAGAAGAAATTGGAGCGTCGTTTTGCAACAATATCTGCCGAATGGCTGTGCCGATCTGCGTTGTGCCGGGATCTGCCACTAAAGTCGCGACAACGCCATCTTTTTGAAGTCGCTGTAGCAGCATGCGCGCCTGCGTCGTTTTACCGGCGCCGTCGATTCCTTCGAAACAAACGAACACTGGATTCCTTTCTTTTAACGACCTGTAATCTGAAAGCTAGGAGAATCGCCGCCGACTGGTTTTGCAATTTTGCTTTGATTGCCAGTAATACCTACATCGCCGGGCAGTTGGATTAGCACTTCTTCTGCTGGTTCAAATAAAACCAGTTCGCGCCCGTTTGAGAACCGAAGCGATAAACCACTTTGTGTATGCCCAACACCAACAATGTTATTGGTAGCAAACCACGTAGCAGCGTATTCACAAAAAGCTTTTAATTCGGCACTAACAAGTTCGGGTTTTTTTGCTGTAAAATCATCGAGAATGTTATTCAACACTTCGCTTGCGGGCATATCGAACCTCCTTTTTTTTCTTTGTCGGCGGCGGTGTTTCTGCTTCTGCTTGTTTGGCGCGTATCCCGGTTGTATGTTGTGCCACGAGTTTGTCAAGTTTAGCTTTTTGCCTGCACTCTTTTATTGTACGGCTGACATCGCCCAGCAGGTTTCGGGCGGCGTGCGAAAACAACCTAAGCACGTAAAAACGCTCTGCAGCGCGTAAAGCCAAAAGATCGCCGTCTAGTTGCGTAAGAATTTTTTTGGCCCTTGGTATGGCCGACGTACCGTTTGAGCCAACAAGAGTAAGTAGATCTTTAGCGGTACAAATAATGTCAGCGAGCACAATAATCTGCGCGCCAACAGGGCTGCTACTTACACGACCGCGAAACTCCATGTCGCGTTTTGTTTCAACCATGCGAAAATCTCGACTGATATCGGCCACCATAGCGGCTACCTGTACTGTCGATATTTCGGCTATGTTTTCAAACGCACAGGCGCTGACATTTAAAACGTCATGTAACAAAGCGCCCTGAATAATCGCTGTAATGCTTTCTTTTGTATCGTCCGGTAAATAATCAGCGCGCACGTCTTGATAAAGTTTGTGCGCAATTGTCTCCGCTTGCCGTGCGACCTGCTTGCTATGCTCGACAAGGTTGATGCCGGCGTTTGTGCGTAAATCTCTGTATTGTTGCGCGGCAAATAACAATATGTGCCGCAGGGGTACATTTGGCGTATCTGATTTTTTCATGGCATCTCCATATGCCGTCACACAAGTTTGAGCAAAGTTTGCCAGCCCAGCTCAAACGATTTGCGGCGTGTTGCTAGGTTGTAATTCACCCGGCGGTTAAGGTTATCGATATGCGCCGGCTCTGCAATAAAAGTCTGTAGCGCGGTAATCAACCGTTCATAGTCTGGCGCAGCGTGAGGAACGCCATTTTCGTCGTAGTCTACACGTGTTTTAACAAGCACGCCATTTGCATCCTGATACACAAAGTCACTCTGCGGGGACAGCGCAAAAGACAGCACCGGCGTACCGCAATTAATCGACATCAAGGTGCAAAACCCGTAGTTGTCACACTCGGCAGGGAATATCGTAAGGTCGTGCGCGGTATACATGGCCGGGCGTTTTGCGAGCGGCGTGTTGCGGATAAGTTTTACTCGCCCGCCAGTCTTACGCCCTAACGTCTGAAAAAACTTAGCCACGGACGGCGCAAACCGACAAGACGTGATTGCAACAGTAAGCTGCGCGTCGGGCATGCGCTCAAGCAAATAACCGAGTAAGCCTAAAAACTGGCTATTTGCGCACCGAGCGTTTCTGTCAAACCACGGTAAAAATATCTTTACCTGCCGACCGTTGACTGTTTTTGTTTTCTTCGTCGCCGGTAGTCCAACATCAAACGGTATGTATGTAACGTTTTTAAACTTGTAGACCTTTGCGAATAACTCGCGCGCTTCCGAGTTCATAGCTATAACATGATCAGCGCGCTGCATGACTTTGCGAAACGGCCGCATTAATTCTTGCCACATGGGCACAATGATTGTTCGTACATTAATGCGGCGCGTAAAATTTAGCGTGTCCAACTTCGGCGGCTGCGTGTAGATAATCGTGTGACACGTTTTTGCCCAGTGCGTGAACGGGCATTTCTTTTTGTGCGCCACAGCCCGATCGTGGTGTGTGAACAGCTTGGCCGGCGGCGTGTCAGAGTAGATCGTGTACTCGACGCCCTGCGTGCGCAAAAAGTCAGCAAGCCGCACAGCAAAGTACGCTTCATCGCAGTGGGCGTAGTGTGTGTAAATACCAATGCGCATATTTATCAAGCAGGCGCGCCTTGGCCAAACTGCTGGGCCATAACCATTGCTCCACCCTGAGAACGCGCCTGCTGCCGAATATCGTCGATTATGCTGGTAACTAATGCGTGCATCGTCGAGTCGGATCGCTTGAGTTTGATCAGTTCCGAGTCTTTCACAGACTCAGGCATAGACAACAACTGGTTTGCGATAAGTTGAGCTTGTTGCTGCAACTCTTCTGGTGTTCGCGGCACGTTGGGCGAATTTTGCCGCTGCATAAGGAATTGATCGACGGGACTGGGAGCTTGACCCGGCATGCCGCCAGCCGGAGCTTGAGCCGGCGCGCCACCTCCTTGCGGCATACCCGTAGCGCCGGCACCGGTGTTGCCGACACCTGACATCATGTCGGGCGCCTGACTCATGTCCTTCATTTGCTGCGCTTGCTGCATCTCTGCCTGCATACGCTCCTGCTCTTCCGCGTAAATCTTTTCCTCTTCGAGCATTTGCTTGATCTCGTCGCGGTAATCCAAACCGACACTCGATAGCCCAGTGCTTTTGCTGATTTGCTGACCCTGCATGAGCTGCAGTTTGGCCATCTGGCGGTTGAGGTCGTCGGCGTGCGTGACGCGCATCAGTTTCGCGCTGACGGGCTCCCACGACATTACACGAGAAATAGACGACACCAATTCATTCAAAAACAAGTTCATGTTGTGCGGAAGGTGACTCCAGTTTGCCTCAAAAAGGCGCAAGGCCGCCGGAGCAGCTTGGAGAGTCAGCGTGCCGTTAAATAACTCAACGGGCATGCCAATGCACTTTAACAATGTCTCTAACCCTTGATCGAGTAGGTCGCGCGGAGCGAGTTGCGACGCGTCACCGCCAAGTGCTTGATACTGCACAGGAAACGGAAGAATGTTCCAGCGCGCGGGGTCCGTTCGGCGGGCGCGGATCATCGCGTTTACGCGCGCCGTAAAACTAGATAAGTTAATTGTGTGAACAGGGTCAGATGATTGCGCGTCGCCGCCGCGCGGCATCGGCGTGATAACTCGAAACGGAATAACATAATCAAGCGCTACAGCTTCGTTGTAGCGCTTGAGAATCTGGTAGTACCACGCCTCACGAAAATTCGACAGTACGCGCGAAATTCCCCAGCCACGATTGCGCATACCGGACAGCGCATCTTCTTTGAGATGAAAAATAACGCCTTTGTCAAACATCAGATTCTGGCCGTTTTTAATCGCCTGAATAACTTCCCAGCTTGCACGCTCAAGATGATGAAGATGACCTTGCTTAATCAGCGTGCGATAATCTTCGGGAATCTTCCACACATATGAACATTCGCCGGTGTACGGATCCCATAAGATATCAATTTCGTGCGGGCTCCAGCGTTTGACTGTAATATGGCTGGTATCGCCGCTGCGCCGGTCTACGTGTTTCCACGGACCGACATATTTGCAATTCGGGCAGGTCGCGTGAAATTGGAAGTTTTGCCACGAAAACGCGCACTGGTCTGAGTTCACCACCCTGTCTAAGGGCATCTCTAATCCGCATTTAGGGCAGAATAAATATCGGCGGAAGGGCACCAGCAGGCTTGTAAAAGAGTTGCCGTAGCAATTACCTGTGATAATCCCGTTATCGATTACAAAAGAGTGCGTTTCGGGCTCAACGCAGCAGTACACATCCTCGAAACGACCCGTGGTCCGTACCGATTTAACGCCGATAAAACGACCGTAATTTGTGCCACGATTTTTTGCGTTGAAATTTGCCCTATGCTTAGGAATTAAAAAATCCTCTTCACGCATAAACTGCTTCAACAACGTCATGTAGTGCATCGTCACAGTATGCGGGCGTTGTCGGCCTTTGTGCGGCGGCAGTAACGTATTTTGCGTCTGACTCCGAATAGGCCCTGCCACCATTCCGACGCGCGGCAGCTGTGCCTCGATCGCGGCCAAGGTTTCGCGCGACTTCTGCGTCAAAATCGCGCAACCGTGCGTGTCAACAGAACCGTCGGCCGCCAAGAAGCCACAAATGAATCCGTACCAGTAATTTGGCGACGCCTCATTTTCAGGTAAGGCTTTGTACCGCGCGGGCAGGCCATGCACTTTGCGCAACTCACAGGTAACCGCGGTACCGGCATTGGTTTTTGCCGTCACAGGGGCGCAACCGGCGCCGACAAAATACGGCAACAACGCCGCATCCTTTTGTCCAAAAAAGTTGGCGACAGCTTTTGTTTGCTTACGTGGATTGTTTTTGTTGTAAAGCGATCCGTCGCCAAATGTAAATCCGTGCCGAACACCTTCAAAAAACTCGGCGTTCTTTTCGGGGCGCGGGGCTACGGTGCGCTCAATTCGGCGACCCTGCAATTCAGTTGTCGGAACACGTGTCGTTCCGCCGTCTGATTTTTGTACAAGCCATGAATGTTCTGGCGTGGCGTAAACTACTCGCCCGTCGGCGAACGTTACTTCGAGCAGTTCCTGCTGCCCAAAACATTTGAACTGCGCCAAACGATAGACGCCGTTTTCAGAAATGACTTCAACCTTTTGTCCCGCGAGCGCCTTGATCGGGTACACGCCATGTTTTGTCGGTACACGTGTCTCGCCGTGAAAACACATGTAATCCATGCCTACGGTTTTCAGCACATTTTTAATGCTTAGCGTTTCAGACAAAAACGTTTCGTACTTTTCTTTTTCTTCACGCCCGGTTTTGTTTTCGCCAACATCGTGAATTTCAACGTCTGTAATAAAGTACGAGACGACGCGGTCGATGGCCTGCCTATAGGGGCCATTCGCGTTCATGATGTATTCGGTCCAGCGCAGGGCCGTCTGGATGCTCTCAGGCATCGACAGGCTGGCGACGTCGCAGAACGGGTCCGGGAAGCGCTCGTCGGCCTGCACGCCGCGGCCGAGCGAGTTATACCCCATAGAAGCGGATGGTAAGAGCGTCACGGGCGCCTCGCGCTATTTAGACGTGGTTTGCACGGCTTCCGCAGCTCGTTTGCGGAAATCACTATCGAGCGCCTGAACTTGCGCTTTTTTTTCAGTAGGCTGCTCGGCGTCTTCGTGCTCTGGCGGCGTGACGCCGGCTTTTATAACTCCACACTTTTCCATCGTTTAAACCTCGCCATAATTTGCCCGAAGGGCGCGCTCAACGAGTAAAATGCAGTACTCGCGGTTATCATAAACATACTGAAATCCCGTCGTATGGACAAGGTATAAACGGCGGTCGTCGCTAATTTGTACAGCCCAAGGACGCTGGTAAGGATCATTTGACGGCGGAAACCAGCGCGCGGCGTTTTGTTCAAAACGCAGATCGTAAATTAGGACAATAAAACCGTTTTCTTCTACGCTGTCAGGGGAAACCTGCCCAACTGAAACAATCACGTCGTGAAAAAAGGCCGGGACAGTTCCAATCCCTTCTTTTTCAAAATACAACAACTTCTGCGGCGGGCCAGCCTTGTGGGTTGTAGCCCCCGCGGCCGGTACCGGATTGTTTGATTGTTTTTTCAACCCAAACGCCGCCATCGGGCTGTAGTTTCGGTCTATTTTCTCGATCGGCGGCATAGACGTCGACGTCTCCGCTTCGGCCATTAACTCATTTACAAGCTGCTCCTCTTCTTCGTCAGCTGGGGGCGGCGTAGCTACGACCTTTTTCTGCCGCGTCACAGGCACCCGCTGTACGCCGCTGTTCATTTTTGATAACTCTTCAAATACCATTGCGGCCCGCTCCCTGATAGAGTTGATGTCCTTGCCCGGTAACGCTGCCATAGCCGCGTCAATTGCCTGTTCAACCGCCGGGCCAGTCATTTGGTCCAGCGTCAGTCCGCCAACATTTGCGCCGTTTGGATCCACCACGTTTATTTTGATTTTTGTCCGGTCGTGCGGATCGAAGTTCACTGGAATACCGCCCGGCGTAGACGGCGCAACGATAACGCCTTTAAGCCCCTTACTACCGCGCATAACGTCAAGCATTGTGCGCCCACTCTCTAGCCGCTCGTTCGCAGGATCACGATAATCCGCCATAAAAGCTCCAATAGCTAAAAAAAGGGGGCAACGAGTGGCCGAAGCCTAAACGTTGCCCCCGAAAGATTCTGAACTCAACTTGGGGCACACTGGATACAGCCGCGCTTTCGGAACGTGAAAATACAGCCGCCCCAGCGGCACCCCTCCACCACAAACTAATCTGACATGCTCTTCTGTCGGTAATACCTCTGCGAGAATCTTACCGGAGAGAAGCTGCGCTACCACTAAACCCACGCCGCTATCGTTTGGAAAGAACGGTAGCGTACTCGGCGCGGCGTCGATGTTTAACAACCACGTTAGCGCCGGATCTGCAGGTTTAATGAAATAACGCATATCAGATTAGAACTTATCTGCAATCCGCATACGCGCGCTTTCGGCGCATTCGACAATTGCATTACTACCGGCATCTTCCGAAGAATGATAGTCGCCGGCAATACGCATACGAACGCTTTCTGCGCACTTAACAGTTGCTACAGAGTTATCAGCTTCGAACGGCTGATAACTCGACCGCTTCGGAACAAACTCTACCGGCGCTAACAGCTCGCCGCGATACGGAAACGGCGTATTCTGCCATTCCGCCGCCCAGTTCACCTGAATAGCACTGAGGCGACTCAGTACTAAAGGTTTAGCCGGAAACATTGCGGCTGTAAATAGCTCCTCATCGGTCGCTTCTCGTTGCGCCCGTTTTGACGCGTGAAACCGCAAATAGTTTGCAGCTGCAGACGGCATCTGCTCAATAGCCGTTTTGATATCAATCTTTACCTCCAGCGGCTGGTCGGGAGATATCAGCGCGTCACACATTTCGTCCTCGGCAGGCTTAAGCTCGCCAAGTTCGGCATACATTTCGCGCAGTAAATCATCGACAACAAACTGGGGCATCCCCTCAGCACTATCCAGTCCGTTCCGCGCCAGAATCTTGCCGGCCGGATTTGGTAGCGACACCGTAATGTCGCGAACAGTGCCAAACGGATTACGATCCATATCGCCCAACACAGGCGAGAAATCTTCAATCGCAGCGTCGTGCTTGATCGCCTTGGTGACGTCCTTAGCCGATTCCTCGGTGAGCGCGGCAACATTAATGTAAGTCTTGTTGCCAAACTCCCGCAGCATGCTGTCGCGCAGCTTGCGGCGGTAAGTCTCTACCAATTCAGGCGGAGCATTCTGCACGGCCAGCGCGGTCAACTTATCCTCGTCGATCCGCATGTGGTCACGCACAGGAATGTACACCGCCGGCCAGCGGCAGGGCTCGAACGTTACCGTCTCGCCCCGCTTATCGGCATATCCGTAGTTGCAGATGTTATGAAGCATGTCACAGCCACGCTTTGCGTTGAGCCTGTGCTTCTGCTTGTTCATATTCAACTGCGCGCCAAAACCCTTGGTCGAAATTGGGGCACGAAAGTCCCACTTGCCAAGCGTTTCTAGCCATACGTCGCCGGACCGATCTGCCAGCGCCATTGCTGGAGACAGAGTCAGACCGCCATGCCTAGTTACTTCAAGCACCAACGCCGAAGGACGAACATTATCGCCAAATCGCCTAATCGGCGAGTCAAACTTTTTGCCTTCGCCGGCCAGCCAGCTTACTGCTACGAGGTCTTCGCAGCGCGCCGCTACCCGATCGAAAGCCGCGATAATCGTTGCCTGTGTCTTCGCGATATCCACTACTAACTCCTTTTCTCAAGTTACCATCCCTGACGGATTTGGATTCAAAGTGTTTCGACGAATATAAGGCCCAGTCGTTCGGTGATACGACAATTTCCTCATAGTCTCCACTTGAAGTCTTGTCATAAAACTGAACGATGGTCCGGGTTACATCGAGAACTTCCTGTCTGCGAACAGGCCGTCCTTTGAATCGCACAACGTTACGCAAACACGCGTTCCCCCTTACAGCTTTAAAGCTGCAGTTATTAGTGCTGCCCGCGCTCAACGATAAAACGCGGTACAATAAATATGCCAGATTATGCTGAAAAATTTAGTTCAGCTATCTGGGTCAGGCAACACGCCGTCGAAGACGTTTAAAGAGCCGTCGTCTTCGTCAGAAAAGAAGTCGCCAGAGTTCACGGACAATTTTGGCGACGCTGGTGTTTTAATCTCGGGCGGGGTTTCCAAATGAACCGGATCAATACCTAGATAACCAGTGTCGTCAGGCTCTAGGCTGTCTGTGGATATGTCGAAGAGCGGCATATTGCCCCACGGCGTCAACAAATGCCTGAACGGCGGTTTAGATATGTTTAACCGCACGCCGGCAAAGCTGAACACGCTCACGTCTTTGTTGATGAGTTCTTTTAATCGCGCGGTTAATTTTTCTAACTCGTCAAACTCCTCTACTTTGAAATCACCCTCGGGGCTAAGGATGACAGCATAGTAGTGCCCCGGAGACTCAGCGCCGTCTGGGGTAATTTTCGGTTCTGTTGCTGGCGCGTCGTCCATATCAGTCTCTCATGTCTAGCGGATCTTTACCGTTAAACCCAGCCATCAGACCAGCCTTGTATATGCTCGGCGGGATGAGGTGTGAGTGCGCTGTACTGACTCGGCGGGCAACAGCCGGCCCGTTGAACTGCGGTTCTACATAAACAACAAACTTGTTAGACATAACACCCGCAACGTGCACTTCTAACGTCTGACCGGTTCGTGACGTCGGGTCAGGTATCAGAACGGTCTGCATAAACGAACTGGCAAAAACATGCGTGTGCTGATTCGAGTATGCGATACCGCCAAGAAACTCGAAGCACTCTTCTTTTCGGCGGTGGTCGATGCAGTATAGCCGCTTGTCCCAGTTAACCGCCTGCGGCCGATTGGGAGCGGGCATAACGCCGAACCCAAAAAAAAATCTTTCTTTGTCCCGCGCAAGATCGACAAAAAACGGCCGTAGATCTTTTGACTCGGCTGGAAACCGCGCGTCGAACTCTATTACCGGGTCGCGGTCGAAGCCGCCGTGCGTAAACAACAACGCGCCGGTAAACAAAACAAGCGGGTGCTCGCGTCGGCTAAAGGCGTCTGCGCACGACAACGGCGCAATCGAGTCAGCGCCGATAACCTCGTCAATTTGAACAAACGTATCCGGCCGTTTCATTCGGCATCACTGTTTTTTTGCGTTCGTTAGGCCGGCATTTGTTGTCTGAATCAAAAGCAATAAAACAAACGCCGCGTCCACCACATTGTCGATACCAGTGGATTTATATTTCGCGGAGTCAAAAGCGGCGCCGAGCGATTTATTTGCAGCAGCAATCATATCTTCTTTGCTTGACTTGCCATTTCCTGTTGCAAATTTTTTGATTGTGCTGATAGCAAAACCACTTGATATCAAATCCGCCTCTTCGGCCCACGTCGCTACCGTAACCTTCATGCCGCCCAGCACTTCAGATGCAGTGGCAACACGAGACAGAACCGCAGGTATACCAAACTTTTTGTTAACAAAGAACTCCCGCGGAGGCGTGTATTTTACGTCCTCGTAACCAATGACATCTGGAGCGACGGTGTTCAAAAACGCGCGCAACCGCACAAAACGAGCGGCGCCGGATTCGAGCCCTTGTACCGACAAGTCCCACTGAAACAGCTGCAACTTTTCCTGCAGCATCTTCTTGCCCGGAACGAAGTCATATATGGCGACTCCGCAATTGCTACCCAAGTCAAGACCAAGGAACCTAATCGCGTCGGCCGGCTTTTTATCCAGCTTTGCCCCAAACTGCTTGGGGTCCTTGTACATCCTGTACTTAGGCACGCAGCTCTCCTATTTCGGGCCAGTGTAATCGGTTTGTGTATTCGACCAATTAACGAAGCGCCGCCATAACGACGGGCGCTTTTTTTCACTCTCGGCGAGCGCTTGTTTACACTCGCTGAGTTTTTCGTTAGCGGTCTGCAACTCCTTATACACCACATTCAGCCGAGTCTGCAATACGTCGTTCATCATTTTCAGGTGCTCAGCCATGAAATTGACGTTATAGGTTGGCGTGCCGTTACGAGAAGCAAACTCAACGACAGTGGCAGCGAAGCGCGCCATACCAGCGGCGGCCGGAGATTCTTCACCAATCACGGATACTTCACGCACGCCTTTAAACCACGCCGCACAGAACACCTCACCAATAGACGCAAACAGCGCTAGCCGCACTGGATATCTAAACGCAAAAAAATCACGACGATTCAGCGCTTGCTCAAACGTGCGCACCGGGTCGGCGCCGTTGACGAAATCGCGCTGCGCGGCGGCGAGCGCTTCTGCGATTTTGACAATCTCATCCTGCGAGATGTTGTTTTCTTCGTACCACTTTAGCGCGTCATCTGTGCGGGCGGCCGGATCAAGATTTTCAATGGCGCGCACCATCAACGTGGGTGTTATGTACGCGTAGTCGCGCTCGGGGTTATACAGGGGCCCGCTGTCACCTTTTTGCCTGTAGCCAATGCTGCTCATAAAATCCTTTCTATGACGCGGATTCAACTTGTCGCGAAGCGGTGTTCCGACAACGGACGCACATTACGCCGGAGTCTCTAGGATCAAAAAACGCGTCCGTTTGACAGGCCGGGCAGAACCTAGTGACATACGTACGCTGATGCGTAGCAAACATACACTGGTCTGCACCTAACCAGCAATGAACGCAAGAATGTTCGTACCCTTCTGGACACGGGCGTGCGCGGGTACGGACCTCGATAAGCCCGCGATTGTCACGAAGCATACTGCTACTGACGCTGACTTTGGAAAACACGGGCTGCTCGCGACTTCGTTCAGCTTCGACATGCGCGAAAAACAACAAGTTTAAAAAGTGCATAGCCGTCGTGTACGGGTAAGCACCCCACGGGGCTGAAAAACCGAGTGTCTGCGAGATAGCCCGGCAACTGTTTTGAGAGAAGAACGGCGTAATTAACATAGCCGTAGGCGTACCGCCGACGGCGCGACATTCAAGAATATACCCCGACGTTGTTTTACGCTTGTAAGGCCGCACACCCTCAACACACACCGGAACGAGTTCGTCTTCGAGCTGGCGCGTCCACGGCAAAACAGGCAACCCGGCTTTAAGCGTCTCAATATTGCCGGCTAGCCGCCAAGCCAACCCGTAAGCGGCCTGCCGCGAGAGCCGCGTGCCGGCGAGCGCACGAATAGAATCAAACACGGCTGGCTGAGATACCGATGCCGGTAGCTCCGCCAGAACGTCGCGACAAATGTCACGCAGCGTCTCTCCGGCCACATTAGCGTCTATGTATGGCCGAAGAGCCCGCTCTGCAAGTTTATCGCGACACTGCCGTAATCGCGCATAACTAAACGGAGGGCGTTTCATCAGATCCGCCCAGAGTTATAGGGCCGGCGGGAACAGTGGCAGCGGCGGTGTCAACCGTCGTGATATCACCTGTCCCGGCACGAACAACAACCTTCCGATCGGGGTTGTTGGCTTCCCACTGCTGGCGCGCTTTGGTGCAGGTTTCTTCTGCGCTAGTAGCTGTCTCTTTTACAGCCAACGCTTCCTGCTCTAGTGCCAAAATAATCGTACCCAGTTCGCTCGACAGCAAATTAGAAATGTCGCCGACGCAGACAACATTTTTAATGTGAGCTACGACCGGCTCTGCTTCTTTGCCATCTTTAACTGGGCGGAACGTGATCGCGATGTCCTCGATTTTGATTGTCTCGGGGATCGGGTCACTCAGCGTTTTGCCGTGTAGTTCAGCGCCAATCTGCCGCAGCGCATTGAACCGCGCATACATTTCTTCCATGCGTGCGGCAGCGTCCTTAATAAGCGCCGACGGATTTACACGTACTGTTTGCGGCTGTTGATTTGCCGCTGCCTGCAACGCTTTCGCAAGAGACGTTGCGTCCATCTTGATCGGCACGGTGACGTTTGTGGTACCACCCGTACCAGCCGCCGGCCTGTTGTCTGTCTTAACCGCATCGACAATCGTCGTCTTCGTCATTGTTTCGTCCTTAAAAAGTTTTGACCGCGAAACCAAACCAATAACGTAACCCGCTGTTCAAACCGGTATCGGGATCATACAGCAGCTCAACCGGATTACCAGTCGCCACATAAAAATGATTGACCGGTTTGGGGAGATAAGCTGCGCAAGATAGCCCGAGTTGCAGCAGAAATGCCATCGCAAGATCTGCTGCCGGATTCAAATCGTACGAAAAAAGCGGAATACGTAAATACTCGTCGTGCTCCGAAAACGCCCAAACGGGCTGCTCGCCGGGGTTATAGGCGGCGTACAAAATATGCCACTTTGAGCCGCCCACCTCGTCTATCGGCTTTATAAGCGCCGGCTCAAACGGAACGCCCTCGGGCCAGCGCTCTCTTGTTTTTTTCATATCTAAACGCGCGACTGAGACTTTCATGCTGTCATCGTCCTTGGGGCTGCTGTCTCGACGCCGGAGTCATTGACGTTAATTTTTACGCCCTCTCGAAAATGGCAGAACCTGATGTCTTGGTGTTTAAAGGCAGCACCAAGCACGCGTTCACCATATTTCTGCTGAAAGCCAGCCGGCGGAAAATTGAATTGATACAGCAGCTCTGTTTTGATTGCCCACCAGCCGCCGATCACGTACGGCAAGTATGTTTTTTCATACTCCGGGTTAAACCACGGCTGCTGTTCAATCCACCGCAGCTGCTCATCTGGCAACTTGGCGCGCTCTACTGACCCAACAAGATTGCACCCGTTTACATGCGTTATTACCCGATCAAGCCAGTTGTGCGCGCCGTCAGTCGGCTCAAGATACGAATCGTGATCAAACCACATCGTAATTGGCTCACGAACAGCTGGCTCATACAACATGCGCCGCATCATCGGATACTTCATCAAGTTCTCGGCGCTGTGAAAAATTGTGGCCGAGTGAAAATAGTCGGCAATCTGTTGAACTAGAAATTGAGTCGTGTCTGGCCCCACGGCGTTGCAACCAAAACGAAAAGAAACGTTTCGAGCGGCTAACTCGCGCATAGGTTCGTTAAGAACGCGCTGAGCGAGTTTAAAGTGTTTGTCTTCTGCGCCGTAAAACAAAACGCAGACACAAACAGATGCGGCTCCATCCGCCATACACGACTCCGTTCAACTAGTTAACTACAACCTCACCGGCGTTAAAGCCGCTTTTGCCACGGCCACCGGCATGACAACCGGCGGTACGCGCGAACGACCAAGTAGCTTCAGCGCCCGCATCACATTGTGCTGCGAAGGCGGTAAATCCTTCTTGGCGTCTTTGACCATCTTATCGACCAGTTCAAGAAACGTCGTGCGTTCTTTCACAGACGAAAAATTAAACCGGACAGAAAACTGAGTTACTGTCTTACCTGCATGCTCGTCAGCGACGTCGCAGCGATCCCACGCAGACTTATCATCGCCGCGGGTGTATACGCAGGCAATACGACCAAGAAAGTCATAGACTACGATAACAGCCGACTTGTCAACATCACCAACTAACGAAAAGGCGTGAGGAAACTGAGTCGCCGGGATAAACGGCAATTTCGCGACAACATTCTCGTCAAGTTCGAGACGCTGTAGCTGCAACGGAAATGTGCGATGTCCGTGCGCATCGTCTTTGATAAAGAATTCAGCCTCCAGCGCGCCAACGCCGGGCTCAATCACAACTGGAACATTACGTACAGAAAACATAAAACCTCCTAACGCGTCATATCAGACCGGCGACGCGGCGAAGCTTCATGCTCTTCCGTATCGTCTTCACTCTCTTCCCGCTTGTTCAGCTCTTCCTGAACCTTTGCACACATCGCGCGGTGATCCGCAACAATGTCAGACATCTTCTCAAAGTTTTCGATGATCTCGGCAAAATAGCCTTGAACAGTTGCATCGAACTTTGACGGCGCAGCATTCACGATGTCGTCGTAAATGTTGTCGCGCTTTTCGCTAAGCCATAGCGAATCAGAACGAGAAATCCATCGGCGCTGGTGCTGCAGCAAATCATGTAGCTGCTGCTTGAGCCCCTTTGGCGACTGATGCATGCGGCCGCTGCTCTTCTGTTTGCCCCGCATTTCCTGAAGCTCAGTCGCCAGCGTACGTGCTGTGTAAGCCTCCTCCGCGCACTTCTCCTCGACCGCAGCGCGCTGCTGATCGTCGGGAATCTGCGTGAGCAGCTGTACGTGCGATGTCGTCAGCCGCCACCGCGGGCGATCAGGACAACGCAAGCTGAGCAGGCGGATAATTTCCGCCTCGCTCGGATACTTCTCAAAGAAGTTCACGGCACCACGCATCTGCTCGACGGTATAAACCGGCGCAAAAATCGACATGAGCAGTGACGCCCCGTCGATGTGCTGCGCCTGCTGTTCCGCCGTCAGATAACGCTCTGGATCTCCTTTTACCTCCGAAATAAGCTTGCCAATCCGCCAGTAAGCGCGCAGGCTAGCTTCCTGCGCGTCACTGAACAAACCGTCGATTTCGGACACGACGTCCTGCAACTCAGGCGTCAAATTCTCCGTAGCTACTAAGAGCGGCGAGTTACGTGACTCGACCATATCAGCCTGAATCATCGCTGCCGCCTTAGACTTCCTACCCATTGAATCTCTCCCTATAAGTGAGGTTAACTATTTTCGCTTTCTGCCTTTTGGGGCAGGAAGCAGCAATTCAAGCGCGGTGGTTTGCAGTAAATCACGCAGGGTGTGGTAATGCCCGCGTGAACACCGCAACATAGCACAAAACAAGTCGTAGGCAGTGCGCTGCTTAAGCACTTCTTTTGTGTAAACGTCAATGGCATCACGCGGCTCGATGTCCGCGCCGACCATTGCCGTATTTCGAATAATTTGCTTGGCGTCTTCTCGTGTGATCTTGAACTTCATCAAGTACGAGACCCATTTGTCGTTCGCCGCGTCCGTCGTGTTTTTGTCCGGCGAAAATTCCATCGACAGCCGCATAAGCGCCGTTACGCGAGCAGCAACGGCGTTCATATCAATACTGCGCTCAGCGACGTTGCCGGCCATGATCGCCGTGCGGCCGACCAGATCTGCACCTGTATGATTAAGCCGGCCGCCTTTGCCCGCAGGCGAAAGCGCGGCGCCAAACTTTGTATACAGGCACGTCGACGCGCGAATGGCGTTTCCGGTGTCTTCACGATTTGAGAAATACCAGCCCGCCGCGAACGTGTGGCGCGGATCAGTATAGATATCTGTACGCCGCGATTTAGGGTCTATGAAATATAGCCGGAGTTCTCGCCCCAGCAGCTCGGCCCGAAAAAACTCAGCCTGCGGTTGTTTGTCGTACAGTTCGTTGCTGACGGTTTCCATAAAAACGCTGTTATCCAGCATGCGGTGATCGAGGCCAAGAAAGCCCTCGACTGACCGTTCTCGATGGTTTACAAGCAGAGTGCGTTCGCGCAGTGCATCAAACCTAACACGAAGCGTCGTGTTGTAAATACTGACCGCCGCCGCGATATCTGTCCCGCGTGTGGTCGTCCGCACCTGCCTGACGTTTTCGCCGGACAACTCGTTAAACAACTGCGCCAGACCCACAGACAGTACCGAAGCCAACGCCCGAAAACCGATGGCGTTAAACCGGTAACCGTTTTCTACGATGCTCCCGTCGGGCCCCATAATTAACTGGGACTCCTCGACAACAGGGACCGACTCCGTACTCGCGGAGCGCATCTCAAGAAACTTTCGGCACTCTTCTAGCTGGTTTGCCGCGAACGAGAACGCCGGCACGGGCGCAAATACACTGCGCACAGTTGTAGTTGCCGACGACATCCGGGCCTCCGTGCCGAACTAATCGTAATACCAGTCTGAGCCTATAGCATTAAAAAGCGTCGCGGTGTGTTCAACTGTAAACATATTCTTGACAGTTGGCGGAAAACTGCAGATCCACTGGACTCGGGGGATGCCGGTATCGTCCGTTATGTGGTTGTGGGCGCACAACATAGTCCGCACCACTGGAAAACACATGATGAACCGGCGCTCTGTGTTTACTTCCATTTTGTGCAGGTTTTTGGCCACCGCGGCGAGTAATCTGTTTTTACCGTCTTTCGGCAGTTTGAACAGATCGACCAGCGTCAGCTCGTGAAGCCGCGGTATACGTCGCCCGCACAATACGCCGGGGAAGCGGTGAAACTCAGAGTTAAACCAGCTAAAGTTCAACTTGTTGTGTCCAGTCATATCGCGACACTCGTTTGCCATCTTACCCCAGCCAGATATCTTAATCCCGCACTCTTTGAACACTCGCTTGATAATGCGCTCTTCAAAAGCAAGTTGACGCTGAAACCGAATAGCCTCAGCGCCCTGACTGTCCTGATTGAACAGCTCGTTAAAAAAGTTGTCGCGCGGGTCAGACATCGTCGGCAACTCGGCGATGCGCGATAGCGTCAATAGCCGCGTGCAAACTGGAGAGAGGCGCTAGCGGCATCCACAAATGTAGAGCCGTGTTAGTCGCCAACTCGCCGCCAGTCACAACAAATTGATCGCCGCTACTTGGATCGGCTGCGAGCACCCTTTCGTCGCGGCCGGGTAGCCTTTCGTTTACGTGCGTCCACCTTCCGAACTTTGGTTCCTTCATATAGCACCTTATCTACGTTTTGAAGCAATTCTTCGGCGTCTATGATCTTATCGCACGCCGACTCACCCGCTGGTACGCACTGGTGTGTTTCCAGTACGTCCCGCACCACCCAAGCCAGCCAGTCAACTTCTTCTCGCGTAAACGAGATAGTGATGCTAGATGGCGCGAGGATGTGTTCAATTACTTTCTTCGTCTTCTTCTTCATATTTGTCCGCGTTGTGTTCTTCGTCGTACTCGTCTACGGCTTCCATGAACTCGTCAAAGCTCATGCCGGGCGTGTTTACGCACTCCATAAACTGATAAACAAACTTGCGCTCACCCGTCTCGTCGTCAACGCGCTCCACGAGCCGATAGTGCATCATGTCGCCGGTTTCGTGGTCGTAGCCGCTAATGATGGTGTCGGCTTCTGGAATAGGTACCGGCAACTTAGAGCCGTCTACGGGGCCGCCAAAACACTCGGCCAATTGAAACAGTCCTTTTTGCATGCCCGTCAGTTCATGCTCAAAGGGCGTATAATCATCGTCTTCGTTGTCATCGTCCATTAGTCTACCTGACCTAAAGGATCCAGATCCGCTCCGACTACCTCTCCCACAGTGCTAGACGCGGCCATAAGCTCTGGCACGTCAGTCATCTGATTCTTCTTCAATTCCTCCATCACCTGCTCACGGTACTTGCGCGCCGGGTCACAGACGGTGTAATCGTTTACGCCGAGTAAGCCGTGCAGCATACCGAGAACCTTGGGATTGTCTTCGAGCATGATGGACGCCTCAACTTCCGACACGGCATCCTGCTTGGAAATACCGAGCGCCTTCGAAAAGACGAGCGGTGTTTCGGCGTTCTTGGTGCCGTGCTTGTACTCCAGATCACACACCTGCTTGAGCAGTCCGGGCAGCTTGGGATCCATGCCCGGAACCGGCTTACCGTCGCCAGCCTGAAGCTCCATGAGCAACCGGATAGACGCGGTGTGCCAGTCCCAGAAATGAAACTGCTGATTCTTGAACGTCTCGTTACCGTTCTTGTCAACAGCCGGCACGATTTCGTTGTACCAGAGCAAATTAACAACGATCTTGCGCCCGGGAGCGCCGAGATTGTTCTTAGTCGCTGTGATACGAATCGAAGAGCCCTCATAGCGCGGCGGGATGTTCTTCTGCGACGCCTTCGACATGTCGAGGATCAACGTCGGGTAATAGTCGAGGCTTGCGCCGCCCGGGGCGTACTTTTTGGGCGGACCGAACCCCATGGAGTTAATTTCCTCCTTGAGGTGGTTTGTCGCAATAAGCGCGATCGGGTAATGACGCAACGTGGGCACTAACGCCGTCCGCATAAAGTCCGAAAGGTTGCGGGCAAGATACGGATGACCAGCCGCGGCGTGACCCTCGTCGGCAACCTTCTCGACGCGCCGATCGACTTCGACAGCCGAGATAGAGTCGATGCCGATACAAATAGGAATAACCCTGTCTGGGGCGTTAGCCGCGTCAACCTGCTTGTGGATCGCCTGACAGAACTCCATGTAATGCTTCTGCCATTCTTCCACGCTCGCCGCCGTCTTGATACGGGTCCGCGAGATGTACTGCTGGTTGTGGCTGAACAAGCCCGACATCATCGTCGGCGAGCCCTTGTTCTCCGTATCGATCATGATGGCGCCGCCGCCGTACATGTGGAACCAGCGCATAATCTCGATGAGAAGCGCCGACTTACCGGCGCTGAACTCGCCGCGAAGCTGCGTGAAGCGCGACAGCGGGAAAATGTTAGCCTGCAGCAGATAGCGCGCTGCAAGCGTGGGAAGCGGCAAGCCGATCAGCGGATCTTGATCTTCCGCCGTCGCCTTGAGCACTTCCGTTATAACCGGATGCTCACCGTTGCGGGCGAACACATCAACTTCGTCGTGATCTTCTTTGCGTTTCCTGCCCATTTAATTATCTACCTCTGTATTAAAGGAGAAAGTAGTCTGAATATTGTTTACCGTATTTTGCTGCGCTGACAATACGGCCGGCGGCGTCGTCAAACTTTGCAATTCTTCAGTCGTCATGGGTTGACGCCCACGCGACATGTTGCTCAAAGCGTTTTCCGGTACAGTAGCGCCATCACCGATTCCAATCGGACTTTTATGGCTTTTATGAAAACCCGCTTTCGGTTCAACACCTGTGGCTTCTGTGCGGCGCTTTGCGATTAAATTAGGCCCGCCGTGTTCTGCCGCCGTTTGAAGCCACGACAAATTCAACTGCGACATACGTACAAGTTTTTCAACCCCGGCGGAATCGGCAGAATAAAAACGAGAACACCATTTGTTTTTGTTTACGCATTTATCGAGATACCACGTGACGGCCGCTTCAAAATCTTCTAGGTGCAAATCTTTGCGGTTTTTAACGTGAATACCTGCAGCAAAAATAGCGCGAACAGCCTGCTCATCCCATTTCTTTTTTGTCTGTACTATTCCGCGCTTATAAACAATTTCTTGCACGGTAGCTGACAGCTTTTCCAAATAGTCGCAAAAATTGCGTACTTTTTGTTCCAATTCTTTTCTGGTCATATCTTTAATGGCCAAAAACGTTTTAACTTCAATTGGTGTAATGTTTGGTCTGATCGCGGCGTTAAATATCTGTGTTTCTTTTTTTCCTGCAGTTTTTCCTGTTAACCACATGTAAAACAAACCAAGTGCGCCGCGTGCTAGTTGCCCTGCGCGTTTTCGGTTTTTAGTGTTTGTCATGTCAACAACTTTTGATTTAGAAACAGGAATACCAGATATCCGCGACGAAATTTCTGCAACAGCTTGCCGCACAGCCGGATATAAATATTTTCCGTTATCAGTTTTTTCAATTTCCCCACGATAAAGCTCGTATGGAATTAAACCAGTGCCTTGCGAATTAAGCGCCTGAAAATCGTGCATAGCTTCGTCGTGACTACCCCACACATATTTGTGTACCGATAATTCGCTTTCCATCAGCGCATCGACGTCTGCCGGCGTTAAATCAAAATCAGCCGGATTTTTTCTGGCTAAACTCAGCGTGGTAATACGTTGTTTACCGTCCTCAAGAAAAGTCGTTGGATGTTCGTCAATTGTGTAAATTGTTACGGCGGCGGGTACGAATTTATTGCGCAAAATTTTGGCAACAAGAGCTTTTTGCCGCAAAATATCCCACACAAATTCGCGCTGATAGTGCGGCTCGGCCAGTGTGCCGCGTTCATAGTCTTCTACGACTTCGCGCACACGGTAATTAACACAACGAACATTGTGAGAAAACATAAACTAATTTCCTTTCCATGAATTACGTTTAAAACGCAACAAAGTCCCGACCCCGGCACACACGAATTGAGTAAAACGCGGTGCCGGGGTCAGAGCGAAAAGATTACTTCTGCGCTGCGCGAGCACGAGCCCGCGCCAGAATGTCAGCAGAATCGCGCTTTCCCGGACCAGCCGACGCCGTTGACGGCGGCGCTGCCGGCGGAGGAGGCGCCGAGGCAAAGATATCAGCAACGCTGGCATCTACCTCCGGCGAAACTTCAGCCTCCGGCTGCGGGTCCCACGGAGCCACAGGATCCGGCTGCGGAGCCGGCTTACGCGCGGCGGCTGCGCGGGGAGCCGGGGCTGGAGGGGCTTCCAGATCCTCTACAGCCGTCTCTACGCCCTGAAACGTCGCAGTACCCTTCGGCAGCGCCCGGAGGTACTGCGGGAAGTCACGCCAAGCGAAATCAAGCGCTTCACGTGGAAACACAGGAGCCAGCATTTCAGCCTGCTCCTCGTAGGACGGCAGGCGCAGGAAGTCTTCCCACGTGCCCGCCTCCGCGACGATGCGATCAGCGTACGGCTCCAGCGAAATCTCCTGACCGTTAAACGTGTCATGAAGAATACCGAAGTGCGTGTAGTCACTTCGCGAGTGCGGGTATCCGACAATGTACTTTGCATTTGCCGAACCACGCGCAAACTTCGGGCACTGGAACGTCGTCGGACCCTCTAGACCTGTCGCGATCAAATTAGCGCCGCCGCTCTTGAACGCTTCGGGTAAAATTGTAAACAACTTTGCCGGGCCCAAAGACAGCATGTCGCCGCTCAGGTACTCGCCGGTACTTTCGTCGCGGACGTTGAGCGCCGCGTGCAGAGCTTCAGCCGCGCTGGTCTTCAGGCCGATGATACGAGCGTTGCGCTTGTTATCATCAGAGAAAGCGCCCAACACAATCTTGCCGTGCTCGTCGACAAACACGGACGTCGCCGAAATAAACAACGTCTTTTCAGGTTTCTTGAGCGATCCGATGTGGGAGTTGCGAACAAACTCCTTCGACAGCAGCTCGGCAAACAAGCGCCCCAGCGTCGGGTGCGGGTTGTCCTTCGAGCTGTCGTACGCGACTTTGCGCAGAACGTGTAGCGGGCTCTCGTACAGATTCACGTCGGGATTACCGTCGTGAACGATGAAACAGATACCCGGGTTGCCAACCCAGTGCGCGCAGGTCAGCAACCGGCTCCAGTCGCCCATAGCAACGTTGTCATGCCCCTCGCGGAAGCTGGCAAACGTTTCACCGTTTTTGCCCTCCTCGTAAATGGGGAGCAGCCGAAGGCACAGGCCGTTTCCGAGGAGTTCACCGCCTGCCGCAATCAGAATGTTGTTCTGCTTGCCGTAGGCATAACGACTCTTGCTGTTAGAGCCGCCAGTACCGATGTTGTTGGCTTTACGGTACTCGGGATCAATCGCCGCAAAATTAGCCGCGTTATAGCGTGGCATAAAAACCTTTCTATGTAATTGAGGGCCCTATTGCCCTTTGTGGATGTCTGCAACTATAGCAGACAAAACCATTCTGTCTAGACCTACTCGTCACAAAACCAATCGACACCCAAACCCCTAGCTTTCTCGGGTTTTAGGTTTTCTCCCCAGTGGAAAAATACGTCACGACTCATGCCGAAGTGGTACGGCTCAGCTACTTCGATTTTGGTGCCGTCTAACCTGTGCGGCCAAAACGGAACACCGTCAATCATGCACGCCGGAATAACTTCTTTATACAGACGTTCAGCGTGCTCTAGCGGAGCGATTAACACAATTGCATCATGGATCTGCAGCGCAATTTTGTAATCAATATCCGCATGCTCTTCGCGATACTTGTAGAAGTTATAAAGCGCGATTGACACGGCATCAGCAACTCCGCCCTGAATCGGAAAGTTCTGGGCTTGCCGTTCTTGCTCGCCGCGTACAGCCCTGTCTTTCGTTGGCATAAACCGACGAAAGCGGCCATACGGCCCGACCAGCCAACCCGGATCCTGCGAACGCGACCGGCACTCCGCAAGAAACGTTTTAGTTCCGGGGTACGACTGGAAGTACGCGTCGATCATCGCTTGGCACTGATCGGCTGTGACGTCGTGGCCTTCCTCTTTGCACTGTCTCGCGAGGGCTTCTGAGCCGCGGCCGTACGGAATACCGAAATTCACGTTTTTGGCTGCGACACGCAAACCTTTTACACCAGCGTCTGCCATACCTTGTTTTGTAGGCGTGACGCCGCTGAGTCGAAATGTCTTGACCGCCTGCTGGCTGTGAATGTCGTAGTGGTCCGGGTGATCCTCTGGAAGAAGATTACGCCGGACGTGCTCGATCATATTTTTATCTTGACTCAGCCACGCGAGGACCGCCAGTTCCGCACCAGTGAGGTCCGTTTCGATCCCGACGCAACCCTTGGGTACACGCAAGATTGAACGGACGGGATGCTGGTACTTGTCTTTTCCGAGGATGCGCTTGTAGTCGTCTTCCCGGCGCGAACTGAGGTTTTGGAGCGGAGGACGAGACGAAGATGCCCGGCCGGTTTCCTTCGTTTGAAACATGTGCGTACGAACTTTACCGTCGGAGTGAACACAGCCGACAAGACCTTTTTCGTACGTGTAATTACCGTTTTCATCGAGTTCGTATTCTCCGTCTTCTGTTTCCGAGGGTTTACGCAATACAGACTGCAGCACCTGACTAATAAACTTATAGTCACGAATTTTAGCCGCGGTCGAATTGATGTGCCCTAGGATACCCAGACTTTCTTTATCGGTACTGGGTGTCGCAGTGTCGGCATTAACGCCACGATACGATAACTCGTTCCACAGTACAGGGCGCTTACCAGTAGTTTTGACCGGACGCAAATCAAGCGTTTGCGCGTCGTCTGGAATGGGCGGCGCGTTTGTATAGCGATCAGCAAAGTCACGACCAAACAATGCGACGGCCAACTGGGGCTGCGATTTTGGATTGAACGCCGGCCAGTTAAGTTCCGCGCGAATTTCTGCTAACAGTTGTTCTTGAGTATTCATGAACAGCGTCGTCAGTTCGTCGGCGCGGTTGCGGTCTATTTCGAGCCCTGTCATCTCCATTTCAAGAAACGCCAGAGATGCGTTATGCGCGGTCCAGTACGGCAACCAGCAGTCGTGCCCTGTGCTTGAGCGTGCAATGATGCCGTCTTTACCGTTCGTGCCGTAAAACCGCATCATGATGCGTCGAGTGACGTCAACGTCGTATGACGCGTACGGGTGCAGAATGTGCGCAGGGCATTCGCCGTACCCGCCGACTTCGCTCGCTTTCAATTTGTTATCAGTACGGTATTTTTTCTTCCAGTGATCAAGCGGCTCCCAGTACGTCGGGGCCGCAGTAAATCGCATGGAACACTCGTCAAGGCCGTAGCGCGCGCACTCGTTGACGGCGTGATACATGAGACTCGTGTCCCATCCGCCGCGTGTTCGATCGTCGGGATCTTCGGCGGGAGCGTATTCCGCCCGCACATCCACGCCAAAATCAAAAAGCCACGGCAAGTCAGCGCGGAAAAAGTGGCCGCCCACGCGAACGTGCCGATCCGGCGTGCTTTTAAGCAGCCGCGTTAGCAAACGACGCGCCGCGTCCAAATTCGGTTGAAACGCTTCTGCGCCGCCCTGATGCCGCAGAACGATAGTGCGAGCCCACTTGTCTTTATTTGATATCTGAACAGTGCGCAGATACGCGCCCTCTTCTGTCGGATAGTCGCCGTGCCATTCACAGTCGATAGCGATGATATTGGAGTTAGGGTCGGGATCAGCGATCATGGCATCAACAATCTCAGCCAACGCTTCTTCGGTGTAAACGTCGGCATGATCGACGGCTTCCTCGTCTAAAATCTCGTCGTGAATTAGCGCCTTGAATCGCCTAATTTGTCCAACGAAATCTTCTGTCGCCTCTGGCTTGCGCACAACGAAAGCCGGGTGCATAACCGACATGGCTTTCATTGTGCGTGACGCGCCGGCAGAGTCGGGCGCCGATACATCCAAGATACGCCCGGCTAAACCTGTGACAGCGCCTGTTGTGCGCATCACCGCTTTTGTCGCCTCGTTGCCGAGACACAAAATAAACTCTGGCTGCACGATACGCAGTTCCTGTTCGAGAAGAATTGCGCAGTTCTTGATCCACGCCGCCGGCACAGCTGTGATCTCCATCGGCGGAGCAAACTTGCAGGCAAACGTGACGTACCAGTCTTCGTACATCTCGGGACTGATGCCGCAATCCTCAAAGATATCGGCCAGCGCGAGCATCGCCGGCCCGGCGGTCGCGTTGAGGCTTTCCATTTCGTAGTAGCCGGGGAGCTTGCCAACTACCATCACCTTCGCTTTGCGCCAAGGACCGTAAGTCTCTACTGCGGCGCCGCGTTTCCCCCAACGATGCCCGGGAAGAAACGGTACCGGAATAAGTTCTTTAGACGACTTGTGCGAAATCGGTAGATGAAAGTCTGGACGATAAAGCGCGTTCCGATACAGGTTGGTCAGATGCGTACCAACCGGAACGTTTTTCTTTTTCTTTGCGGCCGTCTCGTCAATTTCGTCGCCGAGCGCTACGGCATGCGCAATAAAATCTGGCCCTGCGGGCGGCATACCCGGTTCCGTAAGCGGAATGAACGGGTATGCCGCTGCAGTAAAATCTTCCGTATTCGGGTCATACAGCGTCTGCGTGAGACGATGCGTGAGCGAAATACCCTGTGTCATAACGCCTCATAACAAAAATGAAAGATCTGCCGTAACATCAACAGCGTCAGCGGCAGATGACAACATCTCAAACAATTCCGCGCGCGAATAGTCAGCCGGATCACGATCGTCCGGGAGAATAACCGGAACGACGTTAACGTTTCTTTGGCAAAGCGCCGCCACAACATGCTCAAGCTCGGTCTGCGCGTCGTGATCAAGAACGACAAACACAGGCTTGTTTGCCCATGTCGTCGCGATCGTGTTGCACTGCCACGCAGATAACGTCTTACCAAAAATGCAGACGCCTGCAACTCCCAAGCGCCACACGCTCGGTACGCCCTCGACAACAACGGCAACAGGTTGTTCGGCCGCATTATCGTAGTTGTAAAGGACCTGACTCTTGCGCATGCCGTTGTAGTATTTGACGGTGTTTTTGCCCTCTCCAACTACACGACCCTGCCAGCCAACCAGCTGGCCGTGAAAATGCACAGGAATGTAAATTCGCCCGTGCATGATCCGGTGCTTATCTAGCCGCGGCTTTACACACACGCCGATTTTGAACATGTCGGCAAGTTCACGAATATTTGTAAATCCGCGAGACGCCAAATATTCGACAGCCGGATGATACTCAGGCAGCGAATCAATCGGTAGAATCTCGCCGGGTGGTTCAATCGTTTCGTGTGCGGTGTCGAGCGGCACTGACCGAATCGGCGTCCGCATAAGGATCCGCCGGCCTGCGCCAAAAACCATATCTTCAAACTGCTCTAGCCGGCCGGGCTTATCAAGACAGTTTTCGTTGTAGCACACGACGAGATGCGTGTTTGCCCGACGACCGTTGCGAATGTCTGCTCCGTACCGGTGATTTACCCACAGACGATTTCGCTGATCACGACAAAACGGACAACACACGCAGTAATACTCACCCCAACTGCCACGATAAGTAGACTTGCCGCGGCGAAGGGGATCATCAAATTGTTCGACCTGCGCGGGCACACCTTCGTTTGCGATATTCACTTCGCCGAATTTGTGCGCGAGCAGGCCATACAGTACGGGATTCAGGGGATTTGAACTTGGCGCTTTTGAAACCGCCATTTTCATACTGACTCCTCTCACGACATCATGTCTTCAGCAAATGTGTCTACCGGCATAATCCGCCGGGGTGTGGAGCGCGGACGCGTGAGCGCCTGCGCTTCTTCTGGCGTAACGGGAGCAATGTCACCACGCTGGATGATTCGCTTAGCGGCTTCAGATGCAGTGTACTCGTCATTCACAAGACGAATCTCCGCGACTCTGTCGTCGATTTTAATTAGCCCCTTGAGATTATCCGCCCGAAGATACCGCAACTTAGACCAATAAATCGTCGATACATGGCACGACTCGTCTCGCGCGTTGACGCAGAGACACGCGTGAAGGTTCTCCGCGAATGACTTTGAACCGGATGCGTCGGCGTGCGAAACGTACCGATATGACGGAATGTTCTTGACCTCACCTTGCGCAAGCTGATGCGCCAGCATGATCACCGCACCTGTAGGCACAGCAATCCGTGCACGCAACTGATCAACAGCGTTTTTGATCGGCCGCGCCAACGACTCTGCGTACTTTGTCTTGGCGTTTGCGTTCATTTCACGCTCCACCATGACACCGCAGTAATCAATGGCAACAAAACCAATTTCCATTCCACGCTCGCGCGCTAACTGCTCAAGCGCGATAACAATCTCCGCTACGCCGCCCGCGCCGCGGTTGCCGGTCTTTTCGTTTTGCGAAAAGTCCAGATACATAAAGTTATTATTGAACCACGAACTGGCCGCGACCCAGCGTTCACGCTCGCCAAACATTACTTCGCCGTTTCTGTTTACAGGCAACTCTCGATCGTAGTCTTTGAGGTTTTCAGCTGTAGACAGTTCCGACCAGAAGTCGCGACCGACGGCGAATAACGAACGGTCAATCTGCGCCGCGGCAGACCAAAACGTCGGATTCATTTTTTCGGCCGGATCTTCGTAGCCGATAAACACGGACAGCTTGTTGGGCGAGTGTGCGGCGTACTGTTGCGCCATACGCACAGCCGTAACTGCCAGAAGTGTTGTCTTACCGCCGCCATACGGCCCTAAGACGCCAATAATGTCACCTTGCCGAAAGCCCTGCAGATACTCATCAATAAACGGAAGCGTCGTGGGCACAGCAACTGGCGGGAGCGCAATGGGCTGCCCGATTTCAGGCATCATGGCCGCATTCTCGAAGCTCTTGCCAAGAGCGTCGACCGATTGCGCTTTCCTTGTCCACTGCGCTAACTGCGCCTCTAAATTATCTGGCGCGCCGCCAAACGTATTCAATACCGCTTGCGCCTCGCCTTTGATCATCCGCTCCCGAATAAATCGCCGAACAATATCCTCGATGTATGACTTTTCAGCGCGGGCTTCGACTTCCGCGAGCGGCGCAACACTGAAGCACTCGTCGACAAATCGCACCAGCGCGTCAACGGCATCGTTGCTTAGTGCGATCGCCGCTGTCCCTGCAACAGCGTTATCACGCCACGCGAGCAGTCGGGTGGTGAGCATGTCGGCAGTAAGTGCACCAAACTGCTCACTAAGTTCTTTCATTGCCGCGAACAGGTAATAAAACGGCAGCTCGTCGATCGATTGTCCAAAATGACCGTGTGAAAGCCCGACACGCAACGAGTCACGCAGCAGCGCCGGATACCGCAAAAGACCAGAAATCATTGTGCCGATCTCTGGCGCGGTTACCGCGTCAACTGTTTTTGGCTTTTCATCCATGAATTCACTCGGCATCGTAATTTCTCCAATGCTGCCGTATCGCGACAACGCCTGATTTAATTTCGTTCTCTATCCACCATTTGTATTCTGGATGCGCTGCTATTACAGCATCATACGACCGTTGCTGCGCTTCATAATCGAGCGCAGCTTTCCACAAATAGCGTTCTACCGCTTTTTCACAGTTACGGCTGGCCGCAAACGCGTTTCGAAAAAACGGCGTTGCTGTAACGTAACTTTCGTCGCAGAGTACGTACAGCTCCTGCGCGACCGTAGGCATTTTGTATATCGCAGTTGTCGCTATTCGTAGCTGCAGGGTCTCTGCCGCCACGTGAAAACGATTTTTGATTATCCGCGGCATATGCGTCACATAATCGCGGTAAATCTCGGCAGATTTGGCGCTGTATAAAACAGACGGCCGCATCTCCGTTAAACGCTGCTGCCCCGTCGAAATACGCTCTGTAGCGAGCGCAGAGAAGTGCGCATAAACCCAACCACCAAGATCAGCGCCTGCGCGCTCAGCGGCGCGTAGAATTTTGCCCCAAACTGGCGTGTGTTTTACGCCAAAGTTATCTTTACCGCCGTCCCACATCGGGCGTCTTTTAATATGCGCCCGAGCTTCCCAATCGTGAACACGTTCGTTCAGATGGATGTACTGGTATCGGATGTAGGCAGCTTTTTGCGCCGGCGTAAGAAATCGATACCAGTCGACTGACAAAAGATCTGAATCATTCCCCGCTGTCAGTTCCGCGGGATCGCCAAGAGCGCTGCGCGTCATGCCAATTCTGCTCCCATCCGAGGAGTTTATAGCTGTTTCGTCGACCAAGACTCTTCCTGTAGAAGATCGGGTCAAACGTGTCCATGCAATCCAGTACTTCACCAAATTCTTTTCGTGTGCCGTCTGGAGCCGTGTAAATTCGGCTTACACGCCCCGGGCCTTGCACATCGACAATATCGCTATCCCGGTCATCGGCGCGGACAAGAACGTTTAACTGTTCAAAGTCAACGCCGGTGGCCCATACATCCGTGGCGATTACGCGCTTGAGTTGTCCAGACTCGAACTGTGAACGCATGTCGTATTTCTGTATGTCCGTGAGCGGTTTGTAGTCGGCGGGCAATAAGCCCTTTTTCCGATACCCCGCGCAGTCATACGGCGACATGTTTCCATAGACGAGACTGAAATCAGGCAATTGCGCGCCGAGATGAACAGCGTGTTCAATCGTCTCTACGAGGATCAGAATCTGATGCGATTCTGGATATCCCCGCACGGCTTCGGCGATGATACGATTCCGCTCGTGGTTTGTCCAGATGCCGTATCGCTTGCGCGCCACGCGGTTGCTGTAGCGTTCTGCGGGATTCGACCGCAAGCGCATTGGCAGCCAATTGACCCGAACCGGCACGACAAGCCCAAGCTCGACGGCCTGCTGATAAGTCAACTCAAACACCATAGGACCGAACATAGGCTCAAGCACAGCATGAGCGTTGTCCATCCGCGCATATGGCGTTGCGCTCAGACCGAAGTTGCGGCTCGTCCGATAACGCGCCGCCAACGCCGTAGAAAAGTTCAGCGTGGCAAGCTGGTGAACTTCGTCGGCAAACAAGAAATCAGCGTCACCGTCGGAGTGCGCCAAACTGCCGGCGGTGATTACGGTCACGCGTTCCCACTGTTTCCATCCGTCGCCTACGCGGCCCACTTTCGGCAAAAGCCGTTTCAGGCTGCGCACGATTCGGTCGGCCACGTCTACTGATTTGGTGACTACGTGTATTTTGGCTGTCGGAAATAGCAGGGCGGCGGCGCCAATCAGGGTTGTGTTGTGCGTGACGGTGTAATCGCGCGTCAAATACAGCCCGTCATCGGCACTAACGGAAATACAGGCACACGGCGTCACTCCGGCAGGCCGAATATCGACAATCGCTTTGGTTTTGCCCTGCTTCGTGTGCCTGCGCCACAACCGCGCTTTCCGCGGCAGGCGAAACGGATTGACCGACAAATTGACCGCCACACGCCAATAAGTCTTTCCGGGTTGCGCAGCGTACTCTTGGGCTTTTACGCGCGTAACGCCGCCGAGTGAACGCACTAGGTCGCACACATCTTCAGCCAGTTGCTTTGACGCCACAGCGCCAAACTCTACATGGTAGGCGTTTTTGCGCACAGTGCCGTCCGTGTCCATCAAACCACGCAACAACGCCAACCGCTGCTCAAAACTACCGTACTTGTACATGTGCGGAATGTGCTTGTCTTGAGCCAGCACGCACACGCCAAGTTTTTCAAGCTCTGTTTTTAGCGGGTTTTCTCGTTTTTTGACGCCGTGCGTGATTCTCCAGTCGTAGGCTGCGGCATAAACAGGATAAAGTCCGAGCGGCGCCACAGCTTGTTCAACAAAAGCAACCATTTCCAAATCACTCGTGCTAAACATGACGCTGTTTTGCGTCAAACCACCGTCACCGAGAAGCACGCCCAACAAATAAGGATCAACTGGCAAGTCGCGCTGTTCAAAATGCACCGGTTCAGTCACGGGAACAAACCATTTACGCTCGCCGCGGTTGTTGACCAGATCGCCGATCAGCGACCCGATAGCGACCGTGCGGTATCCCGTTTCGCGGTACTTGTGAGCTTTAGTCTGAACGTTCCAAAGATGTTCTTTGCAGCACTGCACTACAGAACCGTCCGAAAATTCAACCTCGACAATCTCTTTCACGCCCTGCAGATAAACGCCTGTCACTTCCGTGGGGTAACCGTTTGCTCCGATGACGTAATCGCCGGGTTGCAACGCGCCGAGCGGTACGGGACCAATCGGCGTGTAAACGGTTTCAGTTAAAGGTTGCGCTTTCCCGAACCCCGTGACTGCTTTAATAATGCCGCACGGAACACGCGAAATTGTGCGCAAACATTCTTCCTGTCGAGCACGAAACGTAATACGCCCGGCTAGATTTTCCCACTGTGGCGTGTAACATTCTGGACGTTTACGCAAACCAGACCGATCAATAAGCACTGTCGGGCACCCGAGCTTTTTGAGGCGGTTCACCATGCGGGCTAAATACCCGCTAAGAACAATCACATGTCCGTTCTCGACGCGGTGCAACTTGTATTCTTTCGTTTGAAAGAACATTCGCTGCCCTGTAATTGGGTCTCGGCGCGCCTGCCCGTGAACCTGCTCAATATGTGAGTACCGTAAATCGTGCGTCAGGCGCTTGATCAGCGCATCATTTAAAGGCGCGTTATCCGCGCCAGTAATCGTTAAAACGTTTCCAACGCGTGTAATGGTTACGGGTTGGGCAATCATACTAGCCGTCGCTTCCCGGTCCTGAGACGGGCTCGACGGAAAGGACTTCAAATGTCCCATATTTTTCCTGCGCGTTGTTGAACGGAGAGAAACCCCGATATTTTCCAACTAAAGTAAGTAAGTGCACAAAATCGCCCAACGGAATCTCCTCTGGAAGCACCGCCGACACTATCACAATGTCGCCGGGTCGAAAAGCCTCGTGCAGCGCATAGTGGCTACGAATCTGAGTGTCCGGCTGCTGTGTCAAAATTGTGCGGCGCCAGTCGTTTCGCGGCTCGCCCATAACAATAGGGCACCAGTCGATTTTTTTAACGTCACTGTGATGACGATTAGCGATCTTGGCCGCATATCGCATACATGACAACCACGCCGACGGTAGAAACATGACGCGCTGACTTGGATCACGGTCGAAGCAAAAAATGACTTGGCCGTGACGTCGCTTTTTTGCAGCACCAAGGCACACACGGTTGAACCGGATTTTGATAGTTATTTCTTGCATGTCACTGCTGCTTCTTGCTCATATGCTCTGCATACGCTGCGCGTTCCGCCGGTGTTTTAAAAAACAAGTTTGGCGCAAACAAACCGTCTTTTGCGCCCCGCCGGTTTTCTAACCCGTCGAGCCAGTTGTAGCGTAAATAACGTACAAACGCTTGCGACGCCCGCAGATCACCTTTCACGCCGCCACGAACGGCTTTGTGAATACGGTACAAAAAGTTAGCAGGATTTTGTAGATCAATTTCTGCCAGATCGACTGTTTTCCAAGCACGTAAAACATTTGCACAACGCAGTTCTCGACTCTTGTGCAATAAACTTGTCGGCGTTGATACGTTTTCTTGCACTTGCGGCGTCAAACCTAAAAACAATTCAAGTTTTGCCGCGCGGTCTGGCGACTTGCGGTCAACATACCAGCGCGGGTCAACAATTGTAGCGAGTAGTTGCGCGGCTACTTCTTCTGACAACGTTGGTATAAATGTCAACGCTTTGTGCGCCGGGTGCATCCGAAAGTAAGCTTTTGCTGCGTCATCAAAAACAAAGTTAGTTCGCTGCATACGGCCAAGAATGGCATACGTTGGGTAATCATGCGCTGAGAGCTTGTGCCAACCTCCGGCGGCAGGAGATACATCAACACCGCGCATATGACGTAAAACAATTTGAGGATCGCTGATATCTTCTGCGGCGTGTAGTACATTTGGCCCGGCTATTTCGACGCGATTAATCTCGTTTTTGTAGTGTCGCAAATATAGTGCTGAAATAAGCTCAGCGTTCTGCGGCAAGCCTAGAACACGAACCTGAACGCCCATACCGTGCAGCACTGGAGAAAGTAAAAACGAATCTAACACCTGATCTGAATTTGTAGCCGGTCCGATGCCGACAGAAAACCAGATCCGACCGTCAGTGTGGGTGTGGAGTTTGATTACGTTTTCATCAGCTACGTTGTACATGCCGCAACTCCGGGGCCTCTAGTTCGATTGCAGATTCAAACAAATGCGAAAGATTGATTGCATGCGTGACAAGCAAGCATTGCAACCCTTTCGCGGTAGACAGCTCGCGTAATTTTTCAAGAACAGGCGCTAAAGCCTGAATACGCGGCTGATCCAAAGACGCAGTCGGCTCATCCAATGCAAGGAGGCCGATTTCTTCGGCAAACATGGCGTTGACGGCGACTCGAAACGCAAGAGCCAAGACTGTTTTTTGTCCAATTGACAGTCGTTGTGCGACCTGTCTTCGTCCGTCAAAGAACTCTGCGATAAATGTAGGTGTTCCATCCGTAGCAACCTTAATAACAAAGTTTACACGAAACACCTGCAACAATTCGTTGATCGCTGATTCGAGCCGCTGCAAATTACGTTGCGCAACGAGTCGTGGAGCGTTTTTCAACGCTTCGCGCGTTGTTTCCGCCAAACCAACCCAGCGCCGCAACTTACCGGCAAGCACCTCTTGCGCCCGCACTTCTGCGCACTGCTCATCAAACCGCTTCTTTTCGAACAGGATCTGCGCCCGCTGGTCTGTCAAGCCGGCGCGCGTTTTTAATTGTTCCTGTAACTGCTGCAGCCTCGTTTGCGCAAGATGCGCGTCAGCGTGCGTTATTGAAATCTCGGCTAATTCTTCTTCGAGCTGCTTCTTGCGAGTTTTAAGCGCTTCGATTGCGCCGGTAACCTGCGCTCGTTCTTCACGGGCTTTTTGCGCTAACGGTTCAATCTCTTTTTTGACTCGTTGAAATTCTTCGTAGTCCACAACCGCTTGCTGTAGCTCGTCTTCGCTCAGATCCGGCGGTTTGACAGCCAGTAAATCTTTTTCAGCCGCGTCAAGCTGCTGTTCTTTTGCGTCGCGCGATTTCTGCCGCTTTTCCCAGTCGGCCCACACACCCTCTTTAAACGTCTGCTGATTAGCGGCTTTTTTCCATTCCACCAAATCTTCTTCCATTGTCACGAGGTCCAGCTTGTATTGCTCGACCTGCGCGGCCAACCGCGAAGACGGCGTATGGCACGTGGGGCACTCAGCGCAACCGTCGGCCGAAAACATATCAATAAATCGTTTGATTTCTTTGATACGCTGTTCACGCGAATGCTGGTCACGGCGCATTTCTTCGGCAGTAGGCAATCCCGGTTTTTCGGGCTGCGGGTCTTTTTCCCGCTCTGTCGCCAGCTGTGCTCGTGTCGTTTGAAAGTTCTCTTTTGCCTTCGCTACGCTCTTGTAACTCGCCCAGTGGCCCAGCGCGACACGCGCGGCCGCATGCGACTCTTCTTGCCCGTCAGCAGCTTTCGTCAACGCTAGCAGATCCTCGTCGTACTGCGCGGAGGAGTTTACAAGCGTTTCCAATTTCTGCTGCTGTTGCTCAAGCTGTTTCTCCAGTTTTGACAACTCGCCAGCGCCGCGTTCTCTAGCGTCCCACTGCTGAATTGTTGTCTGCGCGGCGCGCATGAGCGTCAGAATGTTATCTGGATTTGGCAACTGCGCGATCTGTTCTTCCAGTGCGTGAGCGAGCTTTGCGGCGTCATTAGACTGCGCCTCCAGCTCGTCGGCTGTGTGAACAATTTCTGGAATGCTAAGTTTTGATAGCGCTTTGCCAATAACGTCCTGACACTTGTCAGCACGCGCCGTGTTAAACAGCCGCTGAAAAAACTTATCAGTATCGGTTTGATTGTCGTCGATAAACGAAAAAATCTCGGTCTGCGCGACGATAATAAACCGACTGATAAACTTAGCGTCAACGCCTAGCAGTTTTTCAATGCCGGCCGTCACGCTTTTATCGCCACGCCCTATTTCCTTGCCGTCCACAAGCAGTGTGGACTGCTCTTTCTCCGGTAATAAGTGGCGCGTCACAACGGCAATATGCCCGTTATGCTCAAACTCTAGCGTAGCGTACGCAGGTTCACCTTCGCGAGCGTATTGCGAAATGTTGTCAGATTTCACACCAAAATTTGGGTTCTCGCCGGTAAGCAACCATCGAATCGCGCCAAACAAACTGCTCTTACCAGAACCGTTTTCACCGAGAATTGCCACCAGCCCGCGCGTGAACTCACACACTCGATAGCGGTGATGTACCCAATTCTTTACTTTCAATTTCAAGAGCTGCATCGTTCGATTCTCCGGTCATGTATTTTGAAAACTGTACATCAAGCTCTTTGTTTGCATCATCCGCCGCAAGCAATGCCGCGGCCAACTTATACGCATCTGTACCTTCACCCATCAAATCGCCCAGCGCTGACAGCAAATCGTTCTTGGCGGCATCACGTGTGCCGGCGCGCCTGTCACTGTCATCTTTACTTGTCAGAGCTTCACAAAACACGTGCGCTGACTCGCCAAGCGCTGTGACAAGGCGGATATATGCGTCGGGTAGTTGCTTGTTAAACTTGATCCTCACAATTGGTTTAGAAATTTCAGCCGGTAGGTCGGCAAATTCGCACACATCTTTGATATCGCGTTCAAACTGACCGGCGCAGAGGCTATCCAACAGATCCTGCTCGCGCACGGTGTAGTTAATAAACCGGCGTGTTTTAAGCGGAACAGGAGCAAACTCAAAGCCCAAAACACCGTCAGTCCGTTGCCCGATAACAAAGAAAAATTTTGACGGGTCTTCGCCGCAGTCCTGCATGCAGATAGAGCCGGGCGACAACATCCGAATTGGTTGTCCGTGCGCGTTGACACTTTCTACGGTCTTAGTGACGTGAAAGTCGCCGGCCAGCACAGTTTGAACATAGTGCACGTCGGTTAGCTCACACTCGGTGCGACCGACGTTGCCCATAAAGTCTTTCCAGACCTGATGCGCGATTAAGATATCTGTGTCAACCGGAACTTCTTTAAACGCGGCTTGAATCTCGCCGCGCGGAAGCCAGTCAAGTCCGTATACGCGCGCACCGTTAATATTTACGGTTTGCTTGTGAATATGATTGGACCATTTGTGCACGCTTAACCACGGCGCGTTTCGGTCGTACTCGTGATTGCCCTGAATGTAGTGCACAGCTAAATTTGCCGCCTGCATACGGCTCAGCCCGTTACACAGCTGAGCGATTGGGCGCGCAGAATTGCTTTTCTTTTCCAACACGTCGCCGCCAAGTATCAGCGGCAGATGATGCTCAATGCAGTAATCGATGATTTGATTGAAACTGTAATACGCGTCGCCATAAATACCGGGACGCGTCGACCACGCACCATCTTCAAGGTGCAAGTCAGCAGTAAAAACAAAAAGCGGCCTCACGCACTGCTCCTAGTCTTCGTCGTCGTTTTCATAATCAGCGTCTTCATCGTCTTCAAAATACTCTTCCTCGTCGTATTGTTTGCTGTTGTTTTTCGTGTTGTGCGGCAACTGCCAATACGGATTAACAGGCACGTCGGCCATGCCGGCGCCGTAATCAAACGGTTTGAACAGTTTCATTAAAGTTGCAACATAGGCGCCGATTATTTTTGGCAACTTGTTTACGTCAATAGATTGAATAGTGTGCGCCATTTCTTTCCACGACGCCGGTTCACCGCTAAAAAACCCGTCGTCTTTCTTTTTACCCTTTGGCGTTTTTGTTACAACTTTAAAAAACGACAGCGTAAACAACTCGGCTAGGTCGTCGGTAGTCGGCACTGGGGCGCTGAACGACTTGTGCTTCAGTCTGTGCTTTTTTTGCAGCGCCATCAACTCGCTATCAAAATCGGCCTGCATCTGCTGCAAAGCCTTGGCCAACCGAGAGGCAGCCACGACCTCTTTCACGCCAAGATTAGCCGGGTTCATCAGATCGAGAACCGACCACAGTAGATGGTAGTCGCGCCGCATTGCCGCAACGTAAGTCTGAATAAACTGGCGCTCTGTTTTAGATATGTTATTCAGATCAAACATGCGGCAGCCTTTATTACACGCACGTAACTAATCAGTCGCTTTCGGGCGGCGGCTCGTCAGCGACCTTTGCAATAATACCATCTCGCTCAAGATCTTGCAGCAGCGGTTCAAGCCGGCGCAGGTATCCGCACAACATGCTCATCCAGTTAACAAGTTCTTCCGGCGTCCGCTGCAAAAACTTTTCTTTAAGCTCTTCCTCAGTGAGATGTTCGACCTCGATGTTCTCAAATTTGTCGCCGCGCTTTGCACGTAAATAAGCACCGGTCATTCGCACGACTCCGTAGAAACACAGCCATCAAGATGAAATACCGCCTTGAACGTATCAAACGCTTTTTCAACACGCATGCGAGTCATTACAGAAACGCCAATCAGCGCGTTTGCAATTTCGTCGATGTTAACGTCGTCTTTTTCCAGTATGCGCTCTACCAGCAGGTCGAGATCGTCTGCCGTGTTGTAAATGTTTGTGATATCCGTCTCAAGTTGAAAGCGATCAGCCATTTTTAGCTCCTAGTAAACAAAACAATAAGTAGCCCAACCGTCAGCCGCCGAATGCCCGACTAGGATTCGAACCTAGACAAAGAGAATCAAAATCTCTTGTGCTACCGTTACACCATCGGGCAACCGCGCATTGAATCCTTTCATTTACGATCTTCTGGCGCCCACCTCGGATACCGTCATGACAAGCGTCGCCAGCTCGTGGTTATGACCCACTCACGGTTTGGGTGCCGGACCGTCAACATGCGTAACGGCTTCAGGCGCGATAACCGGGGCACCGGCATGCCCGCCGGGATACCTAGTCTTCTTTGATTATTGCGTTGTCCGTGAAACTGACAAACTCGCCGCCGTCATCATCAAAAATTAAACCGGGTTCGCCGCCGTCTAATCCTTGTGCCGCACGCGTTGCATATTTTTTCAGCAAGCGATAAATCCTAGCTCCTCGTCGATCGCCAAACTTGATGCAAAGCAACGCTTCTACTGTCAAGTACTCTTCGTATCCCTCCTCGACGTCATCCTCTTCGTACGGGTTCTCGTCGTCGATAAACCCGCCGAAATCAAAATTTTCGTTTTGCATGGTATCGCCTCAATAAATAACGGTCAATGAAACAACGCAATCAGTTAGCGGAAACAAATACACGCCACGAGCTGAAAACTGGCGTGGCCGCTCCAATCGCATTACGACGCGGTCGGCATGCAGCAACGTCGCCACAACATATGGGCCGGTTGACGAAACCGCCGCGGTAATTGAAATAACATAATCGGTAGCTGGAACAGGAACCTGAATAGCTGCGCCGTGCGCGCCAGTAGCGCCTGTAATTCCGAGCGTAGCAGCTTCTTTTGCGCCGGCAATAACGCGCTCTAGCGACGCCACGTCATCCCGGAGCACGACGGCAAAGTGCGCTGGTTTTGTAAACTCGCCAAGATATCCCGGACGTTCAATTTGTTTGCGTTGCTCTTCGCTGATCACAGCGGCAATCTCTAGATGCCGCGCGGCGATACTGACATACGCCAATAACGCCGGGCAGATCGACGCGTAATCTTCTGCGGTGTTGGTTCCGGTGACCGCCGGCGAAGACCGCGGTGAAACAGGAAAAAACTCACCTGTCTCAAGCAACAAAAAATGCGTGTTTGTGCCGTTGTCAAACGACAGGCCGCGATATGCCGGACCAATTTCGCCGCTCGGTAACTTGTCGCGAAAACTGACAAGACTTGCCGATAGTGCTGCCGCCATTGTGTCTGTGAACTGCGCCGGATTGAAAACGCGCGCTAACATACGCTCGTTGTAAATCTCTGGCGCAACCGGGTTCACCGTCAGCGGATTTTTTGGAGATTCAACTACCTCCGCAATAACGGCGTCAAAGATATCTTGAGCAGATACGTCAGAGTCAGCCAATCCATTCTCGATCAGATCAGCAAACAGAATAAGCGCGGCGCTGACCATTGGCGCGGCGGTCTTGTCGGTGGCGCCGTATTCTTTTGCAACGTTTAGCCCGCGGCTGAGCGCCGCTTGCGTAATTGAAAACGGCACGGCGCCCCAATTGATGTCGCCGGCTTTTTGCGTTAGCTGCGCAAGCGCGCGGAAAAACGCCGGATCTTTCTTCGGCGTAGACGCCTGTCGAAACAGCTCCAGCGTACAAGCAAGGAGACGTAGCTGGCCGGCGTCGTCTGACGTACGAAACTTTCCTAAAAACTCTCTAAGCAGAACAGACGGTTTTTGTGATTTGTCCACTGAATACTCCATCACAAGCGTTTAAAAGTGTCATCACGTTCGATTTGAAGGTGCCTGAAATTGTGTGAGCTGTGCCGCTGTGGCTATTCACATATGGCGCAAAAGAAGGTTGAACGTGATTGTCGATAAGGACAGCGTGAAAATTCGACGCGCACTCGCTGGCCTGAAGTGCGCACCGTGACTGAAGAAACAAATGTAGGCCGCGCATAACGTCGCCTATAAGCAACACTACACCGTTTTGTGTTGCACATACCTGACGTACTTGCTCGGTAAAAACCAGCAAATCGACATACGTGGCGGCGCCAAAAGCAGCGCCGATCTCTGCGCCCGGCCCGTCCGGGTAGACGTGCCCGGCCATCTCGCCCAACTCTACGTGCACTGTAGCGGGTACGCCAAGCGTGTATGCCGAATGCAGCAAGCTACGGTCTTTTTCTGCTCGCGGTGAGTACGCCCAGCGGCCGACAGCCTCGCCGTAACCGAGTCCCTGATTCGCGGCCAAGCGCGCCACATAATTCAGGTCGTGCGTCAGGCCCCGTTCAGAGACGCGAATGTCCGCTACAAGTCCGGCGCCTGTTGTGGCAATCGCTGTCACATACTTCTTTCGCAGCAACTCTATGGCCGTAATACCCGCGCCCGCATGAATCGCCGGCGCTGATATAAACAACAAAACAGGCGTGTCGCCGCTGCGCGCGGTGTGAATAAGACTTGCGACGTCAGTGTGTGCGGCGGCGATCAAACCGGGTTTATCTTCTACAAGAGGCGGCATTGCGTCACATGGCGGCGTCACCGCCCTCAGCGTGTCGAAAACAGGAAACGAGCTGCGCAGCTGCGCCGGGAGCGTTAAAGGACCAGCGTGTTCCACAGCGGAGCCGCGCAACATCGGACCGCTGCCCCAGAGCAACCAATCAGCGCTGACGTGCGTATGGCTAAGCACCTGCGCCAACAACTGCGCCGAGACGGAGTACTGGCGCTTGAATACTTTGCCAAGATGCGTCGAATCTAGCTCGATGGCTCTGGCAAACGCTGGGATATTGTTATCAAAGAGCGTTGCGCATATGTACTCAAGTCTCTGCACCCACGGCTGGTCCGAGTGCACAATTTTCCGCCTGTTCTCGTCGCGCTTCTGCCGCTGCAATTCGCTGAGGTGACTGCTTTTTCTTCTTGGCATTTTCTGCCTTTCGTTTCTGCTGCGTAACTAACCGGCGCCCGGCTTTTCTTAAAATACCGGTGCCAGCAAGCAAGCGCATCCCGTGTACAGCGCGCAACACAGCGGCCACAAGCTCATCATATCCATCCAGCAATTGCATCGGGTAGCGATTGAACTCGCCAAACAGATAGAAGAACTCCGTGTCAGGCTGCTCGTGACAATCGGAAACTTTGACAGACTTCAGATACGTTACCCGACTACCGCGCACACGGACCGCCGGTAGTTTTGTCTTAGGCGCGTGCAAGAAAAACTGCCGAGCCTCAATAAACCATCCGTTGTCGTGCGGAACTACGGCAAGCCGCCAAAGAGAGCCGAGTGTATTACGATTTAATTGTTTAGTGAGTTTGCTGTAAGCGTCGCGCTCTTTTTGTATTTCACCCCACAGTAGCCGCTCATATGTGCGCACTACGTCCAGCCCGCAACCAATTCGCGGATCCCAATCTGGCGCAGCAATAAATCGAGACGTCACACGACACGTCGCGATAAGTTTTGTGTCCTTATTGTGCCGGCCGATTGCCCGCAGTTTGTTTTTTACGCTGCGATACTGCGCAGCCGTGATCCGGGCGTAGCAAAACGGACACACATGCGATCGGTTGCACGGGCGAAAAACCGCTGCGTTTTTCCAGCGAAAAAACATATAGGTCGGTCGGCAAAACAGACAACGCTGAAAAGACAGCCGAAAGTTTTTGAAATCAAAATCAGGCGCGTATGGATCTGTACCGCGACCGACGGGAAACCACAGCGCACGGATCGCCAACTCTTTTAGCTTGAGCACCCACCGCTGCCGCACCGTGTTTGTGCGGCCGACTACAGCGTCGTGAGTCTTTGCGCCTGCAAGCCCCAGCACAAACTGCTGCGCGAACACGTGCGCCATTCGCACGCTGACGCGATGCACACGCCATTTTTTTATCTGATATCGCCGGATGAATTCGGCAAAATCTATCAGCGCCATTTTACTTCTTTTTCTTTGGACATTCCTTGTAGCCGCACACAGAGCATTTGCCCCACTGCCCGACACGGTTCTGATCGCAACTGCTGCACCAAAACGTGCCGCGCTTAGGTCGCTGCGCCTTCTGCCGGTTGTTCAGGGTCTTGTCGTTTCGCATGCTCTGGCTCTGCCGCGTCTAACAAATCACGAAGTACTGTACGCATCGCGGGAGTTATTGCCACGGTTTTTGACATATCTGAGAACTCACCCGGCGTTTCAGCGGCTTCCTTAATCGTCGCCCGCTCCGAGTCGGTGAGCGTGGGCGGCAAATAACAAGCCTGTACGTGCTCCAAAAAGTGCTGCCACGCGTTATCTGTACCGGGCGGCATTGTGGTGTTTTTGCACAGAACAGGTTCGTGTTGCGCAATATACGGGCGCATGCCGTCAATAATCGCAATAGCCGCTTTAATTGTCGTGCTTATTTCGTAACTATCCGCTTCGGGCGGCGGGCCGGGGTGCCGCATAGTGTCCATAAAGCCTTTGTGTGCCCGCCACAACAGATTGCGAGCGACTGAAATTAAATGCCGAGCGTCGGGGTGTGCGTGATTGTTTTCACTCATTTTGTTGTCACTATTTCGCCGCTAGAGTAATCGCCGCCTGTCGTCACGGTTTTTGTTAACACCTGCACCTTTGGCTTCGGCGGAATACGACCGAACCAAATGCCGCAGCCGAACAGGCAAAGCCGCATAGCCGGGGCAGACGATACGCCAATGTGCAGTACATAACCCAGCCCCATCCATTCAAATCTAGCGCCCCAACGCCGCGTCGTATCAAAGTGCGTTGTTGTAACAGTCCATGCGTTTGCAGTCATTGCTTATACCTTTTTACGTTTTCGTGGGGGTTTGACGGCTGCGTACATTTGATCGATCAGGTCGTGCACCATCGGGTCGCAGTCGACGTAGCGATACGGTACGCAGCGTGTGTTTTTCAGAAACTTGCGGACGAGCGTTTTCAGTTGACGCAGCTCTTCTTTTGCGCTGTGCATGTCACGCGTCTCCAACAATTTCTACGGATATTTGCTTTCTTCTTGTTTCCCGCTCTAGCCACGCGCGCTCTTTCTCAAGATGGCGCTTGGCCGCGTCAATCGAATCAAACGTCATGGGGCTTCCCGTGACCGAGCCGCTATAGTGCTCGCACAGCCGTTTTAAATAACAAGTCCACCAGCCCCAGCGATACGCAATCTTCCACCACTCTTCGCCGTTGCCGTCCGTGAACTTGACGAAAAAGTATTTTCTTGTCGGGCAGTAGTCGGTCCACAGGTAAGACTTTTCACCCGTCACGACGTACATTGATTGTCTCCAAGTTTTTTCAGCAGGCCGCGAAGCGTAGCGGCATGAGACTCAAAAAAGGCTTTTCGCGCCACCGAAACAACCTCTAACGCCCAGTCTGCCAGCGCGTCTTCTCCGGCAATAATAGCTTCACGCTCTTTGTCAGTAATTGGCGCGTCTATCTGAACAATCACTTTACCGCAACACGCCGACAACGTGGCGTCCTGCGCCGCAAGGCGGCGGATGGCTTCCGTAAGTCTGGCGATCTCGGCCCGCTGATCTTGAATAATCTGGTCGGCCTGCTCCCAAGACATAATCGCAGCATTCGGGTCAAGCATTGTTCACCTGTCGTATCCGCGAAAGTAAAAATAGATAAACGCAATCGCGATAGCCGCACCGCAAATCTCAGATAGCCAGCTATACATAATCACGACGCCTCCTTCACAAAAATCCCTTCGGGTGTCAACGTGCCTTTGCGGTCTTTGATCTGCTCGTACGCCATCGCGAGGCAGTAGTCCATCGTGATGCCGTGCAGCTCGCAATACAGAATGAGCGTCACGAGCACGTCGCCCACGCCGTCGACGATCGCGGTGTCGTCGCGCTTGAGCGTGGCGTCAGCTAGCTCCCCTAGCTCCGACATTGTTTTCATTAGCTGCGCTGTCGGATTGCTGTTCGGGATAATTCGGCGCTCCCGGGCCCACTGCACCACGCGCTCCTGCAGTGTCGAAAACGTCGGAGCCTCTTGCGCCAATTCTTGTGTTTGCGTCATTGCCTTTTAACTCCATGATTTCTTTCGTTAAGGTTTCGACCTGCGCCTCAAGCTGTTTGATGCGCTTTCTAAATTGAACTTCAGATGGGTCGTCGTGCAGGCCCCAATCCTGTTCGTGAACTGATAACAAATCGAGCGCGTACAGCCGCAGCTGCTTGCGCGTGTCTTCACGCTCTTGGCGCAACAAATTAAGCAGCGCGAGCACAGTCCGCATTTCTTGCGGAGTCAGCTCGCCCATCGCCAACCGTATCGCCTGCCTGTCGCCGGCCCAGATAGCGCTTAAATCAGTCGGCACGAAAATACTCCAAAGCCGTTTCCAGTTCGTCGTTTTTTGTACCTTCGGGCGCTAGGTACTGACGCCCCACGCTACGCACAGCAGAATCAATCAAACCAGCTCGCCGTTTAATAGAGGCAAGCTTGTCACGAACCGCTGATAACTCAGCTCTCAGTTTCTTCAATTTGCGCAGTTTCTTTTTCTGCGCTAGCTCCCTAGCTTTCTTTTTCTTGACTTTCTTGGCCACTGATCTGCTCCTGCAATTTTGCAATTCGAGCACGCACGAACTCCATAGCCTGCTCGACGCTTTCAACTTCAATAAAGGGAAGCTTGGACTGTAGGTGCTCCCACTTGGTTGCACCCACGCCGGCGACATTAATCTCGCCCGGCTCTTGGTTGGCGAACTCTTCCATCAGCGCCACAGCTGTTGCGGCGTCACGAGACGGAAACACCAGAATTTTGTTATCGACGTCTGAAAAAAACTTAACGCCGGTACGGTCGCAAATGACGTACCGAACGGCCGACTCGCCGGTGTCGATATAACTCATGGCTCGCTGCGGCGCGACATAGTTTTCGCGGTTCTGTGGTGCGTCAGGGCTGTGACACGTTTTAAACTTTTTGCCGCTGCCGCACGGGCACCTGTCATTACGGCGGATAATGCTATTATTGTGAATCGTGCTCACGAAAAACCTCCGTGTCGCCGTTGAGCTGAATTAAACGCCGGCCAGCTATACCGGGTTGGGCCATTGTCTCTTTTTCTTTAGACGGTGCAAGACGCAGCCAGTTCAACCGAAACTCTTCAATCGTGACCTCTTCTCGCGGCAGCAACAGGTCGAGCGACATGCGCGTTTGTCGAGCGCTGACGTCGTAGTTCATTGCCACGCCAATAACGTGAGCATTGAACAATAGCGCTATACCTTCCTGAAGCTGCGCTAGCGGGTCCGGGTTTGACTCGAACGGCGTCCTCACGGCTCTACCGTTACCTGCGCGTTGGTCATGATCAGCCCGGCGCGCATGGTTGATAGTCCGTGGATCGTCACGCGCTCGCCGATCACGAGAGTCGTCCCCTGCTTGACTGCCAGCCGCTCAGGATTCGCCTCGTCCGGCTGTATCATTTTGGGAAGCCCCGCCGCAAAAACGGTCGGCGTGCTTGTCGGCGCTGGTTTCTCGATTGGAATCGTCACTACGCCGGGCGTTGTCATTGTTGAGACCTCGGTTGAAAAAGACGTGAAAGCATAACCGGCCGGGAGGGCCATACAACGTATCGTTAGAAGGAAACGGGCTGTCGGGGTGGTCTGAATTTTTAGCGGAAAACTGATGAACCGTGTGAAACGTGTTTTGGTTGTCAGACATGCTGCACTCGTGTGGCGCGGATTATGTTGTCATAATCCACGATTTGCCAAATGTAGGGGGGTAAATTGGGTCAAAAATTGCGCGTATCTCCTTGAAATTACGGGACTTACGCGCAGCGCTGTGATCAATTGTTGTCCGAATTGTGTGGACCTAGAGTAAGTCCTTCGGACTTACAAGGACGCTTTTTTTTGATTATGTAGGCATCATTTTGGATGGCTACTGCATGATCGGGGGGTTGTTCAATTTACGTTGGGCAAAATAGGTAATTTGCCCTAACGTTTGGATAGCAAAAAAAGAGATTGCGTAGGGGCGGGTTTTTGCCCGCCCCTACGCGTAATCTCTGTCGTTTTACTTATTGCCGCGGTCGCGCTTCAGAATGCTGTTGCGCTGAGATTGTCGCCCGGTACGCCTGACGTTGTTTTCGGTCAGATACACGTCCAGATCTACGCCAATGACGTTTTCAATGGCAATAGCGGGCTGGTACGTGCTCTTTCCCTTTTCGTCACGGGGAAACGCAGTCGGATTTCCACGCATGTAGATTTCAATCGCACCAAGAAGCTTGACCACGCATTCAAAGTGCTCCTTACGTGCGCCGCCTTCGCGCTCGTTAAGAACCCACTCTGCGTACCCAATCGGGTCGCGCTTCTTGCCGTTTTTCATTCCGCAGTTGCCGTCCTGCATCTTTTCAAAGAAAGACGACACAGCGTCGGCGCCGTACTTCTTTGCAGACAGCAAGTAAGCCGTCAGCAGCGGAGACCTGAAGAGCATTGTGGTGCCCCGCTTGGCGCCGGGGTTCAGCCCGTCAAGCGCGGTCAGTTCGTCCTTGAACGCCGCGACGTAATCGATCGCGGTGGCACGGCTGACAGGCGCAAGCTCAGTAGCCAGCGCCTGCAACCGCCGCTGCGAACTCTGCCGGTAGCACGACAGCATGATTTCGTAGGCGTAGGAAAGCGGCGTCGGAAGTCCGACTGAGCGCTGCAGCAGGGGCGACGTCATCGGGATTTTGTGATAGGTCAGCGCGCCGTGAATCAGGTCTGCAGACGTATTCACAGCCTCGCGGCTGTCGTGCATCAGGCAGAGCTGACCCGCGTGCTCAGCATCACGCACCGGGATAACCGTAACGCATACGCGCTCCGGGATTACGTCCGAAAATCCGCCCAGCCACACTTCGGGGCGTGTGTGTCCGGTAATCTTCCACTGATTACCGTGCTGGTCTTCACCCATGCGAACCTCTTCGTGGAGGTTTGGCACAAACTTGTGCAGATGCTTCGCCTTGGATGCGCGAAGAACCTGATCACGCGGCTGCCGCGGATTAGCCGGTACGGCGTGCCACTGCGCTACCGACATGTAGCGCACTTCCTTCTTGCGGGTGCCGATCTTAGGCGGCTTCGGCCGCAGCTGCTGCTGCATCTTGATCTTGCGCGCCGCACGCCGGCTACGCTCTTCGTCGCCCGGATTGTCCGGGTTGTCCGGGTTGTCCGGGTTGTCCGGGTTGGCAATCGTTGTCTTTGACATATCAGTCCTTTAAGTCAGTTACCTACAGCTACTTCCGGTTCGCTGTTGTCGGGTTCTGGCGTTGCCGGTATTTCTATTTCCGGCAGCATTTCGTACAGATCCATTGCCATATCAAGAATCATGCGTTCTGGTACGTCGGGGCCGCCATAAATAATGCAGCGCACATGCGGTTCTGCCGGCTTGCCCGCGATGTGTTCGTGCAGCATCGCAAACGTAACGCCAAAATGCGTGTCTTCTGGCAAACTGTCAATAAGCTCTTGCGGCAGCGAGCGATTGTATTTCATTACCTCGCGAGAGATGTAATTGATCTTATCGAGCATGTCCTTGTTCAGGTACTTGTATTTTTTGGTTTCAGCCATTGCTGTTAGCGTTTACGCGCCTGTTGTGCGTTGTGAAATTTGAGGATTGCGTCAGCGGCTTGCTTAGATTCTGCGTCGCTATAGCCTTCGAGCTTAAACCGCTCCTTGACGTACCGGTGTTCAACGGACGACCTATCCGGCTCAAACGTCGCGGATTGGTGCGGCATGTTTGCCGAACCTATAAATGCGGCAATGATTCCGATAATTAACATTACGATAAATACGGGGCCAAAACCGCCGCCGGAACTGTTGTTTTGCTTCATGCTTGTGCCTTTCTATGCGCTTTGTCCAGCGCGTCAATAGCTTTTGTTAGCTCTGGCATGCGCTCGTCGTCGTCGAACATGCCGTCGCCTTTTGTGTCGGACTCGTAGACCGTTCCGTCGCCGCAATCTGGATAGTCAGCGCGAAAATGGCCGTGACGTAACCGCAAATACCCCGCCTGTTCGCCGTTCTGATCAAACACGTCATATTGCTCTGGGCAGGCGCTGCACGTCATTCGCAGCGTGTAGCCTTTGATTTGCAGGTCGCAACGCTCGTCAAAGTTCGGGTCGTGCGTCGTCATTCGTTGGTCCTATGTCGCCGATGATGATGTTTGGAAACTGCTCTTGAAATTGCCGCTTCGTCCAGAAGATATCTTTATGCCCTTCGGCTGCCAGCTCCATGTCACTTTCCATCGGATAATGGCGCAAAACACGAAGCGCACGCTGTCTGATTTCTTTGGGCACTTTTGGCGTTTTCTTTGGGTCCAGCAGGTCGTATAAGAATTCGCGCGCGTATTTAACAGCGCGGAATCTTTCGTCGGGCATAGTCATTTTTAATCTTCTTCCTCGTCTTCGTCGTTGCGGTAATAACCTTCGCTGGCGTCTACAAGTTCCATAACGCACGCCGAGTGTTCTACGATATTTTGCTCTTCAATCCAGTCAAGTGCTTGCGGTTGATGCGCAAACGGTCCGTGAACTGAATAACCCATTTCAGGGTTGCCAACAACTGCTACCCATCTAGGCATTATGTTTCCTCTTTTGTTTCGTTTTCTAGTTCATCGCCTTTGCGGTTTTTCACCGGTGTGAAGCCGTTTTTTTCGGCTTGCGCTGGCGACAAAGTGCGCAGCCAGTACCCGGTTGAGCACAGCTGCCCGCGCTCACCCGTGACTTCACAAATCTTGTACGACATCGCCTCGGCCATGTTGCACACGCCAAACGTGAAATCGTCTCCGCCGTAACTGTACAGACGCAGCCCGCCAAACTTTTCTTTGATTTGGCTGAAACGAAACGGTGGGCATTCCGGTCTGTATTTGATGTGATTCTGAATTACGCTGCACGCGGTGTAAATCAAATCAAACCAGCCGTCGGAGCACTCGCAGCCAAAGCAAATTAGGGTTTCTGTTGGCGGCTTGTCATGATCTTTGAACAGCTCTGGGAATTTTGTAACAAGCCGATGTTCAAGTTCGTCTCTCATTTTTTCCGTCCTTGGGTTTACGTTTTTTAGCTGGTTTTTCTACCGCACGTTCAAATTTTAGCAGCAGGTCCACAATAGCGTCCTGCACGTCAAATGTCTTACCTAGCTCGTCAAACGCAGATGGTTCGCGTAAATATGGATCTTCTTTGCAGCCTTTAAACGCCGCGTTGTACTCGCGAATCAGCTCAACTTTACGCGCGCCAAGTGCCGTATTAACAACTCTGAGTGCTTCGTAAGCTAACTGCGCTTCTTGCGCTGTGAGTTTCATGTTATTCAGCCATCGCGACAACGCGCCGACTGTTTTTCTTTTCTGTTAAGATGGCTGGAGCAACGTGTTGGAGTTGCGAACCGGGGATCAGTGCTGCCATGTGCCTCAAGAACGTTTGCTCAAATTCGGCTTTGGTCAAATCTGAGTAGGTGCCCATGCTGCCTTTGTGATAAACCATTTCGCCGCGATAAAGCAGCTTTCCTTCTTTGGTCACTCTGCATTTCCACGAGCACAAACAACCAGATCGCCGGTTCCACACTTCAAGACCAACTACGACGTCTTCTTTTCTGACGTATTTACCGCACTTGCTGACCGGTATTTCTAGCTCTTCGAGATCCTGATCGTAGTGCGGGACAATGATATCTTTGGCGCTTTCCCATACATCAGGAATGCACGTGGCCATAAAAGCTGCGTGCTGCCGGGCAAGCTGGTCGTCTTTCTTTTTTTCTTTAGCTATCAGCTCATCGCAAATTTTTCTTTGCGCAGCAACAATTAAACCTAAAAGCTCATGGTTCTGTTGTTCCACTTTTGTCCTCAATGACGTCCCAGCCGATATGCCGAAAAACTCGCTGCGTCGCGCGAAAATCGTCGCCGTCGTCGAGTCCGGGTACTATCAGCACGAGAGTTTTGTTTTTCTTATCAATACGGAACGTGGTGCCAGATCTAGGAATTCCCCACACCGCGTCTTGCGCGGCAGCCGCTACGAGACCGCGGCACCACATCAGCACTGACTCAGACGGGTTATCAAGCTCAAAATTGTTATTGAGCGCTACCATCGGATTTCGTTTCTCCGGCGGTCAAGGGTTCAGTTTTAAAGTAGTTGTTAGCGACCGCGGACCTTAAATAGTCTCCTACCAAAAGGTCGTGACCAACTTCGATTTTTGCGAACTTGCGCAGCGTGTCTTCCGTGTATTCAGCGTCCATAACGAGCACGTCCGGCCACGAAGCTGCCTCTTCTGCGTACAGCTGGTCAGCGCCGTTAGCTTTGTATAGTTTTATTGCTTCGTTGCGGTAAAACTCTTCGGCTGCTGGTCCGCGTAAAATCTTGGACTCAACAGCGGTTTCGGCGCTGTCGTCATCGTCGTCGTGTGCCGCGGCTATATCGAGCGTACAAAGGCAGCCCGACAGCTGCGCGATGATCGTCGATATAGTTTCATCGTCTTGATTCTCGCAAAAGCTGTTTGCAAATGCGCGCAGCAGCAGCTCCTCAATAAGCTCCGCAGTTACGGGTTCTTTGTTTGCAACCAGATACTGCAGCCGTAAATCTTCTCTGCTCATACAGAACTCGCTTCTGGTTTAGGATCGAGGCGTTTGTGAAGCTCGTCGCGCCATACATATGCCTGCGACCCGCGGCCAAACTTGGTCGGGCAGTTGATATCAAAATCTCGGATCATGCTGGACAGCGCGTCGAGTCCGTAGATTCCGCGCATCTGGTTGACCGGTTTGCCGTCAGGCCCGGAGATGGTGTACTTCGGATTGCTGAAATCGCTCTCATAAATCGTGGTGCAGCGATCGACCATTTCTTGCGGTACGCCAACGTCCAAAAACGCCTGCGGCTCGAATATTGTGTGGCCGTCGCACATGTCTGCCGCGGCGAGAACGATGTGCGCGGGAATGTCGGTCCATTTGATTGTGTGGCCTTTAGTCATCTGTTTGCTCCTCGCATACGCTGTCATAGTTTTGCTCGTCGTCGCTGCTGAGCCCTTCGTATTCGGCAATGCAGCAGCCACACACAAGCCGATTGATCCATCGATGTGCGGCGTCTACCTCGATTTCTTCGCCGCATGCGGCGCACGGAATGATCGTGTCTTCTAGGTAGGCTAGCAGGTTTTCTTCATCCTGCAACGCCACGTCTTCGATCGTGTCGTGAATGGAATTCATGGTTTTCTCCAGCGCCCGGGCGGTAGCCAAAAACTACCGCCCGGGCAGAGACTTCGGTTTAGATATCAGTCCCAGACGCGGATGACGGTGTTGTCCCGCGCAACCGTACGCTGGTACGTAATCCGATATGTGCCCGGCGGCAGCAGCCAGTCGCCGTGCTCCGGGTGCGTGATCGTATTGGCCTTGGTCAGCCGAAGAATTGGACCCGCAAACGTGAGCATTGCGATCGCGTCTTGCGCCGTTACCCTGTTCGACGATGCGTTTGGGTTGGCCCGTTGTTCGGCCCGCTCCGATTCCTGCAGGCGCGGCCGCCAGTTCGGCTCCGCTGTGGAGATACCGCGCATCTCGGCCAGCTGCGCAAACATCTCGCGAGAGCCAGATTCCACTGGGCTGTAAACAGTTACGCCGTCGCCGTGCGCAAGGCAGTGCCGGCTGCCCTTGGTGTTGCCCTCAGCAAGCTGGAGCGGGAAGACCGGCTGCAGCGTGCGCGTGTAAAGCAACGGCGTTTCCGAAACGTCATCAATCTTCTGAATATAAATATCGCCCTGCCGGACGGCGTCGCCTACGCTCGCCGCCTCGGGAAACTGCTGCTGGGCGTCGTTCTTAATCTTCTCAACAGCCGCGGCGGCGGCGCGAAGCCGAGCCACCGTGGCGTGCGAAACCGGGGCGTCAATAACAGCTGTACTCATGAAAAACTTCTTTGTGTGATTTAAGATGCACCAATAACTCGAACCTGATGGGCGGCGTACGGAACACGCGAAGTAGTTCCGGCGTCGGCCATCCACCGCTGCGCTTCTACGCAGGTGTTAACATCACGCGGCACGCTGATGAAGTAACGCCGCCCGGTGGAGCGGCAGAACAACACCATTCGATTTTGACCGGCGTTGTTTTCATGCCCCCGCGGCGGACCAACCAGCATCTCGGTCGTGTTATCAATATCGTTAACACGACTATCGAGAACCGGGCAGTCTGCCTCGGCAATAAATCGATCCCAGCCAAACTTTTCGATAGCAAGCCGGCGTGTTTCTTCGTTACGAATGCGCATGATGTGCGCTGTCGACAGCCGCTCAGGCTTTTCGACAATCGTACGGCCACCTTCGTTCATAAAGTGCCCGTCGTTGAACCACAGCTTTACGCCGTCAGCCCACTGTACGGCCGGCCCAGTCGTGCTGTGCAGGTTGTCAGACTCGTTCAACTCGATACGCGGACGATCGGCAAGAATAATGCACGACGTCTGAAACGCGGCAAACGCCGTGCAATGATGGAACACTTCGTGCTCCCATGTCGTTGCCGGGTCGTCGATCTTCAACATCTTGCACAGAATTTCGGCGTCGAGGGCCTGCGGTACGCTGCCAAGAAACACGTTGTCGTTAGAAATTGAATTAGCCGGATTGATTAATTCATTCAGTGACATAGCGCGATTCAGCTCGCCAATTGACCCCGCAGTCGAACTGCTGTCAAAAATAATTTTGTTGCTAATTTCAGCTATTTTCTTTGTACTTTTTAACACTTCATTGTTGCGGATTGTTCCGTCCCAGCTACGAAAACTTTCTGTGATCGATTCGAGGCCGACGGTGTCGTTAAGCACGGATCGGAAAATTTCGACTGTGGCGGTCAAGTGGTTTGTCTTGTACATGACAACATCTTCTAAGCCCTCGCCGCGGTTTCTCCACCATCGCCGCGATAACCCAAAAGAATTAGCTACAAGCTTTTCGTTGGACATATACTCTTCGCGAATTGCTCGCAACCACGTTCGGGTAAACTCGTTGTTCTGCATGTTGCTCCACCAGCGCCGGCGATCGCTATTCCAGCCGAGCAACGAGTCTTTACGCAGCGGGCGAAGAAACGCGCTATCGATTTCAAGCTGCTGGCACAGCTCTTTTGCGTATGTCTTTGTCATCCGGCCGCGTACTACAGCCATTGAAATCATGAACGTGACTGGAGACGCAGCTACGTGAAAAGTTACTTGGCTTTTCTTATAGCGGTCTGAACGAAACGAACCTAAACCGCCTTCGTAACCAGCGCGAAGTATTTCTGCGGCTTTATTGTGATTTGGCTGGCCTGTGTGAATAGTCTCAAGCCAGCGATTGATCGTGTTTTCAACAATGGTTCGAGTTGCTTTGGAGATTTTGGACTTCATGTTAGGTAGTGGTTGCCATGACGGGGTCAATAAACCCACAGTTCAGCGTGCTGTCGGTCAGCACAATTTCAAAGGTTTCAAAGTGGTCGCAGTTGTGTACCCAGCTGCGTGGAATATTAATTACTTCAGCAAAGTCGTCGCCGCCAACTAGTTCGCGGCTATTTTCGTAGTATTTGTCATCTGTATTTGGGTTGCAGTGTTCAGCGTACACAACGTGTGCGCCGCTAGCGACACTCTCAACGTCTCGCGGAATACCGTTGCTCATGAGATATACGCCGCGGTCGTGCACAAACACTAATCCGGGGCCGACGGGCGTGCGCGTTTCCGGCGGCTCTAATCCAAGCTCGCGAAACTGCTCGTCCGTCATGTTCTCGTGGCCCATATCAAACTCTGTCGCGGCGTATGCGTGCTCAAGGCAGCGCTTTACTTCCGCGGCTTTAAACCGTAACACTGGCATCGTCTAGCTCCTTCTCTAGGTTTTTACCTCTACCAAACATCCACGAGTCGCCGTCTTCTGGTTGAATGCGGCGCAGCCAGTCTGCCACGCTTGGGATGCGGCCAAGGTCTTCGTTGACGTGCTGTTCGCCGATATACCGTACCGGCACGACGCGCCCGTCAGAATTAGTGATTACTTTTCCGAAGATCTGTTCTGATAAGAAAATACCTTCGGAGTGATGCCGCAGCGCTCGGTGACGAAAGTCCGCCATGTGCGCCTTGGATCCATCAAACCATTCGTGGATTGCGAGATAATCGTCTACCTCGCCGCCCCACTTGCGCACTGACGACAGCGCGTGATGGTACGGATGTGCCACAGTTACTCCACTACAGTTGCTGACGACCATACGAAACGCTCAAACAACCAATCTGGTCCGTCGTACTCGTCGAAGACAACAAACGGCGCCTCGTAACCCTCAGCGGTGGCGGCGTTAATTGCATCTTCATAGTGACCGCCGTCGTTGTAGTCCGGGTCGGTGCACCTGACTTTACAGAAGTAAAAATCCGGTTCGCCGGCCGCGTTGTGCGCGGCTACGACGCATTTGATGTCCATCTAGCTCCTCGTTGCTTTTTCGATGGTAGCAATCGCGTGGTCGATAACGAGTGTCGTATCGTTTTCTGCCTCGTCGTCTGGATACAGTCGCTCGTATAGCGCAATTAGTTCGTCTTTGGTGTTACGCAACGCTTCCAGTAGTTCTGGCGCCGCGGCTATTAAACGCCCGTTAGCGCGGTCTTCGTCTGTGATGACTTCAGCGCCGTATCCGTCGTCTGCAGTATCGTCAAACGTATTGCACGTCCACGCAATAACGCGTCTGCCGCCAGACGCGACAATTTCTTCAGCTTCGGCTTCGTTACCAGAGTCGCCGCCGACTTCCCACGGTCCGGGTGTGTGCATTGCTAGTCGTCGTCTCCGGCGGCCCGAACAGTTGTAGCCGTGTGCCACGCAAAATACTTAAACAACCAATCTGGGCCGTCAAACTCGTCAAACACAACCATATTGTCTGGTTCAAAGCCGCTGTTCGCCTCGGCTTCTGCCTCTGCGGTGGCGCAATGGTCGCGGCTATCAAACTCTTCTTTTGTGCATTCGACGTTACAGAAATAAAAATCGGGTTCGCCGGCAAGTGTGTAACCAGCGACAACACATTTAACAATCATTTTTACTCGCTTGTGTACAAGTCAAGCACAGAGGTTAGATCGCTGTGCGTAGCGGACCAGTCCATTTTTTCTTCGGCTATTTCGGCCGAGCGTTCCCAGTCAGCGTCGTCGGATCTGTCGAACATATCGGCGCTCCACCAAGCCAGAATGACGCTTTTGACGCCTTTTTTCTTTGCGCGTTCTAAATTGTCAATAGCTTCGTCGATGGTCATGTCACCACTCATTTTCCGTGGTGTTTGTTTCCATGATGCGCTCATTGTGCTGCTGCTTGATCTTGCATTTGAGCGTGTCGATCTCTATCTCGCCGAAGCTGCCTTCGTTGATCTCCCAGCCGCCCGGCAGCAAATGCCAAAGTGTTTCTGTGAACTCTTCGAGTTTTTCTGGCGAAATAATCGGCGTTGGGTTAGGTCCGCTCGGCTCTACATGCAGCCGTTTAAAGTCACTGAGATACATTCGCCGGCCGTTCGTCGCTGTATCCATGGCGTCTTGATCGTTTTCTGCCACTGGGTCACAAAACCAGAAGCAAATTTCTTGAAAGTCGCCGGAGTCGCCGCTGCCGTCATATGACGCAACCACCCGTGTCACGCCAACGGCAGTAAATAGCGGACAGATTTCTTTGAGCGTTTCAATCGGCGTTTTGACTTTGGTTTTTGCCATGTTAGTAGGACGCGTACACCGTACAGGGTTTACCGGTTTTCTTTTCCTTTTCTTCAGCAAGCGCGACAAAATTTTGAAACGACTCGACCACTCGGTCCGCAAGATCTGACTGGTCGCCGTATAGCCGCGCTTGCCTCTCACGCACGGCCTCTTCGACAGTCATTGGTCTAGTTGTGTCGCTTCTGATGTTTCCGCCCTCCACAACTTCGGCGCCGGTTGACTGCACCATATTCAAAAACATTTTAGCCAGCTGATGGCCTGCAGCTGTCATCGCGGGCTCTGTAACACGCGTCAGCCGCTCTCGCATGATTGCGGCTGGAATTTCCGCGCGGCAGTCGTCGGCCTCGAACGCTTCACGAACAAGAATTCGTGTGGCATATGGGCCTCCGTGATACGCCTCGCGGAGATAGCCGACGTGGCCCGACGTGGTAGAGAAGCCGGTGGCTTGCGCTTCCTTTTCTTCTTCTTTCATTCCGTCCCACTCCAGATAGATATCAATACCCATTACTTGTCTCTCCTCTTCTTGCAGTTGAGGGCGGCGGTCATGTCAGACTTTTTGGCGTCACTCATGTCAATTGAGCAACTGGCGTTTTTGTGCACAAGTACGACTTTTTTATCCGGCTTTTTGATGTCGGCTAGTACGGCCGCGGTCTCGGCGGCACCCTCGTCAGAGGCTTCGATTACGTACGTTTCTGCGTGAGTTCGAGAAATGCGAACATGGAAATAAGGCATTGTGTCCTCGTTAAATAAAGAGAGGGCGCCGGGAGAACTAACCCCCGGCGCCCTCTACAACTAGCTGTTGTTAATTACTGCCGGCAGTTCACTGGCAGCAGCAGCCGCGGCAGCCGCGAGCGCGAACCACACGGGCCGGCGCCGTCACAACGCGTACCGGAACCTCAACGACCGCGCTAGTGACCGTACGCGTCCGTTCGATCGTCCGACCGAACAGGCCAGCGCGGCACGCGCCGCGGCACGAGCTTTCCGTGCAACAGGTGCCATTGGCGCACGCGGGCTCAGCCGCAATCGCCGGGGCGGCGGGCTGCACCAGCACGCTCTTCGGCTCACCGGCGTCGCCGGCAAACGCAACGGACGAAACGAACGCAAGGACCACAGCCGCAAAACAAGACTTCATGTCAATCTCCTTGAACTACCGAACACATATCACCGCACGCGCGGCGATAACCTGCTCAGCGATACTCTCTGTATAGCTGAACAGGATTTTGTTGCAACCCCAAAACCCAAAAGGGAATCTGGGGAGTTTTGTAAAAATGCGTAATTATTCACGCACTACATGCACGTTGTACCAGAACATTTTGTCGTTGAGCCATTTGGCCTCGGCGGCGAGCGCGTCTGCGCGCGATTCAAAATTGCGCAAAAACGGCCCGCCGACTGGCGATAAGTCTGCAATCCACTGTCCCGGAATTGTCGGGTCAGGCTCAACATGACTGGCACGTTTGATATCAAGCTCACCCAGCGCTTTTAAATTGATCTCTTCGCCATAGAGACACTGCGCTGAGCCGTTTGGGCGAATGTATAGTTGCAGCATGCTACATCGACAACAAACGGCGGGACGGTACCAACTCGTTCATATTGACCGGTCGCGGCATTTGCGCCGCAGTAGTTGGCGTGTAAAGATTTTGTCGCCGCCGTTCTGAACGCGACACGTTGTACGCAGCAAATTGCGTAATGTTTTCAATTATGGCGCCAGCAAACAACGAGTCTTCGTGTGTTTCCGCGCGCTCGTATCGTTGACTGTTTTGTTCGTATGCCGGCCTGAACATAATCCGACCGCCGGCTGCAACCGCGTGTCCCGTGAAAGAAATCAACGCGTTTAGCTGCTCGACATTAACAATAATCGCGTAATCAAGCACCTTCAAACGCGACAACTCAAATGTCGGATCATCCGGCTCGCGCGAGTAAATAGACACCTGCACAAGTTTGCTGCCGACTACTTGTGCTTTACCGGCAACAGTAACCCAACCAGTAATTGCTGAGTTGCTAACCTGCGCTTCGCCGCCTATGTAGGCTTGCCCGTCCAGTGATGTTTGAATTGCAATAGCGCGTCCCGAAATTCCGCTGTTTCCGCGTAAAGTGCAATTGATGACGCGGGCGTTATCGCGTACAAAAGCGTGCCCGTAAGCAGTCGTCGAGCCAGAAACGATGCCGCCGTAAATTTTTGCGTCGTTGCAGATCTGACAATTATCGCCAACACTGGCGCGACCGCTGATCCACGCATTTTGGTTCAACTGCACGTTGCCGCTTACATGCGCGTAACCACAAACATGTGCGCGGTGGTTTACTCGCACCCGACCGTCTATTTGCGCGCTGTGATAAACCTGCGCAAATTTGTTTACAAACACAGAGTCAGCCACTTTCGCCGTGTCGGCAACCCAGCCGTTTCCGTTAACGTGGCGATGCGCGAATACGCGACCGTTGCCGTCTTTAAAATCATGCTTTGACGCCCGCTTCTTTTTTGGTTTAACCTCGGGCATCACAGCTATTGGCGCGTCCAGTACGCCGATAGCACCGTCTTTCTGTTCCTCCATCACGACTCCATCGGAAGGACACGCCGTCTGGGCGCGTTTGTAATCATGTTGTCGAGCGCCGTCTTTACCTCACCCATTTGCTGCGTCAGGCTTTGACGCAAGTTGGTGTTCTTGCGCAGATCCGCAACGTCCACGCCGGAAACAATGTTGGTTGCCTGCTCAATGAGCCTGTCGAGCTGTGCGTTAGACCGCACGTTCATACGCCGAAAGTTTTCAGAGAACTCTTTGAAGTTCTCGATTGCCGACGCCTTGAACGTTTTCTTTGTGCCGTCGGGTTCGTCGGTCAGCCGTTCGATAAGGTGCGCGATCATGTCCTGCAGCTGCTCCGCAAACGCGTTTTCAGCCATGACTACCGCCGTTTCAAACCGATGCTGCACGCGCTGCTGCTCCTGCTGATACAGCTCAGGATTGAAAGTCATGAGATAGTTTGGCGGATCAACTGGCGGATACTCCCACCTGATATCAAAGACGCCTTCTAACGACGGCGGATAATCTGCCGCGTTATACAGATCGCCAAGCTTTTCGCGCGCGGCGGTTTTGATAGTTTCATACTCCAGCTGCAGATTTGCGGCAGCGGCGACCAGCTGCTCTTTATACTCGCGCATCCTATCCTCGAACGCGCCAATGTCAGACTGCTTGATTAGCCGAACACCGTCTTGCGGATACGGTAACGTCATTGAACGCCAATACGCTGACGCCTGACTCTTGAGCGTCGTAAGCACACGATACGTCGTGTTCTTAGTATCAATCAGGCGCTTCGACGCTGTGACCAGATCAGTAGCCGCGTGAAACGTGTCAGCAGCCTGCTTGGTTTGCGCGTCCGAAAGTTTGCGCTGCGTTCCCAGCCATGAAAACGACAGCTTTACGGCGCCCATAGTCTGGCGTAATTCGCTTGCTGTTTGTTCAACCGCTGTATTTTCTGCGGACACTGTGTCTGTTGTATTCATTCAGTCTTCCTCTTCGTCTTGTTCAACGTTGGCAACCCACTCGTCGAGCGCAAACGCGTGTACAAGTCTTTTTGGTAGTTTTTCTAATTCAGCCAGATTGGTTGGCACGCTAAACTCTTGAATGTCACCGTTGCTATAAATTCCGCAAAAACCTACGCCCGGCTCAAAGCAGTAGGCGGTGATATCAAAACTCTCAACAATACGCAGGTGGTCGAAAAATTGAATCGGGGGCGACCAAGCCGTATCGAAAACGAGTGTAATGTGCTTGGCTTTTGATGGCACGCGTTTTGGCGTTTGATCCGTCTCGCGCCCGACATCCCATTTCGTACCCCAATGACCGACTTGCCAGTCGTACCAATTTTTGGCCCCGTACAACGCAATGTTTTGCTGCTCTTGTGCTTCTAGCGCGAGTTGCGCAGCAGACCCGGCAGGTCCGACGCAACCAGCGACTGTAGCTTTTAATTCAGCTGGGCACGGTAAAAACGTACCCATAAGACAACCACTGTTCCATGCGCGCACCAACTTGTGCAACTGCTCCGGGTCGTTGTGTTTAAACGTAACTTTGTTGGCGCACCAGTTAGGCATGATTTGGCGTGCAATCCGCAGCTGCGGGGCGCTTCCGCCCCGCAGCCGCAGTATTGCTAGCACTTAGCCCTTTGCAGGAGCCGCGACGCGACGCGGACGTGACGACGTGACAGCCGGCTTACCAACACGCGTGTAAATACCGCGGTTGTCAGCCGACAGGCAGCGACCCTCAGCCCAGTTCCGCAGCCGCTCGATCTGCTCAGCCGACGTCACCGAAATCGGTACGACGTTCTGGGCAGCTTCGACGAGCGGGATATCAAGCAGCGCAGCGAGCCTGCAGCACGACTTGATCTCGGCGCCGGTCCAGTTGGCGTCGTCCGGCTTTTCCTGCGACGCATCGACACCGAAGTGCTTGAGGTAAATATCCCAGATCGCTGCGCGCTGGTCGGCGCCGGGCAGATCCACGAAGAAGATACCGTCGAAGCGCTCGGCGCGGGCAAACGGCGCCGGCAGCTGACTGGCGTCGTTACAGGTACCGATAAAAAACACATCCGACGTATGATCGTTGAGCCATGTCAGCAGCGTGCCGAACAGCCGGGCGGAGACACCCGAATCGGTCTGCCCGGAGCTTCCAACGCCAGCAAGACCCTTCTCGATTTCCGTTGATGTTACGAATTAGCCGTTTCCGCTAATTCTCCTGTATTTTCATACAGGACCAGACTATGTCATCTTGTAGCGTCGCACGTTGCATCTGTTGCACAAACCTTTTGATGCGTGCGGCGAAGTGGTTAGCCCGCAGGAAACGCACGCGTCGTATTGCGTGCTCCAGCGGCCGGACTTTAATAATTTTGGCGTGGCGTATTTTGCTGTGCGTGCCGCCTGTAGTTCTGTTTTGTGTTCTAACAAATGACAGCGTCTACAAACAGTTTCAAGATTGTTTAATGCGTTGTTTGGATTTTTATTTCCACGCCCTAAACGATCTTTGTGGTGTACGACAAGTTTTTTCTTTTTGCCGCAACGAAAACATTGTTGTTCGTCGCGTTCAATTACGGCTGTTCTTTTGCCGTTAAAATGTCGTTGTTCGCGGTAATTTTTTCGATACTGCAAACAATCGGCATGGTTGTCGTAATACCATTGTTTTTTGGTTTCGGCTATGCGTTGATGATTCTTGTCGTCATTGCGATAGCGTTCCAAATAACAAATTTTGCACAGTTCTTTTGCCATATGCGGACGCTCAGTCAGGCCGCACGATTGGCAACAGGAACATTTTTTTGACCACATCTCAAAACTCTACTACAAGGCCCCCATTTCGAACCCACTTGGGTCCTACGATCTTTCGATCTAGTCGTTGAACCTTCCAAGTATATGAGTACTTGGCTTGGCTGCAAGTTGCCCGGCTTACGCTGAGGGGTTTCTTGCAATTAAAGGGCTTTTCACTGATTTGTCGCCAAATCAGGGGACTGAATTCAATCCACGAACAGGACGCACGGAGCCATCGCGTCAACCTGCTTGAGCGCGCGGCGCATGTTACCCTCGGACTCACCCACGAACTTACCCATGAGCGAACCGAAATCCAGCATTACGGTCGGACGACCGACCTCATTGCCAAGTGCTTTGGCAAACTGCGACTTGCCGCAGCCCGGAGGCGACAGCAGGAGAACGCCCTTGGGGCGCTTGTCTACGTTGGTTTCTCCCTGCCGCCGCATAGCGCGCAGGCAGAAACTCTTCAAGTTTTCTAGGCCGCCAAGATTCTCGAAATTGGCGTCGCCACGATAGAGCGTCATCGTACCGCTCTTTTCAAGCGTCTGCGCCTTGATACCCCAGATCGTATCGGGCGACAGCTTGTTGTTGCGTACCAGCGACAGCGCGAACGCATTCTCGGCTTCCTGCCGAGTCAGGCCGCGGGAGGCGTCAACCACCGCCGCAACTTCATGCTCGGTCGGCTTGGCGAACGGGGAGCCGTCAGGAAACAGCTCGTTGCAGACGGTCTTGAGTTGTTCCAGATCTGGCAGCTCGTGATGAACTACCGTAAACAGCTTCTCGACCTCGGGCTGCAGCTGCAGCACCGGCGCGACGATAATGATATGTTTACCTTCGCCCTTACCCTGCACGACGCGGTTTGCAAGTGCCTGCAGCACTTCCGGGTTGCCGAGAAACCGGTGAAAGTTCTTTAGCACAATAAGCATGGGCTGCTTGGGTTGCGGCTGATCAAGAAACCGCAACGCCTGCAGCGGACCGGGAGCCTGTGCGTTCCCCGAATAAAGCTGGCGGTCGATGTCCCAGACATCGAATCCCCATTCCTTCTCTTCCGTTACACGACGAATCGACGCAATCGCGTCGTCGCACTCCTGCGATTCAACCCAGATGCCGGAGAAGCCGGCGCATACCAGCTCCTTGATTTCTTTTTCGAGCGACACTTGTGACCTTTGATGTTGTGTTGTGGGTACTAGTTACTGTCAGTTGCTTTCGGCGATCTGCTCGTCGTTACTGGTTGTGTAAAACTCGCCGGTTAGCTGCTCGTCTACCTTTGCGCCCAGCGCCTGCTCCAGCGCGCGGGTTGCGTCCTGACAAGAGCTGCCCGTAAAGCCGCTCGTTTCAATCTTGGTGCCGCCCTTCGGGTCAACAATGATTTCGATAGTCTTCGACATGTTTAGAAACCTCCCGTCAGGCTGAGTTTGACCGAACCGTCCGGCAGCATTTCCTCAAACACCGAGTAGCCGCCCTTCTGCGCCTCATAAATCGCTTTCTCGACCGCATACGCCTGCAGGAACCTGTCCAGCTCTTCCTGCTTGCCCCACGCGCCGTTGTAGTTGTCATAGTTCGCGGCGCCGGTTTCCGTATTGAACACAGCCGGGAACTGCCAGCCGGGAAGCTTTACAGCGAGACCGTCCGCCGACTGCCCGGCGAAAAGAACGTGATGACCGGCCTTCGGCGCCTCAAGGCCGAGACGCTTGCAGGCCGCTTCGACGGCAGCCGCGTCTTTTACTTCCGTCTTGATTTGAACGATATGAGACATGTTAGCCTCGATGATCCTTTTCTTTTAGGTAGTGTTGAAGTGCGCACACAATTGTGCTTTCAAATATCTCGGGCGTTATGTAGTCAGTGCCCGCAAAATACGCTAATACTGCGACCGCAGCGTCGCGGTCATATATCGATTTAAAAACGCGCGGACCGTGCGGCGTGTCCAGCCGATACTCTGCGATGTCGTGTAGCGTAACGACTTCGGGTACGGCTATTATTTCGCCGTGTTTACGCCGCAACTCGTTTAATTCATCGAGTGCCGACAAGATCCGTTCGCGATCGTCGTCGAAACTGCTCTCGTCGGTATATGGCGTCATCGATACGCCACAACCTCTGCGCGCGTTTCCACCCAGACATGCGCGCCACAAGCAAGCGGAGCGTCAGGAGAGTAGACCACGCAAGACTTGCCGCGCACGTCTACGTTTTTTGCCGCGTACGTTTTGTTTCGCCATTTTATTGTTAGCGGCGGAACACGTATGTTTTGCTTTTTATTGTCGCGAATAATGTGCTGGTTAACGTGAATACGTTTGATCGTACCAGCCGGCATTGTCATTTCATCAGCGTCGCCCGGGAAACGCAGCGGAATACGGGGCTCAAGTAGGCAGACGTCTTCTGTCGCCATTGGTAAAGATATTTATCCGCGTCGGTGCGGTCGTCCGTGACCGCCACCGCCCGCGGAAAACTTTACTAAGACATCATGGAGCGCAGCTGCTTGTGCTCCGCCAAGATTTCTCCGGCGGTGTCGTAGCAACCGTCGCACGCCGCCAGAAACGCCGTGGCAGCCTTCAGCTGGTCCATCGGCAGCGTTGTCGAGCCGGTCGGGCCCTTCGCTACCGGGCGCTTCGGCGCAACCTTGGCGGGTTCCGCCTTGGCGTGCTTCCTACGCGCCGCGTCGCGGCTACGTTCTTCTCCGGCCGCAACAGCAGTCGCCGGGCCGCGCTTTCCAGAAGCGACGCCCGCCTTTTTCAACAGCTGGCTCACCTGAGCCGGGCTGACCGTTACACGCTTCTTGGCGAGCGCTGCCACGATATCAACACCGCGGAGCGAATCGCCAGACTCCTGCCGACGCTCGATCTCCTCGCGGATGTGATCGGCGCCGCTCTTCTTCTCGGCCATGTCCTTCACCTTCCTTTTTGTGGTCTTCGTCGCCTTTGGCGATTCGACCGGGTCATCGTCTTCGTCGGCCTCCACAGCGGAGTCGACAGTATCGTCAGAAACCTCGTCGCCGTCTTCTGGCGCATATTCGGTTTCATCGTCGTCAGCATCCGCAATTTCGTCTTCGGGCAGTTTTGCTGCCGTCTCGCGGATGTCTTCATTACCTTCGTCTTCGTATTCGGTCTCTGCTTCAGCGTACGCAGCGTCGTCGTCGACCGAATCCTCTTCAAGCTCGGCGTCGACGTCCGCGTCGACCTCCTCGTCGTCATAATCTTCTGGCGTTGCGAACCGCATCCGTGTGGCTCCTTTCTCCTTCTTCTTCTCTTTCTCTGCAGGTGCCTTGCTGGTTGCGCCCGGCAGTGGTTTCCCCCACAGATTAGCCGGACTCACAAACTTTTCAGCCTTGGCCATAGCGTCCTCTCCTAAAGCGCCGCCAGTCGAAACACTTCGACAATGTGTGCGGCTAAATGAAAAATACACGGCCGAAAACAAAAATCAACTAGCGTGACTTTTTTCGGCGTCGCGGTTTCTTTTTAACCGCGAGTTTCGGCTGGGTTTTCGCGCCAATGTTGTATTTTGGCGGGACGACGCAATTCTGCTCGCGCAGTGTTCCGTCATTTAAGTGGGGCCACTTTTCAAGCGAGTGGATCGCGCCGATTAGATTCCACGTGGCGTGCCCGAGATGGTCTTCAGACCGATCTCCGCCCAAGAAGTTGTAGATGTGCGCAATGGCATGATTTAGTAGATCTGCCACCGGCATTCCATTTTCCCAGTTATAGGGACCAAACTTTTCTGCACCTTCGTTATAGGTTTGTGCCAATGCGCGAAGACCTATTGGCGATATCAAGTCGTAGCGCACCGCGTCGCAATCTGCACTGCGTACGGCGCCTGTGGTGTACTCGTGGCGTTCGTTGCTCATTCGAGAAAACTTTCTGGCCGAAAGGCGAAATAGAAACGCGGATCGTCGTTGAACGCAACTGTGCCTCGTACGCCGTCCACCTTGCGAATTACGTGCACATACGGCGGATCGAAGTGTGATACCTCGAACGTGTCGAGCAGTTGCGCACTATTCCAGACTTGTTCGCCGTATTGCGTTTGCAGTACGGTGCGGATTTCATCTGGCCCGCGAAGGGCAATCTGGTCTTTGATAACATTGCGCAGCATTACGTGCCCAATGTCCAGCGGGATCTGCGCGGCAAGTTCTTTAGCTTTGGGTGGTGTCGGCATTTGGTTGTACAAGCTTGTCCAGTTCTTCTTTCTGTTGTTTTATTTGCTCAGCGACATGCGCCGCGTACTGGTCAAGCATCCGAAGCTGTCCGACAAGATCTTTGTGCACGTCGACACTGAATAGCGAGAGCCGCCGAAGCAGCATAAGCAAGCTGGCGGTGAACGGCGGCTCTTTGCTGCGCAGACTTAGAAGGCCGGGCGGCGCATTTTCTGGCTGCGAAGTCCACAAGGGCACAAGGGCAAGACCGTGTAATTCTGGCACGGCAGCCATGACTTCGTTGCAGAATTCTTCTCCGCGCCGCATAAACTCTACGTCGAACGGTAAACGGTCAGATTGAATTTCAGGTTGCTGTTCAGGTTGCTGCGGCGTATCCATTAAACATCCTTTGTTACTGCGCGTAGCGCGATTCTTTTGGGAGCATGCCGTCGATTACGTTACCGAGGCGTGTCGCGGCGAGACTGTACACCACTACGCGAATGGCAGTCTCGACCATACCGCCAATTCCTGTTCCTGCCAATAGCAGCAAAAACAGGTAAAATGGCGCGTGATATGACTTGCAAAACGGGCAATTGATCAGCTCTAAAAGCTTTCCCTTTGCCGTATTGTAGGGTGTCACATCTTGGAGTGCTTGCGCGTATGCTCGCGCCGTTTCAAACAGCGACCCCTTATGCCACACTTCGATGATTGCCCCGGCGGCAAGTGTGACCGCTAAAAAGTCTAGAGCAGTTATTGTCATCGCCGTCTGCGCTTAGGTTGATTTGCAGTGTAGCCGTTCATAAAACAAGCGCCGCTATAGATTGCGCCAGCGGCCATAAGCAAGCCGGCAATACCGACCTGCGACATTGAGCAAATACCGGCAAAAAGCATTAGAGCAACGTAACCTGAAAAAGTTGCGTGGGAATCTGACTGCGACATTTATGGTGCCTGACTGTCGCCGTGCGGCCACACCTGTGTACGAGTTGTGTCCGGCGCGGCAGAATTGAATTGATAGTAGGGTAGCGGCAACGGCGCCTCAAGTTTAAGATGGTTCACGGCATTATCCGGGAAGTAAACCTGCGGGCCGGGCCCGCGCCGGGTTCCTTCAATGTAACGCTGTTTGCGTTCTTGATACAGTTTTGCAGAGCGTCCGACGTTAGCCATATAACCTCCAATAGTACGCGCTTGGGTCACCGTTTAGTATACCCAAGCGCGCACCGATCACTTGCGAGTTGTTTCTTTGACCGCCGCCGCAGCAACTTGACACATGTAACCAAGCACATTTGCCAGTCCCGCGAGGCCGTAAACGAAAACATGCCCCGTATATTTGAGGCTGTCTTCGACCCATTGAAACTCTGACTCGCTACCGCTGTTATTGTGGTTCATGGATAAACCTGATCAAACAATTATTGAAGCAATTGACATGCCTTCCACGGGCGTGCAAGCACTTCTACAAGAATTAATCTCTATCGACGTGACGGATGTGCAGTCTGTTCACGCGCGCGCTGCAGTTTTGCAGCAGCTCGCGGGGCAGCACGCGTTTCCATCACTCGAACCTATTTTGCCGTTGGTTCTGAATCTAAATGGACGCCCGTACAGTATTCAGAACCATATGCCTTTTTCCCCACTTTTTCGGCTGCTGACGCCGAAAAATCAGGTGTGGTGTACGGGACGTCAGGTATCAAAATCGACCAGCCTAGCAGCGCACGGAGTTGTTGTTGCCAACTCTATCCCGTTTTTCAAAACGTTATTCATTACACCGCTATACGAACAGATACGGCGGTTTTCAAATAATTACGTTCGTCCGTTTATCGATCAGTCCCCTGTGAAGTCGCAATGGAGCGGCACGACTACCGAGAATTCAGTTCTGCAAAGATCTTTTAAGAACAACTCAATGATGTTGTTCAGCTTTGCGCTTTTGGATGCGGATCGTGTGCGTGGTGTTTCTGCAGACCGCGTGTGTATTGACGAAGTTCAGGATATGGATCCCGATCACGTGCCAATCATTCAAGAAACGATGTCTTACTCCAGATGGGCGACTAGTTATTACACAGGAACTCCGAAGACCCTTGATAACTTAATTTACGGATTGTATAAACGATCATCACAGGCCGAATGGTTTATACCTTGTCACTCTTGCAAGCATTGGAGCATTCCAGCGCTTGAGTATGACTTAGATAAAATGATCGGCCCATACAGCGTTCATATCAGCGAGAAGTATCCCGGCACCGTCTGCGCTAAATGTCAGAAACCGATCAGCCCAAGGCATGGTCGGTGGGTGCATAGATATCCCGAACGCCGCTGGCAATTTGCCGGGTATCACGTACCACAGATGATACTGCCGCTTCATTTCTCTGACCCTGAAAAGTGGTCAACTCTATTGTTGAAGAGAGAGGGTTTTGGGAATATGACCCAAGCCCAGTTCTACAACGAAGTAATGGGAGAAAGCGTCGATACCGGTCAGAAGCTCATCAGCGAAACTGATTTGAAGGCTGCGTGCGTGCTAGACTGGGAAAACAAGAAAGAACCAGACCCTAAATGCTTTACAAATCTCTCGCAATACAAACATCGCATTCTCGCGATCGACTGGGGCGGCGGCGGAGAAGCAGGTATTAGTTTCACCGTGCTTGCTGTGCTGGGGTTCCGCCCGGATGGGACTATCGACACGCTGTGGGCCAAGCGCCTGCTTATCGGCGGCGATCATTTGGCCGAAGCTGTTGAATGTATGCGCTGGTCTAACTTGTTTAATTGCGATTTTGTCGCTCACGATTACACCGGTGCCGGCACGGTCCGCGAAACAGTCATGGTGCAGGCAGGGTTTAACCTAGAGCGAGTCATGGCCATGCGGCTTGTTCGTTCCGCATCCCAAGATTTGATGGTCTTCAAACCACCTACAGAAATCAATCATCGAGCGCACTATAGCCTCGACAAAACGCGGTCGTTGCTGTACACGTGTCAGGCGATCAAACTGAAGCAAGTCCGTTTCTTCCAGTATGACTGGTCGTCGCAGGACTCGCCGGGCTTGGTGTCGGACTTTCTTGCGTTGGTTGAAAATAAAGCCGAGTCTAGACTAGGCGGCGATATTTATACCATTACAAGGAACACGTTGTTGACTGACGACTTCGCGCAAGCTGTTAACCTAGGCTGCGCCGCTCTTTGGCACGTGAATAACGCGTGGCCCAATTTCGCGGAGATCGCTGGCGTAGCGCGGTTAAGCGAGCGTACTGTCAAGGCAGAGACGCCCGTAGATGACGACTGGGCGGATGACCCCATCGGACGAAACTATTTCGGCGGATACTAGAAAATCCGCCAGCAATAGTCTTCGATAAATTTTTTCATCGGACGGTGGTCACGAATCTTTGCGTTCTCGATAACGTCGATTACTTCGCGCGCCGCGTCAGCCAGCGCCGCCGCAGCTTCCGTACAATCCATAGACGAGTCGTATAGGTCCCAACCGGCGCCCGACCGGGGTATTGCCGGTTCTTTGCCTTCAAACGCGTCAGCAATCAGTCGCTGAAACACGCCGTCCGGTTCAGTGTCGAGCGCGCCGAACTGCCGGTACTTTGTCTGAGTGTGCTCAAATCGCCGAATCGCTTCTTGAAGTTTCTCCACCGTCAGCGTCATTGGAGTCATTAATAGAGTTGACAAGCTCCATTCCCTTTTCGGTTATTGAGAAGTTGAAATCGTTTTTCTCGCAGTCGTACTCGGCGTCGAGAAAACCGCGCTGCACACCGACGCGCATGACGTTCGATATGACGCGCGCACCAAGCGCACGAAATAGTCGAAGCATTTTTGTCTTGTACTCTTCGAACGAGTTGGCGCCGATACCGTACGCGCCGTCGGCTTGCACGTCCGACAGCTCGCGCACGATTTGTTCGACTTCCCAGACTTCCAAAAACTGTCGCTGGTACTCAAGCGAACATTCACTTTCGGTCGGCTCTTCGTTCTGCAGCTTGGCTATAAAACCGGCGAACATGATTAAAACGTGATCGCGCAGATCTTCGATCGACCCGCAAATACGCCGCGCGGGTTGTTCTTCGTTTTCGTCTTCGTAGTCTTCGAACATGACTACCTCAAGCCGTCTCTGCGGCCAGACGAGCGGTAGCGAGCGCGGCGTCGTAATTGCCGCGCGCAATCATACGCGCGTGAGCAGCGTCGCGGCACTGCCCTAGATAATCGGAGTAGTCGGAATCAGTGTTGACGAGCGCTTCCGCCGAGCTGAAGCTGTGCGGCTTGCCCGTGAGCGGATTGTCGCCGCTCTTCATGATTCGCTCGACCGCCGCCATCTTGACGGAAATCCTGTTGTCCTCAAGCTCCGACTCGCGGCGCACAGCGTCAGCGAGGGCCGCCGCTGCGGCGATAATGTTATCAGCAAAGTTCTTAGCCATGATAATTCCTTACGTGTTAAAGAGTATGCCTTCTACGAAAACCGTGATCTAATTCCATTTGCCGCGCATCAACTGGCTCGGCGTCTGGGTGTTTTTCTTTGACGTGCATGCTCAGCGCTACCGCTGAACGAAATTTTGTTTTGCACGTGTCGCAGCTAAACGGCTTTTCACCAAGATTAGCTGCGGCTACTTTTTCTGCTTTTTTGTACGAGCAACCTGTGCGGCGTTTGTAGCTTTCTTCAATTTCCATTAACCCGCCACCGCAAGCGTTGCATCGCGGCGCCGCGGCGCGCTGCGTTTCAAGAAATCCAACATAGTTGAGCTTGTTGCACGAGATGCAGCGCATGCTGATTAGATTGTGCCCCGTGAGAAGCACGCTGCGCTTGCCGTCGCCGGCCGCGCTTTTTCCACCGAAATCGTTTATTCGTTTTCGGGCCATTGTTGGCGTTCTTGCCTCGTAGGAATCCTTTTAGGGTACTTCTCGGGATGACAGACCTGACAGCGCGCGCGAGTGCATCCGCCGCAGCGCAAAGCTTTACGATAGTGGCCGTCATCAATAACGTGCGCCGGTTTGCCGTCTTGCAGGCTTTGCCGCCACGCATCCATACCGGCGTTAATCTGTTTACGCTGTTTGATTCGGCGTTCGATGATATGTTTTTCAGCGTGGTAACGTTTCATGTTTTACCTGCCGTCTGTTTCGCAATAGATTACAAATGTGCAGCCGCACTGTTGCGCAAGTTTTACGACGTTTGGCGCGTACACAGAGACGATTTTTGTTTTGTCTATTTTGTTATCAGCGATTAACGCCAAAAGACCCAGCTTTGCAATTCCGCGTCGCCGGTATTCGGGGTCTACAAAACACTCGACTGTTTGTACAACTGTCGGGCGGCCTTTGAAATTTTCGGTCCACGGGCGCGTTCCAACCCAGCCGGCTAGTGTTTCGTCTACCCAGATAAGCGCAAGCGCCATTTCTGGATGCGGCTGCGCGTGATTGACGTGCAGATAACGCTTAGCGAGTTCTTTTTGAATTGAGCTGTCGCTGCCAGAATCGGGCCACGACAATCTTGTCATGATTGCCGTCACATCGACCAGACCCAGCCGGTTGATGTCTTTGATTTTGATAACAAATTCCATGGCAGGTCCTCCGTGACCAACCATGGAGTATACATTAGCGCGGTAGGCGGGAGTCGAACCCGCTGCAGTAGATTTTCGGCCCGTCCGTCATTTCGGCAATTAAGTATGCGCACTTTTGCACACCGGAGATCAGTCCGGCGGTAAATCACTCGCTCGCATACACCGGCTTCGTCCGCTCAGGTGATCAACCCATATCCGTCTACTGCATCAAGCGTTAAGCGCGCGCCCCGCGCATCTACCGCAAAGAGCCCCCAGAAGGAATCAAACCCTCATCGGCTGATTACAAATCAGCTGCATTATCATTATGCTATGGGGGCAGTTATTAAACCCGCGGGCCAGTAGTATGGCAAATCGATTGGCTCCCGCCAACCGAACCGCGAATAGTGGCGAAAGTCTTTGCGCAATAAGTTGCTGCGATGACTGGCGTGAAACCGTGCGTCGCCAAACCAATGTGGGTAGCGATTGTGCTCTGTTTCGGGGCGGAGTTTGTGATAAACATCCATAAACTGCGCGAGAAGAGTGTCTTTAAAGCCGCGACGGCGCCACTCACGGCAGATCACAATTGCATAAACAGCGAGTTGTAATTCATATCCCGCCCACATGCGGACTGCAGGATGATTGCGCCATCCGCGTTTGCCGGGTGTATGCTCACCTACTGAGACGCCTAAACATAGAAGCGTTTGTTTGCATTCAAGTCGTTGTTTTCCGGTTCTTCTATTATCAAGCACAGCCGCCGACGCGCGAAAACTCGGTAACGGCAAAAACGTGTTCAAGTATTTTCTTTCTTTTTGTGCTCGTGTGGTATTTTGAGTCCGTGCGCTGCGATAAATGTTTCTAACTCTTTTATGCGCGCGACTAAATTGCGCCAGCATTTCATACGTAATAAATTCTCACACTGCGTTACAATTTGCAGGTGGTCTGGATTAACGCAACGCGGGTTTCTACATACGTGATCTAGTTGTACGCCGGGCGGTAGCGGTCCGTTGACGCGCGCCCACGAATAACGGTGCGCCATGTGTTTTTTTCCGCGCCACCAAAACTGCCCGTATCCTGCTTTTTTCTTTGCGCCACGACCAGAGCCGCGACCGTTTTTTATGAAATTCCAGCAACCGGTGTTTTGGTCAACGGCAAACGAGCGCAACCAGCGTTCGTCTTCTGTCTCGTCGTTAATAATTATTGATAAAAATCCGCGACGATTATTTTGCGCCCAGTGAGTACTGCACAGATTTTTTGCGATCGGTTTTCGCGCGCAACCGGGAAATACACATGTCGTACCGTTTGCTCCTAGAGTAGCAATTTTTTTAAGCGGTACGCCGGCACGAAACTGATCGTAGTGGCGCTGACAAAGATTTGCGGCTTTTACTTTTCGCCCGCAGTCTGAAAACGAGCAAATTCGTTCTGTTATTTTTACGTTATTCGTCATCGTTGTCGTCGAAATCTTCTTCGTATTCGGGGTCGTCATCCTCTTCGTCCTCGTATTCTTCGTCCCAGTCTTCGTCGTCGTCACCCCATTCTTCGTCCTCGTCTTCCTCGTCGTCTTCTTCGTCATCGTCGTCCGTGAAAACGTAGTTTGGTTTTGAAAAATCGCTATCTTTGTCTTCGTCGTCGTTTTCTTCATCGTTTACGAACTGCCACTCTTCTTCAATAAAATCATCGTCTAATCCGTCGTCGTGGCGTGCGGCTTTCTCATCTCTGTGTCGACGAAACGAAGCAGGCTCAAAGTAGCGCATAGTTATCCAGTTTCCCGGGCAAGATTGGCGGCTGGTAATAAATATTGATCGCACCAACTACTGTCAACAAGAATGCCCGGGAGATTGCGTACAGCCTCTTCTCCGGCGAGAACTCCACGTTGCGCCAATAGTTTAACAAGCCACGACCAATTTGGGGCTATGGCTTTTCTATCATAAAAATAGCGATCAATTGCCCGCTGGTTCAACCACCAGTGCGTTTTTTTACGCACTATGTAATTTCCGGGCTGCCCGATATTTCGGGCCCGCGGCAAAACCGACAGATCGCCGTTTTGAATGGCTGCTGTTAACGCCGTAAAAAACGCTGTATCAGCCGAGTTTTGCGTAATTAGATGGTTGTTTGCGTATTCAAGTTGGAACGCGTTTCCGTATGTTTCTGTCAACCATGCGTGCATATCTGCCAGCACGGCTATGGTAGTTATCGGGTGCGTGAGGCTGACGCGCATACGCTGCCGGAGCGTGCGCTGGATGTACGCTGGCAGTATGTAAGTAAGCGGCGCAAAATCTGTCGCCGGGCTCGCCGTCCCATTGACTATTTGCCAGCCGTATGTCGGCGCGACGCTGGCCGTCTGCGGTGACAAGTGCGCAAGTATAGGCCGATTATGGCAGCGCGGAACTATTGGGCTTAGACTGGTGGCGTCGAATACGCTAGCAATTGTTGTTGGCCAGTCTAGCGCCGTTGTGCGGTCATACACGGCGGCGCACGCATTTGATCGTCGCAAAATATCAATACGCTGATGTGCGCAACCAAGCGTTTCAGCGATTTTGATTGCGGTTAAAAAACTGTCGTCGGTAAGCCCGGTCGCCGCTGAGTCGCGCCGCAAAATTGGGGCAATCAGGTCTGCTGTAATTACCGCGACAACCGTCCATATAAATGCGTTCTCGGGGCTTGGTGTTAGAAACTGCCTTATCGCGGGCGGCGCAACAGCCACGGGTTCTGGGAAAACTACGTGTTTGTTTTTTTCGCTGGGTTGTGCGGGGGCTGACGGCGTACCATCTACCGCCAACTCGTAGTTTGCGAAACGAAATGCGTTTGCGCGGTCGTCCCACCCGAGACAATTAGATACGCATACAAGTTCTGGTTTGCTTAGCGCTATCGCTATCAGGTGACTGCGGCTGTTCCAACGACTGTCGTACAGCATTACTTTTTTATGCGCGGCAACAACGCCAGCTGTGTACGCCAATAATCCCGCGCGTTCTATTTTAACGGCATTATCCGCAAATGGTATTTCTTCGCCGTTAAGGTAGATGACGCCGGTATAAGTTTTCTCGCCGTCGTCGGCTTGCATAATTTTGCTAATGACAATGTTTGCGTCACAAATGTGATGATTTGTAACACTCCACCAACCGTCAGCTTTTGGAACGACAGTTCGCTGCCACGGTTGTTGCACCGTCGGCGTAATATTTTTCGACGTCTTGACGTGCGTCAACACGCGGTCAGAAAAACCCGGCGAAAAATTATCGCCGATTTTATTTAGAAACGGTACAAGTTTATCGGTCGAAATTGTGAGCCGTGTTGCAAATGAGTGCGCCGCTATTTCGTTCATTTGACCAAGCGTGCTGGTTAAACGCGTCTGCCACGTCTCGGCGTTTTTGCGCAGCGACACGAGGCGGCTCATTGCGTTTGTCGCAAGTCTTTTTTGCAGGCGCTGGTTTTGTGCGGCTACCGTTACGTAGCCCCGTGCATTTGCCGCGCGGCTAATCAATTCAGGCGACACCACGTGACTTTGAAAAATACGAGGCACCGGAGTAAACGCGCACCAACTCCCGCCCCAGCTGTTTGCCTCAACGCCTGTATAGCTCGCCATGAGCGGCAAAAGAGACAGCCCGCGGCGCAGCATCTCGCACTGCAAGCTCAAAGCCCACATAGGGTCATCGACAATAAATTGCGTGCTTTTTAGCAGCTCTCCTGCCGGCAAAAGCGCGGTGCGTAATAAAAAGTATCCTGCTTCTGGCCTGTTTCTTTTGTACTGGCTGACGGCGATAAAATTTTGTTTTGCCGTAAACTGTTCGTCGTATTGCGCTATTAAAAACCCGGTTAACCTACCGGGAAGATCGTAGTACGGGAATACAAGGCTGGCGCCGTTATCGCGTATAGGGTTTATCAATGGCCGGCGGACAAATCGTTGTAGCGTGTCTAGCTGTTCTTTGTACGCCACGCCGACTAGCCCAGCCGCGTTTATTTCTGGATATACGCCAAGTTCCCGCAGGCGACAGGCAATGATATCATCGTGGTGCCCCCAAATCTGCGCCTCAGCGTCAAACCAGAACTGCTCAAATTTTTCGACGCGTTCGACGGTCCGGGCGTATTCATTAACCGCGTTATCTTTTTCGGCGGCATTTATGGCGTTTAATTCGATAAACCGGGCGATCGCCACATCCGGGCTTGTATTCCATAATGCCGCGCCAAACGTTATGATATCTCCATGGGCTAAGCACGCATTACAGTGCAGCCAGATACCGTTAGTACTTGCGTCGTCGAACAGGTGTAGCGTATTTTTTTGACACAGCGGACAACCGACGACGGCTGGAAAAACCAACTGGTCAGGTGCAATGCCCAACGCCGACAGGGCAATCGCGTGGTGTTGGCGGCTAATTAAACAGGTAGGAAATCCCATGACAAACATCCCGCTCGATCAGGCGCATGACGTCAGTGGCCGCGAAACACACAGGCTTACGACTCTGTATCCGCAGCCCGACTTTGTAAAAAATGCCGCGCACGAAAAACTGAGTGGTGCCGCGGATTTACCACGCCATCTATACGCCGATCAGCGCCATAAACTTTATCCGTGCCATACCGCCCCTGCAACATGGATGTCCGCTCTTTTCTTCGCGGACAAGCAGGCGCAGTTCGACGCCAGGGAGGCTGCGGCTATTCAATCTAGAATACACCAAGCCGCCGAGTATTTCGGTATTCGCGGGGCGGTCACTGAATTAGAAGAGAAAGTCGCGGCTAGCGCGGCGCAGGATATTAATAGCCTACCTGATTCCGAGTTTGCCATTGTCTGGGTGAGCGACGTCGGGGGGAAAGAACGCCATTGGCCGCTGCGCAACGCCGAAGAAGTCAAGTTTGCGGCCGCGCATTTTAAGACTTTCCGCGACAACTTTGTTTTTGACGACCGACACGTAATTGCCACAAAGATCCTCGAAAAGGCCGCGCAATACGACGCAGACGTTTCGGGGGCTGAGGGCTCGCTAGAGCTGGCCGCTGGGCTGGGTGCCTGCGCGGCCAAAGTAGCGAGCGATATGATCAAAGACCGCGTACGGCTCACCCGCCGGCAGCATGCGCAGCTGGCAGTAGAGTTGTCCAAGTTAGCAGAAGCGGTCGACCAGAACCCCGAAATGGCGCGTACGGTTGACATGCGGCTAAAGTTGGCGAGCGCGGTCGATAATTTTGATAGAAATACTAACCTCTATCGCCTGTACGACGCCGGCGGCCTTCCGCGCCCCGAAGAAGTTCTGTTCGCCATTACCGAAAAGGTGGCGCGGGACTTCATGGCGCAGAATGTCGAAACCACTACGGGCAACGTATATGCTCTCGATGATCTTGAGAAGCTAGCCGTTGATGATGTGCGCGAGTGGCTTGGCGACGACTTCGCTGACGCGGTAAGCGCCGGCGGCGTGTACATGGACCGCGAAAAACTGGCCGCGATTGTACCCACGCTTGATCGCGGTATGGCGGCTATGCTCGACCGACTTATGTCTGAGAAGAGCGCCGGGGCGGTTGTTAAGTCAGCGTCGGCTGACAGCCTTCTTTCGCTTGCCCGGCTTCATGAGCTTGCGGCTGGCGGCTGACGCTTTCTTTTTTGGCTTTCGCTTTTTTACCGGCGGATTAAATAGCGTCCGTATACGGTTCAGCACGAACCTATCGGTAGTCCGCTTATAGTTTACGTCGTCCCACGCTTGATCGACTTGCTCGATACCGCGCCGCGAGGCTTCGATGTCGTGGGCTAAACTGTAGGCGGGGTTGTGCCATTTAAACGCCGCCTCTTTTTTCTCGCGCGTGTCGCACACCGACATTTCAAATACTTCGTGTGTGCGCCGGTCGATGATCATTTGCGCGCTGGCGACGATACCAAATATACCCTGATGTTTTGCTTCGTAGACTGCGTCAACAATCGCCGCGTTGTCGCCGTAACACGACCAGCAGTAGTCCACGACTTCTTGAATGCTGTAGTTGCAGGCACGAAAAAATTCAGCTATTCGCGCCAGACCGGCGTGATCTATTTTGATGCTCACTTGAAAACTAACTCCTTCAATTTTGTTATCAATTCGCGCACACCCCGCCGGGTTGGCGCCGGCACTGCGCGCGCCGGCACTTCGCCCGGCTCAACGTTTTGAGAAGATAAGCCGCCCGACTTCTCGGCTAACTCGCTTCGACAGTATTCGAGGTAGAGTTGCCAGTTGTCGTAAGAATCTCTGTCTTCGGCTCGTTCGTATGGGATGTAGGGTGGTGCGTCTGGGACTCTGTCGTTCCAGCCCATTGCTGTTTGTCCTTCTTTTTAGTTCCGCCAATTAACTCGCCCCGCACTATCGTTGTTGTTTGCGGCGCTGTTAAACCAATCTTGACTCGATCGCCTGTGATTCCCAAAACTTTCACAACGATTCCGTCGCCAATTACAACTTCTTCTTCCTTCTTCCTTGACAGTACAAGCACCGTGTCACCATCATGATGTAGCTGAACCTTGTAACATTTTTACGACATACTCCGTGTTGCCGTTTTTTAGGTCCAGCGCGGTCAATTGTTTGATAAGTAAATTCGTTTTTAATCGAATCGACTGGTTGATGTCTTCTGTTTTGTCGGCTTCGAAATCGTAGACCGCGTTAAACATCGCCGGGTCGTCTGAAAAGTCTGTGATGTTGGGGCTGACCCGGGCAGCCCGCAGAGCAACGCGCAAGATATCTGGCGCGTTAATAATCCCTTCGCTGTCAAGCACTGCGCCGATATAACCGCGCACTTCGTCGGTAAACGGTTCGTTATCGTCATCTTCGGGCGGGCTGATGAGCAGCGCTTCGGTAATTCCCCACGCCGCCTCTTCGGCGTCAGCTGGATCCCACATATCGGGGCGGTATGTGTCGCCGCCCATCACGTTGCAGAACGTCACAAAGTCCGGCAGGCTTTTGAAAAACTTGTCGGTTGTGAGGATCTGAATTGCGACGAGGAGCTTATCGAGCGCAAGCTGCGGCAGTTCAACGTCGAACTCTTCCTCGATTTCGAGCGTGATTGTCGCCGGATCCCAGTCCAGCGCTTCGACGCCGAACTTATCCAGAAACAGAGTCAGTAGGACGCTCGCAAACGTCTCCCTGCTTTTCCAAGCTTCCTGCGCTATTGTCGACATTAAGGCCGTTCCTACTCTTGATGATCTGCACACCCCGGCGGTACAGCTCACTTAGATTATACGCGATCGTCTCCAGCGGGCGGCGCGGAAGAAAATCGCGCGGCTCGCCGGACTCCAGCGCAAGCCAGCCCATAGAGCCGGTCCACGTGACGTACCGTCCGTCTGCGAAAGCGAGCGTGGCGGAGCAGTCACCTTGTATGTCTTCGATGGGTAGGTCCAGCTCCTGCCGTGTTTGCCGCAGCATCTCGCCGATCATGAGCCGCTGTTCACCGGACAAGAAGTTTAGATTCTCAAGCATGTCGGCAAGGAGCAGGTAAAATACCGCCTCCGTGTCGACAACCATGGCCGGGTTATACGTCCACTGGCGCTTTAAAACGGTCGTGAAAACGTTGCGAATTTGCAACTTGCTTATTTTTACGACGCGCACTACCATATCGAGCGTCGGGTTTATTTCTTCACTGGAGGTATTTATGTCTGTTTCCATCATCGACAACCTTTCTAATATCACGCAAGGACGAGCTGAGTTTGTCGTCAGCGGTGATGGTATCGAGGAACTGCTGTCGTCTGCAACCGCGAACGCTGTGCTGCAGAAAGCAGCCGAGGCTGGCTTGCACCGGCCGGGCGTTTCTAGTGCCAGCGGCCCGTACCCGGTTGACGGCGAGGGCAAGACCGACGACGAACTGCTCATGGGCAAGCGCGGCCCTGTTGCGGGCTACCGCCGAGATTTTGTTATCTTGGCGTCGCTCTGATCAGGCGTCGTCTGCCCGGTCCACGACGATCATCTTGCCGGGCTGACCAAACATAAACGGGACAACGGCGAAGCACACCGGTGTGCGGCAGTCGACGTCTAGGCGCTTGGCGCACGCATAGCCGGTGCGGAAGCTTATGTTTTTTGCTGCCGCGATCGCTGCCTCCTTGGTTCCAAACAAACCGACAGGCACGTCATCCATGGTGTGGCGCCAAACGACGAGATAGCCGTGCAGACCGCCGGCGATCGTCTCGCGTGAATAGCTCCACGTCTTCTTTTGTGCTGTTGTCTTTCTACCCGAGGCGCGCGGAGCGCGCCTCTTCTTTTGTGTTTTTGATACTTTCAATGTCAAAGTGGTCATTCCTCTTAGGGGAGCGGATTGTTCTCTGTTGGTTCTGCTGATGTGTCATCGGCGTCTGTGTCGACCACAATTTTTGTACGGCCATTGCTGAAATAGCGCGAACCGTAACTGGTAAAAATTTCATCTCCGGCGGCTATGTCTTTTTGCGCGATAAGATCTGCTACGTTTGCCGGCCAGTTAAAACTCCAGTTGGCGTTTGGCGAGTCTTGGTGGTTGTATAGCATTCCGTACCCAAGCACCATGTACATGTGGCTTCCGTGCCGTTTGCACTCCTCGCAGGGACACGAACTGTTTGTATACAGGTAATTAAATAACTGCGGGTCTTTGTGATACTTTGTGCGAAACGCCAGCTGAATCATCGGACACCGCTCGACCAGCTCGCCTTTTTTGATATCGTTTGTCGCAAAAACACCGCGACCGTGTACGCCGGAATAACCAAGCTCAATTTTTGTCGGTCGAAACAACGGTACCCGCTCTGGTTCTGTTTTTTCTACCGAGACTTCTTTTTCGGTGGCTTCGGTTTCGGGCGCGTTTTGGATTTTTTCGGCGGGTCCTTCTGTCTTGTCTTCCGACATGTCATTACCTCGTGTGTGAGTTATTCTTCGGGGCCAAATTTATCGATGTGGGCAAGTCTAGCGCAATAAAATTCTGCGACAAGACCAGCCACGTGCTCAAAACGTTTCACTATGTCAGGAAGAACCTGCTCGTTGAATACGCGCACAATGACGCGGCGAAATTTGGCTATCGCTTCTTTTGTGTAACCCTCTTCTCGCGCTTTTTCGGCGGCTTTGCGAATATCCGCGTTGCCGTCAAACTGCAATTGAAGATAAGCCGGGTTTACAAACTCAATTATGTGTCCGTACACTTGCCTGACTTCGTAGGCGCAGGGCACGTCAAATACGCCGGCGCCGGGCCATCGCTCGCCGTCTACTTCGTCCTCTGACAGGTATCGCAGCTTTCCCAGCGTCCAACCGAATGCCGCTGCGTCATCATTCGGTTCAGCCATGGTAAAGGCTGGTTTTGGCGCTGGCGGTTTTTTGTCGAGTTTTACTTTGCTTTTACGCGCCATGATTCACAATAGCTAAGGAAAATTGGGACAGTTTTGTTCTGACCGTGTAGCCGGGAGTCACATCAGCCGCCATAAGACGATTAGATGTGTCCCGACTACACAGTCAGAACACGCCGGCGATCAGTCGCCAGCGGTGCAAGCAAGGTACGCATGATAGCGTGCTATTTCCTCAATGTTAGGATCGATCTCTTTAAACACCGGCTCATCCTCCATAGTAGCCAGCTCACCTCGAAACATCGCGGTTGTATATTCGTGATACAGCCGTGCCATATCTCCGCGAAGTTTCTTCTTGGTGAATTTAAGCACGCGTGCCTTCAGAAAGGCGGCGCGTTCCCAGAAGTTCGGTAGCTCATCCAGCGTGTCCCGAAACTTCTCTGCAGTTTTCTCAAAAAGTTTATGCGCCCGATCAGGAACAATCTGAAACTCAGGCGCTGTCTTCTTGCATCGAGAGGTGACTGCAAGGCGGATTTTCTCCGCCGGGGGCGAAAGAAGCATGCGTTAACTCCGTTGTAACGCGGTCGAGAAGGGCCGCTAATACGATATAGCAGCGACAATAAATATGCCGCGTTTTTGGCAAAAATTTAGCCGCTATTCGGAGTTCGCGAATTGCGAAAGTGCCTGTCATTGCAGGACTTACGGCGCAATAAGTCATGTTCTGGAAAATGGAAAATGCAACCGCCGCCGCGCGCTGCCTGAGAGCCTGAAGCCCGCGGGTCACGTGGTACGTGACCCTTCAGCAGTCGCAGGACGGCGGAAGATCGTAACCTACGCGTGGCAGGTGCGGCTAGAAGGTTAGCTGGACAACTTGGCCACCGGCGTTCACATAGATGACACGCACTTTTTTAGCGTCCAGCAGCGATTTGAGCTGTGTCTTTTTTTCGCTACTCATACCGGCAAGGCACGATTTAATCTGCGCCATTGCGTTACGGCGCCTTTCTTGGCGTTTGTGGGCACACGCGCTGCAGCCGCCAGACTCATTACTTTTGAGGATTTCTCTCTTGTTGTAAAAACACGGGATCGATTCGGAGTACGTAGGGTCGTTCAGTAATGATATTATTGTGCTGTCTTCTAGCACTACCATGTCGCGCATATAGACCTCACGGGGACGGCGCTTGTTCGGGCGGCGTTCCAATCCACAGTTCGCCGGCCGGGAGCAGGGTGTCTGCGACATCCAAAGTGGACTTGAGCCGCTGCACGTCGTCAATAACTTCTTCAATAAACGCTTTGACTTCTGCGCGCGAGCGAAGCAGCACGTCGACATAATCTAACCGAAACCATGCCGGGCGGTAATTTGGGATCGGGTCGTCTTCTGGGTACTCTTCGAGGTCTGTCGGCGAGCAGACGTGATCAAATGCGCCTACTCGTTCGTTTGCGCCGGGTTTGAGCGGCAGCATTTGGTAGGCAAAGATCTTTGTCGGCATCTGTGTCGCGTTACTAGCTGTGATTCGCACCCGGATGCCGTCTGTTGTCTCGTAGTTATATCTGCTGACCTGCCACGTTAATTTGACGTTACGCTCGCTTCCGGTCGGTGGCGGCGGGTCTATTTCAGGAATGTAGAAATTCAACCCCAGCGTGTCCGGCAGCTGAATTGGTTCTTCTTGTGGGCCCTGTGAGCAGCAATCTGTCATGTTATTCTTGCTCCGGTAATACGATAGCTGTGATGTTTACTGGTCCAGGCGTTGTCGATCGCACATAAGCGAGCGCTAAACCTTCATTGTCGGTCGGACCGGGTTGTGTGATCTGCGCTGTTTCAACATCAGCAGAAATTTCAACTTGTCGTCCGGGTACTGGGCGGTCGCAGTCATCGCGTAAACGGATTTTGACGACGGCTGCTTTTGTGCCGTTTGCCAGTACTTGCGGTTTTGACCCGTACAAGATTTTGGAGTTTTGCGGACTAACGTAGCTCATGGAAACACATACCGTGCGGGCGTCGATGAATTTGGCGGTACGTAATAGATTGTAACTTTTGTGTTTGCGATGTCGTCTGCTTTTGCGACATATCGCACAAATTGATGCACGATTTCCGGGTTCGTTGTTTTGGCTTCTTCTAGCGTGTTGATAAACGTTGATATACATTTGAACAGCAGATTTGTATCAGCGCGGCACCGGCAACCTTGTTTTTTTGCCGACTCTTCAAACGCCGCGCGGCACGCATCCATTGATTCTTTTACCGATATCAGCTGCGGATTTTTTTCAAAAAAATCGGGTTGCGCCACCATGTGCATGATGTTGTCGCGCGAAATAGAAACCATGCGTGTCATTTTTTTTTCTTCCGTTGCCGTTTGGTCGTATTCTAATCGGTCTGAAAAAAAATGCTACGACACTGATGTAGCTGCGTTTTTAATTGCTGCGCGAAGTTGTGCGTTTGTTGCAATTTCAACTAGTAGCTGCGCGAGCGTTAATTCACCAGACGGACCAGTTGGACCTGTCGGGCCCATGTTTCCGCACGGACCGGTAGCGCCGGCTGGCCCGATCGCGCCAGTTACACCAGTTGCGCCGGTCGGTCCTGTTATACCGATGGGCCCTGTAACGCCGGTCTGTCCCTTCGGTCCGGTAGATCCGGTGTCGCCTTTTAAACCTCTATTACCTTGCGGGCCGGTAGCTCCTTGCGCGCCCTGCGGTCCTTGCGTGCCTTGCGGTCCTTGCGGGCCCATCAAACCCTGCGCGCCCATCAAACCCTGTAAACCACGCAGACCCTGTAAACCCTGATCACCTTTCGGGCCCGTGGCTCCGCGAGCGCCAGATGGCCCTGTTGAGCCGGTAGGCCCTGATGCTCCGGTTGGGCCTGTTTGGCCTTTGGCGCCTGTCGGGCCCGTGACGCCGGTTTGGCCTTTCATGCCTGTAGCGCCGGTATCACCTTTAAAGCCGCGCAGACCGGTGGCGCCTGTGGGCCCCGTATGGCCGGTCGGGCCAGATGCGCCTGTCGGGCCGGTCTGCCCTTTAATTCCTGTTGGCCCAGAAGGCCCTGTTGGGCCTGTAGGGCCTGTTTGACCTTTAGGGCCGCTAGGACCCGTTAAACCAGTTGCGCCGGTCTGTCCGGTGGGCCCAGAGGGCCCTACTGGGCCTGTAAGCCCGGTTTGACCTCTAAGCCCGGTCTGGCCCGTTGCGCCGACTGGGCCTGCCGGGCCGGTAGAGCCTCTGTCTCCTTTGTCGCCTTTGTCTCCCTTAAGTCCCTGCGGACCGACGGGACCTCTTGGGCCTTGCGGGCCAACAGGGCCTGCGGGGCCCGCAGGACCCTCCGGGCCAGCCGGGCCGGGCGGGCATACGCCACAATCACCGCTGCCAACGGCTAATACTGGGCCGGCGTATGGCTCCATTTGAATTTCGTCGTTATTTTTTTGTTCGTCGGCCATGGTTTAGTTATTTATTGCGGCGCGGAGGGCGTTGCGTAAGCCGCTGTTAGTGTTGAGTTGATTAATGAACTCGTTTAAAAACGCTGCCGTTTTCACAAGCTCTGCGGGGTTGATTACAATCGCGCCATTAATTTCTGTGTTTGTGGCTGTAATGGTGCCCGAGCCAAGCGTGTTTGGCGTAAATTGAATTATACCGCCGGCGGGTATAACTCCTGTCGCGCCGACAGGGCCTGCTGGCCCGGTTGCGCCGGTATTACCGCACGGACCTGTTGCGCCGCTGGGGCCCGTTGCGCCTGTAATACCCGTGGGTCCTGTTACGCCAGTTGCGCCTGTTATGCCTTGTAACCCAGTTGGACCACGCGGACCTGTTGGACCGGCTAAACCGCGTAAACCGCTAATACCAGTCGCGCCCTTCGCGCCGGTAGCGCCAGCGACGCCAGTCGGGCCCGTAACGCCAGTTTGCCCACGTGGTCCTGTTGCGCCGGCAACACCTGTTGCGCCGGTGGGTCCGCTGGGGCCGGTGATACCGGTTGGGCCGAGCGGGCCTGTTTGCCCGCGTACACCAGACGGCCCTGTCGGTCCTGCTTCGCCGCGAGGGCCCGTCGAACCGCGTTGACCAGCTACACCCGTAGCGCCCGGAAGACCTGTTACGCCGGTTTGACCGCGCGGACCGGTAGCGCCTACTACACCAGTTGGACCGGTGGCGCCGGCCATGCCGGTTGGTCCCGACGCTCCAGTTGGACCTGTTTGACCTTTGACGCCTGTAGCGCCGGTCTGACCTGTTGGACCGGTCGGGCCCGTTTGCCCGCGAGCACCCGACGGGCCAGTTAAACCCGTAACGCCGGTTTGCCCGCGCGGGCCAGACATACCCGTCGAACCCTTTTCGCCTGTGTCGCCTTTGTCTCCCTTCAGCCCGCGTTGGCCTGTTAAACCAATTGGACCCTGTGGACCTGTAACACCAATAGGTCCACGCGCGCCGACAGGGCCAGTTACGCCGGTTACACCAGTGTCGCCTTTGTCGCCTTTATCGCCCGTGTTACCTTTCTCGCCACGGTCGCCTTGATCTCCTTTATCTCCTTTGCAACCTTGCGGCCCTGTTGCCCCTGTTTGGCCAATTACACCTTGCGGACCAATAATACTTACACCAGTAGCGCCCACCGGCCCGGCCACGCCGGTCATGCCGGTTACACCCTTTTCGCCCCTTTCGCCGCGCTCTCCTTTTTCGCCGGGCACGCCATCGCCGCCGGCAGGACCCGCCGGGCCCATGAGGCCGGGCACTCCCGGGAAACCCTGCAGACCGCGCGGACCAGTAGCGCCCGGATCGCCCTTGTCGCCCTTATCGCCTTTAGGCCCCTGCGGACCGGGTACACCGCCACCGCCGCCACCTGTCGGGCAGTCTGTAGCGTTTAGGTTTATTTCTCCGCTTATTTGGTTGCCTTGAATTTTGAGAAATCCATTCCCAACTGTCGTGCCGCCGGCTCGGACGGTTATGTCGCCTGCCGTTAACGCATTAACCTCCAAACTGCCATTAATAATGTAGTAACAAATACCAGACGCAGTATTCGATATGACCTCGATTTTTGCGCTTTTAATTGGCGTATAACTGTCGCCGTACGACGCACCCCCGCCCGACACAGAAAAGGACCCACCCTGTATTACCGGACAATCCGTCAGCGCCCTGACAGAGACGTAAGACGCGATTGAATACGAGCACTCATCAAGCTGCGAAATAACAGTTTGAATTTTATTCGGTAGATTTGGTCCAGACGCAACCCCACCACCACTGCTCGAAATTCGCGTTACGCACGGTTTAGGAATTTGAAGATCGAGGAACAGTTCGATTGCGCACGAGTCGCCCGAACTGGATACGCCGCCAGTGAATGAACCACTCGGGCTTGACGAGGCCGAGACTGTTTGCAAATTTAAAACGGCGCTAACAGTCGGGCACGGCGGTCGCGGAATTTTAACGTAAAGATCAAACGTGATATCAAAGTTACACTGCGGCGGAGAATTTGATCCGCTATTAATCTGATGGTTTGGTGTAACTTGAAATATGAGATTTGACTCAGGGCAGTCGTACCCGACGCAAATATTGCTGTTCGTTGTGATAATCGGACACGGCGGCCGCGGGTAGTCAATATCTACGTTGATATCAAAAATGTAAGTGCATGACCCCGGATCATTGCATGACGGAGGACTTTCTATTTTGATAACTTGGAATGACGACGGACCGCGCGGGCTGGGTGCGTCTGAATAATGCCCCGAGGCTGTACCCAGAATGCTGATCTCGGGGCACTTCGGGCGCGGAATTGGAACGAGTATTTCCAGCTCGATTTCAAAATCGCATGTTTCTGGCTGATCGCAACCGCTGGCTGGCGTCGTAGTTTTTGTGATAGAAAATTTTGACGAGCCGGATACGCACGATGAACCCGCAAAACCTGTTTTTACGTTAAACGATTTAGACGTAAGAGAGATACACGGCGGCGCGGGAATTGGAACAACGATCTCTAACTCAACGTCAAAAGCACATTGCGTAGGGTTGTCGCAGTCGCCGGGCGTTATCGTCGGCGTAATCTCAAACCTATTTTCCTTACCAGCAACGCAATAAGAGTCTGAATATCCGCTGTTAACCTCAAACGTTTTGATGTTTATTTCGGGGCATGGTGGCTGCGGTATCGGTATGACCAGATTGAGATCAAAATCAAAATCACACGTGTCAGGCGTGTTGCAACTGCCGGGCGTTACAGTCGATGTAATTTTGAAAGTAGATTCTTCAGACAACGAACACGTCTGATTTAATAACACTGTTTTTACAGACAGTGTTGGCGCGTTTAATGTCGGGCACGGAGTGCGCGGGATTGGTACGGCGATCTCTAGATTGAAATCAAACTCACACTTGTCCGGTGTGTTGCAGTCGCCCGGGGTAATTTTTGTGGTGATTTCAAACAAATTCTCCCCAATACAATCATCGCCGCCGTCACTAAAACCACTCGTGACTTTAAACGTCGGCGAGTTCAGTATTGGGCACGGCGGCTTAGGAATCGGAATCAGGATCTCTAGATTGAAATCAAACTCACACGTGTCTGGCGTGTTGCAATCACCCGGAGTGATTGTCGTAATGATTTCAAACTTATTTTCGCCCGTTAAACAGTTGTCTCCGTCATAGCCGCTGGTAACTTTAAACGTCGGCGAGTTCAGTATTGGGCACGGCGGCTTAGGAATCGGGATGAGGATTTCCAGATTGAAATCAAACTCACATTTATCCGGCGTGTTGCAATCACCCGGAGTGATTGTCGTAATGATTTCAAACTTATTCTCGCCCGTTAAACAGTTGTCTCCGTCATAGCCGCTGGTAACTTTAAACGTCGGTGAATTAAGTATTGGGCACGGCGGCTTAGGAATCGGAATCAGGATCTCTAGATTGAAATCGTATTCGCACGTATCTAATGTGTTGCAGTCGCCGGGCGTGACTGTCGTAATGATTTCAAACTTATTCTCGCCCGTTAAACAGTTGTCGCCGTCGTAACCGCTGGTGACTTTAAATGTTGGCGGGTTTAACGTCGGGCATACTGGCCGCGGGATTGGAATGAAAATTTCCAGATTGAAATCAAACTCACACGTGTCTGGCGTGTTGCAATCACCCGGCGTGATTGTGGTGATGATTTCAAACTTGTTTTCGCCAGTAAGACACGCTTTGTTGTCATATGCGCCATCGTAGCCGCTGGTAACTTTAAACGTCGGCGAGTTCAGTATCGGGCACGGTGGTTTTGGAATTGGAATCAGGATCTCTAGATTGAAATCAAACTCACACGTGTCCGGCGTGTTGCAATCGCCCGGCGTGATTGTGGTAATGACTTCAAACTTGTTTTCGCCCGTAAGGCACCCATCACCGTCGTAACCGCTGGTGACTTTAAAGACAGGAATATTAATCAGCGGGCACTGCGGGCGCGGGATCGGCACCAGTATTTCAATTTCAACGTCAAAGGCGCACTGGTCTGGAGTGTTGCAGTCGCCCGGGATGTGAGACGTTGTGATACTGGCGTAATTACGCTTGTCTACGAGACAACCGTCGCCTTCATAGCCACTATCAACTGTGAACGTTTTAAGGTTGATGATAGGGCACGGCGGGCGCGGGATCGGAACCGAAATCTCAACGTCAAACTCAAAGCGGCACTGATCCGCGGTGTCGCAGTCGCCGGGTGTGATTACCGGGTCAATTACGAACTTGTTTTGTTTGTTTTGCATGCAGGTTGAGTCTGCATACCCGGAATTCACCGAAAAAGTGCGCGTAACAATGTCTGGGCACGGAGTGCGCGGGATTGGAATTTTTACGTCGCAATCAATGATGAACTCGCACTGATCTTGCGTTTCGCAATCACCGGGCGTGATGTTCGGCGTTATACGAATAACGCTGTTTTGCGTTAAACAATCTTGATACCCAACTTCAACGCCAAACTCGCCCGCAGTGATCGTAGTGCAGGGGGCTCGCGGAACCTGCACGTTCACGTCAAGTGCGACGTCGTACTTACACGGATCTACGTCGCGCCGATCGATCTTCAGTTCTATTTTTGACTCGTTGCAGCCGTTGTCTTGGCCCGACAACGAAACACCTAGCGTTGTATCTGTCAAAAAAACAGGACATTTGTTGCCGACTTCTGTTGGCGGCTCGCGCGCGATGACGGGCGCCGTGCAGCCGAAGATCGGCGGCGGCAGCGGCATAATCTCGCACACCGACGAAATAAAATCGAACTCGACTTTTGGTGTCGGTTCGATCGGGCACGACGAGTTTTCAAACAGATTCTTCGACATGTTATGTGCAGGTGTTTTGTGCGTTTGGTTTTTTCTGCACGACGAGCGCGCCGTCATCGTTTATTAAAATGTTTACCCCCGGACCGCCGATGATGTTCACATTTGGCCCGCCCAAGCCGTTGATCGTTGAAATCAGTTGATTGCACGCAGGTCCGCCGCTGAAAAAACCTGTTACTTCATCAAACGGTTCATCTGGATATAGCGGTACTTCGCTTCCGTGTTGGCACAGTTCACTGGTGTTAGTGGCAACGCCTGCGCCAACGGCGGCAGTAATTAAAAGTTCTTTGGACCTATCAGTTTGTGTAATTAGGCAGTTATAACCTTCCTTCAAACGAATGTCGCCCTTTAAACAGCGCGCGTTTAAAACAATCGGGCGGTCGTTGTTCGTCCCGGTGACGTCGCACGGGGGAACTTTTACGCGCTCATAGTTTCCGAGGCTTATGGACCGTAAATAACCTTTGTCTAGATTTTGAATCAATGCTGGTTCGATTTGATATGCGTTCTGGATAAATTGCGTGCTCGCAGCAGCCGGAAGGCTCGACAAATTACTTGTGGCTAAAAATCCCGACCATACGGGTTCAGTGGCGCACGGATTATCAGGTTCTGGCACGGACTCGGCGTAGTCGTTTACCCACTCGGCTGTGGCCGCGTCGCGAAAAAAAGAAAGTGTGATGGGGGTGGCGTTTGTTTTGAATACAAACTCAAACGTGGAACCCGTTTTATTGATTGCGGATAGCCAAATAGAATGCTGATTAGGATCAAAGCGCGCGTCGAGGCCCATAATGAAACCAGCGTCAACGATTACACTATTTTGAATAGTGGGCGTTGTGTTTGTTGTTTCAACGTATGTTTGCCCAGTCCAATAATATTTTTTATCTGTGTCGCGGGTTATGTACACAGCTTTTTTAAGGCCGACAACAGGTAACTCAGCGTACGCAGACACGATCACGGTGTCTTTGTGCACGAACGGATACGCGCGATACTCGTTGTCGTTATAAAAACCCGGACGCGGCATTACAAAATACTCCGACCAGCAGTATCGATCACGAGCGCGCCGTTGTCGACATATACACGTAACACAGCATCTGGCGCAAACCTGTTTGACGCTGTTATTGTGAAGTTTCCAAAATCATCTGCGGAACAACCATTGATTGTTGCGGAACAACCATTGATTGTTTTCAAAAAGCGCTTCGTCGGAAAGTCCTCGCTTTTTGGTTCACAGATTGCTCGTTTGAACAGCGGCACGCCAACGATGTCAAATCGCACGATGTTTGTGCCGTCGAGTCTTACTACCACGCCTTGATCGCCAATTAACCAAACATCGCCGGTCATCAGTTGTTTTGTTTCTGGTTGTAAGGCTCTAACGCCCGGCTCGTTTGCGGGTATGCTTACGCTGGCGACAAACTCAGTCTGCGTGCGTGTAAACTCATACGTGCCAATTTCCCAAGAAGAAAAAAGTGCGAGAGCAGCGGGTGTAGATAGCAATACACCGCCCGGTCGACCGTAGACGTCGACAAAATTTAACACGCCGTCTTCTGGCGGTTGTAGCGGGTTGTACGTTGCCGACAACCGATTAGTTAAATCATCGTCGCCAATAATAATAGTGATTGTCTGCGTCGCGATGTCGATTGCTGATATAAACGTTCTTGCGCCGCCGCCGATAGCAAAAAAACTAGCGTCCAAAAATGTGTCTGCCGCGATTTGAATTGTCGCGTTTGTGGTGTTTCGCAATGTTGCAGTGTCGGCAAACGGATAGCGTGACGCGCGTTGCTCGTCGCGAAACTCGGGAAATAGAATGCGCGCGCTGCTCATCACTGCACCACAAACTTGTTGAAAAACGTTGACGACTGGTTTGCAAACAAACCCGCAGCGCCGGTTACAGGGCCGGGATTAATGATATCTGTAAACCCGCTTATCGGTTGTGTGCCGTCTAATTGTGCGGCTGAAAAATGCACTGAGAGATTGCTGCCGTTTGTGTTTAAATTGGCGTACAGCCGATACCACTTGTTGACTTTAACGTTGTAGTTTACTTCAAACTCTGGAGTAAAAATACCGTCTGTATAGCGCAGGATACGCGCTTTTGCTTTTGTAGCGTCGAGGACAATGGCGATAAACGTAGTAATAACGCGGCCGGTGTCTAGCGTTTCAAGATAATTCAAAACAACGCCACCGTTTCTGGCTACGCCGTCAACGCCGATTTTGAATTCTGTCATAAGCGTTTTGCTTAGTGCCCAGTCTGTTGCGCAATTTTTTAGTAGCGCGATATTTCGGCCGCCGATACCAGCTGCAACGTATGTGTTGTGCTCTGTCAACTCTGCGCCCAAATTTGGTTCAAACTCGCTTATTGAGCAGTTACCGCATACTGGCGGCGCTAACGTTTGTCTGGCGTTAAAGATGCCGACTTTTGTTACAAAATACTCGCTCGGCTGGCAGGAGTCGAAATCAAGACAAAGCGGCGCGTTCAGGCACGGATAATTTCTGGGGTCTAGCGTTTCGTTATCGATGATGTCGATTGCGGTGGTTGGATCTGGCCAGCAGTATGCGTCAACGACGATGTCTGTTTCTTCGTAATCTGCGCCGTTCCACCTGTATACTTTGTTTGAGTCAAACGCTAAATAAAGCTGGTCTAACTCCCCAACCGACGGGAAAGACGCGCGATCAGCAAACGTGAAGATATTTTTACCGTCAAACGAGCAGCATATGTCTTGGAACTCTTGCGGTTTTTTTGGTTTGTTCGCGGCGCACGTAGCGCTCAAACTGATATCTGTCGTGACGTCGAGTCCGCCGCAGTTTTCAAACATCGCTGACGTAAATCCGTCAAACACAATGTCAATGTTTCCGTCGCAATCTGGTGCAACCCCGTTTATTGTTTCGATAGGCGGTTTTGGGCACGTACCGCTTTCCGGTCGTTGACCACACGAACCTAAGAATTTCTCTAACGCGTTATAGTTTGTCGTAGCTAAATTTTCGTCTAAACGAAACACGATGGCTGGATATTCTTGACTGTCGTACGTGATCGTTTTGTATTCAGCCTTTATGGGCGACGAGCCGACTACACTTACGACATCTTGCAACGCCGTACCGACGTTTAATTTTCCTATAGTTGGAATTGGAAGCGGCTCGTACGGGCGCGCATTGCGCGGTTGAATGATTGTTTGCCGCGCCGCCGTATATCGGCCTGAAAAAGCGGTGTCTATTCCCGGGCCAAAAATAACCCAACCGGAAACACCAGCGATAAGCGGTGTCACGCGGTAGTGCACGTACGCCGCGGCTGGTTGAATAACACTGACCGCGCAAACTGTGTTGCCGGCTACGTCATTAATGTCGTTTACAGCGCCAAACACTACCGTAACTATTCCGGGTGAAACAGTCAGGCCCTGTACGTATAAATACTTACCGGCAGTGTTTGGAAAACGGATGTGGCAATCAACGATAATGTCGTCGCGAATAAAGGCGCCGCTGTCGTCTAGTCCGGTAGACAGATCGTCTAGCGGATAACGACGTGTCGATTGCAGGTTGTACCAGTTTTGATTACGTATAGCCATAATTTAACACGGCGCTTCTGTTTTACCGTCTGAGTTGCAATACAACGTTTGTGTTGTTTCAGCGATTGCCGCCGGAGGTTCGGTTTGATCGTCGAGCGGATCTCCGCAATTAGTTAGCAGAGGAGAATTGTCGCTCAAATACACGCCGGTTAATACACCATTAATGACATACGGCCCGCGCGGTTTAACAACTGAATTTTCTGTGGCTGTTAAATCTATTTGGTCAAACCGCAAGCGAAATTGCGCGTAGGCTGATTCTCCGGGTTTTACCGTCGGAAACGCCACCGAATACTGCAGGCCGTTCGGCGACACGGTTATTCCGACGCCGGCACCGCGCACGCCGGGGGCGCGCATAAACGTGTATCCGCACTCTAATGACGGCCGCACGGCAAGTGTTGCCGGGTCTTGACCGGGCGCCGGTACAAAATCACCGGATACGTCAACGGTAAGTGTTAACCGCGTGGGCGCAACACATATCTGACACGGATTGCAAAGCATCATAACAATGTCAACGTACGCGCAGCGCTGCGGGACCATAAACAGGCGTAATGGACGTTGTACGCTGCAGGCGCGCTGATCCAGCCACCGCGCGATATTATTTTCGTGCTCTGTTCGCACTTTCTCTGCACGTTGTCCGATTAGCTTGTAACGGTAGCTGGTGTCGTTCATGTACTTTGCGGTGTCTGAGTAATCGGAACACGCGCAGCACGGGTCGCAGTTGGCGCCAATTTGTTGATGCGACGTCAACGACGGATTTGTACTGTGCGGCTCGTTTACACTTACTGTGACACCGCGGCGAATAAACAGGCAGTCTTTTGCCGACAAATTAAAATCACCGTTTGCGCCAGTTACGCCGTTTATTTTTGAAATCGGCACTGCCGGTGTTTCTGGGCAGTTGCCATAGCGCCCTAGTCCGGTGCCAGCAACGGCGCTGAATTTAATCTCCGTGTTTATCCGAAAGTTTTTTACTTCTGCTTTTTCCGCCGCTATTTCAGTGTTGTAGCCGTTTACAAAATTAACCGCGTCAACGTATCGATTGCTTATTGTTTGCCCGTTTTGTACTCGCAGCGTAAGTAACCGTTTGGGCATTTTATAGACGGCGCGCGCATCTAGCTGCGCGTTTACTGGCGTTAAATACTTGTTGTAGTTTCGTGGAGCGTCGTCGTCTCCTTGATCGGCCATTGGCCATGTTTTGTGCGCAACAAGTCGACAGACGCTGTTTGCTGTTTTCCACGTATAAATTTTGTAGTCTTGGCTCCAGTCAGCCTGATCAAATGTTGTCGGTTGCGTTGTGGTATCCAAAACAACGCGATTAAGTGCATCTACTAAAACAATATCTGCGTCGTGCGCCGGCGTAGGAAAATTTGCGGCTGGCATATTTTCAACGCAACCCACGCCGTACAGGTGGCGAATTGAGATCGGGTTTTTAACCGGTGCGACGCTATTGTTGTATTCGCCGATGTCGTCGTATTCGAAATGAAAATCGGCGATAAGATATTCGATATCGGCTGTTGGATTAACAAGCGGGTAGTTCAATCCGCTTTGTGGTTGAACAACTCCCAGTCCTTGGCGTCCGGTAGTCGATAGTTGAAAATCGGGGCACGGCATAGCTCACCCCGCATTACAGCCAGAGTCACCGAGCTGGCTGCCCAACACAACAAGGCTCATTTGCGTTACTTCAGAGCCAAGTCGGGTAACGAAGTTTTGTAGCGTCGTTACACCGTCTCCAAATCGATTGATTTGATCGATGATTGCGTCTAGTTCTGTGCACCCACAACATGGTTGCGCGCATGTATCGGCGAACTTCAAACCGTTGCTCATTGGCGTAATTTGAACACAGTCATCGGGCGCAATAATAAAATTTCCGTCGCTGCTACATACGCCATTGATACAACGAATGCAATCGCCAATATCAGGAACGGCGCAATAGCACTCTTCGTTTAGATTGGCGTTTGCGATAGCGTCAAACAAAATTTGCGTTTCATTGCCGACTGTTGCCGCTGTAATCCGCATATTGGTGCCGGCAACAAGTGTGACGTCGCCGTAGATTGGCTCGCTCAGTTCGCCGTTATTGAGCACACGCAAACGAGTAACAGCCCGCAACATCGGCCGAATTGCGTCTGTTTCAAGTTCGCCCCCGGCCTGATCAAACTCATATAGTCCGGGAGGCAACTTATCAATTTCGTCTAGTCGGCCAAGAACTATTTGGCCGACGCAATCGTCATATGCCCCGATACCGCCGAGCGCGTATGAACGATTTTCTTGATAGTTGCTGCGAACAATGTTAGCGGCGGCGACATCTACGGTCTGCCCGTCTGCGGCGTAGCCAACCGTAACATTAAAACCAGTCGGGGCGATCAGTACGCTTTTGATATGAAAATTGCTGGGCGCAAAATCAAGCCCCGAATGAATTGGTAGATACAGCGCGACAATAAAACTATCAGGTAATCTTATTGTGCCGTCTAACGATAATTTTGTGGCGCGTTCTGTGAGCGGGTACGACCGCTGTGAGTTGTGGTTGAGCCACTGTAGATTCCAATTTCCGATTGGCATGGCCGCTCACCTATCATGTTGCGCTGTAAATAATTCCGGTGACGCGCAATACGCCAATCTCTCCATAAACGCTGTCTTCAACGCGACCAATTGTGACTAATACTGTATCGCCTTCTTCCACGGCAAAAGAATCGCTTTCACGTTGAATGACGTGGTCGATGTATAAGCTTGCCGCGGAGTTGAACGTCAGCGCTGTATCTGTGGTTGGTAATTCTTGTCCGCCCGCGATTCCGACTGGCGGCGCCGGCAATACACGACGCGTCATGTATAGCGACGGCATAATCTTTGCCTGCGTGGGCGTTCCGTCGCGTCCAAATAACTGGACGCTTATTTTCATTTGCAGATTGTCGCCTAGATTGCTGCCGGGCACGTTAAACCGTAGCCGCAGTAAAGACGCCTGTCCGCCCGGAAAACCTAAATACGGAATGTCCATATACAGGCGTTCGACGGTATCGCTTAGTCTGATGATCTGCGGCGAAAGCTCGCGCTCGACAAGCTGATCAGTGTAATCGATTTTTAGAACACCTTGATGCAGCGTAATTGGCTCTGTTGTTTGAATATCAAAAGCGTCTTTTTCTGCTTGCGTGAGCGTTCGCGGTGTTTCACGAGAACCAGTTATCGAGATTTGATTCGACAGCGTGAAAGCGCCTTCGGTAATCCAGCCGCGAGTAAGTTGGTGGCGGTTAATGACGCCTTTCAGCGCACGCCCGCCAATCGCTTCGGAAGCTGCGATTTGTAAGTCGAGATTTAATTGCAGGTCGCCGGTAGATGCCGCGTCATCCGCGCAGTTCGTAACGGCGATAGGGCTGGTGACGGTTGCAGCCGTTGGTGTGGGTTGCGTTTCTTCTTGTGTGCCGTCAACATCTTTGACTATGCTCGTCACTACGCTGCGGTCGTTTCCAGAGAGCATTCGCAAATAAACGACCGATACGCGCATGGTCTCGTAGCGCGGGCATTCGGCCGTGCCGGATGGGTGTGTTGTAGGTTCCGTAAATGGAACGTCACCTACGCAGTCGCTCATCCACCAAATGCCGTTCGTGTCACAAATAGCTAAGCCATTCGGACCTAGTGGAATTTCTGTGGCCCCTACGTGGTCCAAACCCTTATCCCACAACATCGCGACAGACTGGATCGGCAAGGGAGGCCATACGTTTGATAGCGCCGGATGTTTGCTGAGGTTGTAACCAAACACAGCGCCATTAGGTGCTTTACCGTTAAACACTGCGTGATCTGCCGGCAACCATCCAGCGTCGTTTTGCGTGGCTGCCTGCTCTGTAATTAAATCAAAACGATAGTGCGTGTGATCATCAATAAAGTCGCGGATGTGGGGCATAACCACAACGCGCGGGATTGTTGTGCAGCTGTCTTTTGGCCCCTGCACATGACACACACTCACAGTCACAGCCGGCCGTTGTTTTACGAGCTTTCCCGCTTCAGACGCGGACAAGTAATATCGCCCCGGAGTTATTGGGCCGACGATTGCGTTTGCCAGATCCGGGATATCGACGATCCCGCGAAGAACGATGTCGCCAAGCGTCTCTGACCGTTTTTTTAAGCAAATGCCGACACAGTCAGATGACGGTTGTACAACAAGCGTTTGTGTATTCGCGTCTGGCTCTACGGCTGCCAGCGCGGGTTCGTATCGTTTCTCAACCCAGTTCCAATAAACCGGCTGCCCGGGTAACACAGAGCTGCAAATTGTCGCATCGCTGTCGACAAGAATTTTTCCAAGTGCAGACGCGTCTAAACGATCTTTGAGATAATCCGTGCGGTCTTCGAGCGTGCGGTCTGGGCGTGAAACGACACCAGCCTGTACGGGCTCGCCGGGATTGACGTGTTTAATATTGTGCAGCCAGTTACCGGACATCCTTGTCCTCCGGCAGTTAGTTGATTACAGGAACGCGACATCCCACGTGATGCCGATTTGAGATGACGCTTCCTTGGTCACCTGATGCGAGCTGTCGAATACAGTGCGCGCAAATACCACGTCTTTCGAGCGATCGTTGAGTGCCGGAGCAGCAACAAGCGCGGCAGCATATACACGACTGTTGTTGGCGCTGTTAAATTGTTTTTCTTCGCCGGCATGCACAACGCGCGCCTCCGAAGTTTGCGCGAAAAACGTCAGCTGGTTGCCAGATTGATTGACCGGCAAATTTGCTTCGTAACCCGTTGAAACACTAAGCGCCGGCTCAATGCTCAACGGTACTCGGATAAAATTTCGCGTGGCTGAATCGATTAATGAGTTGTAGTACGTGATATCGACATTACGCCCAAAACTTGGCGTAGAAATTTCTAACGACGGGTCCAGATTTTCGTACTCGATGTACATTGCCGAAATGTGGTAGTCGGGTCGGTCCGGCTGCCGACGATAGCCAAGTTGTTTGGCCGCTATAAATCCCCAGCCATATTGAATCTGATTGGCCTGCGAGAACAGCGGCAGCTTAAGCCCGGTCTTCTCGTCAATGCGCCACACCGACACGTGTCCGCGTACGCCAAAAGCGGGGGTAATGTTATCGGCAGCCATGTGTTGTCCTTATTGGCAAGTACCGGACACGAGTCTGGCAGTGGCGCCCAAATCATGCACCAAAGACACCGGTACGTCGTCGTTTGCGGGGTTCATTCCTGTAAAGCGCGTTACGGCCTCAAAAACGGCGTCCTCTGGCATTATCTTATCTTTATCGGCCGCCAGCTCGAAAATAACGATCATTGCCGTTTGCGGCGGTAATAACTGGCGTAGATGCCTAATATTGTACAGTCCCAAATGATTTAGCCCTAGCGCGCTTACCGAAATTCTGACTACAAATACGTTGTTTCGCAGTACATTTTCAACAAGAAAACGCAAGGGGTTAATTGTCTTCGGTAAATGGGCGGCGATAGGTTCTGTGGCGGCGTTAACGCGTTTATCGAGTAACTGCGCCAACGTGCCGATTTTGAGCCGCGGGGAGCATTCCGGCTGCGCTTTGCGAAACTCCGCTGCCTGCACGCCGCGTTCGTGAATCTCGTCAAAAAACTGCTGCACGTCTGCTGGGTAACCACCTAAGCGAAATTTTACATATGTGTAACCGGTGTGGTGCGCAGTGTTTACTTCGAGCGGTACATTTTGATTTTCAAAGACAAGATCGCCATAAAAGCAAGACGCGAGAAACCCGCTGTCAAGCGCTAACGCCGCAATAGCGCGACGAACAGGGCGGCAATCATCTGCGTTCGGATCGAGCAGTAATTCTTCTTCTGTTTCGGTCGCCAGCGGTTCCCACGCGTTGCTGGTCAAAATATTGTTTGGCGGCGGACAGCAGATAACTTCGCCCGGCGTTTCGCGCGCGTATGTGTTTCCAACAAAGAATTCGTATACATCTATGCCGTGGACTAACGGCGTGCCGGCGTGGATTGTTTGACCGACCTCTACGCGCGGAACCGTGTTTTCTGCAAAACGGTAAACCGCCTTGTCCGTCACGATAAGCAGGCCGCGAGCGTCGTCGTCAACAAGCTCGACAGTTTCTACCGGTCCAACGCTAACTGGTACGCCACAGATGGCCGCAATAGCGGCATCAAGCATTGCAGCGGTAGCTCCACCCTCGACGAGACCAGAAATAATAGCGTTCGTTAGATCTTTGTATGCCTGACTTGTGCGTAGTTTGATTCCGACCGCGTAAGCAAACTGATTGAACACTGTGTTGTAATCAAACTGTCCGCAAAACCCCCACAACGTCATCTCTTCGTCGTCAGCGTTGTCAGGTGACGGTCGTTTTGTGAACACTGGGTTTTCAAACGGATCTTTAGCAAAAACAATTGCGCCGCGCGTTGTGTCGATCAGGAAATCCGAGTTTTTGATCAGTACACCCGTGGGATACGTAATACGGTTAAACAACTGCATAACGTCGGTCAAATCGGTTGGCAGCGGAAACGAGAAAAAAGTTGTCGTTGGCGGCACGTCAAACCGCAGGCCAGAATCAAACGCCGCCGAGCTGCGATCAAACTGCGTAATCGTCGTGCGCGCTGTATTCCTCTCGGATTTCTTTAACACAATTGGTGTCAGCGTTTCAGTGTGCAGCAACGGTACGTCAAAGCGACTTAACGCCTCAATCGTTTCAATGAGGTTTTGATACGTTTGATTGACAATCTGTGCGGTTGCAATTGCGTACGAGTGCACCTGATCTACGCCCGTGTAGGTACGCGCCCAGAAACTACCCAAAGCCGCAATCAGGTTGCGGCTGCGGTCGAAATCAGACCCCGGGTACACGAATTCTGGTTTGTTCATGGTCAGTTAGCCCAGCCAGCAGAGACAACAGACACCGACACGTCTTGAGGCCCCGTTAAAAACACAGTCGTTCGGCCGGTGACTAAGCGTGCTGCGTCCGTTGGTAGTTTCAAAATTGTGTTGTCACGTACATATGTGATGCTGCCGTCAGGGCGCCTAATGCGGCCAAACATATCAATACCGCCAAGCGCTTGCTGGCTCGACAGGTGTTTGTGCGCCGCGTTACTGATAACCGACGCATGCAGCTGGCCGGAGAAACCGACGCCAGCAACGGCAGCGCTGACGCTCTTTTGAATGGCTTCAATATCGGGCGTAGCGGCGGCGGGGCTTTTACGGATCTCAAACGAAATTTTTGTGAAACACGGTACGGCGGCTTTTATAAGCACGTCAGCAGCGCGCGGGCGAGTGTCGCGTCCGGCAAAATAATCTTGCAGCTCACCGATCAGAGGCATGCCCGTCGTTGTGACGGCGTACCATTTTTTTGTCTGGTTTGGAATTAACGCAGCCGCGGGCTGAATGTCGGTGTTCACAAAACGAATAATTGCCGCCTGATATCGTGTATATGCGCTTTCGTGGAGATACAGCACATCTGGCACGAAGTCCAGCTCTAAAAAATCGGCTGTTCGTGTATCTTGCAGCACAGAGTAATTTGCTTGCGGCGAGCCGGCTAGCGCCGGATCTACAACCCGTGTAACCTCATAAAATCCGGGTGCCGCGTTTCGACCAATCGACACTTGCCATACCGTGCCAGTGGGCGTACCGCCGACCAGCGCCTGTTCGTCGCAGTTCCCGGTCTGGTTTGTCGGCGGCGTGTACGGACCAACGTAAGTTGCCTCTAGCAAATGCTCGATTTCTTGTGCGTACGCATTAGTCTGTGCGTAGATGTCAACTTTTCCGCCGCTAGAGATCGGAAAAAGCGAGTGCTGATCGCGCTGCTGCTCGGCGTCACCGCACCCCAGTACAGACAAATGCTTAGTGTTTTTAAAGACTGGCTGCGCCATGACCGCGGCAACATAACTGGCGCGGCTTCCAACAGTCTTAGCCGCTAACCCTGTTGCCAGCCGGGCTAAATACTCTTCGTTGGTGGCCGGGTCGCGTCCGTCGATAAAATCTGTAGCGGCAAAAGCAGCTGCCACATTATTTAAAAGGTTGTCAGGAATCAGATTAACGCCACGCTTGATGTTACCCGCCGCGCCAATTGAAAGCGCCACTACGTTAACAGTGGCTGCAAAAGTACCGTCACCAACCGGGATCATTTTGCGTTGATTCGCGTTGGTTAGTACGTCGGTCGTTGTTGTAGGCAATACAAGAAAAGACCCGGTCGGCACAAAAATAGTTTCAGCGTCTTCGGCTGTAAATCGCACATTGTCAGGAATCTCAGTGCGTACGTCCGAATTGAAAATGAGCGTAATTGACCCGACAGCGGGCGTGCCGTTGTCGCGCGGCACATTAAAATTAGACAACACTTGATCGACAATCTCTGGGTCGGCGAGCGTTGGGTCTTGTGTGATTTTTAATAGGCTGTTGCTTTGCTGGACGCGTGCGATATTTTCTTGAATAGCGGCGTTTAACAAACCGTCAAAATACAGCACAAGGTCGTGGAATACACCGCGTGTCAGCTCAACCTCTGGGTGGCGCTCCGCCATAAGCTGCGACAACGTCGCAACCATTTCTTGCACCTTAGTCGGGCTAAGCTGCGTTAAACTAGTTATTTCAATCGGCATATTACACCTGTGGCAGCGTGGCTACCGGTAAAATCACAACCCGCTCGTCGCCGGCGATGCTTGTAATCATAACACGCATGTTTAAATATCCCGGCAGGATTGCGACAGATAATAATTCGGCGTCATCAAACCGCTCGTCGTCCGGCATTCCTTCGTATTCTTCGTTTTGCAGTGTGGCGCGTAATCGTAGATTTGCGGCGTAAAAATTCTGGGTAACATCGAGCTGGTTGCGCATTTGTCCTTGCCGGACCAGCGTCATAAAGTCGGTGCCGCGGTTTGGTAGCCCGGGCATGGAGCCGATCTCTGTCAAAAACTCTAGCGCCCAGCGTTGTGCTAGCTTTTGAATGCCGACACAAATAAGCCCGCTGTTGTCTTCGTCATATAAAACGAGACCGAGTTTGTTGTCGCGCGCAGTGTTGACGTTCTGTAGCGCGAGATAGTCATATTTGCGGTTTGCAAAGTCAGCTAGACTCATTGTTAACCTCCGGCCGCGCCGGCATCGATATGCGTCTGTACGTTGTCTTTGAAGAACGAAAACACGCTGACTTTCGCCTTACCGTGCCCGTTCAGGCGTCCGTGCATGAACGACATACACCGCGCGTAGCTTGCATGTCGCGTCCGCCACGCGCGCTCTTCTACCGCCATAAAGTCTGCCTGCCACTTCATCGCGATTAAATCGCCGGTTGTTCCGCCCTGCTTCTCTGGTCCGGCAAGCACAGAGTCCGAGTAAATCTGATTAATGTTGTTGCGGTCCCAGCTCGGAAAACTCATACCGGGAACGTCAAGCAGTTCTTTTGTTTTAATCTCGTCTGGTGTGTGCCAAGGGCGCCACTCCGTCATGTAGTTTTTGAAGACTTCAGCCATTTTCTTGGCGCGTTCTTCCAGCTGGTCGATACGGGCCTGAAACTTCCCGTCAACCTGCCCCTTTTTTGCGCCGAGGCCGGGTTTTTCTTCTGCCATGACCGCTCCTTAAAAATTGCCCTGCGTATATTGTTTATCGAGCATCGCTTGAATCTTGGCCGCGCGTTGACTTACCGCGCCCGGCGTGATATTTAATCGGCGCGCAATTTCTTGCGTGCTTGTTTTTCTTCGCCCATTTCGGCCGAGCGTCATATCTGCAATTAACTTGTCAACCGGGCCGAGATCTTCGTAAACAAAGTTAAACCAAGCGTCGGCTGATCGGTTACTGTTTGGAATCGTGCTGGCGACATCGCCGCCATAGCTTTCTTCGTCGGTGACTTCGCGCGTCGTCATACCCTCTGACACTGGCTGGTTAAACGCGCGTATTTTTTGAATGCGGCGTTTTGACAAACCGGTGTGATCGGCCAGTTCGTCGTCGGTAGGGTCGCGACCTAGCTGGTCGTATAGCTCCGATTCGCTCTCTGTTAGCCGGCCGTAATCAAGCCCGACTTGCTCAGGAATCGAAATGATGTTTTGCGCCTGTGCAGACATGCGGCGCAAACTCTGCAGCTGTGACAGCAGGTGCGTGCGCACATTGCCACGTTGCGGATCGTAGCTATCCAGCGCCTTGAGTGCCATAAGCCGCGCCTTAGATTTAATTGTCGGGCTGGCGTTTTGTCCGGCGTAGCTCATCACGGCCGTGTCAATAACCGGCTGAAGTGTTCCTAGCAGCGCCGTATTTGTTTCCGGCGTTTTAGTGTGCTGCCACTGAGCGTACGCGTTATCAAAGTCGGTACTGACGCCGGTCGGCCTACGGGTCGAGAAGGGCGCCGGTACGTCGCCCAGAATAGACGGCATGCCCGCTGGCGTACTGGTTTTGTTATCAGCCATGATGCGCCGCCTTTAAATGTTACCTAATGGCCCGCCGGGCCACTTTGATTCTTCGCGATAAAGCGGCGGGTACGTTTGTGATATGTATTTTGTGTCTTCATCTTCTTCTTCAGTGCGCGTGTATGAGAGCGCAAAGGACGTTCCCGCCAGCGCCCGCTCAGCGTTGATCGCGTACGATACTTGTGTTACTGCGGCAATTATCGCGCCATCTGATTGAATTTCTGAGTCGGGCAGCTCAATTCTAACAATACTGCCCGGAGCAATATCAAACCGTAACTTGCCTGAGAGTTCTCCGTAACGTTGGCTCAAAAACTCGGTTTTGTAAAAGTGTTCTGCAAAACGTTCGCCGGCGCCATCGTAAATTTGTTGCGCTACGTCGGGCGCTAAATACCAATCCGGCGGCGGCGAGTCCTTGGCTTCGCCGCGGGCTAGACAATCACCGGGCGCAGGGCCTTTAATGCCGGTAGTGGGTCCCGTAAAAATTGGCCACGGCGCCATGCTAGCCAGCCACGACGGCAAATCTTTAAACAGCTTTAAACCCGCACGTTCTTCGTCAAAGTTTTCTGGCGGCGGGTACTGCCCGGCGGGGTTAGTAAAAAGGGCGGAGTTTTTTACCTTTCCGCCTATGCCGAGCATTGGATCCATCTGCCACGGCCAAAACGCAACTACGCTGTCAATCAATTGACTCATAGTTGCGTTAAAATTTGCATAACTGTAGTCGTCCGCTTTGATTACATATGTTTTATTTCCGTCGTGTTTTAATCCACCAAAAAACGGAATCACAGACGCGTGCTCGATTGCCGGCGACACGGCAAAGAAAAATTGCGGCGCATATTCGCCAACAAGTTTGCCCCAAAACGATGTATAAGCGAAAGACTCTAGCGCGTCTTTTGTGAGCGCTGAGCGCATCGCTAGTGTTATGTTGTTGCCTTCTAAGCCCGCTAAATTCAAACCTAGCGGCGGCGCGCCGGTTTTTCCTCCAGCTACAGCCATTTTTTCAAGCGCTTTGAGCGCGGCGTCGTTTTTTCGTCCATTTGATAAGTCGTACGTGCATAGTGCTTCAAAAATAGGTTTAATCACTAGTGCCCATAAATCATTGGCGATGTTGGCAATTTTGATAATATCCCCGTTAGCGTCGATGATTGGTACTGGAGATGTAGTTGTTCCTTCTTTTTGAAGCGACAAAAATGCGGCATTTGTCGCCATTAAAAAAGGAGCGTTTTGAAACCACTTGCCGTTGAGCGCCGACGAGTTGTTTAAATCGTCAAGCCAATGAATAAGCTGCAGCACATAGTTAGCGCTATTATGGGAGCGCTGATACCCGATGCCGGCAACCATGCCTTCAAATATCAAAAACGTATCCGATTCCATCTTGTCTGTCTGGCCCGCCTCGGTAGATATATCGAGCCACACCTTAACGCGATCACGCGGTTTGATTTGTTTACGTAGCTTATGAATTGTAGCTTCGCGCGTGCCGCCCGATGCGGCGTCGTATCCGACGGCAACCGTGAGCGACGCAGTTGGAATACTGTTCAACCCAAACGTCGCGGAAATTGCGACAATGTCGTCAAACACGGTTCCTGCAATTTCTGCAGTTATTCGAAACTTCGAGTAGACGTACGGAGCCTTAGCCATTTGTATGCCTTCTTACGCTTTCCATACGGTAAATAAACGCCAGCACTAACCCGGCAAGTCGGTATGCCGGGAGCGGATGATCAAACCACAGATTTTTGAATGTCGCATATGGTTGCGCGTCGTCAAGGCCAAACAGCTCAATAAACACAGGCTCGCCGATCAGCTCCAGTGTCGGAAGCAGCGTTGTGATCGCGGGCGCCGGGTTGGCGTTTAAAGCGATGTACCAACGACCATTAAATGTTGTTGGATCTGTCGTCAACCGCTCTAGCCTTAATTTGATATCTGTTTCCGGTAGGGTAATGACGGGCAGCTCGCCAGCCGACCGTTCTCGTGTGCGGGGTGCGGGGTCGTATACGGTTTGCGTCGTTAAAAACACCTCAGCGTCTGGATCAAGTTCTTTGAGCAGCACACCGCGATTGTTTTCTAGCGTTAAAAAATCGTCTTCTTCCGTCTCCAGTGGTTCGGGCGGGGCTGGATACAAACCCATTGTGTACTGGCGGTTTGCGCGCCCTGTGCTGTTGCTAGCAATAAACTCACCACCAATTGCAACACTTCTCGTCGCACCGGCCATTTGCGTGACGCGTAACGACGGCTGATATTTAAACTCGTTTTCTGCGGGTTCTGGCCAATACGTCACGCGGTTGTCGAGTTTATACAAATATTCGACCGCGGGGGTTTGATGAATATAGCTGAGTAGTTCTCGTGCGCGCAGATTCAAAAACCGCTGATCTGGGCTGCTGCCAAACAATACGCGGCGCACCGTGCTCAGTACGGTCGGCAGCACCAGCGGCCGAAACGTTGGCGGAATGTACTCATATCCTGCCTGTTGTTTCTGCGCGCTTTGCGCCCAGATGTTTAAAAGTAGTGTTCGGCCGTGATTGATCATGTTAATTTTTTGGCACAATGTTGAAACGGAGCGACCACTGGCCAACCAGTGTCTGCGGGTCCTGCAACTCTAAACGCATGCCAGTTAGAAACGCCCAAAACGTAGAGTTCGCGCAGTCACCAATTGTGACGGACATTTTGCCGTTTTTTTTGATTCGATTTTTTTGATAGAAGTCATAGACGTTACAGAGTTTTGCACTGTTAGCCCCGGGACACGGTTTTACAAAACCGAAGCCAGATACGGTTAGCTCGCCGACGCGGTCACCAAACGCGTACACGTAAATGAAATCATTGACCGTGTGAAGGAATTGATAATTACCGTTCAGTTCCAACGCGAAACCGCTGGTCGGCGCAGTTAACTGGCCGCCATTTACATCGTTAAATTTGATTTTGAATACATCACCGGTGCAATTCTTGGGCTTGATAATTGCCACTGCCCCGGCGCATGGAGTAAAAGCTACTGGCATGTGTTACTTTCCGTAGTTTGCGCCGGTACCGCCAGCCATGTCGACCGACGGCCCGTTATCTGGTGTATCTTCCATGCGATAACCGGTGGCAGCCAGCACGGCCTCTGAAAGTCCGTGCAGCGTCAACGTGCCGTTCACATTCATATCGCCGCCGCCGCCACCCGCGCCGCGCGCCGCTTTCGCGGAATCGTATTGCGCAATCGTGTCGCTGAGGTAGTTGTACCGGGCTTGGTCTTTGTCATCATCAAAATAGTCGCCGCCGCCGCGGATCCACCAGTGTTTTTTCTTTTTCTTTTCTAGCTCTTTGAGGCGGCCGCGCGCGGACTGAATCGGGTTTGGGCCGGCTTGCATGTCCAACAATGCCTGCTCAGCCACTAATCGCATGTGTGGTTTTTCAACAACTTGTTGCACAGATCCGTCTGCGCCAGTAATGTTTACTTTTTTCGCACCGCCACGATTGTTAAATTCTCTTTTTTCTTCTTCCGTGCCGTATCGTTCTACGTCGTGCGCGGCGTCTTTTTCGGTGTAGTTTGGGTTGTATGGAAAAAATACGCGCTCGGAAACATCTTGATTTCCGCCCGCATACGTCCATTCACTCTCGCCGCGAATTCGGCGCAGTGATAAAGACGTTCCCGGCATCTCACCCATTTTGTTAAACGGATCGTGTACGGTCAGTTTGTTTCCTATGCGAACGTTGTGTCGCAACTTGCTTTGTCGGTCTGTAAGATCGTCATATCGCGCCTTGTCCTCGGCCGAATACTTCCACCGCCCCTGTTTTTTATTGCGGTCCGCGAGCGCGGCAAGCTCGGCATCAATTTGTGCAAGTTCGGTGTCGCGACTAACGGTGCGCGTAACTCCGGGCGGCGGGGCGTCAGATGCCGGCGCGTGCCCGTCGCGATTTAGCTGCTGTACCTGCTCTGGTGTAATGTTTTGCGACGAAACTCCCGCGCCTGTTTTACTTTCAGAAATGGCGGCATGAATTCGGCGCATGTTTGCAAGATCGTCGTCGGTCAGCTCTTTCATTTTTTTGACAAGCTCGGGCGGCGCGGACAGCGCTGTTTTAAACTGATCCATTGCGGTTTTTTGCGCTGCCGGATCCATTTTGTTGAAAAGTTTTACCGCGTCTGCCGCCGGCAGCGTTAGCAGTTGTTGTCTTTTTTCTTTGTCAGCAAACGCGGTCGCAAACGCTGCGCCCGTCGGATCTTTACCTACTTCGTCTAATACCGCTTGCTGGTCTGCGGTAACTTTTTCAGTGGCAGAGGCGACACCTTGTCCGTGGGCGCGTTTTGCTTCTTCAGCTATTTTTAACGCACTGTTTGTTCGGCGCACGATAGCGTCTTTGTCGCTACCTAGAACAGCCGTTAACTGTTTACGCGCTTCCGCCTTGGCTGTCTCTGGATCCATACCCTCCATAACAAATTGATCGGTCAACTGCTGCGTCATACGACTTGTCATTATCAGCGCGCGATCTTCATCGGATTTTCCAAGCGTATCGTCCATGTTTACGGCGACGTTTGACATGGCGAGGCTGATCTGCCGCAACCGCTTTTTGCGGTGTGTGTCAAACTGCGAGTCAGACATACCTTTTGGGCGCAATTTTTCGTACTCGGCTTTGTCGTAATTCTTTTCGAGCGTGTCGTAAATGCTTTTGCCGACGTCAGCGGAAATACGATTTGAAGTTGCGGTTCCACGTTTTTGCGCTTTGGCGACATCAACCGGTGTCTGCTCTAAACCAGCGCCAGCCAGTCCGCCAATATCGCGCGCAACGCGCAACCCCTGTCTGTGCGCGCGAACTTCTTGTTTTTGCTCATCAGACAACGCGCCAAAACCGAAAAAGTTTCCAGCCATTTGTTTTTCGAGTGTTTCGGCGTCATCTGCCAGCATCGTTGTTGCAAATTTTTCAATTTGTTCTGTTGTTGCTTTTTCGCCAAGAACTTTTTTTGCGGTAGCTCTAGCGGCCGCCATTACGTCTTCAGCTTTACCTGTGTTGTAACCGCGTATGATTATGGAGGCGAGATCGCGCTGCCGCTGATTTTTTGCTTTTTCTGCGTCTGTGCTACCGGCGGCGGTATCTGCTGACTCCATCTTGGCCGCGCCGCGTAACTGCCCCAACTCGTCAGCCGTTAGTTTCTTGCCGGGATCGACGCCGGCCATAATTTTGAGTTGCTTGGCTTCGTTTCCGTCCGGGTTCTTTTGCGCCGCGTCAGCCAAAGTATCGATTTGTTTTTCAGTAACGCTTGCCTGCGTATACATACGCGCTGCCGCTACAAGCCCTTCTTGCATGTCGGGCGCGTAGCTCTGCAGCAGCGAATCTTCAGACGCGATTGCAAATAGGCGTTTGAGCGAGCCTTCTTGTATGCCGGCATTTTCGCTGGCTAGGTTTTCTAGTTCGTCGCCAAATCGTTGTGCAATCTTAGATTCGGTTCCGGCGCCGGCTATTTTAAATCGCGCAGCGCGGCGCTTGTTCATTTCTTCTTTTACGGCCGAGTCGGTAAGCATTTTTTTATCATAGGATTGCCGCAATGCTGCTGAAGACACTCCCGTTATATCTTGCGCGTCTGTATCTATTTCTGAGATCGCTGTCAGCAGCCGTTCTTGCCTCTCCGCAGGTGTTTGGCCGTAAATTGCATTAAAAAATTGTTCTGCTTGGCGCTCAGCGTCTTTTTGTGCCATGCTGCCGCCGGGTTTGCTGGTAAAAACTTTGGTCAATTCTTCTTTTCCGCGCCGCTCCATTGTTTTAATACGTTCTTCCTGCGTCATGTCGGCCGTTTCTTCTAATAATATGCCCGTCATTTTATTTGCAAAACTACCAGACAACCCACTGCGCAATTCCCGAAACTTCTCATCTGACATGCCAGCTGGCTTGAGGTTACGCACCGCTGCGCTGCGCAAACGTTCGCCGATTTTGAATTCTTGTCGTTGCGAAATATCTCGCTGTATTTCGTAGGGTTGTCCTTTGTAAGCGTATCCGGCATTCATGTACTCTTCAGTTCCAATGCGATCGGTCATATAAGCTGTAAATAACTGCTCGCTAGCGCCGCTTTCGCGCGCTAATGCGTACAACCCTTTTACGCCCTGACGGCCCGCCAACTCAGCTAAGTTAAACGTTTGTCCTTTGTACTCGTATTTGTCTTTTCCGCGGCGATACGCTGCCACAGCCGCGGCAAGTTGCGTGTTTTGATATTTATCCGGACTTTCTGATACGAGTCTGTTAAGTGCCGCAAGTGCGCGACCGCCAGCAGACGCGTCCCCGCGGGTAGACATAGCCGACATGCGGGCTTCAGCTTCGGCGCGGTTTAGCTTGCCAAAACCGGGCTTGTCAAACACGCCGGCGTCAGCCATGGCTTGCCCGCGCAATAGATCGCCGGCAAGTCCTTTTTCAGCTGTAACTTCCTGCAACCCCATACCGCGGGCCATGGCCTTCTTTTCGGCAGCGATGGCGTTCAAGTTTTGCAGGTCGGTATTTGTGTCGCGAGCGGCTAATCGAATTTCGCGCACGAGCGATTCAACTTTGCCGCCGCTCATACTAGTTTGAGCGCCGTTTGTTAAATGTTGCAAATTAGCAATAAGTTGCTGAATCGGGGCATTTGGATTGCCGTTGTCGCCAAAAATTTCTCTAATCGCAGACACGGCGCCGTTGTATTCTTTAACGGCGCGCGATACGTTTTTTGCGTCCAGCGCGTTCGCCGCCAGCCCAAAGCCGCTTAGCTGTTCGATTTCTTCCGCGGACTTAGCCCGCGGATCTTTAGCTTGAAATTTGTCTACTTCGCCCAGCGTGGCGTCTAACCGTTTTCGAAATGCTGGTAACTTATCCGCCAGCATGATTTTTTGTTCTTCTTCGCTGGCGGACGCGTAAGCGGCGTCACGCGACATCAACTCCGAGTGCCCAAACTGTCTCGACAACTCGTTCATTGTTTTGTCGTCGCGCTTAGTGCGGCTGATCGCTTTGACACGATCCGCGGCTGACAGCGCACCAATGCTCTGCGGTAGGCGACCCTGCTGGAACAGAGTCTCCATCATCTCGCCGCTAGCCACCGCCCCGAACCCGTGCATTTCCGCAAGATTGGCATCTTCACCGTACAGATTTTGATATACATTCTGCGAGAACTGCTTTAACGAGTCTGATGACATGCGCGGCCCTTGGCCGGCCGCGTCCGGTCTAAAAAACCCGATACGGTTGGTGGCCGCAGCGATCGCCGTCGGGTCGCCCCGGCGGCCGAACATAATGCCTTCAAGGTTCTCGGCGCCGATCTGCGACGCGGCAAACTGTTTAAATATTGGGTTGTTTAATACGCGAGCGCCGATATTTGCATGCTCGCGGTCTAGGTCTGTTACGGGTTGCCCGCCGTTAACAAGACGCTGCGCGCCAATTAACTTTTGCGCCACCTGCGAATTGCCGGCCATGTTCGCGGCTTCAATTGCCGCGACACCGTGACGCTGATAACGAGCGGCCGTGAACTGGTCCAGAAGGGCCTGCCCGGGCGCCTGATGCGCCAAAAACGCGTCCGGCCCGAACATGCTTTTTACCAGTCCGGGGGCGTACATGTTGGCCATATAGCCAAACGCGTCGTCTACGTGGGCGGCGTTTTGAAACGGAGAGTATACGGGCGGAGCGTATGGGTTACCCGTATAATTTTGCGTAAAGCCAGCGGCGTTTTGTGTGTGATATTGAGCCATACGCCACCGTTATTTTCCGCCATTCAGTTCTTTGTATCGTTCAATAAGTTCCTGCGCTGATTTATCAGCTATTATAGCTTTTTTAGGGCTCGCTTTTGGTGTGTCTTTTGCTGCGTCTTTCTGCTCTTCTTTTGTATGATCCCACGGAAAAAGCGCAGTTTGAATATTTTCTAACAGTTCGATTGCTCTCGTTTTGGCGTTACCAAAACTCTCTTCGGTCAGGCTGCCGTGCGCGACAAGAGCGAGCCAGTGCCTGTGAGCTGCTTGCATGAGTTCATAATTTTCTCGTCGCGCCATTTCTGTAAGCGTTAACAGGTGCTTTATTCGCCATTGTCTATTTTTGGGATCGGCACCGGTGTAATCAATCACACCGGAAACGGCAGCCCGCACCATAAAGGCCGCTACCCGATCCCGTTCCAAAAACTTGGTTCAAGCGCCATAGCTTCCATCGCTTCAACCAGCCGCTGAAACTTGCGCAAGTGCGTAGCAGCCAAACGCCGCGTTACTTCGTGCGAGAGTGCTTTGCTGTGCACAAACTCGCGCGCACCCGGGAGCGCGGTATGGTTAGGTTTATCTGGGTTTGCGACGACTTTGAACTCTTTTAGCTCAGGCACGATTACGAGCGGCTTTCCGTTGGCGTCGTAGACCGCGGCGAGCGAGCAGGCCATGCGGTATTCGAACATCCGTAGAAACCACTCGGCTTCTGACAGGATCAGGCCGTCATTCTGATCAAGCAACAACTGACGCTGCACATCGAAATTCTCGTCAGCCAGCATGCTGCGGAATTCCAACACAATCTTGCCGCCCATTAACTCAAACTTACGTGTAAACCGCGAGCCGCCCAAAATCGTAACGAGAAAGTCTTCTTTATCACGATCCGTCACTTCAACGTCGAACTTCTGCTGCATATCCCAACCGCAGCGCGGGCAAAACGGCAGAATAGCCATCGGCGGCACGATGTTCTCTTCTGGCGCTGCTGGCGCTTCGGTCTCTGCCGTCTCTGGCGTGGCCGTGTCTGCTGCCGGGACAGCGTCTTCTGCTGCCGGCGCCTCTCTGTCGTCGATGATTTCAGTGTCAGTGTTCTGAAGCTGCGCATACATCTCACGCACGCTGTCGGGCATGTTTTCTGTCTCTTCTTCAAACTGTTCTTTCTGCGCTTTTTTCTTAGCTACTTCTTTGGCCTCGCGCAGCATGGTTTTGATATTTTCAACGTCTTCTTCTTTCATCGCGTCTTTGTCAATAAGGACGTCGACACGCGAAGACGGCGGCAGCGTGTCTTTAATTCGCAGCATAAGCGGCCCAAGCTCGGCTGGAATTGGATCGTCTTTACGCCAACCAAACTGCTCTAGCGTTTTCTTTGTGAAATCGGACACGTAAACGTTTTCAACCAGTTCCATGGTTATCTCCTTCGTCAGGGGCGCGGGATGATGGGGTAGTTGCCGTTAATGATCTTGGGCGTGTTGGATTTGAATTCGGGCTCCTTGTACTCTGCCGCAAGGCCGGGCGCTTCGTTGCGCCGTTTGTCGATGTAGCCGCCCTCGTTCTGTACAATTTTCAAATCCTGCTCGACATAAGCGGGTTCTGAGTTAAGCCACTTGTCGCCGGGGAACGGCCATGTCGGCCCGCAGGTTTTTGCGCTAACAGGTCGCTCTGTCCATTTCTCTGTGCTCTTACCGCCGATTCGCGCCATCTGCTGCCATCGGTCTTCATACAACATGAAATCTGGAATCTTGTAGTCGTCGTCGCGCCGAAACGAGAATTCAATTTTGTTGATTGTGTCATCGTTGCCGGCGCGTTTTTCTTTGTACCACAACTCTTGCAGCAGCTTCTCGTCGATGTCGTCACCAACCTGCGGAATGTCGTTGTCGATGAGCTGCTTGAAAATATCAATCGCCGCACGCACCTGTCCCTGACAATCTCCGTCGCACGGACCGACGAATATTGCGCCGCGCGCGGCTTGCTCGGTAAGAATGTGGCCCTTTGATACAAGCACGCTGCCGTTGCACAGTACATTCCCGTCGCAAAAGATGTCGCCGTCTGTGCCGATGGGCCCGCAAAGCAACGTCTGCTCAGATCGGAACATATTCGCTTTGTTTGTTCCACCGACCTTTTGCCCACCAAAGAAGTGGTAAACCTCGCCAGCTTCTTTTAGGTAGTTAAACAAATTGTTCGATTTGGTGACAATGTCTTTTGAGCCCGTAGACGCGTCGATCACGATGTCGCCCGGTTTAATGTCGCCGCCGCCCGTGCGCAAATAAATTTGATGCGCCAGCCCCACCACGTTTGAATAGGGAGCGCGCGCAACGACACCGGCAAACTTAATTTCATCACCGCACTGCTCGAAGTCGTATTCGATTGTCTTCCCGCGCGACTCAAGCAAAATGCCGCCTTCTCGATCAGACGTTTCGTTACCGGCAAACACGAGAACGTTGCGCTCGGCTTTGATGCGCACGTTCTTTTCGGTTGCAGAAATGTCTACCGACTTGTTTGAGCGCAGAATCACATCGTTACCGCCCCACGCCTGAACGTCTCGGCCGCCCTTGAGCCACACGTCGCCCGGAGCCGAGATGATTACACAACCCGCCACCATGCGGATCTCGCCACCGTATCCGTCACCAATTACCACGCCGCCGTCTTCTAGCAGTGAGATATACGACTCCTGCTCGTAGAATTTTTGTTCGTTATACCGGTGATCAATTTTCCACTCTTTAGGCGTCGGTTCTTTGAGGTACATCGAACCTTTGAGCTGGTCGAACTCGGGGATTTTTTGATTAACGTCGGCGTAGCCTTCACTTTTCAGATCTTGTTCTTCCCACGTCTTGTAGTCCTTAGCGTGCCAGTAAAACGGGTGCAGTCCGGCGTAATTAAACAGGTACCCGTGTAGATCGAGAACAGCCGTGGCGCGCTGCATGTTCGGCCACTTGCTGTCGGTGGTTTTGATATCACCGGTAATCTTGTGCTCTGGGCCGCTACCGTATTTACTGGCCGCTTTGTAATTGCGCTCTGTGTCGTCACCTTCGCCAGACTCGGGTCTGCGGAGACGTTGCGGCATGGGCAGTAGAATGCGTTTAGATAACACAATGCCCTTGGACGACGTAATGAATCGGCGGCCGTCTAGTGCTGTGTTATCTTCTTGTAGGCCGTAAACAGGTTTTTCGTCGTGGTCTTTGGTTTTTTCACCGCCGCCACAATCAGGTGAAAAACCGTCTTTACCTTGAATACTGGACTCGTACGGTTTGATCGCTGCGCCGGCGCTCCCGGGTTTGTACGTCCATCGCTGTACACCTTTCGGCGGCGCGTGCGTAATGGTGCGAGAACCTTGCCCTAAATAACCAAAGAATTTTTGCGTGCGGTGATATGGCTGTTGAAACTCGTTTTTATTTTCCCAGTGCGAGTAATAAGGCACGCCAAGCGGGCACTGATAATCTTTTGGTTGAAATTCCTGCACCATAGGCAGGCCGGGTTCGATCATGCCGGCCGCTTCCCACGGATACGGCGAATATCCGGTACTATCGTTGCACTCCGCCTGATCCATATAGGCGTCGCGCTCGCTGCCGGCTGTCCAAACCTGCATGTTGTAACCGGCTACGCGCAGCATCTGGTCGTGGTAGAACCCGTAAATCCCGCAAAACTCGTTAACCGATGCGCGCAGCATGAAGTCATCAACAGAAATGCCGATACCCGTGGTTGATACTGCGCCCCACTCACTCGCAAGTGTCGCGTCCCAAGGGCGCCAACACGACCAGTCAACCATCTGCCCGTTGAGCTTTTCCTTGATGTACTTCTTGTGGCAGTCATCTACGCGTTTGCGGCTAGCCTGCGAGATATAATCGTGATAGGCGCGCGTGCCGATATCTAAAACGCTCGGCACACAACCGACGATATACGCCTGCCCAAGCCGGTCGTGAATCATGACGACAACGGGTGTACCGGGAGCGTACGTGTTAATAGCAGACGCGCCGAAACACACCTGACTTGTCGTAGACAGGGCTGCTGCGATAATTGGCGCCCGAGACTTCTCTACAAAAACTTTGTAGCAGTTAGCGATCGCCGTGCCGTCGACAATCAAACCGGTGCACAGGCGCCCGGTGTCCTGAAAGCCGGCTTTGTAGCCGTGCAGTTTAGAGAAGGGGTCGGCTACCGCCTGCACCTGCGAGCCGTAAGCCGCCGTTCCGGTGCGGGTAGCTAACTGTTTTTGCGCAACAAGCCGGGCAGCAGACGCAAGATCGTAGGAGTGTTGTTGCCCAGTTTGTGGTGTATTACTGACCGGTTTACCCGGCGGGGTAACGCCCATTTTTATGCCACCAAATAGGTGTGGTTACGGGCATTACGCCCAAGGCTTTACAGCCTAATACCATAAGCGGCGGTTGGTTTTTACGCAACCGCCGCTTACTCAACTACCGATATTACCGCCTAAAATCAATCGTCTTCAAGGTCTGAGAAGATGAAGCCGAGATTTTCAGTCAGCACGATTTCCTGCGCTGTAATGCTCGCGCCAATCGACGTGAGCGTCGCGTCAAGCATCGTGTACGTGCGCTTGGCCTGCGAGCACTTCTGGCCGCCACGACCAGTAGCTTTCAGCACCAGCGTATCCGGCTGACACATGTTGCCGAACTTTGTAATGAGCTGACGCATGCTGGAGTTGCCACCAACAACGCGACTCATCTGGCACTGACCCTGCCGGCGGTTACCGACATAGTACACGTTATTCGACCCGATCTCGTACAGCATGTTCACGGTGCGGTTGCACGTGAATTGAACCTGCTGCACCAGCACCGCCTTCTGTCCGCCGAGCGTAAGTTCTAGGTCTTCCGCGCGGAACGAACCGACGTGCGTCTGCTTATTTCCGAAACTAGCTGGCATAGCTCACCTTAACCTTTGTTGTTGGTGTGTACTTTAACTTTGGTCAATTACGTCAGACAACTAAGTGCAGCTCAATGTTATTGAGCGGCGCCGGAACAACAAGGTCGAGCACGATTTCGATGCGGTCCTTGAGCAGAGGATGAATCTGCAGGGTACGGATCTCACCAGAAATCAGCTGCGAGCCGAGTTCTTCTGTAGTGCCATTAGTCGAGAGGAAGTTAATCACACTCTTCACTTGGTACTCAAGAACCGAAAGCATGCCCGGCTGCGCGTTTGTGCGGCCGATGTACGGACGCAGGCGGCGATAGAACAGGTACGACATGCTGTCAACGTTACGACGAATCATTTCTTCGCGGCGGTTCAGATCGAGGTTGTCGGTCGTGAGCGCGTGCCGCGTGTGCGGGGTGCCGTCACGATCTTCAGTCACAATCCAGACGCCAGCTTCAGCCATACGGTTCAACTGCGTTTCGTTGAGGTACTTGTAGGACCGCGAGAAGTCATCGAAACCAGCGACCTCGACGTTTGTCAGCGGCTGGTGCGGCACCACGCCGCTCACGAGGCCCGCGAGGGCCGCCGCGAGATAGTAACCGGGCTGGATCGTACCGGCTTCGCCGACCTGATCCGGCCACACAGCGCACACACGCCGGTTCGAGAGCGAACCACCTTGCTGCGCAATGTCTTCGACAATTTCGTTGCGGTTGCGGTTGTGCCAGATCTCGACGCGCTGCGGAACTGTTACCGCGGCGTCGGCGCCGGAGTACAGCAGCAGAGTCGATTCAGACACCACCTGATCAACGACATACTCTTCGTACTGCTCTTCGCCGAAGCCGTCTACGGCGTAGTTATAACGCACGATGTCGCCGGGGCGGACGTCATTTGTGATAAAGTAGCCGTTGCCCGACGTAACGGTAAGCCGCGTGTACTGCGTGTTCGTGGCGTTCGGATCGTCGGAGAGCGTAGCAAGAACCGGCTCGTTTACCGTTTCGCCAAGCACACCTTTGATATTGACGCCTTCACCAACAACCTTTATAGTCGGCACCGCCTTGAGGGCGAAGAAGCCGGCCTTCCAGTTGTTCGCGTACTCGTTCGACTCGGCGCCGATGTGCGCAGCCCACAGGTTTTGCACCCAGCGGTCAAACGTCATCGGAACGAGGTTGTACAGGTCGTCGCGGCCCTTAAGCCGCTCAAGCACCTGCGTCCACTTGTCGAGATCCGGGCCGAGCGAACGACCGTCTTCGTCGTACTTCTCGGGATCGGCGACGGCGGTGTACTTTACAACGGTGCCGTTGCTGTTGCTGAGCGCCTTGTAAACGCCCCACTTCAGCGGGTTATCGGGATCGAGCTGGCCCTTGATTTGATCGAGATCGGCGACGTCGCTGATCGAGTTGACCTGATCGGCCAGCTCAGACAGCCACTCGCGATACTCGACGTAAACTTTGCCAGACATGACAGGCAGCGGTTGCTCGGCGCCGGCGCTTGTCCACTCGGGGTGGTAAGCAACGATGCCTTCTTGCACGCAGATCTGCGTGTCTTCGTACCAGAAGTTGGTCATCGGAGCGTATCCGATCCGATTCTTCGAGATCTGGATATCGTCCTTGATGAACAGCTTGAGGTCCATGTCCTTGCCGCTGATCAGCTGGCAGGTCGCTGTGGCTGTGGTGCCCCCCTCGCTGCCCGGAGCGGCGATCGTGATGGTCGGGGCGGCGGTATAACCAGCGCCACGATTGGTCACGGTGATGGCAACAACCTTACCCGCGTTCTCACCTGTGCCGAGTACCGCAACACCTGTGGCAGTTTGATTCTGCACAAGGTTGCCTGTCGGCGCAGAGAACGTAACTGTCGGGGGCGTCACATAGCCGGAACCGGCGTTTGTGATGCTAACCGGACCAACCTTGTCGACCGGCGCGCCGTCTTGTGTGAGCAGCGAGGTCGGAAGGTCGTCGCGCAGGATGAGCTTGCGCACCGGACCAGCCTTGCTCGAATTCACTGTGATGTACCACTTGTCACCCTTGCGCAGGCCGTCAACAGCGTAGTTATCTGCTTGATCGGTCGCGCCGGTGAAGCGAACCTTTACGCCGTTAGTGCCGATCGCTACGCCGACCGCGTTGAGGCCAACGCCGTCGCCAGTCACCTCGGTCGGACCCGAGAAGTCTAGACCCTTGACGGTGCGCACGGTGATCTCAGGGAGCTGAGCCCACGTACCGCCCTTGGTGCACTCGATCACGTACGTGTCGTTCTTCGCGCCAACGTACTTGGCCAGAATGTCAACCGCGCCGTTGACGCCGTTCACAGACTCTTCGGTCTGGTAGGGGCCGTCGGCTTCCGATACCGCCTTGACCTTTTCATAGGTCTGGTGAATGTCGAACTTCCACTTCTGGCCAACGACGAAGTTGTCGTTGCCGGTCGTGGTGAAACGCACCGACAGGCCGCGCGTGCCGACAAAGGTCACGCCGTCAGCATCGTCGAAATCGTTCGGCTGGATTTCAGCCTGATCGTCAGTGCCGCTGGCCGAAGTGACACGCAGACGGGCAGCGTTGCAACCCGAAATTGTGCTCTTGATAACTTCGACAACGTACTCTTCTTCAACGTAGCCGTCGACAAGGCCGTCGTAATCATTGGCGCCTTCGTCTTCGGCTGTCAGCACCGTGACCGCAACAGCGTTATCAACACCCTCGATCTGCGTGACGGTTACGTCAACGCCGTTCGGGCTGGTAGCTGTGTAGCTGTCTTGATTGTTAACGTCGGCTGTGGCGGGCAGGATGCGCGACGGAACAAGATCGCTCGCGAAACCTGTGACGTATGTCTCAAGCACGGTCTCTTCGCAATCGTTGTCCGCGCTTACAGTGCGAAGTTGCACAACGTCACCGAGCTGCACGTCGCGGTCGAGGAACGCACTCGAACGCGGGTAAGCTGCGCCGTTTGACTTGAACGACAGCGTGCTGGACTGAATCCAGTTAGTCTTACCGGGAACAGCTGTGATCGTCGTGTCGCCTTCGTCCATGTTGTGGACGTAGTACTGCAGCATCGCGTCGTCAACGTAAACCTTTACATAAGGCAGGTCGACAACGGAGCCGGGCTTACGTTGCGGCCACGGATAGCAGGTATCGTTGAGACGATCGTATTGACCAAGAAGCGAGTGCTGCTTCTCGTCTGTATTACCATAGCGGTGAAGGATAGCGTGCGGACCAGCGATGTGGGCGCGCAGCGGCTCCGTGATCTCCGTGGGGACGATACGGAACTCTTGGAAAACGAGTACTTGCGGTTTTACGTAGCTCGACATACGTCTCGGCCTCCGTGCCTAAATTTACGTGTGTGCGGTAGGGCGTTCAGGTCGTAGTATACACAACTACGGGTTTGCAAAAAAACACCCTTTGAAAATTCTTAACAAGACAATAAATCCGATGCCTTGAAGACAATCCGCTTTAGGCGCGGCGCATACGGCTGGAGCGACCAAGCTTCCTCGGCAACGTATGCAACAGTCACAGGGACGGCATATCCCTGAGCGACCTCTTGAACTTCTCCTATGCCGCCTACTTCGGCGACGTAAAAGCGAAACAAATCCATTTGCTCTCGGATCAGCGGCGAGAAGTTGATTAAAAACTTCAACACCTCTGTCGCGAGAAATTCGGTTTCAGCGCCGGCAGAACTTAGGCAGTATATGGTGTGGCTGCCTTCCCACATGCCGGCGTAACTTACTTCTCCAGTATAGAGGTTTGCGCCTGCAATGTCACCAATAGTTTGTTTTTGCCAGCGCCACCCATTTCGTTTAATAAGTATGGCCGGCCGTTTGTCCGCCGTGTTGGGCGACCACCGGGTAATACTTTCTATCAAAATACCGCCTTTGTTGTCACCGGCGTCGGCTGGGCGCCACGCGCCGAGCGTTTCTATATGCCGGCGAATACGCGGTTCCTCTATGTTTTCAGGGTCGGCGAAGTGCCCCATTAACAACTGCCGTAAAAAACCGGTCATGACGTGCGGACGCATTCCGTACGAACAAAGTGCGCTAACTTTGTCGACGCGGTTTTCTGGTTTACTGCCGGCAGGAAATTGCGCTTCAATTTCCGGCGGATTCGGATCGTCGCAAATACTCACTGAACTGTTCCTTTAATTTTTGGTCGTAAACCTTGGCGGGAGCTGACAAACTTATTTTCGGAGGCAGTAACCGAATTTTGTCGAGTTTCGGTTCGGCTGGATTTTTACGCGCCATTAGATGTCCCAAAAATTATCGGGAGCGCGTTGTTGCGCTGCCGGAGGATTGTTGTCGCATATCTTAAATTCGTCCGCGGTCGTCAGTGTTTTGCCGTCTTCGGTCGCAAGCTGAAAACCGTCGCCGTCGGCTTCCGGCGCCACGATCGGCAATGTTGGGGCCCACGTGCACAGTTGCGGTTCGCCGACGCTGACCACATTAACAAAATCGACGTCTGGGCCGTACTCACCTAACTTCTCGTATACGATAGCATAATCACCGGGGTCGAGCGCGATTGATTGCACCCACCGCCCGTTAGCAGTTGTGGATGTAACACCCAGCGCAAGGTTTTTTGGCGTATCAAACCCACTGACGTCAAACACGTCTTTTGCATAAATATGAATAGTCGCGCCTTGAATCGGGCAGCCGTCTTCGGTTTTGTAAACAAACCTATCGTTACCGCCATAGTTTTGATCTACCGGTACGGCGCCGCAGCCCTCAATCGGCAAAGTTGGTCCGACGCGCTCCGCAGGTTCTCCCCCGACCTCAATCGCATACGCCGTATTGCTGAACGGCAACAGGCCCATTTTAATCTGATAGACAAGCGGCACGTTACGAATAGCGGCGGCAATCTGAATTGTTTCTACCAGCCAGCGTTCGTCGCTAGAACCGTTGACCCAGATGTCGTTTTTATTAATAGCCGGAAAACCTATAACACGCGCCGTGATATACGGGTTTTCTCGCGTTATGCCTTTTAATTGCGCGTCGACGCCTTCCTGAATCGTTTGCGTCGATAAGTCCCAACACTGCAGCGATAGCGGCGGGTGATAACCTACCTCAAAACCCGTGCCATTACAGACAGGACAATCAGAATCAAGAACTTCTTGTGTTAATTGATCGCGGCAACGTGTGCACGGTTTTCCGAAACGAAACGGTTTTACTAGATAACCCGGCACAGCAACGTACTTAAACCGCAGCTGCTCTTTGCGGATAATCTCGCGAGCGATAACCCAGTCTTTTTCTGGAAGATCGCCGTAGCAGTTGGCGGCCTGTGAAACGTAAACACTAGTCGGCGTCGTTAAAACAACGCGATAATGATCAAGCAGGTCGTAGCCGGTTTCGCGCCATTCGGGGTCGTAGGCGTTGTAGCCGTTTAATACGGGCGGGCCAATGTTAACCCAGTCGACCGCGTCTCGAAGCCCGGTTTTGCCAAGCTGAAGTTGAAAAACATACGGCCCCGGATCGTTAAACGTGCGTTCAAGCTGCCACCAAACACGCGTGGTGCCGCGAACCATATGATCCACGGACACGCGGCGAAATGGAAAAATGCGAGACTGTGGCATTGATGTTTTGAGCGGTTTGACCTAAAAAACTTGTGTAAATGCCAACATTTTATCAATAGCGAATTCGCAGGGCGTCGGTGTAGGCCGAATACTTGTAAGTAGACGAAACCTCGCCATAACCGCCTTCGAGATTAATGCTCGCTTTCGTGGCGCGTACCCATTCGCGATATGCCTGCCAGCGCATCTGTCCGGCGCGCTCGTAGCTAGATTCTTTGTTCTGGTCGTTTACGGTTAAGCCAGCCGCCGAATAGTCGAACTGGTTACGGCGGAATTGTTCGGCCACCATCATGAACAGGTTGGCGCAAATGCCTTCTAGCCAGTGATATCTAAACGGAAAAGACTGCGTGTTGTATACAGCGTCAATCGGCGGCGGTACTTCGTTCCAGTACATCACGGGGCGCGCAATCGCCAGCGCAATCTCAGCGTCGTCAAACATTAAGTTATCAAGTAAGAAGCTCTCGCCCGGCGCTGAGTCGCGAAGATGCAGCCGGATCTCTGCGATGCTTGGCGGCCCTCCGGGCTGATTAACGCTAGAAAACGTACTACGCGCAATCACGACCGAAAACGTATTTGAAAAAACCACGCACGGCTGATTGCTGCTTTGCGCTGGAATACTTACAAGCGCCACTTCGCCGTAATAGACTCCCGGTACGCTTGTGGCGTTACTGGATAACGCAGCAGCTACTTTACCGGTTTCTGGTTCTACGATCGCGGCCGGCACCTCCACTGGCGGGTTTTGGTTGCCGAGAGAAAGCTGCTCTTTCAGGCGCAACACTACTTTAAAGTCTTGCGCGTTCGTGCACGCTGTAAGGCTAACAGGGCGACCTTCGCGATCGTGCATCGTCCATTCGATCGTGGCGCACTGACCCTGCGTCAGAGTAATAGCGCGCATTCTCGTTAGGATCGGCTGGCCGTTGACGCCAGAAATCGGGGCACTAACGACGTTCTGCCCTACGCACGAAACCGGCGTAATAGCTTGGCCGTTCGTATTACCGTTGCAACACGGCACAATGGGGTGTTCGGCGGGTGTAGCGATGACGACCATGTGAGCCTCCGTGTTACACCGTCATTATAAAGAAAAACGGCTGGCCGCTTACGCAGCCAGCCGTTTAGAGAGAAGTCCGACTGGGTTAAAACTCAGTCCCAACCTTCCGGGGTCTTAGTGCCCAGAGTGTCTTCGCTAAGCTTCACCTGATCGATGCTACCATCGTCTTCGTCGGTGAGGTAAACGGCCGGCGACTTAGTGATAACCAGCGTGCCTTGCTCAAGTGCTTTTTCAAGCGCTTTGAAAGGACGCTGACTGCCGCGACCACCCTTGTAAGACGCATTAGCGCCAAGGGCCGCAACGAGGTCGCCGGGGACGGTGTACGTCTCGTTGTTTTCGAGACGCTTGCCGTGCGCACCGAGGAAGCCGAACACTCGGGCGGCGCCCGAAGTGTTCTTAACTGTCGTGTATAAACCGGGTACTGCCATTGTTAGTTACTCCATTTCTTCAGGATGCGCTTTGCAGAGCCGCGGCAGCAGCAGCTTGCAGCGTCAGAACAGCCTGCGCAATCGCAGGTTGATCCGCCGCTACGCTCGCTACGTCGCCGTAAGCAGCCGCCTTTTCACCAGTGCCGCCAAAGCCCGCGGCGGCAAGCATCTCGTCCAGCTGCTGGTTGGCAGCCGAGAGCGAGGAAGCTTGCGCAGCCGCGACCTTTTCTTGCTCCGCCGTGTAGAGCACATGAAGCTTGGAAGCAGCAGACCACATTTCAGCGGCCTCGCTCTCCGAACGCGGCTGGATGCCGTGCGCGGCAAGCTTCTCGAAGAAATACGGCGCGGCAAGTTCCGACACAATTGTGGCGTATGCTTGCTCAGCCGCTTCTTTAACAGTATCAGACATAACGTGCTCCTTTGGGTTTAATTCCTACACGGCATCACTTGAAGTTAACGCGAGCCAGACCGTTGGTATGGCCGAACGAGCCACCCGAAGTCTGATAGGCGAAGTACTCAAGCATGTAAGCTTCACGACGGATGTACATCGTGGTGGGCTCCAGCTCGTAGTTCTTGCCGATGAACTTCGGCGACGCGAACATGAACAGCGAATCATCGGGGACAAGATCGCGCTTGATCGTGACGATCCAGCGGCAGTTGAGGAAGTTAGTCTCCGCCCAACCGTTCTTGATGATGTCCTGCGAGAAGTCGCCGCCCATTTCGTCACGGCCGAACTTGAGGAGTTCCTTGATCGTGATGTTATTCACGAGGCAGGTTTCAACCTCGAAGTGCGACGGCGTGCGGGGCATGACCTTCAGCGCGTCAACAAGGGTCTCACGGGTGATGCCGCCCGAGATCTCCTCGTACTGCACAACGCCGCTGGCGACGTTGGCAACACCCGGAGTCGGGAGCACGGCGTTGAAGGCGGCAATAAACTTGCCGTCCTCTTCAGCCAGCATGTCCTTGATCATGTTGTCGCTGAGGACCTGACGGATGTCGATCACGTACGTACGCAGCTCGTCGACGTCCTTCACAGCGCGGGGCGACACGATCCGGTCAAACATGACGCGGTAGCGCGGGCCACGGATGTAGAAGTTAATCGGGAGCGTCGCAAACGGGAGCGACACAGCCGCCGGGGAATCGGGCTCCTTGTCCACAACCTTGACGGGCTTGTCAGTGTCAACCTGACGGTCAAGCTCGTCGTTGGTGATGGTCAGCGGCGGCATAATCCGCCGGTAGAACCCGTCTTCACGCATTTTGGTGCGCGTGAAGTCGTTAACCGCGTCGATGGCCTGCTTCTGCATGCCGGGGGTGTCAAGCTGCTCAAAGAGCGTTTCGTTGAGCAGTTGGATCTCTTGCTGAGTGGGCATTTTGGGAACCTCCATGTTCCTTAATTAGTTAGGGATAGGTCAGTCGATTGTGGCCGCAGTGCCCGCCGGCAGGTACACGCACCAGAAGGAAAGCGTGTCCACGCCATTGTGGTTCTTCGACGCGCCACTCGAAACAACACCGCAAACCGGGTTTACGTACTGCACGGCGTTGGCCTTCGTCAGCACACCCTCAACGGCAGCGCCGCCAGTGGTGGGAGCAGTCAGAAGATCACCGGGGTTGTACGTCACCGCGCTACCGCCGGACGTCTTCACGTACTCGGTGGTGGCGATTTCATAACCACCGGTCGCAACAAGACCAGACAGCTTGCCCGAGGGCGAAACCGCTTGGTGCATGAAGTTACCGGCCGCTGTGGTACCCGGATTGCTGACGTCAGCATCCGTCGAACCGTTCAGCAAGAAGATCGCGACGCCCGTGGCCGACAGACCCGGAACGAACACGTCCTTACCGCCCTCTTTGGCGAGCGTTACGACGCGACCGCGCGGGACATCATACGTGACTGTGCTCGCCAGCTTGGCCGAGTAGTCAAGGGACGCCATATCGAACCAGCCCTTTTTAACGTCAAGGCCGTGTTCAAACATAAGATCAGGAGCAGGCATTGTTAGACCTCCGTGTCTTTCTCAATTGGAAACGTGTTCCGTAGGGGGGACGAACTCAGGTAGTGGGCGGGTTAAGACCAAGGCCCGTAAACAGCTTTACGTCGGAAGCCTTGAGGCGACCATCGCGGGCACCCACATACCCGCTCGTCAGACTGGTCGTCGGGTCGTAGCTGGCGGCCTTTGTGGCAACCGGCGTACCCAGACGAGCCATTTCAGCTGCGTTTTTATGCGCAGCTAATTTGATAACAAGTTCCATCGTGCGCACCGGATCTTGCAGGGCGGCGGCAAGCGCCTCCTTCTGGTGCGCCTCGATCCGCTCGTTTTCCACGCACGCCTTGACGGCTTCGGGGATCAGGTGAGCCAGCTTTTCGCTGACTTCAACCTGCGCCTTTTCGGCGGCGGCGGCTTTGGTCATCGCCGCATCGGAATAACCGATGTAGTCGATGATCTTATGTACGAGCGCGTTATTTTCGGTAGACATTAAAACCTCCGTGTGATCAACGATTCACGAGTTCGAGAACGTGCTGCTTCATCATGTCCCGCAGCTGGCGCGAACGCTTTGTGCGGGCTTCTTTAACTTGGAACCTGCCAGCACGCTTAAAGTTTACAACAGCGCGACCGATGGCGTCTAAATCTTTAGCGGCAGCCATCTTCGGTTCTTCCATCGGCGGAGCAGCTTCAGGGGCGGGAGCGCCACCAGCAGCGTCGCCGCCGTCGGCGCCAGACAGCGCCTGCAGCAGAGCTTCCGGCGGAATGCCAAGTTCTTCTAACGCCATCGCCAGCTCTTGCACGGCCTCGTCTTCCGACGGTTCGCCGCCGCCTACAGCAGCCGGGTCCATATCGCCGCCGCCTTCGGCGCCCATCATGGCTTCGAGCCCGGCGGGCGCGGCGTCAGCAGCCGGCGCGTCGCTGGCGCCAGAAGCAGCGTCTTCAGGCGCGGAGTGGTCCTCGCCTTCAGCGGCCTCTTCGGTCGGATCAGCAGCCGCGGCTTTGGAATTCAGAAAACCGATGAACAGGTCAGCCATCTCGTCGGCTTCGCGAATCGTGTTAGCGCACACTTCACGAACAGACGCCTCAGCGGCTTCTTTGTTTATGCCGAGCTGCGCAGCAAGCTCGTAGCCAGCCTTGAACGCGGCAGCCTTACCCTCGCGAAGAGCAGCAAGATCAGAACCCTCGATCTTGCCGTTATCGTTTACGTCGAGCTTGTGCTGGTCGCCTTTGAGGTTGCTGCCGACGTGCTCGCTTCTCTCTTCAGCGGGGGTTTCTTTTTTTTCTTCGGCTTTTTCTTTTAGAAAAGCCGGCATCTCGGCCGCCTTCTCGTTGTTCAGTTTGCTAGTGCCGAAGTTAATGAGGTTGGCCAGAATGTCGTTACCGAGGGTGCCGGCACGTTCGCGGGCTTCCTTGAACGTAACCGAGCTGTACTTCTCGCCGTCATTGGCCTTGACCGGCGACGACGTGCCCGGGTCATCCTTATCACCCTTGAAATCTTTTTCATTGGCCGGATCTTCACCGGTCGCTTTGGCAGAGACACCGATGTTCGTCTGCACTTCGTCTTGACGACCTTCTTGCGACATCTCCGGTGTGTTGTCTACAGCAAGAGCGCCCTGCTGCTTCTTGATGTCAGCCTCATACTCGCTTGCGCGCGCACCAGTCGAAGCGTTCTGCACGCCATTGTCGGCGCTAGTCGTCGGGTGCGAGGAGGCGCCTTGGTATCCGCCCGGATCAGCAGGCACGGGGCCGGCAGACTTCTCAGCCGCAGTCTTTACAGGACTCTGCGCAATCTCAGCGGCAAGAGCATTAAGTTGATCGAACAGTGAACGTTGCATCCGTGCCATGACTTTCTCCTTTGGGGTCTAATCGTTTCCGATTAGCTTCCGTTCATGTGACATAATTTTGCAATACACAGTGGTTTGCTGTCAACCAATTGTTTCCGTATTTCTCGCAGATGGCGGCATAAGCAGCGATCTTATACAACGCGTAATGTTGCGCAAGAGCTGTTTCTGCTTTTCCACTCGCTTGCTTGTCGGACGGAAACTCAATTGCCCGCGCGTTACGAAGTGCAGCCAAGTATGCACGCTTCTCAACGTTAACGGGTAATACGCTATGTGTGTGTGCTACCTTTTCAGCCCACACGCGCGCACTTTGCGGCGCCGCATCAGCTGGAAAGTATACGTTGTTTTCAAGTAGCGTGACGACATCCGCGTCGTTGGCTAACTTTGAAAACACGTTAGGCAGCGCATACGCAACTGCACTAACAAGTGTGGCGTTAGCTGACTTAACTGTCAACGCTAAAAAATCTCGCAAGGGCAAGATTACTCCAGCGTCAGCCAGCCCGCGTAACACCGCAGCCATTTTAACAGACGGAGCGTTATTTGTATCAATAGGCGGTTGAACTTCGTTGGCGCTGGCCAGAGCCGCCTGCGCCCAGTTACCGCCGGCGCCTGCATCCTTTTCCGCCTGCGCAAGCTGAGTTAAAGCTTCAAGCTGCAGCTGAACACGGGCTGCCGGGGTGCGCCCTAGGTCAAAGCCGAGCGGCGCAGTAATACCAAGCTGTTCAGCGAGTTCAGCCCCGGAAATGCAACTAGTCGAGGCGGCCTTTTGCAACTGACCAGACACGTAGGCAATGCGGTCGGCCGGGCGGAATACGTGACTGATATCAAAAAACGTCGGATTGGGGTTATCGGCATGTAGCACGTGTCCGTCTTCCAGCACCCGACCCATATTGTGCTTTAAACCGCCAGCTTTGCAGTGGCCGCCGTTCTCGATAGAGTCGCAATACTCGGCCCGCGTTTTGGCCGAATTGCCGCACGACGAGCACTTGTCAAACGGGATCTTGCACGCCATCGAAACGGCGATTTCTTTGTCGTTGGCCAACTTTTCAAGTTCTTTGTCGGCAATCAGGCCGCCATTTCGGTCTGCCGCTTCTTTCGAGCCGTTTAGCGCCACAACCAGCTCGATACGCTTCATGGGTTCGTGGTATGCACTGGCCTTTACAATACCGAAGCTTTTGGCCGGGTTCTTGTTGGCATGGTCACGGTAAAAGCGCGCAAATTTTTCAAACGTCTGGTGGTAGTTCCTGCAGCAATCACGCGTAAAACCGTCGCCGTTACGGTTCGGGCCGTAATCTTCCGTGGCGCCAATCGCAATCATGTGAACCGGCACTTCGTCCTTGGCAAACTTGATATTTTCAAGCTTGTGCGCAAACTCAGCCCCGGCGCGTTTCACAAGTTCTTGCTTGTCGGTGCCGATAATGCCGCGGCTCGATACTTTGATCAGCGCGGCAACCGGTTCGCTAAAGTCTTGCGAGTGCGGCTGGATAACTTTGATCATGCTCATGTTTACTCTCTCGCAGAGGAACCGCCGAGACTGTTAAGCAGCGCCGGGACGCCAAGAGCGCCTAAAACCGGCAACCCGATTCCCGCCCAATGTCCGCCTACGCGCGGCATGTTACGGAGCGCCTGTCGCAGGCCCGTACCGGTTAGCTTACGGCCAGCCTTACCTACGCCAGATGCGTTCTCCGCCGCAATCGCTGCTAACACGTTGGCGGCGTCGTCCGCGTTACGACCCAGCGCGCCGCCTAGAAAATTACCCCGCGCGGCGCGGGTCGCAGCATTTACGCGCCCAGTGACAGCGGCAGGCGTTGTAATACCGGCGGTTTCAAGCGGCAAACTCACGTCGCGCGGAACATAGTCGGCGCCGCGCAGGCGGCGGAGGCTATTGAGAATTTGTTTTGTCAGCGACGGGTCATTTTTTGCTTCTGGTAATTTGCGCAAATGCTTTGTGAGATTATTTGTTACACGCGTAGGGCCGCTGTTCGCGCGAAGTTGCTCAACCGTTGGTTTTAACTGTTTTGCCGCTTCATCGCCGGAGGCTAGAAACCTATCCATCTTGCCGTACGCGTCCAGCGAATTTGCGGCCTGCCTGCCGCCGTACGCGCCGGCGCCTGCGCCAGCGATGTTCAACAGCGCATTACCAGCAGAGCCGTCTTGATTTTTTGCAGCAGCGATTGCGGGCGGCGGCGTTGTTTTGGTCAGCAACATGTTCTTTGCGGCTGTTGCGCCCAGCCCGCCGATGCCGCCCATTAGCGCGTAATCGAGCATCGCGCGGCGTTTCTTTTTACCCTGTAACGCGCCAATTAACCCGCCAGCACCGGCACCCAGCGCAGCGTTCTGAAGATACGGGTTACTTAGAATTTGCGACAGGTCGGCCTGTTTGCCGAGTTCGGCTGTCACTGCCGCGACTTTCTCTACGGCAGGATCGGGGGTACGAGTCGCAATCGCGGATAGACCGCGCGCAAGTTCTTGTAGATTTATTGACGACATATTACACCAAACCGCGAGCATGAATCTGTGATTCGAGATTGTTTTTTAACGCTTCAGCGCGAATCTTTTCCATTTCAACAAGCTGCTTAATATCAAAATCAGCCAGCTGACCAGCTTCAAGACGCTTGCGCAGCAACGCCTGCATAGCAGCGCCAGATCCAGTGAAGTTCGGCGCAATCTCAGCGATTTGATTGTAAGCCGTTGCAATCTCGTGCGGATCGTAGCCGGAGATTACAGGGTCGTTCAAAATTAAATCGTTTAGCACGCCGCGCGATTTAATCTGCTGTAGTTTGTTCTCGTGCTCGGCATCTGACATGCGCATATACGCTTTTTGTTTTTGCGCCAGCGGATTAGTAGCTTTTTCTTCGTTAGCGCCCATCTCACTTGCGATGCCCTTGGGGCTCATGAGCTTACCGAGGTGCCCCATCGTCCCGCTGTACGATGTCAGCGGCGGAGCTGATTCCGTATCTGGTTTTTTTTTATCTTTAACCGCCGCCACCTTAAGGGCGAGCGGCGCTGTTTTCGGATCATGCAGAATAGAACCGGTAACCGTCGCGGGCGCGCTCTTTTTTTCAACAGTCGGTTGGTTTAGCGCAGCCAACTTGCTCGCGGCGTCGTTGCGCAGCTCGACGGCTTTGATCACATTTTCAACAAGCGTCACGACAGGTAGAGAACCAAAAAAGTTCTCGTTTGTGGCGGCTTGTTTTGTGAAGTGCGGATAGACGGCAGCGATCTTGTTTAATGTTGAAACGCCGATGTCGCCAAGCCGTAACCCGACTTCGCGAACAGCGTCGGAAAACGACATGTTGCCGGGCACGCGAAAATATTGCGCCAACTCTTCCATGGCCGAAGCCGCTTTGTGGTGGGAAACTGTCGCCAGCCGCCGCACCTCGTCAGCCTCGCGACGCGTGGCCTGCTTTTCGCTATAAGCCCGCCGCGCCGCAGAGTGGTCGTCGCGCGGTGGCGGTACATATGTGGGCGCAGGTAGTACGCTCTTCGCGGCAGCGGCTTTGTTTAAGCTTTCATTCCGTCGGGCGATAAACCCACGCGGCGACACAGCGTACTCAGTCGAGATGATGCTGTTATTTGTTAATTCAGCAGAGGTTTTGACGTTTTTCGGATAAAGCGCATCCATGACGACGTTAACATCGGCGAGCTGGAAATCTGCGGCTTTTTCCAGCGTTGTCTCGCCCAGTTCGCGCTGCTTGTTTGTGCGTCCGGTGTTATAGGCGTGCACCATGAGATTGATGTGCCCAGCAGGAATTCCGGCGTCACTTGCGCTTTTGATAATAGCGGCGTTTGGCGTAGACCCGTCGTTGACCAGAGTGGCCGCACGCTCAATTGCGCTCAGCAATTTTTGCTCAGCTTCTTTACTTAATGCCCGCATCGGTTTTCTCCGGGTAGTGCAGTTCTTGAATCAGCCCTTGATGCTGCAAAGAACCGCCAGCCGCAATAATCATCATTTCGTCGTTACGTAATTCTGCAGCGCCGTCATCAAAGGGTAACATTTTTATGGCTGCGGAATCTAGTTTTGTCCCCACTTTGAACGGTAATGTCGCCAGCATCGCGCCAATGTTTTCAACAATAGTGGCCTGCGATTTAGTGGCGTTATCGCTGTTTTTCTCGATCTCTACATATTTTACAAAAGAATCGATCAGCGGTAACTGGGTGTGGCTGTTGACGGGCACGGTAAGGCTGGCAATGGCGGCCTTGTACTTCATCAAGTTCACAGCAAAATCTTGGAAAAACCCTGACACACCCGCGGCAGAATCAGGCTTCGGCATTTCAAGGCAACGGTTAATCGCAGCGTCGAGTACGTACTGGCCGCCGCGATATCCCAATAGTTTCCACAACAGGTCGTAGTGGCGTTCTTGTAGTCCGCGCGTTACAGCATCTGCCATTATAACGTTAACGACATAGTCCCTGTTAACCAGCTTCTCGCGCACATCAAAAAAGGTGTTGGCGTACGCCGCAATAGTCTCAACCTCTGTGCCGAGCTTATCCGCAATTTCTTGGTCAGACTCGCCGGCAAGAATGCGCGCTTCGATAGCCCACCGCGTTGGTTGCTTGTCGGCCGCCCATATAGAGTGCGCCCAGAACATGGCGCTGTCGCGAAGCAACGCGCCGTACAACGCGTTGGGGTCGTTATTCGCCTGCTCAAAGTGTCGCTTTAATCGCAGCGCGCGGCGAATCCACACAAAACCTTCTGCGCCGTCTAGCGCGCGCGACGCTTTACGCCCGCCGCTATCAATCTGAACAGCGCGCAACCAGCGCCAATTTGGCGGGCGCAGCGGGTTAGTGCGGAACGCGTTCAACATTAGCGCAGCGTCGGCGTGTCGACGGTAACGGAAAAGACCAGCGTCTTCGTGGCGGACGGCGTAATCTTCAGATACAGATATCTTTGCGGATTTGTCGGCGTACCGTCGCGGTTCAAGTACGAAACGTCTAGGTTATTTGTAAACGGCGTCGTCTGGTCAAACGATAAGACTTTGAACGTATCGGCTGGCAACTCGCTGTTTGGCGCCTTATCCTGCTTGCTAGAGTAAAGCGTTGCTGTGAAGTTGCCGGTCGCACCGCCCGACGCCTCAACGAGACTGTAACCCTTGAGAATGCCGCGATGCGGCATAGGCACCGCGACCGTTGTGGCCGTGCCGCTGTTGGCTGTAAATGTAACGCTACCGGACCATACTGTGCTGGGCATATTTCACCTTTAGGCGTTAGCGATAGCGCCAAGATCGATATCCTGCGCGGCTTCTTCGGGATACGGCTCGATGGTCTTCTGCTTGAGGAACAGAATGACGTCGCCCAGCATTTCAAACGCATTGCGCAGCGAGTCTTCTAATTCCGGCATATCAGCTTTGCCGTAACGTTCGGCAAACCGGTCACCGTGCCAATAGAACATAAACAAGATGCGGCCTAGTTTATCGAGGCCCTTGGTCAGCTCGCCCATGTAACGATCGACCAGCGAGTCGTCTCGCACGGCGCGCAGCATGGCGCCCACCATTGCCGTGTCGAACACTTCGCGCTGCCCACTCTGCGCGGCGTCGATGACAGAGCGAACGTCGCGCTGATCGAGAAGCGTGTTGGGGTTGTACACGCTGCGGTCAGTTTGGCTGGCGCTCATGCCCGGCACCTGTACAGCGGTGTCGATACCGAGCTGTGTCGGGACGCTTGTGCCCATGATGCTCTCGCCGCCCATAACCGGACCCGGATCTGTGGGCGCCGACGGGGCGCCGTTGATCATCATCGGACCGCCGTACGGATCGGCATACTTAACGCGGCACTCAAACTTGCGCTTGGCGGCCGCTTGCTTCAGGATCTCGCGCGCTGCTTCTTCGCGCAGCCCGTGATGTTCAACAAGCGTTACAAGTGCTTTGATCGGGCTGAGTCCGGCTTCTTTGTTAATAGTTACCGATGTGCCGTTGTGGTAAACGGTTAGCGCGGCGGTTTTTTGCATAAGTGCCAGCTGTGCGTCGACGAGGTTACCGGGCTGCAGGGCTGGCGGATCACTCTCGCCGCATCCACAAGCGCCTTGATCTTCGGCCGCCTCGGCGTCGTCTTCGCCCTTGGTGACCTTGAGCAGCTTGAAACCTTCTGGCACAAAGATGTCGCCCATGCTCGCGCGCAGGCTGGCGCCCTTCTTGCCGTTCAAGTGAATACGCACGCCGTCGCGCCATTTGTCGTAGTTCAACGGGTCGGTGTAGCAGCACGCGCCAATCGAACCCTTGGGCGGATACTTCGAATGGTCTTCAAGATGCACCTCATAGACTGTGCTGCCGTTGCTGTCGCCATACTCTTTGATCACGCGAAACGGCGCTGTCGTGTCGCCACGTTTGCTGAGCGCAATGTATCGCGCGTCTTTGCTCGGCACACTATTGGCTTCTGGCAAGCCGTCGAACCACTTGTCAAATTCCTCGCCCCCGATTCGGGCCAGAGCAAAAACTTGGTCGGCACGAGTGTTGAGCCAGTTACGGGCCCCATCAACGCGCACCACAGTGATAAAGTTTTCGCGTTTGGCGGCGCCTTGCGGGTGTACAGCGACGTAGCAGCGCTCGATGTTGCCCGGCTTGACGAGGATTTCGTACAAGCCGCTTTCAGTCGGGTTGAATAGCTTTTTCTCGACCTGAATGTGATACGGGATGGAGACATTGTCGCGATCGCGCTCGTCTTGAATTAGAACGCCGTCGCGCAGTAGCTTCTCCTGATCTTCTTCGCTGTAACCGACAGGAGCTTTAGTTTGCACCGTCACGTCGTACGTAATTACTTTAAGGCCCTTTGCCGCAGCGGGTTCTTTCGGGGCTTCGGATAGCACACTGGCAATTTTTGTGTTGGCCGCGTCTTCACGAAACTTCGCCATGACCATCGCTTCGCGCACCACGTCCAGCCCGTGAAACTCGTCGATGGCTTTGGCCAGCTGCGGCGCGTGTTGGCACGTTTTAATCAACGTGGCAATTACTTCCAGCCCGGCTTGCTTTAAAAAGGTCGGCAGGTCTAGCGCTGCGCCGATTTCCTTAAAAGTTTGCGCGGTGTTTAGCGTGGCGCTCTTGGCGAGAGCCGGCATTGCCGCCGTCATCATTTCCTTGAGCGTGGGCTGCGCCGAACCAAACTTAGCCGGGCTGCGCGAAAGCTGCGTGAAGTCGGGCTGGCGTTGCCCCATATTCGATAGGTTGCGCTCGACGCCGCTGCCCAGAATGTTGGGTTTGCGGTTAATGAGGTAATTGATCCAATTTTCCTTGAGCGGCACGAACATGTCCTGATTTTTGATATACAGGAGTTCGTGACCCTTGAGGTCGCCGTTGAGAAAAAACACCGGCGCGTACAGCCAGTTGGAACCAACCTTGAACGCGAAAACGCCGACCGCTTTGGTGTTTTCTCGGTTGCGATCGAGCAGCTGGAAGCCGATTTCGTGATCTAGCAGCTTGGGGGCCGAATCGCGCAGGTAGGCGTGCGCCAGATTGCTAAACGACTGCTCAAAAGAGGTGTCGTCGCCCTTGCCGCCTAAATCGGCATATTTGGTCTGAGTGCGGTCATACGACTTCAGCACATTCAGCCAATGCTTAACAGACGACTCTTTCGCTTTTTTGTTATACACGGCCAGCCTCCATGCTGCGCTCAAAATTGGACACAGTACTAATTTACTGCGCCGAAGTCTCTATATCCTACAAAAACGGGTTCAAGGCTTCCACCCGCTTGTTGAGCCTGTTACGCCAAATTGCTCTCCCTGAGCTAAAGCAGGTACATAACTGCTACCCGCGGTATCGCTGCTTAAACCACGCTGTACGCTGTTCATAAGCCCTTTTTCCTGATACGAGCCCAACATGCGGGTCATCCAGTCAGGGTCGTTTGAGATGTTTGCCATGCCGCGCACCATTTCTGGCTGGAACGGCGGCGGTTCTTTATGCGCTTGAATTGTTTTAACGCCATATTTGTTTAAGTTTGTCAGCACGTTTTTACCGATCTTTGTGCCGATTGAATAGTGCAACACGGGTTTTTCTAAATAGTGCCCGGTTAACGTGTTTGGCGCGGCCGATACGCTACCTTCTCGCGGCGTCCAATTACGCTCAATAGCGGAGTAAGGCACTACGTCGTCAGGCACGTAATCGCCGTATTCGTCGGTCAGGCGTACATGATTTACAAGTCCGCGCGCCAGTAGTTCGATGTTGCGGCGATGGGCTGTAATACCGCTGTTACCCATGACCTGCCGCATAGCTTGCACAAAATAACGACGTCCTTCGCCTACGCCTTTGTGCCGGACAATTTCTGCTGGATTTGGCATACCCTCCGATATAACGTCACCAGCTTCAAGCTCATCGCCCTTTTTGACCGAAAGATTTCTCTCTGTCGGAACGTAGTGGTCCTGACCGTTAATCTGCACATAGTGGCCGCCCTGCGGAGCCGGACGAACTTCCTGCACACGGCCGTCTAGCTGCGCGTGCACGGCGCCGTCTGGGTATTTCTTCGGGACCTGTACAAGCGCGTTGAGCGCTTTAAAACCCGAAATCGCTCCCGCGCCGCCGACACCGCCAGAGTGCTTCGAGCTGATCTGGCTTTGCGTGACTGGTTCCGACAGCGCCTGTGCTGCCGCGATACCCACATAATCTCCAACAGGCGGTAAACGCCCCTTTTCCCTGTAACCCACATCTTTCGCATAAACACCGCCGTCCCCGGGGCCGCCAACAATCGGGCTGCGAACTAAGATATCTTTGGCGCCACTTTCCTTCAGATCCCGAAGTATCTTGGGCGTCAAAATTGTGTTGCGTTTATATGGCCCGACGGCGCGCGCTAATAACGCGCCCTCGTTATCCGGGTCGTCTACGTCGGTTGGGTACCCGCGCTCTTCTAGCGCGGCGCGGCGCTCTTCGTCGGTGTCGTCGTCATCATCCGCGGTAACCAACAGCCGATGCGTCATCTGCGCCAACTGTTTACCATAGAAACCAGCGTCAGCCGTTGCGGTTTTAAGATCAATTACGCCCTTACGTGTTCCGAATGCGCCGGCAAAATACTCTACCGGCCGCAAGCCTTGGCTGTATCCGCGCAATACCGGAATTGGAATTGGATCGCCGCGATGGTCGAGATACTGCATGTCGGCGCCAAGAATTGAGTTCAGCTGAAATTTGTTGCCGACCCCAGAGCCGGCAATCTGGTGCGCCAGCGGATTGTCCTGCCCCTCGGCCTCCTTGTACACCTTGTCGAGCAGTTCTTGTTGCGCAGCCTGCGCCAGTTCAAGCAATTTAATATTGCGCTGTTTTTCATCGAGCCGTTTGTCGGCAAAAATGTCGCGCATTTGATTCTGTACGCGCAACTGAACGTGCCGCGCCGCTAGCGTCGGACGAATATCTTTGAGTCCAAACGATAAACCGTTCGTCGTGTAACCGGCATCACGACCAATGTCGTGAAGCCGCTTCATCACGTCACGATATTTTTCTGGGTGGTTTTTTGCCAAATCGGTGGCGACGTTTGACATCGTTTTTTTAGTTAATACGCGATCATAGTCGCGCATTTCGGGCGGCAACGCTTCATTAATCAAAAGTTGTCCAAGCGTCGTCTTTAGCATGTCACGGCGTCCACATTATTTTCTGCATCGACTTCGGCTGAAACTCTGACACAACAACCGTTTTGTCGACACCCAGCGCGCGTAAAAGCGAATGAAACTCCTTTTCGCCGACTGTCGCATAAACAACAGCTTCGTCAACCTGAATAGCAACAAATAGCGGATTGCCGAGATCGTCTTCGACAATCACGCTATGTGCTTTTTTTTCGGTCGGCTGCAGGCTGTGTTGCGTTTTAACCAGCATTGTCCGCTATGCTCCGAATCATCGCGGCGATAGCGTTTGCTTTAATCTGCATTTGTGTCGGCGCGTTCGGATTAGAGACGCTGGGACCAAACGGCCGGCCGATTGAAGAAGCCGATTTTTCAGCGCGATCCCACCACGCGGCCTTCGACGGATCAGCCTCGGGTGGCGGAGCGTTCGGCGGCATTGGTCCGCCCGGAGGCATTGGTCCGCCCGGCGGTTGCATTCCACCCTGCGCGTTCGGGTCTTGCGGCGGCGGCGCCATCGGGCCGCCGGGAAGCGCTGTTTCAGCCGGCGGCGCGCCAGTCGTACCGGGGGGTAACACCAGAGACTCCGGCGGCACCTGAACACCCATCGCGTTCATGATGGCGGTAAGTTGCTGCTGCATGTTGTACAAACGATAGTCGAGCATTTGCATCATTTGCTCGGGTTTAAGTTTTTGCTGCGCGCCAGCAGGGGCTGCGCCCGGAGCGGCGGGTGCGGCGGGCGCTGCGGGAGGTGCAGCGGGAGGCGCCATTCCCATAGCCGCAGGATCCACTGGCGGTGCAGCTGCTGCAGCAACAGCAGACGGATCGGCCGGCGGAACAGCCCCCATGGCGGCTGGATCAACCGGCGGAGCACCACCAGCAGCAGCGGGATCCACCGCCGCTCCGGGCACTAATGCGGATTTTTCAAAGCGCGCCTTCGCCAGCGCAATGAGTTCGGGGTTTACCGTGAACATACAACCTCCATGTTTAACGCTTACGTATTATCTTCCACAATATGAACCGGGGTGTCCACCTCTATTTCGCCGCGGCGGTATGCCTGTACAGCGTCCTGCTTGCTACGAAACACACGTGGTTTGGCTTTTTTACTAATCCGGCTAGACGCTAAGTATAACCCGGTTTGGTAGTCTTTGTTAGGAACGTAGTGCGCGCGAAACGTCGATGTCGCGAACAAATTCTTGCTCGGCAGCATTTTTTCAACGGCTTCTTTCGCGGCGTCTTCTGTGCTTGGAACGTGATACTGCATCGCATCACCGTCAAAGTCGGCGCCAAACCCTTTGGTGATTACAGGGTTCACTTCCATGACTTTGTTTTTAGTTAACTTGGGATAGAAAGCCATCATACCGTAGCGATGAAGTACCGGGGCGCGGTTGATAACAATCGGCCGCGACGACATCTGCTGATTTAACTCAGCAAACGCTTCTTTGTTTTTATCTTCAACGGCCTGCATAGCTTGCATGCGCGGAAGGCCGCGGCGAACAAGCCCCCGAACAACGAACGGCTTGTAAATATCCCACGCTTTCTCTTCTGGCAGCGCAACTTCATCCATATCAAGGTCGGGATTTGGTGTAATGACGGCGCGACCGACAAGGTCTACCGTCGAACTGAGCAGCTTGCGCTGAACAGTGCCGTATTTTGGCGAGTTACCAAACACGTGGCGTAGAAAACCTTTGACGTTGCGCTCGACGTTTTTAGGCTGCTGCGGCTCACCCAATCCGGTAACAGCCTTCATCGAGTCATACATGCTCAGCCGTTCGTCGCCGTAGTCGGCTAGCGCGCCAGAAGCTTCTTTCAGCGTATCGTTAGCGTCGAGCAATTCTTTGTACAGATAATTTGCGTCGGCCACGAGCGGTAACTTTTTGCTGCCCATCGTGCTCACGGGGCGGAAGAGCGGCGGCAGAACAGGGACTTTACTAATCATCCAGTCCTGCGGATGCACACCAGTTGTTTCGGCGCTCTTTAAAAAGCCGAGCCTGCGCACGGCGGCGTCGCGAAGCGTCTTGCGGCCGGATTTGATATCTAACCGCGCCTGCTCGATAGCTTTCGGTAGATTAATGCGCTCTAGGGCCGCCTTAATCGCGCCCGGACCTGTCTTGTCGCCCAGCTGCTCGCGGCCGGCCAGCACGCCGCGAAACTGTTTTTCTGTCATGCCGAGCACGCGGCGAATAGGATCTTCCATCACCGGGTTCGGCATCGGTTCATGCAGCGTGATCTTGCTCCACCGATTACCGCCGTGGCCGCCAGTTAGCATCTCGTCAAACAAGCCGCCGGCGATAGGTTTGAGCCGCCCCTTCCAGTCGACGGTCTCGGAGCTTTTGAGTTCCCGCGGGCCGGCGAGTTCGTCCACGTCTTTGTCGGTCATAGCCATCAGGTTCGAGCGCGTCCCCTTGCGAACAACGTTGATACCAGACGCTTTGAGTTGATTAACAAACTTTTCGTAAACGTGCGGGACTTTGGGCAGCGGCGGCGTATACCCGGCCATGAACTGCGACCAGTACTCGGGGTTCGCTTGCCCGCGCACCATTTTGGCGTCTCGAATAACTTTGCCGGCGCCGTGAGAAAGTAACGCACCCAGATCAAGCATGCCGACGCGCTTGGCGCCTTCGCTACCGCCCTTGGCCGGCGTTCCTTCGGCCGTGTAAGCGCCCATCGCGCGCCCCTGCGCTTTGGATTCGCTTGTATGGTGCAGCTTCATAAAAAAACGTGTGCCCGTCAGTACGCCGCCAATCTTTCGACCGGTTTCAGGGTCGATTACGTCCTCGGTGTCTGACAGCCCGTGTTTAGCGAGTTCTTTCTGCGCAAACTCGATCAGGTCGTTTTTGTTATCAAAGTCCTTGAGTTTGTACGGCGAGCCAGTCTGCGCGGCTACTTTGCCCAGTGCGGCCTCAATGACCTGTGCGGGATTAATGCGGCTGATAAGGCCAAGCGGCGACACGAGTACTTCAAACGCGTTACCGTCGCGATCCTTGGGCATCTGATCGTCGGGCACTATTTCGGCCACGACGCCCTTGTCACCAAAACGCCCGGTGAGTTTATCGCCGACGTCCATGGGCGCTTGATTTTTTACAACAACGCTTACGCCTTTTTTTGTGTGCATGACGTCGGTCACAACACCCGGCGCGTGGTGTTCCCACGTAATCGTCTCGTTGGTGAAGTTGCCGGCACGCCCCCGGTGCACTTTACCGTACACCGTGTCCTTTTTCTTGGCGACAAGCACAAGCGGATCGCCAAATTTAACTTCAGTGCCTTTTTTAATCGCGCCGTTGTCGTCGAAGTTATCAAGAAACTTTTTATCGTATTCAGTTGGAAACAAACTCACGAACGCCTTCTTGCCAACGTGAGTATTGTCGTCCCACTCGGCTTCGTGCTGATACATGTGCTCAGACGTCAGCCGCTTGGAGGCAGATTCAGAGATAACAACAGCGTCTTCGTAGTTCTTGCCGCGAAACGGCAAATACGCCGTCCGCAAGTTCAGGCCAAGAGCCGCGCTACCGTTCTGATCAGTAAAGTTGGAGCGCGCCAGCAGTTGGCCGGGCTCAACAACATCACCCGGCTTCACGAGCGGCGTCTGATGTAAAAAAGTCTTTCGGTTGTACGGCATCTCGTTATACAAATCGATTGTCTTTTTGTTGCCGTCTTTGTCGCGCAGCACAATACCGTCTGGCGTCACATCGACGACTTGCGCGCGTTCGGTCGCGCGAGTCGCGCCCAACTTCTCGCCCATCTCGTCTTCGTGCGAAACTTTGTCGTCATCGGCTTTCGCAGACTGCAGCAGCGGCGCCTCGGCGTTTACGAGTGGCAACGCCTGCGTAAACATTCGGCTACCCATGATCACGCGATGACCTTTGATCATCGATTTGATGGGCACCATGTTGGTCAGCGCAGAGAACGTGCTATCCATGTTCGGCAAACCAAATTGCGCTTCTTTTCGCGGCACATACTTCAACTTGCCGTTTACGAGCGCCGCAACGACAGGCAAACCATTGTCTTCTTCGCCGGGGAACACGAGCGGCGTGTCGGCCAGTTCCTGCGGCGTCTTGTAGATCTTGTCGCCGGTTTTCATATCAATAACCGGCGTATAAATTTTGCCGTCGGAGCCCTTCATGGCGCCGCGGGCAAAACGCATATCAACGCCCACCTTGCCAGACTCAGGTGTGCGCAGGTAGTCAATAAACCCAAGATGACTTGGTTGCACGGAACGTGATTCAGCCGGTACAGCATCAAGCGACCCGATGCCGCCTTCGCCCATACGAGTGACACGAGTCTGGTGATCAAAAATTTCGGCTGGGTTGATCTCTTCAAGACTCGATCCAAGGCCGCTGCCAATAAGCGCAGCCGAAATTGCTTTATCAAACACACCCGACGGAATGTGATCAATTGATTTCTTGGCGGTGGCTTTCCAAAGCAATTTGTTAAGCGATTGCCGATCTTTCGTGAACCGCTCGGCAATCAAATCTTCTGGCCCGACGACCGACTGATAAACCATGTTGTCTCGGTCGTCGCTTTCTGTTTCGCGCCGATTGACGGCAATGAGTTTCTTTGTGATCGCCAAAATTGTTTCGGGCGTCATGTTTTTGTATTCAGCGCCCAGTGTTCGACGCGTAACTTCTGGATCTAATTCCGTCTTGGCAAATTCAGCTGCAATAGCTTGCGCTTTCGCAATAGCGTCTGCGCCGGCAACCGGTTTGTTCACAAGTCGGGCGTAGATCTTGTCCATCGTGCCGGCGTCGCCCTTCTCCATGTTGACGGCGGTAATCTCGTTGCCCCACGCTTTGCGAATGTCTTGATCAGACACGCCCATGGATTTGAGCAGCGGCATAAGCGGTATTTGTGCCTGCCCGATGCTAATCTTGAACACGCCGGTTTTGGGGTCGAGGAAGTAACGATGTGATCGGCCTTTACCGGGTAATGTGTTTACGTGCGCTTCAATTTCGCCGTTGTCTTTTTCGCGCGTAAACACGCCGGGACGCAAACGCATCTGATGGGCAAGTGTGTACTCGACGCCGCCGTTGACGAATGTGCCCGAGTCAGTGAGATACGGCACGTGAGCAATCGTGGCACGGCGCTGACCAACCGGCTGCCCGGTTTTGTTATCAGTAAGCGTCCACGTACCCTGCAACCGGCGGGCAAGCGTCCCTCTAGAAAGGACAGCTTTCTTCTGATCTGACCGTGTAAAACGTTCAGGCCCTGAGTACCCAACGTCTTGAAGCTGCAACGTATACAGATCGTTTTGCAGCGGCTTGAGATTTTGCGCGCTATTCAGCGCCTGATTGAAAATGTTTTCTCGCATTAAACCAACGTCGCCAAACGTGCGCATTGTCGGCGCAACTGGCGCTGGCATGGGCGTCGGCTTTAATTCGGGCAGTTCGGGGGCTGGCATCGATCACCCCGCCTGCGATTGCTCAACTTGTTTCTTCAGCGCGATAATCTCGTCGGGATCAACGTACGTCGGTAGAATGCCGGCGATACGGGCCTTCGACTTTGCGGCTTCTTCAACTGCTTTTGCGCGAGAGCGGTCGCGCGCCCGATCGTACATCAGTTTGGCTGCTAAACCACCAAGGCCCAGTCCCGCAGCGACATATGTGCCGCCGAGCGCCGCGGGTACGCGCTTGGCTGTGTCGTATGCGCTCGTTAACCAGTCCAGCAACGCCTGCTTCTCGGCCGCCGCTTTTTCGCTCGCCACGTCATAAGCGTTGTCGAGCGGTTTCGCCGCGCCGCCTGTAAGCGCGTCGTAATACTCTTTTTCTGCGGCGGCAATTTGCTCTTGCTGGTCGCGTTTCTTTTTACGTTTGTGCAGCGCTTCAATCAGTTTATATCCGCCAAGTCCGCCAAGCGTCGCCGCGCCAAATGTAGCGCCAGTGCCGAACGACGAACGGATGACGTTTGGGTCATATGAGTTTTGGCTTTTATTTGTCGCGGGCGTAAAGGGGCGTAAAAAGCTGAGCACCGAATCGGGCAGCATTTTGCCGACACCCTCGGTGATGTTGTCGTACACCCCGGCTACTTTTGTCTCAGTAATCTTGGGTGTATCTTCTTCGTCTTCTTTTTCTTCTCGCGGTTTGTTTAACGCCTGAGATAGTCCGCGGGCCAGATAATAAAGACTAGCGGCACCAGCGCCAGCGCCAAGGCTGCCAAGACCAGTGCGGATAATACGATTGCCCCAGAAACGCTGGTAATCTTGGGCTGTAGGTTGGCCAACAGCGGGCGCGGGTGGTGCAGCATTGTTTGCGAGTTTTTCCATTGATCGTGCTCACTAGTGTTTGGGCGGAATCATGCCATAAACCTGCGCCCACTCCAACCACACGCGAAAATGCTTATTCTCGTCGTCCCAGTTGTCGCTACGCTTTAACAGCCGATACCATCCGTTCACTATCTTATCATTTATGTTGTCAAATTCTGCTTTTTGAGCGGTATCCCACAGTTCAAACATCCTAGATTTAAAGTCGTACTGGATGTCGATATTTTCCAGTTCTTCTTGCTTTAAATCGGGCCGGTTACCATTACCGATGACTGGAAATCCGTCGAGGGTTCCGGGCCAGTTTAACTGCGCGTTGTTATGCTGGGGGCCGCCGATTTCGCCGTGATATTTGCGCAGGCTCACAAATCACCTTTCTGGTCGGTAGAGACGTAACTTCCTGTTTGTCTTAGCGCGGGCGGCGTACGCCTTGTAGGCGGCGGCGAGTTCGCGAGCTTTCAAATCTTCCTCGTCGATTTCGGGCTCTGTTATCTTGCCGGCGACGTGCCCGGCGAGCCCGCCGCCGATCGTGGCGAGCATAAGCGGCGTATACGCGATATTTCCAAGCGCAGAGGCCGACGAAGAAATATCTGAAAAAGACGGTAGCTGAAACGCCGCGCTTTTTACAAATACTTCAGCTGCTTTGACACGCAGATCGAGCGCGGCACCTGTTAAATGCTCTTCGGCGCAGCGGCGAAGAAACCCGAGTTTAAAAGCTTCTTTTTCGTTGACATCCATGTCAAAACTCTCCGGGCAAAATAAGTTTTTTGGTTGGCGCGCCAACAGTAAAGTCGGGCGTGGCATGCCTTCCGGTGTCTTTTCCTACCGGTAAAGCACCCGGCAACGCAGATGTAAAATTTGCGCCGCTGGCCAAAGATATCTTACTCTTTCTGCCCGGACGGTGTCGCCTGAACCACGCGTCAACGGCGGGGTCGTCGCGGTCGCCCTGTTCTTTTGCTTCTTTTGCCGCGGCGACCATGTTTTCAATGGCCTGCTGTAGTTCTGCGCGGTCGGCAGATAACCACGCGGCTTTTCCGGGGTTTTCAGCGGCTATATGCCGCAAACGCTTGGCCTCGTCGCTTATAGCCTGCGCCCGCTGTAAAAACTCTTTGCGGGTGAGCACAAAAAACTCACCAGTTTGCTCGTCGTGCAGGCAGATGAAACCGTTTTGTGCGTAAAATTTAAGCCCGCGATACGAATAGCATTTGCCTGTTGAGCCGTGAACAGCGGTCATTACACACCTTATTTACGTGACGTACCAGACCGCAGCGTACCGTTGGTGCCGGACGCTGTTGTAGGAACTGGGCAGCCGTCCTCGTCGCAGTCGGCTTTAACAGGCGGTAACGGATTTGCCCGCAGCCGCATTGAGGGTCGCGGGCCGGTGTTTTTCATTTCACCGGCAGTATCGCCCGTATTAGGCTCGCAGTCGGGGCAGTCGGTCCAAGGATGGTTGCTGTCACCGGTCGGAATCTTGCCGGTGCCGTTGCAGCGCTTGCAGTCTTTGGTGTCGACAATCGGTTTGGCTACCGGCGTATCAGGAAGCAGAGAAGCATAAGCAGCCTCTGTAGCGACCACCCCGACAAAGTCTTTTTTGGGCGGTTCTGCATGAGTCACCGGCAGTAGCGCTAAAAGCCATTCGATCATAGTGCGCACCTATTAAAGTTTACCAGTTCACTAGATCCGACCGAGCGCGCCATAACTGCGAAGTTTTTTCGGAGGCCAGCCGTTCACGCCCGAGACCGCCACCATATAGCGATTTTTGATATCAGACCATCGAGCCCAGAAAGCGCCAACAGGAATATCAACGACAGTCCCAAAAACACGGCGGCTTCCACCATTCCACGCACCCCAGCTGTTTTGAATTAACACTAACGGCTCGCCATAAAGTTTTTTAATATCGTCGCGATCGTCTACGCCGAGATAGGCCATAGCGTGGGCCCACGAGCCTTTACGTTTACTTACGCCGTTTAAATCACGCTCGGATGAGAATCCCTCACTCCCGCAGCTACTTACGCAATAACCGTTGGCGAGGAGATCACGAAGCGCTTCGTACTCTTCGATCTCGGTGATCGTTTGCACGAGATGTAATTTACCGATTGCGCGCCACGAGTCCGGCGGCGTTTTTGAACCGTATATGCCGGCATTGCGTGACGAATACTGCGTAAAATCAACACCGATTTCGTCATACTTTTTCCGCAACCAAAGGCCGCTGTCGTTTAACATAACACTGGCTGCTTCGGCGCAGCTCCAACCGTCACCGCCATGCCGGCGCCAGTTGTAAATTACTTCGGTTGACAACACGCCGTTGAGCCGCGCGGTGTCGCTTACTTCCGGGGCGCCTTCAAGCCGGCCGCTGTTCGGATCGGGCAGGCCGCTTGTAATCTCGCAACACAGCGTTCCGAGCGCCGAATTTCTGCTCGACCAACTCACACAATCGCCGCGACCTTGTGCTCCACCCGGCAGGCAGTCCGGGTAGAGCTTCAAGATCTCTAACACAGGAAGACTTAACTTTCCCTTGCCTGTCTCTTCCAGTGCGTACGCCGAGCATGCCATGGCGCCGTCTGGTATGCCGCCAGCAGCTTTAATTTGATCGCGGAGCGCTTCGGCGGCTTCTGGGTTGCCATACGCCCCCACAAAACCCGTTTCATACGCTGCCACAACGTCATAGACGTTTTCAAAAAATTGCTCAGTGTCGGCCATTGTATTCTCCTGCTTAAATCAGGCGGTCGGTTCTTCGCCCTTGGTTTCGCTCACAAGCGTCACGCCGAGCGTGCCCGGCTGCGCCGGCGGCAGCGTGTCTTCCGCAACAAACGCCAGCACGGCCGGTTCGGAGCGGTTGCCGGCGTCGTCGATATCGACAACGCGCAGTTCCACCGACGAGCCCTGCGCAACTAGCACGTCACCCAGCTCCGTTGCCGACGGCTCATAGGCGCGAACCTCACGCGCTACGTCGCTGCCGTCTACGTACACCGACAGCTCACGTGTTACTACGTCAGCGTCAACAACCGGACCAACCAAAACGCGATACGTCAAAATATCAGCCATTGTTGTATTACTCCTAATTTGAAAAACTCTTACGTCTACTGGCGACGATGGCGCCGCAAAAAATTGCGCCATTACCACCAACAACCACACCACCAAGCACAGTAAAACGGCAGCTGTTGCGGCGCCCATGTTATTTAGCGACAACGACAGAACTCGCGACAATGTCGCACGCCTCTCCTAGTTTTTTTAGCGTTTCCGGGTTACCGGGCAGAACGTCGTCTGTCCCCACTGTAGTTTTAAATACGTTTTCAATTGCAACATCGAGGCCCGGGTATTTATTCACCTGATCAATCGCTAGCTCTAGCGTATGACCGTGCAGCTCTTCCCACTTCTCTGTCGTCGTGATGCGATCAGGCGCCGTGGGTCGTTGCAGCACTGTTTTTAATGACGTATACACGTCATAAATACGCGCGCGATCGGCGGCAGTGGCGCCGGAAAGCAATTTGACAATGTCTGCGGCAACCGGCGCGTCAGCGACGACCGGACGAACTACCGCCGCATTAAAACTCGGCAGCTTTGGGCCGTTCGGAAAAACCAACGACACCAAAAGAATTAATCCGGCGACCCAAACAAGCTTTTTCATACAACACCTTTTGACGGTTGTTCGTACTCAACAATTACGCGAAGCAGAGCCGTGCACGCGTCTACACCGCTATCACAACCTTCGGCGGCCAGCTTGTCGCGAAGTTTGGTCACGGCAAGAATGTCGTTAACCAGCGGAACGGCGATCGACTCTTGAACAGCCGGACCAGACACAACGGAAGAAGCGCCGCGCAGTTTTGCCAGAATTTCTTTTCGGTACGTCGCGAGGAGCACCGCAACAAAAATACCTAAACTCACTAATTGAAACGTAGTCATGTGTTCTCCAGTTTAAAGCAGGAAACGTTATTTTATCACGCTTGCGGTACTAGTACATACGGACGGCCGTTAATTACCAACGTGCCGCCAATATTTATACCAGCATCTTTTGTGATAGGATACGCCGTTGTACGTTTACCGTACAGCTTAATGATTTCTGAAATGTCGCCTTCTTGCGGTTTTGTTACGTTTGGGTCGTAGTAGGGCGCCATGAGGTTGCCGGCGTTTAAATGCGGCAAACCGAGCGCATGCCCTAGTTCGTGGCAAATAACAGCCACGGCCATGTTAAAACTCCAATCTTCCGCTTCGTCAAACATTTGATCGAGCTGCACGTTTTCTGCGACGCCGCACGGAAGTTCGCTCCACGCGAGCGTACCACCTTTGTTATCTAAACCGTTTTTCTTACCGGCCCCAGAGCGCGCGTAAATATTGGCTTTTTTGTGCGTATCAACCCGCACAGGATCAATAGCGCACACTTCAGCCCACTGAGAAAAAGCGATGTCATACGCTTCTGATACTTGCGCTGTTGTAAGCCCGGGCAGATGAATTTCGTGGTAGTACGAAATATTCGGTATCGGCCATTTACAAGGATCACTGCCCGACGCCGTGATGTTAAAGTCAGGCAGGCCGCAGCGCTTCCGGTTAATTCTATGCGCGGTCTTTGGTCCGACAGTTCCGGTCGGATTCAAACCATTGAATTCTTGAAACGAGCGAATCGCCTTTTGGAGTTCCGCGCCTTTGATTTTCTTGACTTGCGCCAGCGTTTTGTCGCCGAAATACCCCAGCACGTGGAGGCGGCGAAGGATCTCGCTAACGGGTAATACATGCGAGTCGTTCTTTTGATTTGTTGGCTTCCGTGCCATAGTGCGCGTCCTTGCAAAGGTTATTGCGCGGCAGCCAACTCCATTAACCCGGCGGCTGCTGCGTCGTCGATTGTATCACTCAGCGTATAGACAGCGCCAACAACAGGGTTGTCACGCGTGTATTCTACGCCTGTTTTCTCGCAGTGATCGCGCCACACGTTGTTCAGCCGGCGCCGCAGTCGCATAAGTTTGCGCGGCGGAAGCGTACGTAACTCGCGCATGCTGTTCTGAATCGCGTCCGCGGAGTTCTTTTCTCGGCAATGAATGATCACCTGCACAATGATCGAAATGATCATGATGATGGTGATAGGATCAAACTGATACGAGTTATTACCCTGAGCGACAAGCTCGTCCGTGAGCTTGTCTCTCAGGGCTGACAGCGCAGGCGACTCGTTCACACGGCGCTGCAGTTCTTCTGTAGTCATCAGTTTGCCGCCCGTTCAGCGCGCATTTTTTCGACAGCGATCGCTTCCATGTAGCGATAACGCGCGTCGATCATCTGAGCGCGGATCTCAGTCCGACCCGCCAGATACTTCCAGATCAGCGCGCTGTTCAGCACGACAATCTGTGTCGCGCCGACAATAGCCGTGATCGCCTTGGTAAGCGTTTCGGCCTGCGACTGATCAACCCAGCCAACGAGCACAGCAACAGCAATCAGGTTCGTTACCGCGCCGACAGCCATAGTCCAAAATTCAGGCGTCAGCCAGTTGCCAGAATCGCCGCTTACATCGTCAGCCGCGGCATTTAAAACGCGCAGCTCTTCACGAACTGTTTCAACACTTTTTTTCGTAGCCATAACTTCTCCTAGAAAAAAGACGTGCCCGTATTGTACTAACCACAAAATTCAACGCAAGTCGGATTAACGCCCAAACATACTGGGGACGATGGCGTGCATCATGCCGCCCCATAACCCCATATCTTGTAACTTTGCCTGCCCCGCTGGTGTTAAACCGGCGAGCGCTGATAAGGCTTTTCCGGCGACCGTCGCGGTTGCCAAACCGACGCCGGCAGACGCAATACCGTTAATTACGTCTACTGGCCGAATAATAGGCGAGCGCATGTTGGTGCTGATACCGCTCATTAGCCCGGTGGCTGCGGCAGCAAACTGCGGCGGCGTATGGTTTTGAAACCCGCGGTACATTCCCATATTCACATCCTGCCACGCCGCGCTGTTGAACTGCGGCACCGACACTGTTGGAGCAAACATCGGGTCGTCTGCAAACGACTTCTTGGTCATCTTAGCTTCGTAGGGGTAGACGACCGGTGTTTTGTTATTTGTAAGAAGACCGCGCAACATGCTCGTACGGAGCGCGCGCGCATTGGCGTACGAATTCAACCCGGCGACGCCAACACCGCTCAGAGCGCCCATCAGGCCGAGCGTGCGGCGCAGTTTGCCGCGCTCCAGATAGCGTGCTGGAAAAACTTGCTCTGCCAGCGCGCCCGCGCCATATCCGAGGCCGCCGGCGAGCAACCCGGTCATCAGCCCGTTCGACAGCGGCGTGGGGCCGCCGAGCATGGCGTTGCCGGTGTTCCACACGGTAGGCAGGCCGGGTACAAGCGAACCGACTTTAATGATGATCTCTTCTGCCGGATCTGGCTGTGCCGGCCCGCGCGTCACAATTGCAACGTTATAACCAGCTTGCTTCATCTCGTCGGCGTACGCGGCGCTTGCTGTTTTGTTTGTCTCCGCTGGCGCATACAGCGTGACCAAACCGACGTCTGGCTCCCACGTCGCGACCGTCGTCGCCAGCAGGCCCGCGGCGAGCGCGGCGTGTTCGTGAGCGGTTTTAAGCTGAAACGCCGCCGGAAGCAGCGTTGAAACACGCTCCGGGACAGCCTGCCACTCGTAAATAGTCGCGGTTGCAGTCATAGCGCGTCAGCTTAAACCAAGTAAAAAACGAACAAACACCAAAATCCACGCTAATACGCCACTGATAGCAAAAAAAACAACAACCGCGCTTAGGCTTATCACGCGCCCAAGCTGCTGAATTGGAATGTCTTTCAACAGTCGCCACGCTTTGAGGTAATCAATCGCGCCCGGCTGCTTCGGGGGCGTGGGCGCAGGTGGAGTGTTTGGTTCCGGCGTGACGGGATCTTTTTTACGTCCGAGCAGCCCGCGCAGCCGGTCGAGTAGCGAGTCAGCCATGGTTCTTTCCCCAGTTTTTGATTGTGTCGAAAACATCGTTGCCGTAAAGCTGGGTTGCTTTATCGAACATGTTCATCTGCGGCAGCGTTCCAGTCGCGGCAGCTTGGGCCATTTGATAGCGATACTGCGGATCGAGCATTGACCGGTACTGGTGCGCTTTCATTCTCGACGCCAGAATAAAGTCGCCGCGCTGTTTGGCTTTTAACAGATGATCAACCACATTTTCGTACACGGGTTTGTTGTGGTCGAACACAAACGGTGTGCGAAAATTTAATAAATTGCCAAACTGCTGCGCATACACACTGTTCTCGGCCGCTTTGACCTGCGAACCGATGACACCGCGCGGAGCATGAAACCGAAACTTTGTCGGCGTATGGGTGATACCCTTGTACTTTGGCTTTGGATCATCAACGTGCCAGTCCTGCGGCGATTGCGCGATTAATCGCCGCAAGATTTCATGCTTGCGGTCGTATTCGCGGCGGTCGGAGTGCGTTTTCGCGCTACGCAGCTCGTCAAGAATGCTGGGTTTCTTTTTTTCTGGCTGCGCGGCGGATGATTTGATGCCGCCGATGGTCGTATTTGAAATCGGCGGCGACGCGGGCAGGGCTGAAGAATTAACAACGGGGGTTGTTCCGCCGTTTGGTTTTGATTGTTGCTGCATCCCGCGGCGAATCTGACCGGGCGGTGTTGTCACAATTTTAAAGGCTTTGCCGTGCCACTGATCAAAATCAATTGGATCCTGAGCACCCTTCTCTATTTCTTTGACTTTTTCGTAGTACTGCGGATCTTCGGACAGGTGATCCTTGGCAATTTCTTTGGCAACTTGATCGTTTCTTGTGTGTTCGTGCTCATGTTTAGCTCCTTCGGCTAACGAGTCAGCAGAAAATTCCCGATCGGGTAAATTATCACCTTTTCCGCCCGCTAACAGGTCTTTTTGTCCCGAGCGGGAAAAATTTGTACTTTTGGCCGCCGTATTATCCCGTACGGGAGTGTTGCTAGCGGCTTTCAGCTCTCCCCTACTGATGGGGTTACTAAACCGATGCCCTTCGTCACTTTCGGCAGGGGTTTCGTAACCCTTGGCTTTGCCGTTGTCGAGAAGAATGCCCTTGCGGCGGGCGGCTACCGTGATGTGGAACGGATGATCGTCGTTCGGGAGCGCGGATAAGCCGTAGCTCTTGCGAAGCGCCGATAAAGCCGGGCTGCTGACCTGAATCGCCCAGACTTTGCTGACGCCGTCGACGTTTTTGACGTCAATCTCTTTCAGCCCGCCGAGCGTGTAACCAAACATGTGGCCGCGCTCGTTAATTTTGTCGGCGCCAATAGACGCAACCTCGTCCGCCGTCATCACCGATATATGCGCATTTACAATGTGCGCTTCGACGTTTGGGACGTTGAAGACGCCAGCCGTCGGAAGTTCGGTTCCGGGCTCAACCAGCGCGTCGAACACACCACGGACAAGGGCGTTCGGTACAGATAACAAAAGCCAGCCGGACTTGGCGAGATAGAGCCGGCCGGCGAGCGGGTAACTTGTGGCCGCCTGCTTGTTGCCGCCACGATACAGCCAGCCGAGCGCGTTGCCGGCGGCGTAGGCAGGATGCTCGCGAAAGTATTGCGGGTCCCAAGCGATCGGATCGAGTGCTGAGAGGCTGTCCATAGCGCGCTTTCAAACTGCCTGAGTAGGACTCGAACCTACAACCCCAGCATTAACAGTGCCGTGCACTACCATTGTGCTATCAGGCAAGGTATGTCACGGGGTCGCGCTAATACTTGGATTCGTCATACCTCCAACCGCATGATGAGAAACTGCCGCATACGCGGACACCAGCAGCAAGAGGCAAAATACGGCGGAAGCGCCCCATGCGACTACGCTTAATTGTTTACGGACGGTCATTGTCATGCTCGTGCTCCAGTTCGCGGTCACGTTCGTGCACAATGGTTACTTTGATACCGGCACCCGACAATAACGATATTGCCAGATCCGTTAAAGTGGAACCGCCCATGCCCGCCAGCACGCAAATGCCGATCAGGCCGTAGACGTTTTCGGCTTTCCGATAGTTTTGATACCAAATCAGGGCGATGGCGAGGCCGAGAAAACCGGCGTTCAGCATCGCACTGATGATAGCTAGTTTAGACAGTTTCTTAGCAAACCGCAAAAGCGTTGCCAGCCCGGCAAACGCAGCCGCGCCAAAAGCGCTTAAAAGCACCGACAACGAATGTAATGTTTCGTCGCCCATGATTTGTAACCGCCTGTAATTACTGGTGTTATAAATGTGTCAAAAGCCCCTGCGATCCCCTGTCCGCAGGCCCTATCACGGCCGAAGCCGCGATTCTGCAGCAACTTTCAAGGACATAATTTCGTCCCGTGTGGCATTTGCTGCTCCTCCGCCCGTGAGCCCGACAAAATCTGACCACGGAACCTGTAACCCCCGCGGCATCCCTGCCTTAGAAGCTACGCCTAACCAGTCGACCACCACGACTAACTTTTGACACAACTCTAGTTTAACATTTTTTATCCGGCGTAAGATAACGTCGAATAAACCGCAGCGACAAATTGTCAAAGAGCGCGCCGCTAAATGTACAGCGCGGGAACATTGCTGCACAGCCCGGCTGGTTCAAATTGCTCAATCCAGCCGGGAGCTGTCTCAGGAAGAAAAGCGATCGAGCGCGGCGCCAACTCGTGCGGCGCGGGCGTCCAAATAAATTGCGCGCTGGTTAGCGTAGGCGCGGTGCTATCGAAAAGGGCGTGCGCGCCCACGTTGCACAGCGCGTCGAGCGTTTCGCAGTCAAAGCAGCGCGACCAGACACGCTGCTTGGAAAAAAACCCGGGCGGGGCTGAATTAAATCCGCTGTCAAAGGGCAATAAAAAACTACCCTGATAAAACACGACGTTTGCGCACACGTGCCAGCCGGCGTCTAGCGCGGCTTTAAGATATGCCAGCCGATTTTCTTTCTCAGGCTGCGGGCCAACAGTGTTGCCAAGATTGGCAATTAAAATACCTTCAAACCGCGTGTTACGCGCCATGCCTGCTTCCCTGACTTGTTAATAGCCGCCACGTGTTTGTATGTGGCGTATCCTACTCGTGACTGCAACGTGTGTCCACGAGAAGAGTCAAAGAATCTTGGCGGCAATCAGACATCCGCGCGCAACAGCGTGCAGCGGATCTTTAGCGTGACGAACTTCTTTCACAGGAAGAGGGAAGCCGTTCTCTTCCAACTTCTTGGTGAACATTTCGACGAAGCCTTTTGCGCGCGTTGTGCCGCCGGCTACAGATATCAAAATCGGCTCTTTGAACTTTGGGAGCGCTTTGTGGTCGCGCAGCGCAGCAGCCAGCTGCTTCGTTGTATAGTCGATCAGACGCTCGTAGTACACGCTCACGGCGGCAAGAATCGCGTTGTCGCCCCCGCCCTCGCCGATGACAAACGTGCCGTGCTCTTTTTCCGCTTGCACGACCGAATCCGGCTCGTTTGTTGCTACGGCCGTCATGCGATCGATCCAGTCGCCGGACTTCGTCGTCGAGAACAGCACTGTTGGCTCGCCGTTAAGCATCACGCATACGTTCACCATGCCGGCGCCCCACGACAGGCCGATGCCGGTGTAATCGTCATGTTCCAGCTCTGAGTAGCACAGCGCCTCGGCTTCGTTAATAGCGCGTGCGGCGTAACCCTGCTCCGCCAGCACAGTGCGCACGACGTCTTCGTGGTACGCGACGTCAAAATCGTCGTCTTCTTGATCGACGGGCTGCGCCGGCACGCAAAAGATCAGCTTTTCATTAGGCTGGCTCGCTGTTCCGACCACTTCCTTGAGAATAAACGCAAGTACGCGTTTCGCTTCTTTTTCCTTCGGGCTAACCACGCCGCGAAACATAGGGCGCTTAGCCGAGTCATTGCGCTCGACGGCCTTCTCGATGGCGTCTTGGCCGAGAATGATAAAACTTCCGTCGGCGTCTTTAACGAAAACCTTGCCCTGCAGGCCCTTTTCGATCATTTTTGTGGCCACGGGTGTCGTCGGCTTGATGACGTAAAAAGCATCGCGAAAGTCTTTGTACTGCACGTTGCCGACCACGTGAGGGTCGGTTGTAGAGTTTGCGGCGGCGTCTTGGGCCAGCACGATAAACGATGTTCCAACGTCGAGACCTTTGGCCATGATTACTTTCCTTTCAATTGCGCGAGCTTGGACACAGACAAACTAATATCATCCTGTGTTTGAATTGTTTTGCCAAGTTCGAGTTGTTGCGTTTTTTGTAAATTGCCGGTGTTAATTTCCCCGACATATTTCCCCGTGTCAATTTCGATCTTTGTTTTGCCGGTCGCGCTGTCTTTTTCTGTCATAGCTGCGCGCAACGTATTTGCCGCGGGGGCAAACGACATCGGCGCGTGTTCGCGCGTTACGGGTACGGCAAACCGCACAATCAGCAAATCTACGCGGCCAACAACATAACCAAACGCAAAACTGAAAAAAACACAGAGAAAAATTGTAGAGTATGTCAGTGTCAACATGTTTCAGGCTTGCGCCATCCTCGGTGTGATTTGATGCGGCCCGCGTTTACGCTACGCATATGGCAATCGCGCAGGCCGTTATGGCGGCAGAAGTCCTTGAGATTGTGAATGATAACTAAATCACCGTCAGGATTAAGGAAGTTATACGTCTTGGCGTACTTCTCGCGGATGACGTTGCGACCACGAGCACGCAGTTCTTTCATCCGCTGTTCAGGAATCGCGTGCACACCTGTTTTCATCTCGACGGATTTAGTGCCGCCAATGCTGGCCCACTTTTGGCGAGTCTTGGCGTCCATGTTAGCAAAACCGGAGCCGCCGTTGTGCGAGCGTTGTTGGGCGATTTTGCGCTGCTCCGGCGTAAGCAAAAACCGCCCCGCTGCGTTGCGATTCAGGCACAACTCCGGGCCCAGATGCTCGGTATCGGCGTGCGCTGACTTAATCAAAAGCGTTTCGGCATCTGAAAGTTCTTTGGCTGCTTTTTTCGACTCGCGGCGATATTCAGCCTTCAAGATAACTTTAAGCGCGTCGCCCTGATACTCGTCGTGTGCTGCATCGTTGTAATGCGCGAAAGTGACAGGAGAACCAAAGTACTGGTGATCTTCATCGGGCGAGCGGTCGGTGACGCGCGAGCCGTAATAAAACTTATACCCCAGCGACGGATACAAGATCACGTACAAATAGTACCAGCGTTTACGCATACACTGAATCCGTTCAGCGCGAGTTTTCAGCCAAATCCTTTTGACTGCCGGTGTTTTAATTACCGGGCTGGAACTATTTTAACAATTTGTGCGCGATAGTCGAAACTACCGTATATGTAAGCGCGATTGCAATTAACCACAAAATAGAGATTACAACGCGCCGCATACGCATGTTTGTATGCCAATAACGCGCCCGGATTTCGTCAGGGTCGTGCAGTTGCATAAGTTGCGCGTCGAGAGCAGTTTGATCTGCGTCAGTTTGAATTACTCACGGTTCCCAAGGCATATAGAGGCTCACACTTCGATTTTTTTTCCGTCGCGTAACACAAAGATACCCAGCTTTTCTTCCAGTCGGCGATACACAACACCGGCCTCACGAAACATCTCGTCGCCGCGGTCGCAGCTCTCTTGCCAAGCGCCGTGCGCCGGCGGATGAGCTAGCCCGATCACTTCAGTAATCCCGGCACAGATAATTGCCCGCGCACAATCGGCGCATGCAAACCACGGGCAGTACAGCGTGGCGTGTTTTGTCGGCATTCCCAGTTTTGCCGCGTGATAAATAACATTACGCTCGGCGTGCTCGATGTAGGCGTACTTCAACGGGCGCTGCAGACGGTCATCGTTCTTTTTAACGGAGGCCGGCAAACAGTTCGCGGCGGAAACAATATCGCCGCGCGTGGTCACTAGCACCGCGCCGTTCTGCGTGTGAATATCATCAGCCTGCCTAGTTGCAACGTGGCAGGCAATACGAAGATAAAACAAAGGATCAATGATGTTTGGCATCGTTGTAATAAATGCGGGCTGAATACTGGCAGCAGGACCGCTCGTGTCCCGCTTGTGCTCGTGTGTCGTTGGGGCGAAGGAGGCGCTTGGAAACGTTTGAAACCCGGCAACCAGTATCCGGCACCACGGCTAACCAAGTGTGGTGCAAACACCGGGAGGACAACCGGTGTTTTGCGGCGTCACGTCCGGTCTGGCGCAGAACGGGCGGGAGTGACCCGCTCGCAGCGCATTCCGGCTACCATGCCGCAACTCTCCCGCGTGTATGTATCTGTTGACTTATAAGTCATCAAAATCCGCCGCATCTTTTCGCAATCTTCGTAGCTGTCTTCGAGCTGGTTTTCATAAAAGATCGTGAGGTACGCGGCAACGGTGGGATGCGCGCCAGACAACGAGTCAAGCTCGTTAATACGTTTGGCGTAGTTGTCAGCCACCTCGGTTTCCATCTGGATAGCGCGGTCCAAGATATCGCTGATATTTGTGTACCGCGGAAAACTGTGGTCATCGGCAGTGGGCAGCTCGTAGTTCAAACCAAACAAGCGATGCGTGAATTGTAAGACATGCTCTAGCTCGCCCTTAGCCGCTTCGTGTAAAAACTCGCGATACTCTTCGGCGTGTAGGCCGGTCACAGCGCCGGCGTGGTACAAATAAAACTTCAAATGCGTCCACTCATTGCGCAAATCCGAGTTCATCTTCTCGATAAATTCTAGCAGAGTCATAACGATTGCTCCTTCAGGTAAGCCGCAAGCCGTTCAGCCTGCGGTGTTTCTTCTTTAATGATTTGCTCGTAGCAGACCGCGCCGTACTGCCGAAAGATCTGCACGTTGTTTACAAACCAGCCCATATGGTAACCAGCCCGCATAAAGTTGACTAGATGAATTGTCGCCTCTTCGTCATACACATAGTTGTGACAGCCGAACTTGTGCGCCCAGTATTCGCGCGGTTGGCAGTTAATATGTCCATGTCCGCCTTGGCCGGGTTGTGCTGCGCTAAAAATAATCGTAGGCGCCGTCTGCACTAACTTTTGCACAAACAGATCGGCCAGTTCGGGGTTAATGTGCTCGGCAACTTCTAAACACAAGCAGATGTCGTAACCCCGGCATGTGTCGAACTGCGGGTCGAACACGCTGAACTTGTCGTGCGGGGAGCGTGGATCTGGATCGATACCGTCGACGATAAAGCCAGCCGCTCGGAGGGCGTCGACATAGATACCGGGGCCGCAACCGACGTCAATAATTTTCATGCCGCCGACTATACCGCGCGGTATCACGCCGCGCAATACAGCCCGCGCAAACACGCTACAGCTTTTTTAAGATCGCTGCCACAAGCGGATGACGCACGACGTCAGAGTGGGCAAATTGCACAATATCAATGCCGGCGATGCCCTTGAGTTTCGTAACAACTTCATTCATGGGCGGCGGCGAAATCGGCAAGTCTGTTTGCTGCGGATCGCCCGTCACAATGATCTTCGAGTTCTGGCCGAAGCGCGACAAAAACAGCTTGAACTGCGTGTACGTGGCGTTCTGCGCCTCGTCAAATACGCAGATCGAATCATTGAACGTGCGGCCGCGTAGATAACATAACGGCGCCAGCACAATAGCTTTGTTTACAAACTCGCGTTTGGGGCCAAACTTGCCCAAGAGCACGTCCATGGTGTCGTACAGCGGCTGCATGTACGGATTGACTTTCTCGCCAAACGAACCGGGGAGATAGCCAAGCTTTTCGCCGGCGTCTACGATTGGCCGGGTGAGCACGATTGAGGCGGCACGTCGGGCCAGCACCTCATTGATAGCAAAAGCCATTGCCAGAAACGTCTTGCCAGAGCCGGCGGAGCCCAGCAAGAACGTGATGTCATTATCGTTTAGTGCCTTCCATGCACGGCGCTGTGTTTCAGTGCGCCACTCAATTTCGCAGGGCGTCAGCGGGGCTTTTGCTTTTTCTTGTTGTTCCTGTCGTTTCTTAGATTTTTTTTCGGCTCTTCGCGCATTCCGTTGCTTGGCAGCCATAACGACTCGCTTTCAAGTTGTGTTGCCGACCTCGCTATTCGTAGTAAAAAGGATTACGAACATTTGGAACATACGAACGCGCTGTTTGGGCAGCGTTGGTTACCCCGCGCCGCACATCATTTGCTGTATTTACGACCGCATTCCGTGCCGTACCGTATGCGGTTCCCGCGGCGTCGCCAATCGCTGCGCCGGTGTTGTGAATGCCTTGGCCGATTGCTTGCGGAACTGCCGCGGCAGCTTGCGCGGCGTTATTTACACCACGCCGCACATCATTGGCTGTGTTTACAACAGCGTTGCGTGCCGCGCCATATGCTGTTCCCGCGGCGTTGCCAATTGCAGCGCCGGTGTCGTGAATGCCTTGCGCGGCGGCGGCGCCTGTATTGTAAATACCGCGGCCGGCGGCCATTGGTACTGCCGCAACAGCTTCACCAACACCCGAACCGAATTGCTGCGCCGAGCTAATGTACGGATCCACGACAGGTGCTGTAGCGCGATACGCACCATACGTCGCGCCGGCAGCAATCGGCACGGCGGTCGCAGTGCGGGCGGCGTTCATCATTGTGCTGCCCGGAACCTGTGTGCCAGCCCAGCGAGCGACGTTTCCGGCGCCACGGGCAACCTGACCGGCGCCGTACATACCGGCGCCCGTTGCCGCGCGAATGCCGCCACCGACAGCGTTACCTACGCCGCCGCGCATCATTTGTTGCGCCCCGCCGCGAGCCATCTGCGCGCCGCGATTTACGGCAGCCGAGCCCAGCTCGCCGGCCGCGGCGCCTGTCGCACGACTTATCGTGCGCGCCGTACCAGCCATGGCGCGGCCGCCCCCGCGGGCCGTCGCGCCGAGACCTTTGCCGAGAGCTTTGACACCAGCAGTAAAAAGACTGCTCTCTTTTTCACCGTGCGACTGCTGCGCGTTTGTTGCGTCTGTCGGCACAGGACTGAGCGCCGAGCGTTGCTTGTCGTCAATGATCTTATTGCTGCCGCGCGCACTCGGCGTGCAGCTCATTTCCGTTGTGCCGCGAGGCGCACTGGAGCGCGCTTTTTTCTCTTTCTTATCTTTCTTCTTGCTGCCGACCGGGCGACACGAATCATTGCTGTAGGGCTTTTTGCCCGGCACCGGCTCATACCCTGTCCAGCACCGACCAGCTGCTTTGCCGAACTCTAGCGCCGAGCCCTGCTTGATACCCGTTGTGCTCGCGTTTTGCAGCTGCGGCATGAGCTGTTCAATGATATTTCTATTGTGGGTCAAAAAGTCGTACATCTGCCGCGCTTGTCCGCTGCTCATGTTGGGATCCCGTCCCATAAGCATCGTGGCGCCGAACTCGGGGCTCAGCTGGCTTAGAGCGTTGATTTGATCCATCGGGCCGCGGCCGCCGCCCAACATGCTGTACAAGCCGTTGGCGCCCTGACCAACCATCCGGCGTGCGCCGTCGCCAAACATGCCAGCTCCGGCGGCGCCCAGACCAGCTGCGCCAAGGCCCAGCGCGCCAAGACCCGCGCCTAAACCGGTGTTCCCGCGGCCGCCCATGAACGCGCCGGCGAGCGCCAGCGGAACACCGGCGCCAATTGCGTAACGCGCCTCGATCGGCAGGCTGTTCCACATGCCCATCAAGCCGCCGTTATTGGGATTCGCTTCGGCGTGCTGCGCAGTAGACATCTGTGTATTCATCTGCTGCGCGCCAATATTTTCTGCCGTCGGTTCGCTGCCGATGCCCATAGCTTTGCCGGCGTAGTGCATGCCAGCTGCGCCTGCGCCCGCACCGACCGCTAAATTCAGTGGATTGCGCGCGTTTGTCATTGCGGACGAGCCGCCGCCCATCCACTCAGGAAGGTGCTTCGCGGCGGCTTGTGTGCGACCGATCGTGCGATCGCCCCAACGTTGGCCTGCCGGCACCGCGGCGTCACTCATGAAACTAGAGACAAAATCGTCAGCACGATTCAGACCGCGGCGCATGGTATTCATCGTGCGTTGACCAAGACCGCCAACAGCGTCAACCGCTTGGCCGGCGAGTCGTCCGGGCGTGCCGTGATACAACGACGCGGCCTGCCCTTGGGCTGCGCGAGCCGCCGCGTCAAGACGGCTTGGCCCTGTCGGTTTCGCGGTGAGGGGCACAGCTTTGTAACGGTCTTTGAGCGGAATGGTCAGCGGATCGACTACGTTTTGGCGCATGCCGCGTTGATAACCACGTGTGGCGCTCGTGCCGCGATTGACGAGTTGTTTTCCGCCGCGCACAGCGTCATCGGCAAGACCTGTTACGGCTTTGGTCCCGGCGCCAAGAATATCGCGCAGTAACTTATTTGCTTCTTTTTCGTGCCCGCCGATGTGTTGACCAAACTCATATGCGTTCATGAGTGTTCTCTTCCTGTTTTGTTATTTGTGTTGGCGCTGGATAACTACACCGACCGCCTTCGCAACATGTTTCCAAAATAATGTGACAGAACGGACATACCAGCTTGCCGCGAATTTCAATGCCGCGGCTTTCACACTGCGGGCACATTACCACTCAAACTCCACCGGCTTGCGCGTCTTATAGCTGAAGTTAACATCGAGTGGCGATTGAAAGCGCACGTTAGGTAGCGGAAGTTTGGGCGCCACGGCAGCGGTACCGCCGAGCAGTCCAGCCGCCGCAAGTGTCGGAACGCCGAGCGGAGCATCGCCTACTGCGCGCACACCCTTACCAACAGCCTGCAGCCCCTCGCCGGCTAGGTTCACCGCATGCCCGGCGCCGCGTACCGCAGAGCCGCCTAGTCTCATGCCGTGACCAAGCACGCCGCGAATATCGCGGGTCGTGCGCGTGCTGCCGCTACCAATGTTGTTAATCATGCGCTTACCGGTCGTCTGCATGCCGCGACCTGTGCCCAATAGCAAGCCGCCAAGACCAGTCGAGTTACCAAGGCTAGTCCCGTCTTTAGGGCTGAACGTGGGCCGAGCCTTCGAGCCGACAATCTCGCCGGCGCCCTGTATGCCTCGGCCGAAACCTTTGACGACGCTCTGCGCGCCCCGATTGATCGTCTGCGCCCCACGGCCGATGCCAGACGCCGCGTTGGCAAGCCTCGCAACAATCTTTTCAAACCCGCCCGCCTGTTTTTCTAGCCGGCCGACGCTGTATCCAAACTCATACGCGTTCATGCTTACTGCTCCTTGATATTAAAAGCTAGCCAGCGGGGTGTTCGCCTGCCCGCCGCCGTAGATACCGGGGCCGCTGGGCTGAAACTGTTCCGCCTGCTGTCCGCCGCCGACACCCATTGCGCTCATGCCCAAACTTCCCGCCGCGCCGGCAACTGGCAGGACAAAAGGCGCCGCTTGCATCGGATTTTTAATTCCGGCGTTATAAACTTTACCCATCATGCCCGGATTTTGAACTGTTGGGAGCACTTTCTGAATGCCGCCGCTCAGTGCGCGATTCGCGTTATTGACCGCGGCGGTGCCCTTGGTCAAAAACTGTTGCGAGCCGCGCGTGAGGGCTCTGCCTGTGTTCGTGAAGCCCGCGCGCGCGAGTTGTTTTCCGCCGCCGGCAATTGCGCGCCCGACGCCCTTGGCTGCGAAACCCCAGCCGGGAATAAAGCTCAGCGCGCCGCTCAAACCAGCCATGCCGGCGTCCATAAAGCGGCCGTTGTACAAATGGCGAGATACGTCGTTAATAGCTGTCGGAACGCCGGTGAACGGATTTGAATATAGCGCCGTGTCAGCGATCAAACCGCGTTGAGTGGGATCGCCCATCGGATTGATCTGGCTCATGGTCGAACCAGTCCCTAGTACTTTGTCACCAAGAGCATTCTGCGCCCGTTTTTCCGTTGCCATACCAACGCGATACCCAAATTCATATGGTTGCATAACGAACTCGGCGTTAATGAAGTTTATGTCGCAGGACGGCATTCGCGGCTGCAGCGAAACACTAGTGAGTATCGCCGACCGACGACCGGAAGTATTTCATGGTTCCAATTGTAGCGAATTTCATCGCGCATTTGTACAAGACTTCTCGGCGCTAAATTCACCGAGAACGACTTTTTCTCTCGGGTAAATACCATCGTGGCCGGCGAAACAAGGCTTAATACAGTAATTACCGGGCCACCCTCGGGAAGATCGATGTGCGGTTTGATCACCTGTTTTTCTAGATACTGATTCAGAGTGATCGAGTCCGGGCGCTGGTCGACAAGGTTTTGCGCCACAAGCCGGTTCAGCAGAAATTGAAAATGCGCTGGAATCGTATCTGACAAAATATCTTGCGGATACGGAATTGACGAACCCCAGCGCTGAATGACGTTGCGCAGTTTGGCGTGGCGGCGTGTGTGCTTGGTCGGAATGCCGTCTTCGATGTGTATAAGTAACGTCTGCGCTTCTTCCGGCGAGATAAAATCTTCAACGAGATTGAGCGTGCCAATATCAGACGGAATCATGAGTTACCCGTTGTCAGCCGATTGTATTGCGAACAGCGCCGGTTGTTGCGCATTTCACGGCGAAAAGTGGCCGCTAGTTTGCGGACGTTCTTGTTGTAGCAATGATAGTTAAAAAAATGCCCAAACATGAAGTGGCAGGGTGTATCGCACAGCGTCATGAGGTTGCTTTCCACCAGCTCCAATTCCGGCGCGAGACTCACCGGAAAAACATGATGCACTGTTAAGTTATTTGTTCGCCCGCAGACTTCGCACGCCGGATGTTTCTTTAAGTGCTCGGCGCGGACTCGTCGCCACTCACCTGCGCGCTGCCGCTGCTCAAGGATGTAGCGCGGGCGCAACCAGAGCGGCAGCCAGCTGACGAGATAGTCGCGCAAATATGTGAACATGGCCGGACTTTCGTGCTGCCGCGAACATACGGCGGGTCATACGGACAGTTTTTACATTTTTTGCCGCAACAGGATCGCTGCGCCAGAAGAACTTCGCGAGATAACGGCGGATACTTACTCACACTCGTTGTACTTCACAACCAGATACGTCCCCAGAAACGCGCCGAGCGCCAGAGGCACGACATAGAGCGGATTCTTGGAGTACGAGATCACGCCGTAGGCCCCCAAGCTATACAAGAAAGAACTTACAATGGCGGCGTTCACGGGCTGTCGTTTGCCGACACAGATCACATACATCGCGTACAAGATATCAATGACCACATAGGTCACAAAGATCATGCCCGCCGTAGGCCAGTGAAAATCCTGCCACATAGCTGCCTCACATGACCGTTGTCGCGTGTGTAAACTTCTTTTCGTAGTGCGAGTAGATCTCTGCAAACGCCACGCCCCACGCAGCGTCGTGCGCTAATTTATTGAACGCCTCGTCAGTCTCGGCGTTATCTAAACGATGGTTCCACGCCCGCGCATGCGCCCACTCGTGAAGCAGCACGTCCATGGCGCGCGATTCATCCAGACTCTTGTCGATCTGGATATGGAACTTCTTGCCCTGCTTCCAGCAGCGGCCCTCTAGTTTAGATAGCTTTACCCGCCGCACGCTCACGGGAAAAGCCGCGGGACACTCGTCTTTGAGCATCCGCAGGAGGGCCTGATAATATCTAAAACGAGCCGCCATGCTCCGTCCTCCTGAAGGGCGTCCTTGCCACAACAGGGTGATTATACTGGAGCCGGCGGGCTTTGGCGGCAGTGATTATTTAGCGTTATTTTGCAGCTGCGCTAACACAGCCGCGGCGCTCTTTTTAACTTCTTCTTCGCCCGAGTCTTCCGACTTTTCTTCGGATTTTTCTTCTTTTTCGTCGCTTTCGGGTTTTTCTTTCTTTTTGCTGAACCCGGCGCCAATGCTCGCGCCGATGTTGCCGCCCATGTGAGCGCCAGCGCCGAGACCAGCCGCCCCACCAGCCAGCAAGCCCAGCCCAGCGCCCGGGCCGCCGCCAAGGGCTCCGCCGCCCAGTGCGCCCAGAATCCCGCCACCAGCGCCGCCGGCAAGACCGCCTAGACCGCCCCCAGCCAGCCCGCCGAGCACCGAGAGCACAGAAGCCTCTTTCTTTTCCCACGACGGCTTACCCAGCGCAGCACTGGCGCCAGCATAACCCAGCCCAGCGCCGCCGACAGCGCCAGTCGTACCGCCACGCACAATTGCATTCCGCATGTAAGCGTCCGCGTACGGCGAAATCTGCCCCGGACTACGAACCGGAATCTTCTTTCCGCCGCGTGTTATTGTTCGACCGCCGCGCTGTATAAATCGTTTGATCGCGTCGGCCAGTTGCGCCGTGCTGGGGCCAAAAAGCGTCTTACCAATACGCGGACTTGCCGCTGCAAGCGCAAGGGCGCCAAGTGCGCCGCCCACACCGCCACCAATCATACCCACGCCGGTACTGGTGCCTTTTACAGCACCGCGACCGAGACCTTCCATGCGGTGACCAGACGGCGATGTGACGGCGCCCAGACCGGCGCCAACACCGGCCGTGACCGGCAGCGTCACGAACGCTTGTTTCTGCCTTTGTCGATTAAATGCCAAAGCAGCAGCAACTTTTGCGGCAGCAGGCGTGATCGGTGTCATCGGTTTTGGTGCGGTTGGTGCGGGCGGCGTCATCGGCAAGCTTTTTGTAGGCATTGGAAGTCCTCGTTCTGGTCCCCAGTGAGCGGGCGGTTGAAACTTTCCAGCAGGATTAGCCGCTGGCGCAAAAGGTGGTTGTGCGATTATCGGCGCTTGCGGTCGAACTGGCAGCCCCTGCTGCTGGCCCCAGCGCGAAAACAAATTTTCATACTCGCCTAAATCTCGATGCAGTGTTGGCTGCATCGGCTGCGGCGCGTAATTATTAATAATACTACGATACTTTGGAATATTTTTTTGCGTGACAAAATCCATTGTCTGTTGCGGCGTGCTGCCCAGCTGTCGACCCATCTCTACCGTGCGATCAAAACCACGCTGCCCAAGCGCATCAAGTTTATCTGCTACATATACATTACGCGCAGTGGGGGATGTCGCGAGCACGTGCGAATAACCTTTGGGCGCACCGGGCGGCGGTTGCAAATACGGAATACGACTCCACGCGTCCGTGTCGTGTGTGCGAATCGCCGTACGCAACTCACGTTGACCGGCGCGATCTAAACCGCTAACGTTTCGCGCCAGTTGCTTATTTCTATTTAAAAACTGCTTGACGTACCGCGCGCCCAACTCAGAGTGCATCAAATCTGGTCGCGCTTCCAGTACAGCCGTCGTGGTCCCCATAGATGGATTTGCTTTTAACACCCGATGCGCCTGATCAATCTCGCTGTGACGGGCTACGTCATGTAGAAGCGCGCCCAACGTGCTGCGTTGCCGCACAGCGAGCGGCGCGTCGGCGGCAAGGCGCTGCGCGTTACGCGTAACGTTAAACACGTGCGGCGCGCCGTGCGCAACATCGGGGCCGAGGTGCCGCGCAGCATCCGCGGCCTGCCGACCAAGAAGTTTGTAGGATGCTGTCTCGCGCAAAGCCGGCGATAAGCCTTTTACTGCGGCCATGCGTGCTTCGGGCGCCAGTCGCATTAGATATTTCATGAGCGCAGGCGCAGCTTGTTTGCTCATTTGCGCGCCCACTTGCATTCCAAATTGCTCGGGCGTCACGCGCATGCGATCCCCTGTGGCTTGAATAGAGTTTTGAATCTTTCGTGTGGCAACGTGCTGAACGATTTTTTCGAATAACTTGCGGCGCGATAACGCCAGCTCGGTGAGTTTGCTTACGGGCAGGTTTGGCATAAACAACAACACGCAGAGAGCAACAATAATTTACCATGCCCTCCCGAGTTCCACGCCATCGACCCGCGCGAGCCAAATATCATTAGAAACTGCGCCGCCGGTCACGACAATATTCACCGATTTATTTACATCATCGGCCGCGATGGTGACGCCGTAAAAAGAATCTGTTTTAACATCTGTCCCAAGCGTGCTCACCGCTCCGACCAGACTGACAGTGTTGTTGATATTTTTAACGGCAAATTTGCGCACAAAATGCGCTATATGTCCTCCAAAAGAAACGCCAACACCGGCGGTCCGCACGCCCATAATCGTCGCTGTAGCGCACAAAATGCGCCAGTCTGGAATGGTAAGCCGTGCCGAGGAGCCGTCGAGAAATAACGTCGTGGCGGTTGTATTGATTGACGTATTGCGCAGTAAAAAACTCACGCTTTGCATGACGGAAAAGCCGCTGAAACTGCCCGCCGAGTACGCCTGCATGCCGTACCGGTCGGCTGCGGCTAAAGCGCCACCCAGAATTGCCGAATACTCGGCGCTGGCGCTATTCCCGCCAAACGACGGCTGGACGCTATTTGCGCCCGCGCCCGCCACAAGAAGCGTATCTGGCGTGGGAAACCCGCTGACTGTGTCCGGGTCTAATTGCGTGTTTTTTAATACACCGCCGCCAAGGTCGAACGTGTTTGCCATACGAATGCCTCACACCTACTCGTCCGAGTCAAGAATGCTTTTACTGGGCTGCGGTTTTACGTCTGGATATTTTAACAGCCGGCGCTTCTTCTTTGAAAGCGGTCGTTTTGGTGTCAGCGACAGCTCTTTAAACACGGCGCCAGTTTTCTCCTGCGCCTCGTCTTTTGTGAGTTCTCTGCGCCGCCGCTTGAGATACTTTTTTAACTCCTGCTCCTGATAGGCTTGGAGCATGGTTTTAATTCCGTCAGCGCGCGTTCGAGACACCAGCTTGGCCGGATCGATCGCCCAGTGCTGCAGCGCCCAACCGCGACGGGGCGTGGGATTAGACATAAACGGCCCGCCATGGCGCGCTTTGAAGCTCGCCCAGCGCTTAATCTGGCGCGTATCTTCGTCGGGGATTCTGCGCCCAGAATTGTAGTTCTGGTACCACTCCAGCCAGCCTTTAGGATCGTGTTCGGTCACCCATTCGGGTTTCCATTCGCCCAAACTCGCTAGCCGCGGACCTTCTTTCTCGTAAAGCGACTTATACACGCCCATGCGATGTAACTGGCCGGGTGTAAAATCAGGCGTGAAGTTGGGGACATCGGCCGCGGATTTTTTCACTAAAAGGTCGCGAAGTTCTTGCGGCACGTCGGCGCCCGCGCGAATAGCGTCACGAATATGTTGTTTTTGAAATGCAACAACAGCGTTGTTGAATGTGCGATCGTTTAACTCAAGATTGGGGGTGTACTGCGGAGCTGGGAGCAGCTTTGCAAACGCTGGTTGTTTGTTGCCGTGGAAAAACACATAAAGTTTTTTGCCTAACTCGTTTTTAGCCGCACCAAAACTAAAATCTGGATGTGTCAATTTTTCGGTAAGCCGGTCGTATCGCTTCGCGTCGGTCAGTTGCGCTGGTTGTGTGGGCGCCGCCGATAGCGCGTCGCGCAAAATGTCATGCAAGTTGCCGCGATGATAAGTGTCGAGCGCGATACGTCGTTCCGCAAGTAACTCACGGGGCGACAAATTTTGTGCAGCTTCTTCTGGTTTGAGTTTTTTCAACCAGTTGCGATACAGTTTTGAACCGGCGCGCCAAGCTCGGGCTTCGGCCAGTAGTTGTGCGTTTCCGTATCGTTGCGCCAGATTTGCGGACTGACGCGCAGTCATACGCGACAAATCAATATGGTGGCCGAGTTCGTGAAAAAGGATGTCTGGGCTGTTTAACAGATTGGGCGCGCCAACAATACGCGCGCCAACGACCTGTGTGGGTTTGGCCGATTGCCCGAGAATAAAATTTTGCGCGTCTGAAAGCGAAGGATTTCCGGCTGCGTAAAACGCATTTAAACCGTCACCATACGACGGCGCATTGATTACGCGCGGCGGATGAATAAAACGACGACTGGCCGCTGTTGAATCTTGATTTGTAGCGGCAGTTACAACCTGTCGAATTGTTTTTGGTAAACGCCAGCCGCGCACCAGACCCGGATCGTCAACCTCTAAACTCTGCGCCGTCATCATGACCGGCGCGTCTTTGGGTAGTACCGGCCGGCTTAAAAACTTTTTTTGTCTATCGGCAAAGTGTTTTGCAAAGTTATACGTTTTTGCGCCCGTATTATTTGACCAACTTGTCGCGCGCTCAATCAGTCGCGCCATACGTTCTGGACTCAATTTGCCAGCAAACGTTTGCGTCAACCCTTTATTTAACGCGCTGGTCACAAGCCGAGAAGAGATCGCTTGCTTCTCTTGTTCTTTTTCTTCCTTGTAACGCGAACCCTCTTCTTTCAGAATCTTGCGAAACAGCTCGTTGACTTGCTCTTTCTCGGCCGTGAGATGTTCCAATACTTCGTCGCCGGTGCGCTCGCGCTGATAACCCATGAGCTTGCCCAGAAAGCTCGGGTCTTGGCTGGCGCTTAGATATCTTTGAACTTGGACGTTCTTGAGTTCTTCAGGTAGATCCCGATGCGAGTCAAAGCGCAGACCGCGGCCACGGGCTTGCTGGCTGCGAGACTCGTGCCAATGCGGGTCTAGGAGCTGGATGAGGCTCGTGCCCTTGGTCGACAACCCTTCGGCGCCAGCAGGGCCAATTAAGAGCGCCCGCAGCTTGCCTTGGTTGTATGCGTCCACGGCAGCTTGGCGCGCCTTTGTGCTAACGCCGCCGTGGAAAAACGCATGCGGGATCTTGGCTTTCTCTAGCCCAGCTGCATACGGGGCCAAGCCGGAGTCAATGAAGTTCGAGTAGATAATCGCCTTCTTGCGCTTGTCTTCGTTCAGTGTTTTCTGCAGATTCTGAAACGCTGTTTGTAACTTGGCGCTCTGCTGAAATGCCTTGGCCGGGTCTTTGTCAGCGCGAAACGGCTGCGTAGAAAGACTCACTTGGCGCAGGCCAGTCAAGAAGCTATTAAGTTTAGCCAGCTCGTCTTTCGATAGGGGAAACTCTTGGTCCAGTTTCCAAAGAAACCCCGGGGGAATCTTCGTGCGGATGGCTTTCTGAATCTTTTGCTGTTCCGCGCTCAGCGGCACTCGCACAACAGTATCATTAACATTTACGCCTTCTGGGGCTTTGCTTGGGTGATAATCCACCTTGCCGCGCAACAAGCTGCGCAATTCTTTCTCGTTCTTGACGACTGGCTTCACACCCGGTTTCACGCCGCGCAGCCAGCCAAACAAGCCCGGCCGCACGGTCTTGTAATCTATGTAGCGCTTCTCAAACTCTTCTGGCGTGATCTCTTTGTTATTCAACATGGACAACAAGTTAGCCAGATCGGTTGGCGAATTTGTGATCGGCGAGCCTGTTAATAACATCAGGCGCTTGGCTTGCGCGGCGGCTTCGGCAGCTCCGGCAGAACTGGCGCTTCCCGGATTACGAAGCCTGTGCGCCTCGTCCATGATCAGCGTGTCAGGCGGCTGCTGGAACTTCTTGCCCAGCGCCAAACCCGTGTAGCTCATGATTTCAGGGTCTGAGTTGCGGGTAAATTTGGCAATCTCCTTTTCAAAGTTGCCGCGCAAACTTGCTGGCACAACAATTCCATAATCTTCGCCGTAGCGCTTTTTCGCTTCTTCAGCAGCGGCCAGCGACGTAGACGATTTACCCGAACCTAAGCCGTGATACACGAGCAGGCGCGGATTTGCTCCGACAATCTGGTCTGATACCCGTGTTTGATGCGGATAAAGTTGAATGTCGGGGTTGAGATCGGCGACCTTGAGCCACACGCTGTCGGGCAGCGCAGACTTTTTATTTGGCGGCGATGCTTGTTTTAAACGCGCAGGCGCAACGCGTAGCACCTGCGCGAGTGTGTCTGATGTGTCGCCCAAAATGCTGTTCATAGCAGCCGCACAATTATTTTGACGCGCTGATATTTAAATCAGCCACGGGGTTGGGGCCCAGCGTCGCTTTGGCCGCCAGTGCCTGCTCATACTGCTGGATCTGAGATTCTATCCAATCCACGTACAAACTCACACGGGTAAAAGCGCTGTCATCTCCGTACGTGCCGTCTGGTTTGCCGTCCGCGTGTGCTAAAAACGAACTAATCCCCGCCAGCTCATTACCGATAAACATGCCGCCCCCTGAATCTCCGGGGGCAATCATGAACTCCAGCGGTAAGCGCCCGGTTTTCCGCGGAGAACAAGCCACCACGGAGAGAAACGCCGACGATAATTTGTTGTGACCGGCGCGGCGTTTATTGTCGGATGTCTTTGCGCCGGTGACAAAATTACCCGTCGCGCCCCAGCCCGCAATAGTCACATTTTGCCCGATCTCGTCGTTTTTGCGATACAGCGGTACATAGAAGTCCAGCTTAAAATCGTTATCAACATAACACAGCGCGATGTCGTGCAGCCCAACCCGCTCTTCGTCATAATCGGCGTGCTGGATTTTATACGCGACACGATATTTTTTGTCGCCTACATGAATTGCGTCATCTTGCGCGCCATTAATAACGTGCGCGGCAGTTAAAGCCCAGCGCGGTTTAATAATGACCGCGGACGCATGCTGCTCATGGTGCTTATCGCAGTCCTTACAGTCGATGTTATTGCTGATCCGCACCACAAATGGAAACTTTTTGCCGAACTCAATGTATTGTTCGTCTGGTGTGCTGGGGTCGATCGTGCCGGCCATTGCGACACGCGAAGAGACGACAAAAACGATCACGTAACGTAGCAGGCGGGCAAACAGTTCTTGCGCATTCATGGCAAGCCCCCAGTCTTAGATATGTAAGTGTTGTTATCTCATGCTTGTTGTTGTGGCTGTAGGAGTTTCATCGATTTGGCAAACATGTGCGGATCGAGCTTGGGCTGCGGCGGAAGTTTAGGCGAGCGCCACAGGCTCTGATTCAGACCCGTGAGGCCGTATCCCGCGGCGCCCATCAGGCCCATGGCGCCAATACCGGCGCCTACGCGGCCACGGAAACCTTTCGTGAGGTCTTTGAGCGCTTGGCCTTTATGCGTGACCAACACAGGTTCAAAAATATCACTGAGTGCGACACGATTGGGCAGCCAAGCGTTAGGGTCGCCCTTGAACTTGCCGCCGATCAGGCGCTCATACAAGCTTGCCGGACCGCCCCCGCAGTGCGTACCGACGCAGTTTCCGCGACCAAACATACGTCGAAACGTATTCAAGCCAGCTACTTCGCCAACAGCTGTCTGCCCGGCGGCCACGCCAGCATACGGGTCGATGCCCATGCGCTTGGCGGCGTCTAAAAACTCTTTCTCGTTTTTAATTTTGGCGCGAAACTGTTCTTTAACTCGCAGCCACAAAGTCGGTTTGTGGCCCACTGGTTGATTTTTGCCGCGATAATACCCGGGCGGATTCTGACTCGAACCCTCGGTGACTGTGTGTTTATAAACATTGTCAGCGCCGTGAGGAACTAGCCGTTGGGGCCGTTCTTCTAGCTGGCGCTCAACAGTTTTAATCCAACCGCCGTCGTGTAAACCGGTATTGTCACGATAACCGTCTAGCCAGTCGCGCACAGCGTCACGAGCGCCGCGAAAGCCTTTATGCCACCAACCCTTAACGGCATCTTTAGGTAAATTTGCGCCGTGCGCCGCGATGTAATCAGCTGGTGTACTGCCAAGATTTGTAGCGCTCATGCCGCCGTGTAATAAACTAGGCACAAACGTCTCAAACTGCTTCGGTTTAAATAACTTTGACTTGGGCAACGCGGCGGGATTTCCACCAGCTGCTTCAAGAAGAGCTTCGATCGTGCGCTTTTGAGTCGGCGTCTGCGGGCCGCGTGCTTCGAGACTGCGGGCAAGATTGTCCCAACGTTCTGGCGCTGTCCGGCGAAGATTCTGAGCAATTTGCTTGAATTTAGGATTCTTCGCGGCCAGTTCGTCAAAGCGTTTGGCAAGTGCTTCTTGGCGTTCAGTGCTACCTGTCAGTTGTGTTAATTCGCGTTCAAAGTTTTTTGCTTTTGTGTCTGGCCCGTCAAAAAACCCACCCTCAAAAGTTGGCGACCATTTTTCGCGAACACGCCCGCTAGGGCTGGTTGTCAGTTCACCTGTTTGTGTTTTGCCTGCGTCTTCTGAGACTCGCGCCAGAAAACGCTTGAAACCTTTGACAGCTTTGGTCTTCGCGGCGACAGCTTTATTTACTTCCGCGAGATCGGGCCGCGGAACTTTTGGTGGCGTGGCAGATTTACCAGCGCGGACTGCGGCGTCGTATGTGTCCCACGCTTTTTGTCGCGCTTGCAGCTGCGCTAATTGCCTTGTCCGACCGCGCAGGCGTTCTTTGGCGTTGCCATACGCCTCGGTGCCCTGCATGTTCTCTTTAGCGTCGGCCGCTACAGACTTGCGCCACGCTTTCGGATCGCGCATCTGGGGTGAATACAACTCGCCGCGGTCGTTGATGAGATACGGCAGCGGGGGGCCAAGTTCTCCTTTGGGTACGCCTGTTACGCTCCAGTGCGGGCGCACATACGGGCCAGCAACTTGGCCGTGGGCGCCCGGACCGCCCGACGCAGCGTGTGACCCGCGCACTAACGTGGTTGTAAATCCGTCGCCGCCGTCCTGTAAGCCAGATAGGCCGAAATCGCCCGGCTGAACTTCCTGCATGACCTTTTTTAGATCCACAAGGCCGTTGGGCAGCGTGGCGTCAGGAGCCGCTTCCAGAATCTTGCGGTACTGCGGGTACTCGCGAAAAATGTACTCCAGCAGACTTACGCCGGGCGGAAGCGCTGCAATGCCGGCGCCTACGGGGCGGTAATCAAACGGCGCTTTTGACGAAGATTCTTGTGTGGGCATAGTGCAACCGTCGCTTTTGCTAACAATATCTCGCCCATTCTACTGCGCTCTATTCTATTACAAAAGACGAGCCGGGCAGAAAACTCGTTACGGCGGCCCCAAAACAGTTACCGGAGCGCTGATAGCTAAAAAAACGCTTAGCAGCCGGAAGTAGTTAACTCCCGGACTGCGTCTGCGTTCTTCGGCGGAGGTTGTCGATACAACACTCACGCCTCGTCATCGGCATCGTCTTCGTCTGCAGCGCCGTACAACTCTTCTTCGAGTTCACGGCGGTAGCGGGCGAAACGAGCTTTGACAACTTCGAGACCTTCGGCCGTGGTCTCCTGCACGCCCTTATTGGGGTACAGGCCGCCGTAGCGGGCCGCGCGCTCTTCGATGTCTCGCAGGTATCGAACGGCGGCGCGGTAACTGGTGAACGTGTTGTCCCAGTCGCCGTAGCCGTCGTAGTTCGTGCCTTCCGAGATGTAGAAGAAACCAGCGCGGTCCTCGACGTCGAGCGCAGCTTCGTAGCTGTCGTTCTCTCCGTCGGCCTTGGCGAGACAGTCATCGCAGTACATCACCGGCTCCCATCCGAAGGAGTCGGTTTCGCCTTGCGTGATAACCGTCGCCGCGTTTTCGCACTCGCAGTTGTAGCCCTCGCACTTGTCGAAGCTGACAACGAAAGTGCCACCGGGGCCGGCGCCGAACTGCAGAGTCTTACCAACGTCGGCAGGGATACGGGCCTTGATCGTCAGTGCCATGATTATCTCCTTGGATGTATGGCGGTGAGACGGCTAGAGACACAACACGTGGCTTACCAGCAAAGAGCTAGGCTCCTCACTAAATATACCCGGTTTTAGCCGTTTATTTAGGTATCAGCGCCCGGGCTTGCCGGCCGTCTGTCTGGTCGCGGCGTCAGCCTTGAAGCCGCCTAACGTCTTCTTGCCGTAGTGCGCAAGCAAGGGCGCAGAGGACGCCAGCATGTACGTGGGTAGGCCGACGAACGCCGCTCGGCCGCCCTTGAGCTTCATCTGACGCATGAGCTTGGCGCCACGACGAGACGCATCAAACTCAGACGCCAACATAGGCACTGCGCCGGCTGTACCAGCGATTGCCGAGTTGCGCGAATTAGTTTCGTTGTTCGAGAGAAGCGCTCCGGCCGTGCCCAACGCAATCGACGGCCGGCCGATTCTGTTTCCATACATTAGCGCTTTGCCGCCCATGTGGTGCCCTAACTCGTGCGCTAATACGCCGGGATTTTTCACATTCCAAGCATGGCCAATCGTCGGTTTTGATATCCCAACCCCCGGATTTGCCGGCGTATAAAACGCGGGACTTTGTCGCACGCTATCCGCAGCTGAGCGCCGCATTCTGTGCGTTATGTTATTCATGATATCGCTAAACCAGCGGCCGGTCTGTCGCGGCGGCAGTTTTGGTTCAATCATGCGCGCAACGGCAAGATTATCTGTCACATCTACGCCTTGACTAGTCGCATAATTACGGAGTTGCTGCCACGCCTGCGCGCTTTCAGGTGTCGGGGTCGCAGTCATTTCTGGCCGTGCAACACGGTTCATGTACGTGCTTAGCGGCACGCCAATCGTTGCCTGTGTCGCGGGCATGCCGCCGAGATACCAACCAACTGAGTGGCCTAAACCGGGCTTAGCGGGTTCTTTTTTTTTAACGTCATCGGCTGCGAGCTTGGCAAACTGCGCACCAAATTCCATCGCGCTGGAGCACTTGCAGTTCCATTTGCGCAGGGATTTATTAATGCGCGAATCAGGATCAGACTTGGTCTTGCTGCCGGTGTTTACCCGCTTCATGCCACACATCCGCGAGCAGAAAGAGTTCTGGCGCTTGGCCCGTTCGCCCGTGGGTTTACTCTCAGTCACGGGGGCTTTTAAGTTCCCGCCTGTCTCACGTTCGTAGCTTTTGCGCCCCTTTTCATTGAGCCCGCCTTCAGGATTCTTACCGGCCGAACGCTGCCAAGCTGGTGTGCCGGCCATCTTCTCGCCGCCTACAGAGTTAGCCGTCCCAAACGCTGCGTTACCTGTAATATCACCCGTCGAAGACAACGCGCCGTATGAATTAATGGGATTAGCGTTGGGAGATGAACCGCCGCCAACCGGGGGTAGCTGGCCAGACGGAGCAGGGGAACCCATGTTCGGGGGTTGCGCGGCCGGGGCCTGTGGTTGAGCCTGCGGCGCCTGTGCTTGCATGCCCATAGGCAGGGGCGTACCCATCGCAGGCATGGCGTAGCGCTTAATTCCGGCGTTTGCAGGCATCCGGGCGGCCTCTCGGGCCTCCATTTCAGCCTGTTCATTCTCTAGCGCCTGCATAATCGGCTGCGACAAAACAGCAGAAAGCTTCGCCATTAACGGGTTTACTTCACTTTTTGGCTTTATTTCCGAGTTACATCTTTCGCCCTTGGTTTTGACGACCTTGGGTGGATTTTCACCTGCAACCGTGGGCTTATCACTGGCCGGTTGCTCGATATACACCTCTTTGGTATCCGCTTTCTTGGATAATTTTCTGTAAATATCGAGCGCGACAGAATTTACAGCCGATTGTTTATGAGTTGTCATGGGAGATTTGTTTGCAAAGGCTGCATTAATAGGAGATTGGCTCGTGGAACCGGTTACATGCGGTAAAAACCCGACAACTCCACCAACGCCAAGGTTCATAACACCGTTTGCGACCCCAATACCCTTTTCTAATGTCTCTGTGGGGAGTTCGCCGTGTTGTGTTACATAGCGCTGGGTCTGATTCTGAAGTTGCTGGACGTCTTTATAAGCTTTAGTAGCTTTGTCGACGGTACTTTTGTTGACGTTTGCGAAAGTCTTGGGAAGTTTTGAGTTTACAAGTTTATCAGAGAGTTCCAGTTGCCGTGCGGACAGGACAGCAGCGTTAGGTAGGCGCTTGAGCAACCTGTACGAGCGCATGGGGTTAAAAAACAGCACGCTTTCCCTTGCTGCATTTTGGAACAACTTCTGCAGCATCGGTGAACCGACGCGTTTTGATAACATTCCGGCAGCTGCAAGGCCCGCGGTTGTGCCCAGCGTACTTAACCCGGCCGCAGCAGCAGTGTCTCGGGCAGCAGCACCGGGCGAAAAGTCTGCTTTCTTTGATTCGGGTTCTGGTTCTTTGTCTTTTTTCTCGTCAGACGCGTACATGGGGAGTTTCTTTTTCGTCGGATACTCGTGCGCCCAGCGTTTGGCGATGTCTGGATGTTCTGCCCAGAGAAATCGACGCTGTTTTTCAGAACGAAATGGCATGGCGTAGCTCGTAGGACAATGAACTCAGAGGAAATCCCGGATAGTTGAGCTGAACTAGTCGGAAAAACCTACAAGTTGGTGCGCGCGGCTGTTCCCAAGCTGAATACGCCTCATTTTGGCAGAAGAAGGCTGAGAAGAAAAGGGTGTTTGAGCGTCTGGTATAGTGGAAGGTGGCTTGGGGAAGAGATTGGACGCTTGGACATGGAGGTTACTATGAAAACGCTACAGATTTTGTTATTTAGCCTGTTATGCGTGATAGGGCTGGGATCCGTGCGCGCTGATTCGGTGTTAATGTTCTCGGCTGACTGGTGCAAGTACTGCCAGATGGCCAAAAAAGACATGCTGGAGAACAAAGACGAGGTTGATACGTGGGCCGTGGATATTATTGATACCGATGTGAGCAAGGAAATCGTGAAAGAGTACCGGGTTCGGACTCTCCCGACGTTTATCTATCTAAATGACGCCGGGGAAGAGGTCGACCGGCAGGTAGGCTACAAGGGCTACCGCCAGTTGAAGCGCTGGGTCGAAAAGAATAAGCGCTGATAGCTAAATAAACAGCGCCAGCCCCGGAGGCACGATTACCTCCGGGGCGCGCCGCTGTTAGTTTTCCAGCCGGTCGAGCATGGCCAGCTGCCGCTCGAAGATCTTCTGCACGAGCGGGAGACGCTTCTTCACGATCTTCTGGACCTGCTCGTTCATCGCCACGAGCATGGCGCCGTTTTCGGCCGCCCAGCGCGCACCGACACCCGACTCGAAGAACTCGGCGACCAGCTCCAGCTCTTTCGAGGAGAAGCGCTTTGCCAGTTCCTTCTTGAACACGTCATTGAACGTGTCCACGGTGAACACCTCCATGAACGCCGTCCGCCACGCGTTCGCGATCGTCGCCGGCATACCACCGACGTTGATCATGTTCTCCACCACCTGATCGACCTGTGTGTCGAAGATCTCGGCGGCGGCCATGGCGGTTGCGAGGCGGTCAAACAACTTCTGGTCCATCGTACTAACTCCCTATGCCAATTATCGCTGGCGCGGCAGAGTCGGCTTGATATACAACGCGCACATCAAGTAGTACCGGGCTCTACATGTGATATGCCCGGATTTTGATAGATATTTAGCCCGGCGCTGATAGCTAAAGGAAGCGCTCGCAGCCCCGGGGCTTGGGCGGCACCCGGGGCTGCAATACACTTCCGCGCAGCAGTGGTTACACTACTGCGCACACATCAGGTCGTCGCCGTGGCGAGGGCCGTGGCGGCCTTCACGGCGCGGCGGCCCTTGCTGTTCTTGATCGCGGCGGCACGGGCCTTGGCGATCTCCTCCTTGTCCACACCCGCCGTGAAGAGGGTGTAGCAGGTCTCGGCGAGGACGCCGGCGGTGACCGCGCAGGTGAGCACGCTCACGAGCTTGGCCGTACCGACCGTAGCGCCAGCAGCGACCGCGAGGCCGCCGATGGTGCTGCCGACCAGCGCGCCGCCGGTGATGGCGACGCCGATCGCCGCGGCGCCGCACAGGATCTTGACGGCGTAGGTGTTCACCTTCAGCCAGTCCACCGACCGCGTCGAGACGAGGTTGCGGACGTAGCTGAGGGCTTCACGGACCTTGCCGCCGGCGTGACGCATCTGATCGCCGATCCACGAAAGGACGGAGGCCGCCCACTCGTAGATGGTGTTGAAGATGCGCCCCATGAACTCCCAGACCGCACGACCCACCGACAGCAGGCTGTCGAGCAGATTGTCGAGCGACTGACCGAGACCCTTGCCGGCCGTCTCGCAGAAGCCGGGCTCGCGCCGAGCGGCACGGGTGACCTTGCCCTTCTTGGCCGTCGCCTTCACGCCAGCGTGGCCACCGACAGCGGGAGCAGCAGAAACAGCGTTAACCATCGCAACCTCTTCTTTCTATAGAGAGGAGTAAAGTTACACCTTACCCGGGTAACATGCGGGGGTAATCGGCAACACGCCGATACCAGAGGGGGTCACTAGATATACCCGGTTTTTCGGGTTTATTTAGCTATCAGCCAATCGACCGGGTCTTGAGCACCAGCTTTTCCTGCGCGGGCCATAACAGCATCTGCTGCATGGTATCCACGCTGGTGACATCCTTAAGCAGCTTGAGAGCTACCTGCGGATTCACCTGTATTACCTCGGAAGCTGGCTTCTCCTCTTTGCACGCCCGAGATAAATCTTCATACCGTGTGTACGTATCCCACACCCAATCCTCGCCGTTCTCGGGGTTGTGCTTTTTCAGCTCCCCGGTCACGTAATGATTGGTCTGCACAAGGCCGTGTTTCCTTGTGCGGATGTAGGTATGTTCCCCGGTATGTGTTACGACCGCGTGTTCTTTACTCTGCGTACCGACCACGTGCGCGAAGAATGGCACCATGGTTTGCTGCGTACGCAGATGAAAAACAAGCTTTTCGTAACTTGGCATTTTGTCGCAGACCGCTCGGACCCGCTGTAACGCCGGCCACGCTTGGAGCAGATCTTTGACAGATGCCGCGGTGTTTGTCACGTATGCAAACATCGCAGACAACGATCCCCACCAGCCCGTGTCTGTGCCGTCCTCGTCTTCTTCGTCGACAAGAGACTTCACAATTGGGGCTTGATTGACAACCAACGCCCACTGGGCAGACATCGCGCTGACGACGCCCACCATGCCCGCAACGCCCACCGAAGTGTAGCTTTTGCGGCCACGATGAAAGCGAAGCAGCTTGGTGTGCTTGCCAGTAGAGGGAGGCGTCACCCAGTCCATGTTGCGCACAATGACTGGGGTGGAATTCACATCGAAGCTTGCAGAACTACATCCACAACCGTACATCTCGGCAAGAGACGTAAAGTCGTAAATTAAGTTCCCCAGCAGAAGCTTGCCGACAGGGACTTCAGCGTGCCGCGCAATGCACCGAAGTTCCTGCGGATACTCAAGGTCTGTACCCGTCAGGATCCAGCCCCCAAGTCGTCCACCGCCGCTTGTCACACTCTTTACGACACTTTTCATGGTGTCAGAAAGGTGCGGCAAGATTTCCTCGTCGACATGGGTTTCCACGTCTTCGAGGATGGACTGGATCGCGTCGCCATTTTGACGAGCGAACCCGGCCCAGCGTTCGTCCGGTGGTTCCTCCAGATCGATGTCATGAATCTTCCCGGTGAAAAGTTTCATGACACACCGTCTTTCTTAGACCTCGGCGACAGACCGAAGTCGCTGTCGGCTCCCGGAAACGGCACCGGGATGTTGAGCTTGCCGCAGCACTGGGCAGCCAACGACTCCAGCCGCTCGATGTAGTCCATGCGGACACGATCGCGCGCGTCGTTCAGCTCTTTCACGCGCGCGATCGACCCCAGCAGCTTTTTGTTATCTGCTGAGACCTGCTCGATGCGCTCGAACGCCGTGTTGAGTGTGGTGGCGAGGAAGCCGACCACCTTGCCCAGCTCGGCTACTTTTTCTTCTGTGGACACCGGAGCGTCGGCGGGGAACCACTTGTTGACGTCCGTCTCAAACAGCTGACTCATCGGTCATTCTCCTTAGCCGCGCAAAGCGGCAAAAAGACACAGAACACCCCGACACACTACCGGGGTACCAGTAAATATGACACGAATTACGCGTCTATTTAGCTGCCGCGCTAATAGCTAAAAAAAGCGCCCGCAGGCGGAGGTCATACCTACGGGCGCTTTGCCTACTGGGCCGAGAGGGTGGTCCACTCGCCGCTGTAGGTCTCATCCAACGGATTGATGATCCGCGGCTTGGCTGCGTGTGCGACAGGCTTGGCAACTGGGTTAGACGCCGGTACGGGCGCCGTCATCCGGTGCTGCATGTCGCGCCACGCCGGCGACGGCTGGAGCTTGTCAGAGATCCAACCAATCGCCGCCAGACCACCAAAGATCATGAGGGCCGTGGTCATGCTATTTCCTTCCTTTCAATCATGACGGGCAAAGCGTAATTTTTGGCTTACGCCTATCCGTCACTTAATATGACAGGAAATAGCTGGGTATTTAGCTCACATCCAGATGATGATGTCGAGGCCCAGATCCTCGTCTTCTTCGTCGTCTGAGGTAAAGATATCAAAGGCGGCGGCGCACATATGTACCTCCAGACGACAGGTTATTAAATCGTGTCGCAATTATACGATTTTGATAACACGTCCCGAAGCTTAAGAAGTTCGTATGCGTTTTTCTTACAGCTATTTGACGTAAATCTTTGCGCGACAATACGTTACGGCTAATAGCTAAAAAAAAGGCGCCCAAGACTTTCGTCGAGGGCGCCTTTCCCAGAGTGCACTGTGGCATGCGGTGTGATATAGGAGGCCGGTCTGAAGAGCCAAAAAACACACCGAAACACCACAGCAACCCCGTTAAGGAGAATACCTCGCTGGGAATTGCACCCAGCCTGCCGCGAGGGTTTAAGCCTCGCTGCCGCGCACCAAACGTGCGCCGCCGGCAGTGTCTCTAGTGAGGTGCAACCGCGCGGCCGCGCGGCTTAACTAACCCTAGACAGGCTCGAACTCGGCGTCGACAACCGTGTAGCTGTCGAAGTCGTCGTTCAGGATCGCCGCTTCCGCGGGGATGCACTCGCAGACGCCCAGTGCAAGGCTGCAGTGCAGGCAGCGCTCAGTGTCGACGTCCGGCGGCGCAATCGCCGCAGCCAACACAAACAGCATGTCCCGGTAGTCGTCCACATTGACCTTCACCGCCGGGTTGTTGCGCGGACCAGCCATAATCTCGTCCTCCTTGAAGAGAAATAAAACAACCGCCGTCTCGTGGCGGCACAACGCTAATGGTCTCTCGCCATTAGACGGCCCCACCTATCACCGGGCAGGGGGTACGGCTGAGGATTGCTTAGCTCCCACGTAAAACCAGCCCACCTAGTGACTGGCGCGGCAGGAGCTATAGGTCCTCAATAGATATGCCGTGTTTTTGGCAGATATTTAGCTAGGAGCAGATAGCTAAAAAAAAGCCGGCAGGGGAGCGCACCCCTGCCGACTCTTGGCGAATTAACGAGTCGCCACCCGTGCCGAAGCGACCAACCGGTCGCCAAAAGAATCGTTAGCACAAGAAACGCTCGTGAGGACAGGTATCACTACCCGCCTACGCTCTGCAGCCGTTTGTTAGGTCACAGACAGGTTCGCGTTGTACGGACGCAAACCTTTGTTATTTAAAACTAGTCTGGCAGGTCTTTCACCTGCATCACCCGCTCCCCTAGACGTAATGTTTAGTGTAGTCGAGTGGAATCACTTGGAATAGCCAACGAGGCCCGGGCGGGGCAGCCCGCTATTCCGCCATTTACCCTAACGGTTCCTGCAAAACATTTCACGAAAACTGCTCGCCCAGCCCTCTGCATGCACCTAGAGATAGGTTCATACACATGCTTCTCACGAGCGTTTCTTGTGCCAACGCGGGTATTGTAACACCCGAATGAGCTACGTCAACGTGTCGATATAGTGCTGCGTCGAGCACACATAACGCGTGACGATTTCTTCGGCATCACACCCGGGGCAGCGCTGGTCTAACTCTTGGACCAGCGTGCCCATCGACCGGCGGATATTTAACAGCGCGCGCCGAAGTTGTTTTACTTCGATCTCCGCATCTGTTTTATATCTCGTCCCGCTCTTGGTGTTTACTGTCGGCGCCAATGCTGTCTTCTCCTTGTTTACTACTTCCGTCCACCACTGGTTGTTCCAGTTCACTGCCTTCTGACTCGCTGGCATCTTTATACGCTATCAGCAGCGCTTCCTTGAGTGTGTCAATCAGGGTGTTTGCGCACGTGTCGATCACTTTACGCTGATACTCCAGCTTGTCAATCGTCTCGCGCATCTCGTCTCTGGTTTTTACCAGCGTCTCGGCCAGCTTGAGCAGCGATTGCGCCAACGCTATCGACAGATTGTCCACACAGTTCTCCTTTCACAGATAGGCTTTTTGGCCAACCAGTTCACCAACCACACACCAACAACGGGCTCTGCTGTTTCTTCGGTCATGTTAGTCCCACAGGGCTTGGTAGTACTTACCGAAGAGCGTCGTACCACGGCGGATACGCTCCTCGTGTGCTTTCAACCCGTCGAAATCGCACTTCACCCGCTTCATGTGCTCGGCGATGTTATCAATATCGGCCAAATCATCACGACCTTGCCAGAACTGATCGTCATGATCTGGGTCGTTCAACTGCTCGAACGCCCAGATCATCTCACCTATGATCCACTCCCAACGCTTTTCATGGTTCTGGTCGGGCGCGCAGCAATTCTTTTCTTCTTCGGTCAACGGCGGCGCAGCGCTGGACCGAAGTTCTTCCGGGACATCTTCGTCGTCAGTTAAAGGATACCCGTGCTGGGTTTTCTTCAACTGTTTGAGCAGCGGAAGAATAATCGGCGCGAGCGTGTCGTCTACGCTCCACGTGTCGTAGTAGTGGATCTTGATCACAACTTTCCGCTTGCGGAACCGACCGTGAAACCACTCGCAGAACGGACCTAGCCACGTCTTGCTCAACCACTCGCCGATCTCGTGACAGCGATCTTCAGAGACGCCAACCCACTGAAGCAAATCAGCAATCTGATACGGACCCCACCATTTGGGCGCTTTGCCAATGTAAACTTTCATGAGTCCTCCTTGAACCTCTGCCACTGATGTTGACAGTCTGGGCACTCCCAATACGACACGCCGTCGTAATGCTTGGGGTGGCTGTACGGCAGTTGGACGCCGATCAGCCTACTGAACTTGTATGGCGGCGAGTAAGACTTTTCAATGAGTTCCCGAAGTCCATCGTCCGACATAATTTTGCACCAGTCTTGCCCGCGCAAGACAGTAAAGATATCTCCAGCACACCAATCCGCGTCACACTCTGGGCAGTGGCCAAAGTGATCAAGCCGCGCCGTTTTCTCATTCAACAGCATTGGTTGTCTCCTGTGGCTTCCAAACGACAAACCTATCGACACCCGGCAAAACGTTTAACGTTCTACCGTTGTCCCACTTGACGCCGATTTGTTGCCAGTCCGCCGGACCATCCAGCGAAAGATATACGATTGTCCCCTTCAATCCTGCTGGCATACCCTCTTCAACCGGAATTATTTTTGAGTTCGGGTTTGTCATGGGAGCCAGCAATTTGATGCGATCTCCGACTTTCAATGGATGTACCTTTCAAAAAAAAGAAAAACCGGGCGGGCCCTTTACGTTCCGGCCCTATAACCCAAGACGAGCTGCAGCTCTTCTTGGAAACCCTCCACGTCGAAATCCACGCCGCGAGATTCCCGCAGCGGTCTTCGATTGGTAAGGGATACCCGGTTAGACAACGGTGCGCTCAGGTATGCTAGCTGTCGCTGAATAGAAAGCTTGGGCCGTGGGCATACCATTTTGGCCTAGTTTTTTCTACTCCCGTTGTGATGGAGGCGGCGGGAATCGAACCCGCGTCCTGAGATGTTTCAGTTCAGACGTCTACGTGCGTATCTGGTGAATTTAGTCTCACCTGAGTGTCACCCTACCAGCGCGGTAACAGTACAGGCCAGCTCTGAACAAATTTAAACTAGCAGGACAGAGCAGTGAGCTAGGCGAGTCGGATTTGGCGACCGCTAGACAACCCTTCCGACTGGGGCTGGTTCGCGGGCTGCTGATTTTACTCAGGCAGCGATGGCAAGAGTGTTGCCGACTAACATTTGATCGAGTTTTAACGTGGCCACCCGATCAACCACGACACGCAGTCTTGAACCTCCGTCATCCAGTCGATACCAGTACGCCCCCGGACTCTCGCCGCAAGGATGTGGTGGTTACACGTAAGTATACGCTCCCACGAACATTAAGGCCCTATAACTTCCCCTTGCATTTCGCAGCGCTGTACACACGCTGCCGAGAGATTGTTTGATATTACGCCGCTGGAGTTTCGTCAACGAGTGCTATTCTCCAACCGTTTCCGCCGTCTATGTGTGCGCCAGCCTGCATCATTTTGACGGCAATGTCAATGTTAATTTCGTCCACGCCGTTTGCGCGTTGTTGCGATCTGAACTCGGCTTCTGTCAGGGCAACATGTTTTATTTCGTTTTTTGGCCTGCGCATTTCATGCAAACCCTGAAGCGCAGCTGCACTAAGCAACATAATAGACTCCTTTGTTTGATGGAAAAAACTAAACAGTAAAACTACCGATAACCCGGGTGGGAGTCGAACCCACAACAAGTAGATCCTAAGTCTACCGCCTCTGCCAGTTGGGCTACCGAGTTGAATGTGGTTTATTCAGGTTGCACCACCACAAGGTTTTTTATCGCACCTGACCTTTGCCTGCCGTTTATCGTAGGGCACGCGACAGGCCGTGTGCTCCCTTGAACGTGCCCTTACGGGCATGACCCCACGGGGATTCGAACCCCGGTAAACGGAACGAAAATCCGTTGTCCTAGGCCACTAGACGATGGGGCCGCCGCGACCTAAGTATTGTTCGCGCATTCTTTCTTTTCAAGCTGCCGTTCTTTCTTCCAGAAAAGACGCTTGCCGAACGGCTTCATGTGCTTATTGCAGTCCATAGTTTTTGGGCGTACGTGAAGCAGTCCGCGTTTCTTTGTGGTCATGTTGCTCCTTTGATAACAAAACCAATGGGCCACCGGGGAGTCGAACCCCGCGTTGCGAGTTAATAAGACTCGCTTGCCAACCGGTTTCCGCGGCCCGCGTGGGCGGGGTGCCAGTAGCTTGGGCTACTACCAGCACCCCGCCGTCAGCGAGTCTACGCTTCAGCGGTAGCGTTTGCACGCATACCACCGGCCATCCCTGCCACGCGCGACCCCTTGGTCTACAACAGCTCTGCCGCTATTGCTGTAGCAGCAGTTTCCCAACGCCTCTTCGGGCGTCGAGCCCATGCCGACGCCTTCATAGCCGGCGTTCCCGCCGTGATGTCCCATGCGGCCATTGCTGGCCTGCAGCTCTGCCACCCCCTGCGCTGTAGCCGTATGACCAGCTCCAGCATAAGACGTAGCATATGAGTAAGACTTCACAGGAGTCGAAGCTTGAGGTGTCGTGTAGTAGCGTCGGTGTCGCGGGGCAGCATGCGCAACGCTGACAAGAAACAACGCGACGACTACACACATGAGAAAACGGAACATAACGATCCTCCATGACCATGTCGCGGGTGTGCGCGACGTAAGAAGAAACAAACCCCACACCGGGTTACACAAAAAACGACCAGACTGCTTTTACGCCGCCATCAACTTGCGCCGCTTGGCGGCCGCGCGGCGAAGCTTGACAGCAGGAAGTCCGCGGGGCCGGCACAAGCTGTACTGCACCGCCGCGGCCAGCAGCGCGTTGGAATTGCGCTGCGAAAACACGTATCCGCCGTTTCGGTCATTAGCCAGAAACGGATTACCCCGCCACTTGTCGGGACTCTTCGGATACTTCTTGACGCGCTCGTCCAGCCACGCCTCAGCAGCGTGCTGCCGAACCTTGTAGAACGTGTTCATCGCCATGGCCCGGAGGCCGAGCGTTCTACGATACACGTTCACCTGCTCGTAGATCTCCCGCATGAACGACCGACAACCGCAGCCCTTGGGGGCCACAAACTGGATCTTCATCAGAATCTCCTTCTATCATCCCTGAACTTACAGCTGTTACGCACAGCTGTTTCCCATAGAAATCACCGTCGCGTAAAGACGATGATTATTCGAATCGGCCGCGGGCCTTATTCGTCGGCAGAGAGCGCGTCGAGATCGTGAATGATTCGACGCATGTAACCGACAGGTGGCATCGGAGCCCAGCTCTTGGCGCGCTCAGCGTCATAGGGCTGCCAATGGGGCGCATCACACGCGTCGACGAGGCCCCACTTATTGTTATGAAAAAGGTGCGGACACAGCTCGATGTCTTTGTTGCCTTTTTCACTTTTAATTGAATTGGGTGTGAAGCTGTACTTACCGATCCCGATGCCGATGTCGGGACCGAAATAATAAACTTCCTGCCCTTCCTGTGGCGGGTCTTTATGCGACGACCGCCAACCGAACCGATCTTCTTCTGCCATGCTACCTCCGAAACAATAGCCGCAAAGGGACTCGAACCCCTAACCCCCTGCGTGTAAAGCAGGTGCTCTAACCAATTGAGCTATGCGGCTGTTTGCGTGGCTGGTTGAGAAGGCAACCATTTACCCAAGCCCAACACCTTGCGAATGCGTTGGCACCACGTTTATGCAGAGTTAGGGCCGGTGGGACTCGAACCCACAACACAGGGATTTTAAGTCCCTTGACTCTGCCAATTGGTCTACGACCCCGTGCGCACCAATCGTCAGACGGGTGCCGGATCGTTTACCTCGTCTAGCCACGCGGGCTTCGGGTTCTTGTTGGGGTGTGAGATCCAACGATACAGCTCGCGCTCTGTCGGGCTGTGCGTGCCCATAGCGTCGCGAATCACCATCGATTCCCGAAGCTGCTCGAAAACCCGCTGAATGTCCAGAAACTCACGATATGTAAGTCCCTGTTCCAATTCACGCTCACGCGCGAGAACCGTGCGCAACTCGTTGAGATGCACGTTTATCCGCGCGTTGTAATATCCGGCCCGCCGAGCCAGCTCGTCATCGTTGTATGCTGCTGCTGCCATTCCAGACGTACCTCTTGTCACCAATTTGGCACCACCACCGCTGCCCATCGTTCCAGTAAATGGGTGTCACAGTCGGGGATGGGGGTTGCACCGCGGTCGGAGCCGGATGCGCCTTCTGATACTCTTCATAGCTCTGCCACGCTATTCCTGCAAGCATCAGCAGCGCCGTCACCAAACCGATCACGTTGCCCTTGATTTCGATACCCTTCATTTCAAAACCTCCTTGTTTGGAAATGATCTTTAAACAACTCCTCCCAAAATCGCGGACAACTTATACGTTGCCGCCATGTGCGTGTGTTTTGTTTGATTGTTTTTTGCCGCCGTTTTGCGCAATGAAAAATTGTGTTTAGCTTGTTGTAATATTTGCGCCGGGACTGCGTATACTTCGCCATCTAAAAGGTCGTATACGCCAAAGTAATCAAACATTTTTTGGCTGTAATGTAGGCAATAATTTGGCCCAGTTTTTTTTAGCGGAACGTGAATACAGCCGTTGGTCGGCGTAACAGCTTTGCATTGAAAACGCAACAACTTGCCGTCACGTTCCGCTATAAGATCAATTCTGGAAATGTCGCCTTCTTCGGTAAAAATTGAATAGCCTAGTTTGGCTAATGCAAGCCCGACGGCGAACTGCCCGATATTGCCTTTTCTTTTTGTGTGCATAATGTCCTCCGTGACACTAGAAGATTATAAATCTTGTAGTGTTTGCACACAATATAAATAGGGGTGACCGGTACTGCCCCGGTTTCAATAGATTAAAAGTCTATTGCATCACTGTTAATGCTTCACCCCCGCGCGTTTTTACCGCGCCCCAACGGTCATAAGGCGGCAAGAACCGTCGTTGCAGGCCGCGGCCTCAGACGCTTCTTGCAGTTCCTCACGCGTGACTTCCTGTGGATGACTGCCCATTTCGTGGATCAGCCATTTGCCGCGGATTTTGTGCATAATCAATTTGAACTCGCACAACTCCCACGGCGGCAGCATGGCGCTGCGCTCACGAAACTCCGAATAGGGCAGTTCTTCGTCTTCTTTGCCGGCAAGTGTTTCTTGCACGACATTGATGACGACGACCTGCCCGCGGTCATCCGCCTCGACAAAGTCAACTCGCACGACGCGCATGTAGCAGTCGACCTCGTCAAAGAACTGCTTCAATTCCTCTGTGAACTGTTCTCTATTGGGAAAGTTCGGCGTCATTGTGTCGATTACACCCTCGACACTTTTCATGTTGCTGGCGTGAAAGTTCTGCTGCACGACAGCTTCGATTGCCTGCATCTCTTTCCGGCCGCGAGCATTCAGCTCGCCGCCGAACGAAACTGCTGACAACAACATCAGAACCGCAGTGGTCATTATCTTTATCATCTCGCTGACTCCTTGTTAAGCAAATGTGCGCAAAGCCGCCAAAAAGCGACCAGCCCACAAACGCACCTGTTACCGTTACTGCTTCCCCCATCTGGAGAGACTGCGCGGCCATTAGCCCAATCGCCGCGCCAGCCACAGTACAGATAACAATCAAGATCTCACGCATAATCGGGTATGGCATGGTATCCCTCCCCGCTGTTCCCGAACATGATGCCAGTTTCCGCAAACACGTATTTGCGGGGCACAAGGAATATGCCCGAATATTGCCAAAAATTTAGGCAGTCAGGCGGGGGCGCAAACAGGCCCTTCGCAGCGTTTGTGCTCGACCCAATTGGGCGGCAAAGTGTACCAGCCTTTGTCGTACAACTGGTAAATCTTTTGAAACGCTTCATCATACATAGCGCCGCACGCTTCTAGGCTGTAGGTTTGTCTAGCGGCTTTTGCAATTGCTGCGCGATTTAGGGAGTGTACCTGTTTTAAGGCCAGCAGCCAGTCCGCGAGTGTTTTGCAGCGAAAACCGTTGAAACCTCGCTGCACTGTTTCTGTGAACGCGCCGTAATCAGTCGCGACAAGCGGCGTTCCACATAAAAGACCCTCAACGCCAGACCCGCCGAAAGGCTCGATAAAATTGGTTGGCATTAAAGAACAGATAGCGTTGCGTAAAAACTCACTTCGCGCCGTTCCGGTTAACGGCCCATTGTAGATGATATTTGGGTGAGCCCATTTTGTGTGGTCGCCTTGTCCGCTCAACACAATTTTTGGGCCGCCAGCCGGAAGATGTTTAGCAATTTCATGCAGCGTGTCCAAACCTTTGCAGCCGTCAATACGCCCAAGAAACGCGTAATACTTTCCCGGCTTAAAACTTGGTGTCCATTCTGTGATATCAAAATAGTTTGGAATCACGAACTCATAGTGCGTACCGCCGCGGCCGTCTTTACCAGCGTGGTAGTGTCGCCACGCATAGCTTTCAAATATCTTTATCGTGCCGTCTACTAGCGTCGGATAGCCTATACCAGTTTCAACGTGAATGTTGTTTGGGAAATCTTGCAGCAGCCGAGAATGCGCGTGACCAAATGGGTGACAGATAATATCTCTTGGTTTGACACGTTGCTGCATAGCCGGAACAAGCCGTGTTTCAAACAAATTGTGCTGCGGTGTTCCTACCGCAGCGTCGTCGCCGTGAAATGATTTTTTGTCTCGCTTGCCAAGTATGTTTTCAAATTCGTCTGCCGTGAGCATTTCAACCTGCTCGTCGGCTAGGCTTTCACTGCCGGCGTTTGCATATTCAATTACACGGTAACCGTACATGCGCATCATTTTGGAAAAGCGCAGAGCTTTTCCAGTGAACGCGCAATGCGAGTATGCAGCTGTGTGTTGCGTGTGAAAAATACCAACAAGATGTAGCGTCGGCTTTTCTGCCACGGATGGCTCCTTAAAACTAGGCGCAGTCAGAAAACGGTAGCCACTTTTGTTCTGGCCAATTAGGTTGAGTTTTTTTTAACTCTTCCGCTGCTTTCATAAGACTGTCAGCTAGCACGGTCCGATTTTTTTGGGTTGGTGCGGCGATAAACAAACTGTATTCATTGCGCGGACCAAACCAAATAGTCATTCCTGTTTTATCTGTTTTGGTTGTTGCATCGTCGCTCAGCTTTAGCAAATCTTTAAGGTAGTTATTTTCATTCACAATAACAGCGATGGTTGCGGCAAGTTCATTTACGTGATCGTTTTTGAAGCCGACAAAGCGAATGCCGTTCTTTGCAATTTCCAGCAGTTTTGTAATTGCCCATGAGCTTTCCTCCAGCGCCGCTAATAACGTCGCCGAACTCGTCATCTCTTCTTTTGGCCGATCGCAGTTTTTTTTCCCGCAGCATCCCATAGTGTTTCCTTTTGTATTGGTAGGTGTCTCGGTAGGCGACGTAAAGAATCAATCCGCCCCATACCAGTATTACGCTGACAAAAATAAGCCATTTCGCAAGCATGTCAATCTAATCGCATAAGTTTTCGCGCCGAACGAAACTCAGTCTGGCAAATTGCGCGGTCTGTTAGACACTTGTCGGCGACGGGAATATACACGACTTTTGTTTTATACACGTAACGCCGCTCAGTTTCTTTGGGCGACCAGCCACGACGTATTTCAAGTGCTCGGGCTGCGATTTCTTCTGGGCTTGGCGGCGGTACACGAAGAGCCATGTTGTCTCCTTAGCCGTACAGTTTAAAAATTTTGCGCTTTTTTGGCGCGGCGTCTATCTGTGCTTGAGCGGCGGGCTGTTGTGTTTCTGGCGCGCGTATCCGCACAACATGGGTCGCCAAGCGTTCGCGCAAATTGATTGCCGTCAACTCTTCGTGGCGGCGGCGGGCTTCTTGGCGAAAGTGATCCATGCGGCGTTTTCGTTCTGCAAACCACTGTCGCTCGCGCTGCAAATCGCGCCACAGCCAATATAAAAACAACCCAGCCACAGCGGTCGCCGATGTGACACCAGCGTAACCGGCAACAGGTACATTATGCGGCTGCTCAACGCGTTCGGCTGTTGTTGAGTCCGTGTTTGATTGCATAACACGCGGCACACGCCGGCAAGTATTTTTCTTCGCAACCTAGCTCTACAGACGGCCCGGCTAACGTGGGTTGACCGTCGCACAGCTTGAGGTTGAACACAGCTTTGCGCAAGCAGAATGTACAGATTGTTTTGATTTCTTCAATAGCGTCTGCCAACTCTAATAGTCGCTGTGAAGCTGGGAAAAGTTGGCGGCGAAAATCGGTCCGCAACCCGTAGCAGATGACTGGAATTCCATCTCTGTTATATGGCGGATACGTGCAGGCGTGCGCTACATTATGCAGCTGATCAACTGCTTCTACGGACAAAAACTGCGCCTCGTCGACGAGAAGGCACACAACGTCATTGAGATCTGGGAGCTGGCAGGCGCCTGTTGCTGGCACTAAGACATCCGCTGGAGCTTCGAGTCCGACCCGAGTTTTAATGATATCTTTACCGAATCGAACATCTAGAGCGGGCTTCAGCAACAATACCTTTTTGTTTTGCTGGCGGTAGTTGTGGGCTACCGCCAGCAAATTCATTGTTTTTGCGCTGCCGACGGTGCCGTAGCGAAAATAGAGTTTAGCCATTTGCGGTTTTGGCTTTTTCCTTTTTCTTTTCAGCTTTTTCAGCGAGCGATATGGCGCGTTTGACAAGCAACCTGCCAGCCATATCTACAAACGGCAAATTACGTTTTGTGGCTTCTTCACGCAACCAGCCAACGATCATATCAACATTGTCTTTGCACCACTGAATACCCTTATCGTCCATGATGCGAGCGCGCGCATTGCAACTACATGTCGGCGAAGCCTTGATGCCAATTTTTGACAGCAATTTTTTAAGTTCCGCGCCGGCGCCTTCGGTCGGCGGCGGTGGCGGCACATTGACGGCCTGCGCTTGTTCTTGGCGTTTAAGCAATTCTCTTTGTCGCTGGATTGCGATGGCGCGCATCTCTTCGTTAATAGATCTTTTTTTGGGGTATTTTGCGTGGTCCGTATCGATCGTCCATGTATCACCGTCTTGCGCTACAACACACGGCATGACGTCGTGTAGTTTATAGCCCCGCTCAAGGCAACGACCAATGAGGGCTTTTTTGTGACACGTAATAAGCATGGCAGCGTCCTTACCTCCTATTATTTTGCGCAGCGCGCGTACGAGGGTAACTCACACCTGAACATACCGCGCCGAAATTGTTTTTGCAACGCGGCTGACTGGTCTTACGGTAGCGGATTATCGCCTAAATTGCGCTGCGTAAACGCCTCCGCGCAAGTGATCGGCAGTGGTGACGGAAAATCTATAGGCGTGTCCAATACTCCGCAATCGCATATTCCATCGTTTGAGAATTTAGTCACAGGGCGCGTTAAGGCTTCATCTGTCACATCAACAAATTCGCCGTCGACGCACATAAACAATTTAACTTCTGTGCGGACAGCAAATGTTGGTTCTTTGACGTTAAACGTTATAAATTCTTCGCCGTACTCTGGAAAAGCCGAATTACGGTAAGAAACTGTAAATTCACATATTTTACAATCGTCATTGCAGCGTGCCGTTCCAAGAATCCACGCGTATGTTGCGCCCGGAATGGGATGACAATTTTTATAACCGCCACCCGGCAGACCTAAAAATACATTTGAAATGTCGATTACTTTGTAAACGTAACCTTGGCCAATAGCCGGGGGGCAGCGCTGAGATAAATCGAGAAGACCTACGCACGTTTCTTCTACGCCGTCGTCGTCCCCATCCCAACAGATCTGACCAATACCACATGACGGACCAGAACACGAACTTTTTCGTATAGATTTGGTGACAACACAATTTGTGCAATTTGCGTTACTTTTTTCGCATTTTGGATTTGTTGTACAGGGCGACCACGTATAAGTCGCTGGGATTGTTGGGCAGTTGCCGCACTTGAAACCGTTTTTGCCGCAACAATCAGACTGCGTGGCGCATGTTTCTGTCCCGGTGGCAATTTCTTTGCACACGCCTTTGCATGGGTCGCACTTTGTATTAAACGGTACGAGTTCGCACGCGGCGGTGTTGTCTTCGTATTCTTGGCAGCACGGTTTATTGCCGCAATTAATTGAATCACAAGTTTCAAACGGTTGCCAGCCCGTTTGTCGATCTGGCGGATCTAGTTTTGCTGCTGCAAGGCAATCTTCGTAGTTGGTGCCGATACATTCGCCGTTTATGATATTTCCACCGCCGTCAAACGTTAATTGGCAGCACGCCCCGCACTTTGTGCCGTCAGCGCATTGCGAACTCCATGAATTCTTGCCTTCGCCGCAACCCTTGCCGCCGTCGTTACCGCAGCAGTTTTGTTTTGTCTCGCAGCGTTTAGCGCCGGTTGTATCTGTGCAGATTCCGTGACAGGGGTTGCAGTCATCATTAAAGTCGATATCCGCGCATGTGACGCCAAGACACTGCGAGTCTTGGCAGCATTTCTTCGTTGCGCATTTAACCGTTGTACATGTTTCAAACGGGTGCCACGTGGCAGCGAAAAAAGGCGGATTATTCTGCGCTGTACATTCAGCCTGTGTAACGTTTGAACAGTTGGCTGCTACAACAACGCCTTCTTCATACTCTACAACGCAGCACACACCGCACTTTGAGCCATCTGCGCAGTCGGAACTCCACGTGTGCGTCTGATCCTGTCCGCACACGGCGCCGCATTTGCCGCCATCAGATCCGCAGCACGCCTCTTTAGACGAGCATGATTTTTTGTCGGCTTCGATGTCGGTGCAGATGCCTTTGCAGGGGTCACATTCTTTATTGAAATCAATATCAACACAGCCAATTTTTTTCGCGCAATCTTCACCGCAACATTTTTTTGTTGCGCATTTAATTGAGCTACAAGTTTCAAACTCGCGCCACGACGTTACTGTGCCCGGCGGATCGTTCGCTTCGGTACACGACTTGCTTGTACCTTTGGCGCAATTTGCGTTAGTTAATTTTCCGTCTTCGTCGTAGCTCAACGTGCAGCATACGCCGCACTTGGCGCCGTCACCGCAGGCGCCGCTCCAGCTGTGTGTCGCGACTTTTTCGCAGGCGCCGCATTTTTGTCCGTCTTCGCCGCAACAGGCTTGTTTTGTTTTGCAAGACGTTTTACCCGTCGCGATCTCTGTGCAAACGCTGCTACATGGATCACACGTTTTGTTGAAATCAATTTGTATGCAGGTAAATACGTCACTGCCCGGGCATTTTGGTCCGCAACACGTTTTTGTAGCGCATTTTACAGATTCACATGTTTCAAACGCTCTCCAACTAGCGACAATGTTATCGCCGTTATCTAAAGCTAAACACGCATCTTTTGCTATTTTTTGGCAGTCGGCTGATTTTATTTCTCCGTCATCGTCTAATACTATTTTGCAACAGACGCCGCACGCATTTGCGTCTGCGCATGCGGCTGACCACGACTTAGTTGCCGGACCGCCGCCGCAATCTTTTTGATCTTCACAAGATTTGCCGTCGCCCCCGCAGCAATCTTGTTTTGTTTTGCAGGTTTTTTCGCCGCTCGCAACGTCCGTACAAAGCCCTTTGCACGGATCGCATTTTTTATTGAAATCTACTTCTACGCACGCGTCTTCGCCCGCGCAGTTTTTATCGCAGCATTGTTTAGTCGCGCATTTTGCGGATTCACATGTGGCGTTGTCAACCCACTTGTACGTGACGTTCGGCACTTGGCCGACTGCCTGACACTCCTGTTTAGTGTTTTTAATGCACTCTGCTGAAATTGTTTTTTCGCCGTCGGTGGTAACCTTGCAGCAGACACCGCATTTTTCGCCACTACCGCACGGCCCGGCCCAACCGGCTTTTTTAGGTATTTTTGTTCCGTCGCTTTTTGTGCACTCTTCGCAGTCGTAGTTATTGTTGCCGCAACACTCGGCTTTTGTTTTGCACGTAATTTCACCGGGATTTCCAGCCGCGTCATATGCCGTACATAACCCCGCGCACTCGTCACAATCTTTGTTGAAATCAACGTCAATGCAGGCGTTCTTCCCTGTGCACTCGTCTACATCACAGCACTTCTTTGTTGCACATCGCGCGTTTTCACAATTTGTAAACGGTTTCCATGTCCAAAACACATTTGCGTTTACATTGCCGGCTTCGTTAGCGCACTGATCTTGATCTAACTCTTTGCACTCAACTTTGATAGTTTTGCCGTTGGTATCCGTTGTCACGCCGCAACAGACGCCGCATTTATCCGCGTCAGCGCACGAAGCGTCCCACGAGAATTTTGCGTGATCGCCGGGATTGCACGGTTCACATTTTTTACCGTCAGCTCCGCAACAGTCGTCTTTTGTTTTGCATTGGACGTCTGTTTCGTTTCCGTCTTCGTCGTATTCGGTGCACAAACCTTTGCATTGATCACATTCTTGATCGTAGTCAACGTCGATGCACTGAGACTTGCCGCATGATGTTTCTTTGCAGCATTTTTTAGGCCGGCAAATTACAGAGTCGCATGTTTCGTATTGACGCCAAACGCCGGCTTTGTTTGGATCTTCGTTTATTTCGGCGCATTCTTTGTACGTGATCTCTTGGCACGAGGAATCTACAATTTTTCCGTCTTTATAAGTGAGTTCGCAGCATACACCACATTTTTCGTTTACGTCGGCAATGTTTGTGCAGATCGGCGACCAGCTGTGTGTTTTACAATCAGCAGGGCCGCTGCACTTTTGATCGTCATCGCCACAGCACGACGTTTTGGTAGCGCATGATTCGTCGTTTGTTTCAAGCTCAACACACCGACCGGCGCACTCGTCACAGTCGTCTTCAAAATCAACAGTTTTGCAACCTATTTTGCCGGTTTCCTCACAAATTATTCCGCAGCATTGTTTTGTTGCGCACTTTGTGCTCTCGCACGTTTCGAATGCGCGCCAACTCGCTACGATGTTGTCGCCGTTATCTTGCGCTTCGCATTCTGTTTTTGTGGTGTCGGATTGGCACTCGGTGTCCTCTACGCCGGTACCATCTTCTTTTAAAGTGATGATGCAACACACGCCGCATTTTTCGGCGTCGGCGCACGCAGAACTCCAAGAAAATTCTGCCACGTTTCCTTCTTTGCACGGGTCACTTTGACATTTTTTTCCGTCTTCTCCGCAACAATCTTGTTTTGTTGCGCAACGTTTTTCGTTGTCTGCGTTTTTAACACAAAATCCGCGGCATTTATCCTCGCATTTGTCTTTACTAACTTTAACGCAAACAACCTGTTTTGATTCTTCGCATTCAACCTCGCGACAACAATTTACACCGTCGCAAAAAGAGCAGGTCTCGAATGGAAACCACGCACCTTTGCTTTTGCCCATCGGGGTTTTTAAATTTTCACATTCGTCTCGTGTCTTCGGACCTTCATCACACTCTTTGCCGATTTCTTTGGTTTCATCTTCGTTGTAAACGGTTGCGCAGCAAATTCCGCATTCATCCGGATTGCTTCCGCAGCTAGCCTTTTCCCACAAAAATTTTGCGCCTTCTGGACATAGAATATTGATACATTTTTCTTCGCCTTCTCCGCAGCAATCTTGTTTTGTTTTACAGCTGGACTGCGGGCATTTATTGTTAACGTCTTGACCTTTTGGGGGGCGGCTAAAAGATAAGTCTGTGCATACGCCAATACACGAATCGCACGTTGCCTTGTCGCCGTGCCGGCAGGCGGCCCGCTTTTCGTCGCCTAATTCGAGTTCGTAGCAGCAGACGGGATTGCAAACATCTTCGTTGTCTGTATTAGCGTGCCATACTCCGCCAACACCCGCCCCATCTCCCTCCGCCGTTTCGCACGTTTCTTTGGTAATAGGGTCGCCATTTGCGTCCTCCTTCCGCGCCCGACCATTGCGGCAGCAGATTCCACAATTAGTGCAACTAATTGCCTCCCATGCTTGCGGAATAGTATGTTTGGGTTCTTCGCCTTCTTCACCGTTTTTGCAATGCGCAATGCAGCGTGAATTGTCGTCGCGGCAACACTGCGTTATTGTGTCGCAATTTACATCTCGATCGTCAGTTATTTCTTCGCCATTTTCGTCGTAAGCGAATGTTGTGCATTTACCAGCACAGCGATCGCAGTCTTCTGGCTCTGGATAACAACGAACTTGCTGGCAATCTTTTACTTTTTTGCAGCAAGGTTTATCGCCGCAACAGCATTTGTCGGGATCTTGCTGCGGCGAACGAGATAAACCGCCACCAACTTTAACAAGCTTTCCGCCTTGAACAATGAATACTGGGTCGCTGTCTTCGCAGTCTACGCAGCACTCAGCAACGCGACCATACGGTACGTTTATCGTGTTTCCATTTAGGAGCGTAATTGTTTTATTTTTTGTGCAGTCAGCGGCACTAATTTTGCCGACGTCGTTTTCGCCGATAGGTACGCACGCGTTCCCGCCTTTAACGGGAAATCCGTCATTGCCGTAAAGATAAATACAACAGACTTGTGAGCCGGCGGGCATGATAGCTTAAATATAAAAGCCCGTGATAATCACTGTGGCGGAATAGTTATCATAACGCGTGCCGGGAGCGGTTACCCGCAACACAACGTTTTTGATTCCGTTAACAGTGTTCGTAAGCGCGGCCGCCGAGTAAAGGCACAATACACCGCCGGGGGTGTTTAAATTTGAATCGATTTCGACAGGTGCCGGCATAAGATTTTGATTGTCTGTTGCGTTATAGACAACAATTGTTGGTGCGGTTAAAGAAGATCCGCCAACAGTGGTTTGCGCTGCTTCGCACAAAACGAACACAGACGTCAACACAAATGTGCCGCCAGCTGTCGTAAATAACAGTGTGTCTGCTGCGGCGACTCCGGCTGTTTGTAACGACACGTTTGATAATTTTTTAGTAACAAGTGCGCTTAGTGTTGCACTATATGCTTGTACGTCAACGCCAATGACTAGTTGTGGCCCTGTCGCGCCACGAGGGCCAGTAGAACCTGTTGAGCCGGTTGGTCCGGCCAGCCCTTGCGCCCCTGTTGCTCCACGCGGACCTGTTGCGCCTGTTTGCCCGCGCGGCCCTGTAGCGCCTGTAGGGCCGTTAATACCAATATCGCCCGCTGAGCCAACCGGTCCGGTTGCGCCAACGTCACCTGCAGGTCCGGTTGCGCCGGTAGGTCCAATCGGGCCCGTTGCGCCTTGCGGGCCCGTTACACCCATAAGGCCAGAAATACCCGATACGCCAGTCGCGCCTAGTGGACCGCTTGGACCTGTTGGGCCAGACGCGCCAACAACACCGGTGGCTCCTGTTATTCCTGTCGCGCCAGTTGCGCCAACAGATCCAGTTGCACCAGTTAAACCAGTTAAACCGGTCGCGCCAAGTGCGCCGGTAGCGCCTTGTATTCCAGTTGGGCCTGTAACGCCGGTCGCTCCGCTGGGGCCGGTATCGCCCGCGGGCCCAACTAAAACGCCAATGTTTCTCCATGTTGTACCGGTCCAATATAAACCGGTACCGACTATTGCGTTTAAAGGCAGCTCTGAAGACGTAAGCGCGCCATAACCAACAATCCAAATATCTCCAATTTGCGCTGTTCCTGTTGGCGGCCACACATCAGAAGTGCCGCGCATAACAATACTGACACCAGTGGCTCCGGTTGCGCCGCGCAAACCAGTGGCACCGGAAAAACCAGTTGCGCCCGTTTGCCCAATCAGGCCCGCCACGCCCGTAGCGCCGGTTGGACCAGCAGGGCCTGTCGCGCCGTTAACACCTGTGGCGCCTTGTGACCCGGTTAAACCAGTTGCACCTGTCGGACCGGCTATTCCGGTAGAGCCAACGGGACCTGTTACGCCTGTCTGGCCTGTTATGCCTGTTGCGCCTGTTGAGCCTACGGGGCCTGTGGCGCCAGTAACGCCATCGCTGCCTGTTGTTCCGGGAATACCTTGCGCCCCGGTAGCGCCAGTCGCGCCAGTATCGCCATTTAAACCCGCGACACCAGTTGCGCCTACAACGCCTGTTGCGCCTACAACGCCTGTTGCGCCTGTTGGGCCAGCTGAGCCGGTGGCGCCTGAAACGCCCGCAACCCCGCTAGCCCCCATAACGCCTGTGGGTCCGGCTATACCTGTCGGCCCTGTGGATCCTTGAACACCTTGCGACCCTGCGGGTCCTGAAATACCCTGTACGCCCTGTGGACCTTGTTGTCCAGCAGGGCCTTGTAAACCTTGCGGACCGGCAACTCCCGTTGCTCCTGTTGCGCCTGTTATACCCGCAGGACCTGTTGCGCCATCAATCCCCGTAGCGCCTGTCGGCCCAGCAATTCCTGTTGCGCCTGTAGCGCCAGACGCGCCAGCCGGGCCAACACCGCCTGTCAAACCAGTTGGACCTGCGATACCTGTAGCGCCAGCAAAACCGCGAGGACCAGTCGCGCCAGTTGAACCGACAGGCCCAGTAGAGCCAGTAACACCTTGTGCGCCACTCACGCCAGTCGCGCCTGTTATACCGGGAACGCCGGCTACTCCAGTAGCGCCTGTAGCGCCAGATAAACCAGTTGGGCCTGCGGCCCCGACTGGCCCTGTTGGCCCGGTTAAACCCGTCGCGCCGGTCGTGCCTTGATATCCCTGCAGCCCAGTAGCGCCGGTAACGCCAATAATTCCTGACGCACCAGTAGCGCCACGAGAGCCGGTTGGACCCATGGCCCCAACAACGCCAGTGGCTCCGCGCGGTCCTGTTGCGCCAGTTGGGCCAATCGACCCTTCTGTTGCGCGCAGCACCGGAAATAGCGCGCCAGTTATTTTTTTTTCAGCGCTAGACGTTTCTGAATTTTGATTAGCGTCGAAATTAGTTGAGCGCTTGTCGGTCATTGTGCTATCCCTGCGGGCATGTATCCTGCCCTATAAAATAGCATATTCAGAGCCGCAGGTCGCTGTCGTCAAAAGTATCTTCTAGGCGATCTAACAGCCGTGACAAACGATGGCGGCTTGGGTAATACCGCCGCTGCTTGTTTAAAATTCGCGAGTATTTTGTCGTGTGATATCGGCGATACCGCAGACGTAAGCGCCGCGGGTTTAAAGCTTTGCGCCAGTGATATGCGCGAGCAGCTGAGTAGCCCGTTGCGCCGAATACAACCCCAAAAAAGAAACAGGCGACAAGCGCAACCATTTTATCCTCACGTTAAACGGCATTAGCGTGAAACATGCGCCATGCCAATATTTCCAATAGCAAAACCCAGAAACGTAACAGCCAACCAATAGTTGCCGCGCCACAAATGCTCCCCGGCAACGTACAGATACACGACCGCGATGCTAAGTGTTAACCAGCTACCCATAATTTAGATAAAAAAAGACCCGCCGAGTGAGCATCGTTGAGAGGCCCGGCGGGCGTGCTGCACGCGATAAATTTTGATCAAGTTGTCGGGGAGATGGGCGGCACCGGAAGCGGCGTCACGACCGTTTTCGGTTTCACTGTGATCGTGCCGTCGTCGTGGTACGTGACGTCAAGCCCGGCTGCGGTGCAAAGTATTCCAGCAGCGCAAAAAACAGCAACAGCAATCAAAAACCAAGTCATAACGCGCCCTATTTTCTCGCATTTTGCTCAAACGGAAATCTGGCTTTTGCGCCAATTGCTGCGCCAATGCTGCCGCCAATTACCACTATCCACGGCAACGATTCCACGTACCACCGCACGGTTAGATAGCCATATTCGTGATCGCGCGCCATTGTTTTTTCTAAGCGTGGAACATGTAACATGATATCAATTTCAGTGCCGATAATTGAGACCGCGATCCACGCGCCAAGCGCCGCGCCAGCAGCCGCCCGAAGAGTGGTCATAATCGCGGTCATTTTGAGTTAAGGCTTTACATAAGGTGTGGAGCGCAACTCAGACCAGCGGCGTTACCGCCGGAAACATCGCAAGCCATTGCGGCTCGTTCAATTCCTGACCCGCACCGCTTGCAAGCAGGCCGTCGATGGCCGACTTGTACGGCTCACGCTCACAATGCTCTGCTCTCACAGCCACGAGCACGCCACCGGACGAGGAGCGCGGTGCATCTGCCGCCGGGCGCAGGCACGTTTCGCCGGCTGGCATGCCGACAGCGGCATCGACGTTGAGCCGCGTGGCCTCGTACGCAGTGGCATCGACCAGAAAGAAGCGATTCACAGCGCCCACTTTCCGTAGAGGTAGTTATTGACCGTAGTCATCTGGGCATCAGTCATGGCGAAATTGTAGATGAGAATTTCGGCCATGATGCCTGGGAACAGGTCGCCCGTGGCGCTAGGTGTCCCAGTCCCACGGGCACCAATACCGACAGCCGCACTCGTGTTGTTCAGCGTGCCACCTACGACAGACGTGTTGCCAGCGGACGATTTGTTGACGAACGCAAAGCCAGCGCCTGCCACTGCGCGACGTGCTGCAACCAGAGCCCATGCATTCTGTGTGACTGAGACTGTTGCCGGCACGTTGCTGAATGTGCTGCCGCTAGCGATGCCAGTCGACCAAAATGGCGACAGGCCGCCGTTCACGACAAGCTCATAGGAAGTGCCGGCGGCAGACAGATAGTCGCCTTTATTCAGGATTGCCGGGAACCGCACGCTGCCGGTCGTGTACGTTCCGATCCTGACAACGGCGAAAAACGTGAAGGCGTCGAGGTCCAGCGAGTTGGCGTCAGGAATCCGCAGGAAGTCGCTCGTGCCGTCGAACTCCAAAACTGATTTGCCTGCCTTGTTGTTTTCACGCAGGAGCGGCCGGTCGTTTGCCGTAGATTGCGTGGCGCTGTTGCCGTTGCCGCTCTTGTCTGCCCAGCGGGCCACGCCACCGTTCGCGCTGACCGTGCTGCCGCCGGTCGTGGCATCGAACAGCGTGCTGCGGTCGGAGGCATCCAGCCACGCCACCAGACCGCCAAGTGTGCGCGGGTCCAGAATCGCAGAGCGGGGCCGCAGCAATCGGGCGTTCATCGGCATGGGAGGTGCGCTCTTGTGGTGATGTATGGTCAGACAACGCGCCAGCGTGAGTCGGTCGCGTCGTACACGATCAGGGCAGCGCCACCGTTGGCGTCCATCACGTAATCACCAGCCCATGGCACGATGAACCTGTTGGCTGCGGCGCTGCTGGTGCTCTGGTGTTTCAGCGTGATTGCAAACGATCCGACATTGATGAGCAACTCCGCTTGGCCGCTCGCCCCGGCCGCGATGCCGGTGATGTTTCGCGCTGCACTGCTACTCAGGCGAATGATGTCCGCTGTCGCCGGAAGGGTATAGTCATTCTGGTCCGCCGACAAAGACGTTGGCGTTGACACCACGTTGACAGACGGCGTGATCTGCTGCCAGTTTGATGTGTTGAAAGTAGAGCCGCTTGTCCCGGCCGCACTTCGCCTGTACGCAACGCCCAGATACGAAACGAGTGCGCCTTTTGCATACGCAGTGCTTGGTTGCCACTCAGCAATCGCCGCCCAGTTGAGCGAGGACGTTGACAGGCCGGCGGGGTCGATCTTCGCATCCGTCACGCTGCCATCGGTTGGCGTGCGGGTGTCGCTCAACCGGCTGTCGTTACCCTGGCAGGCCGTGCCACTGGTCGTGCCGTATGTGACGCTGACCGCGCCAGACG